TCTTTCGGAATGCCGTCGGGTTTCGTGTGTTTCGTTTGGTCATCAAAGACCAAGTCACCCATTTCCACCCATGCATGAACGATAGGTTTCGGTGGCTTCTCCCACTTGTCAGTTACCTTCCCATGCACAACCTTGAACTTGTCCATGTTGTTCAGAGCCGGATGCCTCTTTGGCTTGCGACCAGGGCCACCCTTCGTAAAATGGTCTTCAAACCACTCTTCAGCTTTCTCAATTGCGAACGGAAAACACATCCCTTGAGCTAGAACCTTCTGCTCGGTCAAGTCCCAATGAGGTTGTGCACCGGGGATGCTCTTCCATTTAGCATCAAAAGCGTTTCGATAATCTTTTTCAGTCCAACCGGTGGGTTCTAAAACTTCTGGCCATGGTACGTCATCCCGCATCTCCCATGCGTACTCATCAATCGAACCCATGTCCCAAGGCAATTCTTGAGAGGTTATGCCCAGACTATCGGCTAGTTCCATTGCTTGCTTGATGCCATCGAAGCCTGAGTCCATGAGTGGTTTGAAGTGAGAGTCGTATTCGGTGGCTTCGACTAGAACTCTTATGTATTCACGGAGCAGGTTCATACAACTATCCAGTCTTTTAGAGCTTCATATTCTTCTTGGTCTGAATGTGCGTGTGCGCCTTGAGTATGGGTCCAGTGTGCCCACCGGAGTGCCTCTAAAAACATCTGCACCCAGCGGCGGTGCGCAGAATCGAGTTCTTTATCGGCTGCGTGACCCGGCCGGTGCCAGTGCAGTTCTGCTGCTCTTGTTTGAATATTCTTTTTAATTGTGCGTATCTGGATGGTCCATTGCACAGCGCTGTCTTTCGGAGGTTGGGCCATAAATCTCTCACTAAGATCAATAAACTCCTCCACGAGAATCCGAAACTCTTCAAACTCAGCAGCAAGATCTTCCAAGCCTGGAGTCATTTCTGCCAGCCGAATTCCCATACCTGCGCCGATGTTCCAGAACATCTGGGATACTTTCATTCTGTCTTCGCGCACAGGGTCTTCACCTTCACTTTTCTCGACTAGAACTCTTATGTATTCACGGAGCAGGTTCACGCGACACCTGCCCATTTCTTGAGCCAAGCCAATGATCTTGCACCTTGCTCGGTATCCACTTTACCCCATGGGTGAGGCACAATGCTCCAAACAGCTTTCGTAGCAACATGTACAAGATGATCGTGTAGTTCGTCTGAGATACCGGGATATAATCCTGTCATTGCGATCTCATCTATGATTTGCCGTTGAATCGTCTCCATGTGCTTGTCACTGTTTGTAGCGGCCCAATGGGTTTTGGGTGGTGTTTTCTTAAATTCTTCTCCGAACTTTTCCACCTCTTCAATTAGCCAAACGACATCATTAACAATTTCATCAAAAATCTCAGAAAGCGGGATCCCATCTTTATCAGTCGCTCCCACCATCTCAGCCAGCTGGAGCCCCTGGGCGCCGCTGCCCCAAAATATATTGGTAAGCTTGGCTACCTCTTTTTCAGCATTGAGCATATCGTTGATCGAAGCGGTCTTCTCCTCTGTGCTGGCTTCAGTAAGCATTTCCCTTATGTATTCACGGAGTGGGTTCATGCGACACCTGCCCACATCTTTATCTTGTCTAAGTCTTGTTTTGACTTGGTTTCTGAGGCGACGTTGTAGCTATCGTAATCTACACCGTGGTACCAAATATAATCCGCCATTTCGAATACACTGTCTTCCCAGCTGTCGTGTAGCTTGCTTGACGGATAGTAGCCACGAAGTATTTCTTCAGCCTCATTTTCAAGTTTTATCGAAATATCTTCTATCTTCCATCGCTCTGTAATTTCATCAGACTGTATAAGCGCCACTGTATCTTCAATTGTTTTAATTCTCTCACGGATGGGATCTATTATCTTGTGCATCCAAGATGCTAGCTCATCGTGGCCAGTTAATTCAGCTAACTCCAAAGCCTGGGCGCCACTTCCAACAAACACATCAAGTAATTTCTTTTCATTTTCAGTTGGGCTCCGATCATCAAATATTCCATGGCCAGTTACATAGTTCGGGCGTGCTGCTTCTTTAATAGTCTCACCGCCAATTTTTTGCTGTAGCATCTGTATCATATCTTCGGCTGAAGGCCACCTGTCATGTGTTTTGGCAAGTGGATCGCGCGGGCGCGCCCGATGTTGAGGGTTATGATTATTCGGATCGAGCATACTTCCTTGGTAACCGATAAAATCAGAAAAGCCACGGGCAAACTTAACAAACTTATCCCACTCTGGATCAGGAAGCTTTTTTCTATATCTAGAGTAAGCCCACTGGTGTGGCTCTGGTGATCGTGTTATGGCGCGTAAATTAGCTAATTCTTTTCGAAGTGTAGTGATCACCATGGCCGTGTCTAATTCTTCTGGCATCATAACCATGATTTCGAAAGCTTGATTTCCATGACCTGTCTCAACAAGCTTAACGATCTTGTCTAAAACTGAATTAATCTGCTCTGTCAATATTCTTCTTACACACTCGCGAACAACCCACTCTTCCTCGTGGTCTGCCATTGCAGGCTTGCCTTGCTCTTTCTTTTTCCACGCAGTCACTGTTTGCCTTAACACTGGCCCCAGCATTTCTGATACATCTTCCTCTCTTTCGAAAGATTTCCAAGAAGGCCGAAAGCTTCGGTTGATGCCATCTCCAGTTACAAATTTGATTATCTCATCTACGGTAGATTGCCACACAAGCAGAACACCGAACTTGTCCACGCCATCATATTTCTGGTATTTTTCTGTATGGGGCTGCAATCTCTGAGAAATTTCTGCTGCTAACAAATCTAGATCTAATTGATATTCTGGATCATCACTCAATGCCATTGGTTCAAACATCATCAATGCCTGTTCGGCTCCATTATCCTGAGCTTGATCAACGACCAGCATTGCAAGCATGGCCTCCATTGAAGATGAATAATCATCGTCATAATCAGCTGATTCCCGCAAGCCTAATTCTCTCTCACGGTCTTCAAAAGCTCTTCGGCCCTGTTCTACCCATTCTTCGGTAGTCCAGCCAATTTTGGTCAGCTTTTCAAGTGTATCTTCACCTGGAGCATAAAACAAATAAGCGTTTAACGTATCATCATTCCACGGTAATTCTCGAGGCGACATACCGAGACTATCTGCTAATTCTATTGCTTGCTTGATACCGTCATAACCAGAATCCATGAGCGGCTTGAAGTGATCGTCGTATTGGGTGGATTCACTTAGTAGGGAACGAATATATTTCCGCAGTTCATTCTGCGACAATTGTCTCATTCCTGCTTGGGCTTCTCTCGAGTCACGACCCCTTAACCTATTTGAAGCACCAGCAGAAGGGTTTGTGGCTATAAGCTTAGCTAGATCTTTTTCGTCCTGAGATGGCACACGAACTTTCCTCGTTCCAGTCGGCTGTAGCATATCACTTTCTGATGTCCTCAGGTAAAAATCGTTTATGTCTTCGAACTCCACCCCAAAGTGCGCGTGAGGCTTATTTTTAATCATATCCCAAAAATACTCCATGTAAGCATTTTCGACTGCCTCTGCCTCAGATTCTTTTATACCTTTTAGAAGATTTTCATCCCACCTAATTTCTTTCTGAAATTCTCGCCTTAGCTTGGTATCAAACCCACCTTTTTTAAGGGCTTCATGGCCGATCGAAAGAAAAATGCCCTTGGCTCCAAGCAGTTTTAAAGCAAGCGATGCCATACCGCCGCCGCCAAGAGCGTCGACGATGAGGCCACCAGCGTAGAGGAGGCCGCTGATACCCACACCGGTCATGCCACCACCAACACCGGATGCAGTCTTTGCTACGGCCATTGTTTTGTCGCCAGAAATTTCTTGATTTCTCTTCTGCCACGCGTCCTCGATCGACTCTGCATGCATCCACCAAGAAATAGACCCTTCGTCCCACTCTTCATCTGGGATTGCATAGGCTGGGTATTTCTTTTCTATGAGATCGTTAAAGTTTTTAGGTAACCAGAGGCCCAGTTCCGGAACTGCACGGGATGCTTTTGTTTCTTCCGCAAGCAGCGCTCTTATGTGATCACGTAACACAGTCATCTTAAACTTCCCACCCGTATATAGTTTTTGCAAGAAGTTTTCCCGCTTCATTGTCTGAAGGTAAATGCACCCCATGTTCTATTCTAGAGTCGGCCACCATTTGAGCTAAATTATAAAAATCTTCTGAAATTTCTGGATATTCACTTGCCAAAACATGTGCTAAGTAAAACGCTTGGGTTGTATGACCCGAAGGATAAGACGGACTCTGCGCACTGTCCAAATAGCTAACAGGAAAATCTAGCCCATAAGAATCCGCTAATTCATCTGGTCGGAGACAATCAAAATAATTTTTGTGAAACTTGATAATTGGTTTTATGCTGTTTTTTGTTTCTTTTATTCTTTCAAAAACGTCCGGATATCCAGCGCTCACTATTAAAAAATTAAATAACTTTGAAACTCTCTTATCTAACGTCTTCAAAATCTCTGGGCTAAAGCTCGGATTTTGATTTTTTTGAACTACGTATGGAAGCTCTTTTAACCTTTCTTTTTCAGAAGGAGGGCTCGGTATTAGAATTCTAAAAGTTTCTTCTTTTAATATTTCTTTCACGAAATTTTCCAAGTGCAAGATTGGACCTTCTGCATCCAAATCTCTGAGTGGAAGATGATCGCCCGCTTCATGCCAGACGAGTTTGCCTGCAGCTCTTAAAGCCTCGATGGTGGTGGGTGGTTTTGTCCAGCGTTTGCTTAAAGGAGAGTCAACCCAATCTGTCTTGTAAGTGCCGGCTGGGGATAGCTTCGACTTATCCTGTTGTGACCGATTGTCAAGACCGGCAACCTTTTGGCTACAATTATCTTCTTCCTCTGGTGTGAGAGTGTTTTTGCGGTCATCCATCTGGATTCCTGTAACGTCACCGCGATTATTCATGTAATAGTCCCACACATTACGAGCCTTTGGAGAGACTGAACCTCGATCTGCCATAAGCCCGCCGCCTTTCATAGTAGCATATTCCATAGCAACATCGTAAAGCATTGGGCCCCAACCAGGGGCTGCCTCTGAAGATCCGATCATCCATGCGTCGTCGCACGGCCCTAAATCCGTATCATCTTCTGAAAGCCTTTCTACCATAACTACGCCCCGAATGTCAGCTTCCATCGAGAGCACATTATTGAGCTTGTTTACATAAGCGACTCGAACGCCCCAATCGTCGGGCTTGATCTGTACAAATATTCCGTCAGGCAGATCTTGTGGTCCTTTGGCGGCTTCCGTCAAAAGCCTAACGATTACTGACTCGCCAATCAACTTCGCAAAAGCATCTCCCTCTGCTGCGGCAAGAGCAACACCAAGATCTCGCCCTTTGATTCCTTTAGCCATTAATTCTTTAGAGTTTCCAGCTGGTGGCTCAGAAGCAAACTGCAGAAACGAATCCAGTTTATTTTGTGAAAGGCTGTCTGAAGCCGCTGCATATTCTATTAAATGACTTTCTGGTATCTTGTAGCGCTTGAAATCTTTTTTAAGCGCTGGAGCAGTGTCTCGATTAATATTTCCAAAACTAATTAAAAAATTAATGATATTCCGTTCATCGTTAGAATATCTCATTCTTTTTAAAGTCGAAGATATAGAATCTGTAGAATTATTATTTAACAACGCAGCCAATTGAGCTATGTGGTCAGTTGTTCCAGAAGTACTAAAATTCAGCTCTAAGCCTGGCAAAATTTGATCAAAAAGACCGAGGTCATTTATAGTAGCTAAAAACCCAACGGGATCTTGCGCTGACTTTATCCCTTTTACAAACTCTTCAGTGATTCTATCAGCTGGTATCTGCTGACCAGTTTCCGTATCTATTAGTTTGTTGTCGTCTAAAATAGCTTGCTTAGTTTGCGGGTCTAAATTTGATCCCATCCTCCCAGCAAATCTGACGGCTCTCAAAATTCTAATTCTATCTTCGTCAAATCTTTGAGTTGGGTTTCCTACTGCTCGGATTATTCCGTTTTCAATGTCTTCAATTCCGCCGACATAATCTACGATTTCTTTAGAATCCATATCGTAGAACAGCGCATTAATTGTTAAATCTCTTCTTTTAACATCGTTTTCAATCGTAGAAAATTTTACCTTTGTAGACTTACCTTTTCCTATGTCTTCTCTAAAAGTAGCTATTTCGTATTCTCCACCGTCACTAGTTTTTACTCTCACTACTCCAAACTGTTTACCAGTTAAATCTAACCTAAGACTTGGATCTTTTTGCAATATTTTTATAACGGCTTCAGGACTCGCATTTGTTGCTACGTCATAATCTTTAGGGGTTTTACCCATAAGCGCATCTCGAACAGCACCACCAACTAAAAATAATTCTCGACCCGCGTACTTAATTCGTGAATGAATATCTTTTAAATCAGCAGGTATAGGAATATCAAATGAAGTTCGTGTGGGTGTAGATGATTCTCTCAACAATAGTCTAATAGATTTCCTTAAAATAGATTCACTATAAACCCTTTTGATTCCGTCAACAGCGTCTCCCGGTCGGATGCCGTTGTTTCTAAACCACCCTCGGTTCATTTCTAATGCGCATATCGCGGGTGAAGCAGAGACAACACTAGAAGTATCGTGTGGCTTCATGTCTTCAATGTTGATAATCTTATGGTCTTCGTCAATGTAAGCAATAGAAAGCGGAAACAGAGTATCTTTCATCCAAAAAGATCTAGGTTTCGACTCTGAAAAAACGAAAAGCATACCCTCGTTTTCCGGCATACTCTTTACCCCCATAAGACCATGAGCTCGAGATTTGTCGTCTCGAGCTACTTTGATCTTGATCGGTATTCCATTAATTGATAACATTTTAATTTTATTAGATTTTATTTTCTAGAATATCATCTACTCGCATGATAAGCGTCTAGCGCATTTTCTGCGCTTTTTCTCGTTTTGTATTTCTGTGGCCACATTTTACCAGTTTTGTTACTGATAATTCTCCAATCATCGCCACTTTTCTTAATGCACCCGGAATCTGGGCAAGCTCCTTTCCCAGACTTATCTTCTTGTAGAACTTCTTTAATCAGGCGCCGGAGTTGTCTTTTTGTGATTTTCATTTCATTAGCTCTAGTTTTAAATCGCCAGACCATAAATCATTTAATCGCTGGCGTACAAGGTCTTCTACCTCAACTGTTATTGTCGTTACTGCTTCATAAAAATCTTCTTCAGATCCAACTCGATTTGCGTCTTGGGGATCATACATATCCATTAGCCCACTAGCTAAATCTGTAACGAAATCTCCAAGAAGCTGGTCAGCGATAGGATCACCCTGCTCTTTTAAGAGCCGTCTTTCTTCTTTGATGATTCTTCTGAGTTGTCTTTTTGTGATTTTCATGGTGATGTCCTCATTGGTCCAGCAAGTAGACCCTCTAGTTGTTCAATTAATTCGTCGACTTGTGATTGCCGCGTAAAACCAAGAATTTTCTCTCCGTTCATACGCATTTCCATTTCCAAGCCACCTGGCCCCCACTTAAATTCTATTTTTCTAGTCGGTGGTAATACAGCATTATCGTCAGGATATTCTGGGTCAGTTTCGCCCCACGGAAATTTAATTGCTTCTTTTAAAAGAAGTTCTTTTTCTTCCCGGATAATTCTTCTGAGTTTTCTTTTTGTAATTTTCATTTTACCACGAAAATCCCGCTTGTTCTAACCAGTCACCGGCGACCTCTCTGCCCTCTGTATCGGCTGCCCCGGTATCACTATATTCTTTTTGCACTGGATAAATTATATCATACCAGGCATCTTGGGCTGAGCTATATTCGCCGCGGTCTAAAGCAGTTTCGGCTTTTCGTAATGCATCATTCATTGCAATAGCAGCATCAATCCACCTTTCGGCTTGCTCCATATTTTCCGGGGAGTATAGTTGCCAATCGCTTGGTCCAGGATAGCCTTCCATTCCAAAGCTGCCGTCTTGATTAAATCCTGCGGCTTGTAGAGCCGCTTGAACTTCTGGATCTCTCTGAAACTCGCCGTAATCTAGCTCTTCTCTAATAATTCTTCTAAGCTGTCTTTTCGTGATTTTCATTTTAGTTATGCTCCCATGGCCGACCGGCAGCATATGCTTGATCATTCGGATCAAGGTCGTATTCACCGCTCTCGCCATCAGCGAACTCTTCTGCGATAGCTTCATTTGCAAACCAATCCTCGACTTGACCAATAACATCTGGTAGGAAGTCCTGGACGGAGTCGAAGTCCATCTGGTCTTGGAGCGCTATAACGTAGTCTTGGATAGCGACGGCCAAAGCCTCTTCTTGGGTAATACCCTCTCGTAAGACCTTTCGCTTCTCTTCTCTAATAATTCTTCTGATTTGTCTCTTTGTAATTTTCATTTATCTGTACCCCATTTCATAATCACGCTCTGATTCAGCGTTGCCATCGTTGTTCCCGTCTTCGTAGCCCACATCGTAATCTGCTGAGGCGTCGCCGGCGGGTGGAAGAGCATCATAGCCGTCCTGGTAGCCGCGGTCGTATTCGGCTTCACTCCATTTTCGGTCTTCTTCATCTTCGCCGTACATGCCTCCATCGTGAGGATTAGCTTCGCGGTCAGAAAGAAAATCATCTATATTGTCTTGCCACTGGCTTTCGTTTATAGCTTCTCTTATCACTCTTTTAAGCTGCAGTTTTGTAATTCTCATTTTTTATCCTTAAGAGCTTCTTTAGATTTTTGGCTCCATTTATCTTTGGGCATAAGTTTTTCAATTCTAAAATTCAGGACTTTCATTCCATTAATAGTGGGTTGACCTAAATCGTCTACTCCGATATCTTTTACAATAGTTCTCTTATTTTTAAATCTTCCTGTAAGAATAACGTCGCCCTTTTCGATATCTAAGTCGATAGCTTCTGCAATTATTCTTCTGAGTTGGAGTTTTGTGATTTTCACGTCGGGCTCCCAGCTATTATTTTTGTATGTTCAGAACCATCTCTAAAAGTCTTAGTGTACCATCCGGGGTTAGCTTTAAACAGTGGTGGAGCATCAGGATCTGGGTGCATCCCGTGCCAAACGATAAGGTCGCCAGCAAGAAGAGTTCGGACATGAGCTTCGTCGGTAATTGCGGGTGCGCCACGAGACAAAACTGCATATGCAGCTTTTCCACTAACTTCACCCCACCAATTTCCAACTCCTGCTACTTCTCCACCAGAACGAAGCTCTGCAGATTTGTTTTTATATGCAGACTTCGCAGCACTAGATCCATCATGCCCTATTCCTCCAAGTTTGTTTCCACCAATATCAGGCTTGCCAAAGAGGGCTACATCTATTTGGTCGTCGTCATCTAAATCTTGGACGACCCAAAATTGATATCTGTTCAAACTTTCGGGACTAGTTATCTTTAAATGACCGCCAATGTTCGAATAAGCCATGGTGATCAAATCATTTAGTTCTATTCTAGCTTGTTCAAACTCTGGGCTACCTGGCTGAAGTAGTGTCCAAACGCCTTTTGGGACTCCCGTAGAGGGTGTTTGAAGCTCCGCTTCTAGCTGCTCTATTAAAAGAGCTCTTACATATTTTCTGACTAGCTGCATTTTTTTCCCACTCGATATCACTAAATATCATTTTATGAACTGCTTATACCGAAAATCTATAATGTTTAGTAAAATAAAATATTAATAAATTTTTCTATCTTTTAAATCCATTATTTGAGTGTAAACTTTTCCCATCAGATTTCTAAAAGCTTTTTTGCTTGATATCCCCTTTAGATATTCTTCTAATTGATCTGAAACCGGCAAGTCTTCTGCCTTGTTAGAAGTTCTTATTAACTGTAGCGCCCTTTCTAAACCGAAATCTTGAAGCAACTGTTCTGCAAATTCATGAGCATATGCATCGATTTCGATGTGCGAAGAAAGATATTGGTGTCTGTCATCTGAAGTTACAATACTTCCATCTTCCTCATAAGCTTTTTTAGCTTTTACTCTCGTTGTCTTCTGTTTTTTAGCTCTTTTATCATATTGATCTGCATGAATTAATTCATGTCTTACAACTGAAGCGACGTCTGAAACTACAGAATTAGCAGAAATATCGTTTGTGTCGATATCTTCATCATAAACCATCAGGTCTAGATACAGAATTCTCCTACCCGTATCAGTCAAACCCATTTGTCCACCAGCAACAATCTTGTCTGGATAATATCGGTGACCTTTTCCCACCAAGAATTTATCGTTACCTTTTACTCCGACATCGGGAGACCTTACGAGAGGTATAAGAGGATATTTTATAGATCTAAAAAAATCTAAAAGAGCGTACCCTAAAACTTCTGCGGCTTCTGTCTGGTCTACATCTTCTCCGCCGACCCGATTGAAATCTGCGTCTTCCGGACCGTTGGCAAAAGTCCAAAACTGAGATGATGCGATGGCGCTTTCTAAAGGTTTATAAAAATCGTCTGGTAATTTCGTAGCTTCTTTTAAAACTTGAGAAATGTATTCTTTTAAAAAGCGCATCTCGCACCCTCAGTTTACTTCATTATAAATATACCAAAAGACACTCAAGAGTCAACATCTTCAAAATCAGCGTCTATAATATCACCTGAATCATCGCTCGTGTCGCTAGAATCTTCAGCGGTAGTTGACGATTGGTAAAGTTCTGAACTTATTTCATGAAGCTTAGACTGCAAATTATTAAACGCTAGGTTAAGCTCATCTAAACTATCGCTGTCTAAAGCACTTTCGGCAGCGATAATAAATTCCCCAAGAGAAAATTTAGAATCTTCCGTCATGTTGTCTTGATTTTCTTTCATTGCTTTTTGAGCTTGGTATACAAGAGTGTCTAACTTATTTCTTTCTTCTATAACCTTAAACTTCTTTTCGTCTTCTTCTGCAGCAGCCTCGGCATTTTTAATCATATCAGATATATCACTATCTGAAAGCCCAGATTGGCCTTCGATTCTTACACTCTGCTCTTTTCCAGTAGCTTTGTCTTTTGCAGAAACTGACAAAATACCATTCGCGTCGATATCAAAAGTTACCTCGATTTGTGGTAAACCTCGAGGAGCTGGAGGGATGCCAGCTAATTGAAAATTTCCAAGAGTTCTGTTGTCTTTAGAAAACTTTCTCTCTCCCTGCAAGACGTGTATATCAACCGCTGGCTGATTATCTGTTGCCGTGCTGAAGGTTTCTGATTTAGAAGTTGGAATCGTGGTGTTTCGATTAATTAAAAATGTTGTTACACCTCCCAAGGTTTCAATGCCCAAAGATAAGGGGGTAACGTCAAGAAGAAGCACGTCATTAACGTCTCCTGAAAATACGCCTCCCTGCACTGCTGCTCCAAGAGCAACAACTTCGTCTGGATTAACCGAACTATTTGCAGTTTTGCCGAAAAACTTCTCAACTCTATCTCTAACAGCTGGAATTCTAGTAGACCCTCCAACAAGAATCACTTCATCAATTTCTTCTTTGGCAATATTTGCATCTTCGAGCGCATTTTTAACCGGAACCAGTGTATTTTGAACAAAAGAATCTATCATTTGTTCAAACTTTGATCTTGTCAAATTCGCAGTTAGATGTTTCGGACCGGTCGCGTCAGCTGTCAAGAAGGGAAGATTGATTTCAGTTTGCTGCGCTGTAGAGAGCTCTATTTTAGCTTTTTCAGCTGCTTCTCTAAGCCTTTGAATAACCATGCTATCTTTAGAAAGATCTATTCCGGTGTCCGCCTCAAAAGTTTTAAATAGCCAATCAATCAAAAGTTGATCTACGTCGTCGCCCCCAAGGTGAGTATCTCCATTCGTGCTCAAAACTTCGACAACTCCATCTGATATTTCTAAAATTGAGATATCAAATGTACCACCGCCCAAGTCAAAAACAGCAACCTTTTGCTCGCCAGCTTTATCCATGCCGTAAGCTAAAGCTGCAGCTGTCGGTTCGTTAATGATCCTTTTAACTTCTAACCCAGCAATTTTTCCAGCATCTTTAGTTGCTTGACGCTGTGAGTCATTAAAATAAGCTGGTACTGTAATAACGACTTCGTCTACAGTCGTGCCTAAATATCTTTCAGCACTCCTCTTTAGCTTAGTTAAAATCTGCGCTGATATTTCAGAAGGAGACAGTTTGCTATCTTTAATTTTTATTCGGCACTCTCCGCTATCTCCAGAAACTATTTCGTAAGGAACTTTTTCGACCTCTGTTTTAGATTCGTCAAATCTCATTCCCATAAAACGCTTCACAGAATACACGGTAGATTCGGGGTTAACGATAGCTTGTCTACGAGCTGCTATTCCTACTAGTCTTCCGGTATCATTATAGCTCACAACGGAAGGAGTTGTTCTGCTTCCTTCTTCATTAGCTATAACTATAGGGTTTGTACCCTCGACTACAGCCACGCACGAATTTGTCGTGCCCAAATCAATTCCAATAACTTTACCCATGCTTTTACTCCTTTAATAAGCAAGTTTGTACCAAAATTTCCTTATCAGCAAAATTTTAGCTAATTTAAAAATAATCACGAAATACAAAATGGATACTAAAAATATACAAAAATGCACCGAATGTTCGGTGCATTTTAAGTTAAATCAAACTGATTCTACTAGAGAACTCAAAGCATCGTTATCACTCATTCGGTGACACTCTCCGCACTCTATAATTTTAGCTCCAGTTTTTTCAGCTAATTCTTTTGTATGTTCATAGGGAACTATATCATCAGTAGGACAGTGTAACACTGTTGTATCCGAACCAGCTCTTGGTGTTATACCATATAACTTCCAGGCTGGGGCAATCAGAATCAATCTAGCACCTTTGCTATCTACTGCTGTTGCAATTGCCCCGCCCCTGCTGGAACCGACGATAATATCTGGCCAGTCTCTATCTATGATCCCTTGCGCAATCGCAATAGATTCTTCTAGAGAATCTTTAGGAAGTGCTGGATTCAAGACTTTATGCCCAGCCTTTTCTAGAGCTTTCGCTTTAGTTCCGCCAGGTTTAGATTCTAAGCCGTGTAGAAAAAGAATTTTCATTTGAGGTCTTATCCCTCCTCCTTATAGTATTATTATACCATAAAAAGAGGCTTTTTTTACAGACTGATGTTTCTTTCTACGGTATTAACCATATTATGAAGCTCTTCATCAGAACTGTCTACTTTTGATTTAATTTTAGCGATTCGAATTGCAGCTTGTACTGCTTTTACATCTAGCTTCCCTTTATAATCAGCAATAAGAAGCTTCCTATCTTCTGATAGGAGCTTTTGCTCGTTTTCTAGCGCAAAAAGCTTTTCAATAAACTCTTCAATTACAGTAACACCTTGTGACATGTTTTCTCCTTTAATCAGTTGGTGGTTCGCCACAGCGAATTTCTCGAACTCCGTCGATTTCAAAAGTATAAAAGTAGTCTCCTTCTGAAACTTCGCACGGAAAAAGCAAAATAGGAATTTCTAATCGAGTTATTTCTCCCTGCTGATTAGACATCTCAACTGCTGCATAATCGCCCTCGAGATTATCAATCATTCCAACATAAATTAAAGTTGATAGAAAAATCGACACCATTTTACTCATCCCATATCTCCATTTGTAACTCTCGAATGGTCTTGAGAATAATTCATCTCATCTTGAATTTTAATAACACTAATAGCAATCGCGTCTCGCAAAGCCATAGCATCTTTCATAGAAAGCCTTAATGTCATACTGCGGCCGATGTTAATCTCAATTTTCCCCAACGAATCAATATCTGTCGTGCAGTGTACGCGACTTGATTCAGGAGAGATAAAAAAATTTTTAATTTCTCGCTTCCAATAACTCATTATAAACCCTATTCAAAAATTGACGCTAATGCTGTCAAGCCAATCATGCTGCTGATGGCAATCGCTCCAATAACTTCCACAACATCTCCTCCTGCAAATTATAAATGGCACGCCCGGCAGGATTCGAACCTGCGGCCCACGGCTTAGAAGGCCGTTGCTCTATCCAGCTGAGCTACGGGCGCATAAATTAATTCTAACTAAAATAGCTAGATGTTCAATTTTTATGAACCCAAACTACGACAGATTTTTCAGAATCTCCCAAAGCTAAAATTGATGATTCTGGAATTTTGACGGGAGTCAATTTTTCTCCACCGCCAACCCAAGAAACTCGCTCAGCCTCTACATCAAAAAGAAGTTTTTCTGAATCTTTTGATGGATACCTGAATCCTTTATGACCAGTGTGACTAAGATAGGCTATCGACCCTTTTTTAACTAAAGTCTTCATTAAGTCTCCCCTAAACGGCAAACAATACTTTATATCCAAAAACTGCAACAAACAAAACAGTAGACCAAAGAACAATTTGTATCTTCTTAATTTTGTCTTCAAGAATCTTTTGTTGATGAACTAAATCTGATATTTTTACCCTAGCCATTTTACCTCCATGGAGCGGGAGAAGGGAATCGAACCCTCAACAATCAGCTTGGAAGGCTGAAGCTCTACCAATTGAGCTACTCCCGCAGTTTGTTTATTCGCAGTTGACTAGCTGAATTTCGAAATTCATCTCTTTTCCAGCCATCGGGTGATTAAAATCAAGAACTAAATCTTCGTCAAAAACTTCTGCAATGATGGCTCTAACTTTTTGGCCTTGGGTATTGATTCCCTCGACTAAAGTGCCAGCTGATGGTTCAAAATCTGACGGAAACTGATTCTTTGAAATCTTTTGAAACGCTTCTGGATTTACGTCCCCATACCCTTCGGATGGGCTCAGGGTAATATTTTTTACTTCCCCAATAGACATCCCAACAACAGCAGAATCAAAACCCGCGATTGTTTCTCCGTTTCCTACGGTAAAACTTAGCGGCTCATTTCTTGAATATGAGCTGTCGAATTCTTCACCGTTGTTTAATGTTCCTTTATAATGAACTACTACTTTGCTACCGATTTCTACTGTCATTTTTTTCTCTTTGCCCTCTCGGGTCTTGTTAAAAAGGGGGAGAGTTTTAGCACTTCTATTCTCTCTGCTCGTGATCATCAAGCCTTTTGAGCCTGTCCCCTTTGGGTTAGATGTAAGCACACCGGCAAGTAACGCCGTTCGCGAGCTTTCTCCCTGTTCTTAGCCGTAAGACTACGGAACAGCACGCCTTACTGTCGTATTATGATATTCTGCGCGCCTTTGAGTGAGCTGTACACTTCACCTCTTAGTTGCGCGTCGCATTTCCAAACCTTGGGAGGATGTCCATACGACCCCTTTCGGGACGACGGTCTCGTTTCCGATTCCGCCAGAGAGACTTCTATCACCGACAGTTAGATTCTAAAAGGTATTAACCTCTCTTCCCAAGACTTTTTCTTGGTTAGTCCCCTTATCCCGTTTCCACGATGAACCTACAAGTCCGCGGATACTCTCAGCAGTATTTTCCCAGTGGTATGGGAACCCATGCATCGAATCACTGGATGATTTTCAGAGGTACCACCCTCCTTTACGCATCCCCTCTCTTAGTCAGGCGGGCAGGTCCGTAAGAACAGCTTTTTCCTGAGCGAGGTTTTCTCTATCACCAGCTTTCGCTAGCGCCTGGAGATCGGTAATCTCATCCAGGTTTGTAGACCCAAGAACTAAGGTCTTTTATTAGCAATGTTAAAGAACGTTTAGTAAATTATGTTTTATTTTAAACTTCAAAACTCTGTTGTTCAATAAAAAACATAATTATTTTTAATCTTCTTTAGTCTCTGTAGCTTCTGTAGTGGTATCAGCACTTTCATTTTCAGATGCGTTAGTCGCGTCTTCAGTCATGATAGCTGCATCTGCCGCTGCCGCTTCAACCTTTTTGTCTTCGTTAGACGTGGTTGAGTTAGCTGCTTGATCGGCAGCTTCTTCAACTGCTTCTTCAACTGCTTCAACGTTTGGCTCTAAAGTGCACTGGCCGTAAACAGTAGCAATAACTAAAGCCCCACCAACAACGCTTACGTGTACCTTGTATTTCGTCAAAAGTGACTTAATTTTATCTAGCATTTTTATCTCCTTAAACGTAGATTAAGAAACTATACCCACAACACCAAAAGTGTATAAAATTTATTCTTTATAGTTTTCTAGTTCTCTAGCTGAAGGGTCATTAGCTATAGTCCACTTGGGCATCCAGAAGTGAGGTATCAAATTCATGGAATCTCCGAAGTGGTTTTCATATATTTTTCGGTAAAAATAGCTCTCTTTCAAAACTGGCTTGCAGCAATCAAAAGAATCTTTTTCATTTTCGAATTGCTCATCAGATATTTGAGAATCTATAAAGCTTTTAAGAGTCTTATGCCAGGAATTTTTAATACTACTGACGCCATCGGAAAATGCGCACTTACTCCTCCATAAAACCTCGTCTGGCAACAATCCAGTCCCGTCGAAAGATTTCCTGAGGAGATATTTTTCTGGCTTATCTAAACCAAACATCTTCATTTTTGGCGGTATGGACATATAGTATTTTGTAAAACTTTTATCTAAGAAAGGAGTTCTAGCTTCGAGGCCGTTTGAGCTAATACTTCTATCTGATCTCAAAACATCAAACAAGTATATTTCTTTTAACAGGCGATGATTTTCTGAATAGAAATCTTCGGTAGATGGAGCATTGACATTATATACATACCCCATACAGACTTCATCTGCTCCGTCTCCGTTGAATACTACTTTTACGTCAGTATTTTCTCTAATGTACTTGGAAACTAAATAGTTTCCCACGCTCGCTCTTACGGTGGTTGTATCGTAAGATTCTATATTATAAATCACTACGTCAATCGCGTCTAAAAAATCTTGTTGAGAAAGCTGGATGCTGTGATGGTCAGAACCGATATGAGCTGCGACTTTTTGAGCATATTCTAAATCTGGACTTCCTTCCATTCCAATAGAAAAAGTCTTAAGTTTTTTAGGGTCATCGCACATTGAAGCAACTAGAGAAGAAATCAAACTAGAGTCTAAACCGCCCGATAACAAACACCCCACTTCTCTTTCTGACATCATTCTTTTTCTGACAGATTCTGTTAAAAGCGATTTTATTTTTTCGCAAGCATCTTTTTCCGACACTGAAATTACGGGATTGTGTTCCACATTAAAATAGGAGCTCATAACGTTAGGGTATTCTGATGACCACCAAGTGCCTGGCAGAAAATGAGTAATGTTATCTGAAATATCTTTTAGAACTTTAGCTTCACTAGCGATAGCTGAAAAATCTTTTTCTAAAGCTAAGAAGCATGGACGAACACCATGGGGATCTCTAGCTGCATATAAAACATCTTTGTTAGAATCGTATAAAGAAAAAGCAAAAACTCCGTCAAGTTGTTCTACCGCTTTTTTAATCCCAAACTTTTTATAAAGATGCAAAATAACTTCGCAATCTGAATTTGACCCTGGCTTAAAATTATATTGCTGAATAAGTGCTTTGTAGTTATAGATTTCTCCGTTACACACCAAAACTAAACCAGCGTCGTCCGGGTGGCGCAGGGGTTGATCTCCTAATTCTGTTACATCAATAATAGCCAATCTGTGAAAAGACATAAAAAGCTTTTCGTTAACTAAAACATCTTTAGTGTTGTCTGGTCCCCTATATTGAATTTTAGAAGAAAATTTTGCGAGCTTTTTAACGTCTGCATTTTCTCCAAAATAAGTTAAAAATCCGCACATTTATATACCTCGAAAGATGGCTGCCCCTCGCGGGCTCGAACCGCGGACCCAGTGATTAACAGTCACTTGCTCTACCAACTGAGCTAAGGGGCAATAGAAAGATGATTGTTTACTCCATTCTTAGAGTAAGTATTAGCGCCAGAGCACGATTTAATGTCCAGATTAGATGCATTTTTCGTAATATTACGCATCAAATCTTTTGTCCAATCAACTAATTCAATTTTATCGCTAGGAGAAATATTTCGATAGTTAACTTCACGCGGAAATTTAAAATGAACTTTTTGCCCTCGGCAGCCAACAGTAGAATCCCAATCTTCGACAAAATCTACCGAGATGCCAGAAAGCAAGCTATCTTTATTTTGCTTAATGTAATTTAGTCTCTCCAAATTCTTTTCATCTTCAATATGATTAAAAAGAATTGAAACCCTATACTCTCCCGGGCGGCCTCGCTGTTGATTAAAGCAAATTTGCCATTTCATCCAAGCGCCTTTTTCGAAGTTCCATTCAGCATAACTGCGCCACTTCTTTTTTGTGCCTCGTTTGTGGGGCGTTGTGCCCCTAAGATAAGAATCTAAAGCAGGCTTAAGCTGGTCAAAATAATCTTTATAGAAACTGGAAAGAGCGTCGTTATCTGCAACGGTTGCTTCGACATCACTGTCTCCTTTCATTCTCTCTAGAGCTTCTTCACTTGCTGAAATCACTTCAAACTGTAGCGTTGGAAGAGGGCCTCCTGCGGAGTTAACTCTTGCAACTACACCAACGATGTCAATCCAGTCAGAAGCGTTAATAGATTCAATAAGCTTTACGTAAAGACTCGGAAACGATTCTGCAATCCAAATAACTGTATTAGAATTAGACGAAACAGCATAGTGTTGGATGTTGTGAAAGTGCCTGTGGTCTGCTGCATTAAATTGATTTTCTATAACAATGGAATCTCCGTTTGGAAGAGCGGCTAAAATATCAATTCTTTTGCCTTCGTCAGTATCTACTTCAACACCCTCTACCTTCAAGCTTTCAATACCAAGATCCTGGCATAGCCAAGATATGCCCTCATTGGAAGCCATCCATGGAGTAAAATCTGTAGCTTCATTCTTCCAGACGCTTCTGAGTTTTAATACTTGCGGACGAATTACTGGACTGTTCACTTGCACCCTCTTTTTAAAGTGGTAGGCCCACCGGGACTCGAACCCGGAACCCTTTGTTTATGAGACAAATGCTCTGACCTGATTGAGCTATGGGCCTTCAACTGATTAGATTATAAATCCGGAGCCTGATTTTTTCATCAAGAATTTAGATTAATTTTTGGAAATTTTGTTAGCGGAATTTTTTCATTAGCCAAAGCAGATGTTTCTTTTTCACCAGGCTCTTTGTCAACGTCGTCTTCTGATTTCGGAAGTTCAAATCCTTCATCTAAACAAAGAAAACAAACGAAACCAAAATCTTCGAAAAAACTATGCTCTTCGTTTTCAAAAAACAACTCACTACAACAATCGCAAACTTTATACACTTAATTCTCCGTTACCAGCGACTCTTTTTAAACCAAACCAAATACACTATCTCGGGAATAGCATATAGCCAAGTTAGAAAAAACAAAATAAACCAACCGAATTGGTCTCGTTGGGCTGCTTCCCATGAAGCCCAAATTTTAAATGGAAGTGTTAGAACCAAAACCCAAACAGGCGCGCTACTAAAAATTTCAATCATTTCTTTTGATCTCTTTGGTTTCTGTAGTTTTGCCAAAACTCAATAAATTCAGGTCTTGAAGCTTTAGCAGCTTTCTTAGTGTCGAAAATAAACTGCATCAGCGCTACTCTGCGGCCACCGGCAGTATCGTCAAGAGAAACAGCGGGACCGACATTATCTTCTGGATGAAATCTAGCAATTATGCCCTGGTGTGGAGTAGCTTCTGAAGTCATACACCACCAAGCCACATCTCCAATTTTCCAGCCCCCGTACTCCAAAGGGCCTGAGTCAATCTTAATAGATTTTTTAGACTTTTTTCGAACTACTCTTTTTTGCTTTTTTGCTTTTGGCATTTCTTCCTCTTTTAATTTTTTTTCTCGAAGCTAATTTGTTTAAAATTTTTTGCGATACTTTAACTTTTTTCACTTTTTTCAAAATGCAACAATCATAAACGAAGACAGAATCTTTCTCGGGCTCAGTGTATGGAATACACCATTCTTGCTTCAGGTATTTTATTTCTTCAGCCGAAACTAAAACGGTATCCCAACCAGCGTATCCTGGCCAATCCATAGTTGTTTTAAAGCCAGCTTGCTGACCTTTTTGAGGTTCTACAACAACTCTTCGAACAAGCTTGTGGTGTACTGGAAGTATAGCATCGCCAGCTGGGGATTTCGCTAAAATAATGTCCCCCTTTTTATAACGAGTTTTCATGCAAATCTTTAATCTTTTTTGCTACTACTTTATGAATTCCAGGATTTACATTTAGCACTCTGGGAATTAGCTCATGCCGAATATAATTTCTCATGAACTCTGTTTTTTCATTTGACGGATCTTCAATCCAGGGAACCTCTTTGCGAGTGTTCCAAGAAACTAAAGTATCTTTTCTTGTAAGGAGAAACGGCCGAAGGAATGGCTTTCGAACGGGAGGGATAACCTTACCATTTCCGTGAAAAGAAGAAAAAATCCACCACTCTACAGCATCATCTAAATGATGACATGTAACAACTGGGGCGCACTCAACTTCAGAAACGTGATTAAGCCAACTTAGCCGTTCTTCTCTCCAATATTCTTCTAGCGATTGTGTTTGCTTTTTTTGTTTTGAACAAGATCCCACGAAAAGCTTCAGACTTCTTTCTTCACAGTAAGCTCTTACAAACTCTTCTGCTTCACGGCCGTGCTGAGTGCCGTGATTGAAATATGCGACAATGACTTCTTTCTTTCCAGAAAGTAAAAAGTCTAATGCAGCCATAGAATCACAACCTCCAGAACATGCAAGAACAATTTTTCGAGGTACTTTACTTAAGAGGTGAATCTTTTTTTGCATCTTTTCTAATGATTTCCTTAATTGAAGCTTCTATCATCTTGAGCTCTGAAAGGTGAGCACAGGCTGAATATACTGAGTTACATGCTTCCATAATATCATGATGGCAACTATAATAACCAGAAGTTCCAGCATCTCTAACTTTTCTTTTAGTTGATTCTAACGCTGAAATTCCTTTGTCTAGTTTCATTTCTAGATATTGTAATTTTCTAATTTGTTTATCTAGAAGAGAATCAAGGCGAGAATTCCAAACTTTATCCACCTTATTTTCTAAATTAGCTAATTTTTCTTCTAGATCTTCTATCTCTTTTTTTAGAGAATCTTTTTTAATTTGAGCTTTTGACTTTTTACTCATGTGAAATTTCTCGCGTAGAAAGGAATCGCGAATAAATCAAACAAAAGCCCCAAGCCAAAAAGCCCCAAAGTCCCTAGATAAAGGAAGCCTAAAAATATTTTACCGCGGCAGAAATGGTGGAGCCCAAAAATGCCCCCCAAGATGTAAGCTGTATAAAGTACAATAACGTTAAACATATATTTAGTCATTCATTTCCTTCCTAATAGTTTCGCAGATATGTCGGTGAACATTTTTTCTTCTTTGGTTCTTTTTAGCTGGTGATGGGTTTGACCCGTCAAAAGAAGAAATAAAATCTTTATTTTTCTTCTCAAGCTTTCTAACGAACTTTCTAAATTTTCTCTTCGCTTTGCGGCGGTCTTCAGGTGAAAGAGATTGCAGTCTCTTGTTAAAAGACTCGATTTCTTCTGGTGAAAATCCCTCTACGGGAACCATTCCTCGCTGAAGATAAAAATCTCGGATAAATAGATCGTGCAAGGTGTTATCTCACTGCTTTATTATCTTTATTATACCACAAAAACTAAGACTTTTTACATTTTTAAAATAGCAGAAACGTAACTTTTCAAAATATTCTCAGAAACTTTCTTAGTGAGAATATCGAAAATTGCCTGAGCGTCGACACCAGAGGGCATTGCTGCAGCGAAGCTATTAAAGTCTCCACTCTCTAAATAAGTTCTTACTTTTGTTCCGGAAATATCAGGGGTGCCGACGCCTCTGGTAACGGAGCTGGGGTCTACTTCTGAAGCAAATCTAACTTGGCCAAGATCGCAGAGTGGCTGCATATATTTGTCCCTATACCCTTGGGAATAATTTGTAGATGTATCTTCTGGATCTGAATAAATCGTATACACATCTTCTGAGCCTGAGTCGCAAGCTTCTCCAACTTCTTCATAAACTTTTCTAACTGGAGATCCGCCATATGCTATTTCCACGTTTCCCGGCATTGCACCCTCTAAATAAGAAGTCCACACCTGGTACATGTCAGATCCATCAATAGGAAATTCTCCAGGACGATGTCTACCAGAAACAGAAACAAAAAGTAAAACTTTATCATTTTGAGATGCCGCAAGCTCAACTAAAGCGTGGTGACCAGCATGATAAGGCTTTGCTGAAACTGGCACTAACCCTATTTTCATTTTTTCTCCCCTCTATTAAAACGGCGCTTGACTGAATGTTTTATTTCTCTTCCCACTATAATCGTAATTATGCAGCCAGCTACTGTCATTCCCATAATCCATTCGTCGAACAAAAATGATTTTTCTTCATATTTTGTTTTTATTTTTCGGAATTTTTCTTTTGTCGCATAATTTCGTAAAGAGCGACGTTTGCAGTTTGTGACGTATTTAAACAATATCCTACTCCCGGCATTGGTACTTGCACTGGCAAACTTTTTCTAAATATCTCGAACGGAATTCCGATTGATTCGTTACCGACCACCAAACAAAAATTACCAAAATCAGAAAAATCTATATCGTAAATAGGAATTGAATTATCTGAAATCTCTGCTGCAATGAGCGGTATATTTTCTTCGTTGATGAATTTTAAAAAATCTGCAGGTTTTTTATATTGTTTGAGTTCCACATAATCATATAAACTTCCAGAAAGAGGATTAAGAATAGATCTACTTGGAATAGACCCGATAACGTGAATTCTCTTTACTCCAAAACAAGCGGCTGCTCGAATTAAAAAACCTAAATTATCTTCGTGTTGGAAATTAATCGTGCATAATTCAACCGACATATATTCAGCAGTTTTTTGTTTTTCTCTATATCGATGTTTTCTCGTAGAAGACCTATGCCCTTGCATATAATATTATAACAATCTAAACCCTAATTTTCATTTAGAAGCTAAAAATAATTCTAAATTACAAGCCGCTGTATTAGCATCAGCTTTCAAAGTATCGAAATTAGTAAAAGAATCGAAAGTTCCACCAGCAGCTGATCCGCTAATCGAAGCGTTAGTAACAATATAGCTTTGAAGCGCTCCCAGCTTTACATCGAAACCGTTTCCAGACGATCCCGAAGTAAAAGACAGCCTAATATAATTTTCATTATCTAAGTTAGTCATTCTCAAATATTTTAAATCGCTAGTCTTATAAGTTCCTGAGCCTACAGAAGAACTCAGTTGAAGCAATGTAATTTGGGAAGTCGGAACGCTGACTAGCCTTTGGCTTATTTCATTAATATTGTTGATTTTAACTGATTGCCGCGATTTAAATTCGTTGTCTTTTAGCTTAACGCTTTCATCAATTATTACAGTAAGAGTAGATTTAGATACAGTGGATGACATGTTACACCTCTGTAGTAATTATTCGGGTGCAAAACGATATTTTGGTTCTAGTGGAAATATTTGCGGTTCGACTCCATTTATGTTCTCCTTTAGCCACTCTGTTTCTTTTTTAGCTTCTTCTTCAACGCTGAAATTTTTCCACCACATGTTGACGCTAGGATCCCAGCGGTACCACCGACGCTTAAGAAGGTGATTCATGTCTCTAGGAGAATTCATAGCAAAGACCCTATAATCTGCAGTTGAAGCATTTTCGATTAGCTCAGCTATTTTATTTTCTCTTCGAAGCAAATGAAGCAAAGCATCCACGTCAACGTGCGCACGATGAGAATCATAGAAAAACCCAGACCAAGCACATAAAACTTCCAAAGCTTTTGATGGTCGGCAAAAAGACATCCAGTCAATTTGCTTCATTGAGCAAGTCCAAACTGCGTTTTCGGTAGGGGTGACTCCTTCTTTTTCTAGCGTAGTATCTAAAAACCCGCGATCGAAACCAGCGTTATGGCAAATAATGTAGTCTGCAGAATTCAGCATATTTCTTAACCAGTTCCAATCTATCTTTTGCCCGGCAACCATCTCGTTAGTAATTCCAGTTATTTCTGTTATCTCTTCTCTAATTGGTGAAGATGGCTCATTATAGAGAGTAAACTTTCTAGCTAAGCTAGTAACTTCAAAAAACTGAGAGCAAAAATAAAACGGCCGAAAAGCAACTTCAATTATCTCGTCATGCTCTCTCGAGAGTCCGGTCGTTTCTAAATCTAAAATAATTCCAAGCTTATCGCTATCACTCTTTTCTTTATTTGGAGAATCAAGCTTATCAAACTTGTAGAGTGTGGCAGTTTTTCCAGTTTTATCAATATTTTTCTTCATTAGTTATCCTGAGCATCTTGTAAATTATTTAACTCAGCAATAGATTGTTCAACTAAATTTTGCATCATAGACTCTAAATTGTCTTGCAAGAATTCTACAGTGTAGGGCCTTGCGGTTTCTACTAAAAAATCTACTAAAGCTTGCGGGTTAGACATTTCGTAAAGAGTTAATGCTCTAGCTACTTCTTCATTAAATTTTTCTAAATTTTCTTCGTTCCAATCGAACATTTCTAGCAAAGCTGTATCTCTGCTTATAGATTTTAAACTTGAAAAAAGAAACTCAAGTTGGTTTGTCATTCTAGTCTCATCAACTCAGAAGTTTCAATTTCTAAAGTTTCTCCATTGTCAAAGCGAACAGTAGCGCTAGAAGAGGTACCAGAAGTTCCCCCGACAAACCAAGTTTTCACCCGTTTAGCTTTTACAGATAACACTTCTCCCGTCATATCCATCCTGTTCCAGATATAAACACGATCGCCCGGCTTTATCATTTCAGTTCTCCTCGTTAAATGATTTAAAACAATTATATCTAAAAGACCTATTTAATTAAAGGTCTCAGCAAATGAAAGAAAAACTTCAAAATGGTCAACTTGTTAGCATTACAGTTGGCGGACTAACTTATACGCCCGACGGATTCGCTAACAGCGCTGCTTATGCTGGCGGTAAAGTCGTTCTCTGGGAAGAAATTGACCTTTATAGTTTTCCTTCTTTTGACGATTTTTACGGCAGGAAAATAGTAGTTGAAGATGGCGATATCGCGACTATTAACAAATACATTGGCCGGCCTACACAAATATCTAGAGACCCTCAATGGTTTTCTTATGATGTTTACGAAATTTTAATACAAGGAACTTTCGTAAAAATCTTTAGAGAAAATATAAAGCCGCTAGATAACGCGAGTAATTCTTAGCGGAGTCGCAATATACTCGTTCCATAAATTAGTAATCACTTCTTCATCGTCACAAGTAGTTAAGTCTTGGCAAATATTACTTTGGTTTTTTCCCGGATATTGAAGTCTATACATGTTGCAAGCTCTTCTTCCATTGTCTAAAGCTAAAGACTTTATATCGCTTCGAAAAGCAGCTCTTACATGTCCGATCATTTCTACTGTCACTGTAGACTCTTTTCTGAAAAAAGGGCGCTCTGCTACAGTGTAAGTAGATATATCAAAAGCTTCTCCGTTTTGTATTGCTGTGTTGAGTCTTTCTAGCCCTTTGGGGCTGGTAAAATGGCACACGGGTTTTACTACTGGTTCTGAACCATAAAACTGATCTGTGTATTCTTCATCAAGCATTACGTAAGGCTCCATGTCTCCGCGAGAATAGAAATATGCGAACTTAAGACGAGAAATATCTGGAAAATAAGAAGAAAATTCTTGCTCAAAACCCCAAAATCGATGATTAACAAAATCTTCTATGAAATCTAATACATTTTTTTGAGTTAGTAGGTCATATCTTTCTGTTTCGACGTTCAGCTGATAACCAAAATAAACATTTATTATTTCTACAAACCTATCAAAGTCAGCAGCAGAACAAAAAGATGCGTGCTTGCAGCTGATTTCTCCCGCTCTGGTATCTAAACCTCCCGATTGTAAATCTATCAACTCTAAAACGATCTTTTCCCATTCGAGAAGAGTATGAAACACCTCTGCTGGACGAACATATCCAAGCACTTTAAATTTTTCGTAAGTGCTCTCTGGCATATTACTTTCCGTATTTTCTGACTGGGCTTTTTGCTTTTCCAGCTGTTAAATCTCTGGCGTGGTTGACTATATCTCTGTAGCCTTTTTTATCAACAACTTCTCCATGTCCCCAAGTCTTGCTTTGGACAGTCGCTAGATCTTCTAGTGTGCCGCTCCACGGTTGGCCATCTACATGCCCTGGCCGCAATAATTCTTTGTATTCTTTGATAATTTCTTTTAACTGCTGTTTTGTCACTTTCATTGTAATTCCTAATTCACTGAGTAGGGGTGGTCTCTTCCATATTCTTTAAAGAACATTGCGAAAAATTCGTCTGCATCGGCACTATTGTTGGCTATGAACTCGACTTCTTCACCGGTCTTGTCTGTATAGCCGAATCTTAAAGGCCAGCTCTCCTCTTCGAAATAACCAGCATCATCCATTTCTTGGTCAGTAAGCTCTCTATCTAGTTCGTCAGAAACAGCTTGTTCAAGATCTCGCTGAAGAAGGTTTGCAGCCACGTCGTATGGAACGTCTGGGTCTCGCCATGGTTGACCATCTTTGAAAGGCAACTGATCATAACCGGCTTCGGCTATAATTGCTTCTCTAATAATTCTTCCAAGCTGTCTTTTTGTGATTTTCATACCTCTTACTCTTTCTTACCCAAGTTAACTAATCTATCTTTTAAACTCGTAAGCACTTTTAAAACTTGATCGTAGACGCCGGTCACTTTTCCTTTAACCCAGCTGTAAACACCAGAAACCCAGCCCGTTACAGTTCCCCACAAGTCAGAAACGACTTCGACTACTTGGTCCCAAGCAAGATCCAAAATGTCAACTACTAGCTTAAGCGGGGCACTGAGCACTCTCAAAAGCGGATGCTTGTCTCTGCGTACCATAAGCCAAGCTAAAAGTATGCCAACTAACAAACCCTCTAATCGGGGAGCTTCAGTGTGCAAATGAACTAAAAGATCTGTAGCAAAAACTGCTACACTTGAAACTAGTCCCCAAAGCGAGATAAAAGTTCCAGATACTAAATTCCATAAAATTTCTAACATAATAAATTACTCCTTGCCCAGATCTAATTCTAGTTGATCTAAGGTCTTAGTTAAAAAATCTCCCTCTTCGTACGTTGGACCTGCGTTCACGACTATGTAGGTTGCCGTTGTCCCTTTGTCTTTTGGAAGATTACTCACATCAGTAACTATTCCTTTACTTAAGTAATGTTTACACTGAGGGTTCACGTTTATTATTCTGTCGCCTACTATCGGCTCGTTGGTATGACTTTGCATTACTTCTCTTATGAATTGGCGCAGTGAATTCTCTACCATCTCCATAGAAGATAAATAGTCGTGAATTGTGTCGTTTGCATCTTCACCTGTCCAGGTAACATCTTTTCCGCTCATATATCCTCGAGACTTCGAGGGTTTATCTAGTATGAGATTTTTCTTATTGCCCCTGGCGTATGTCAGGTCTGGATTCTTCAATTTTTTATTTGCCATATTAAAATCCGATAAAGGGTATCACGAACTAATTATCACGCTAGTTGGGCCAGAATACCTGAATGGCAACAATTAAGAAAGAAAGAAAGATACAGATCGTTGTTTTCAAGGTAAACATAGATTCACCAAAAAAAGCCCAAGTAAAAAGTGGAAAAATTAAATAAGAAGTTCCAAAACCAATAAACCGAATAGCCCATAAAGACTCTCCTAAAGAACCATATGAATAACGAGCAGCGTAATATGCAAATAATGTAATAGGAATAGAAAGAGCTAAACTTATCTCTAGACTTTTATCTTTTAAAGCCTCTCCCATAAATTGAGCGTTTGTAGACCACCAGACGCACGCGTGCATGCACGTAAATAAGATAAAGGAAATAATTAGGTTTTTAAGAGCTATGGGGTCCATTTCTTGTTTCTCTAATTTTTAATAAAAGAAGCTCTTCTTCTTTGGAAATTTTAGAAGATGTTTTTATTCTAAGCTGAATACAATGGCTTCCAGAAGAGTCTCCCGCTCTTATACCTGCGCCTTTTATAACAATGGGAATATTTACATCGTGAAAACGGGGAAGTGTAATATCTCGAGAGCCGTGAATCGTCTTTACTCTAAGTCTACAACCCAAAATGGCGTCTAGATAATCTACTTCTTTTGTAGAGAAAATATCTAAATTTCTCCGAGAAAACTCTGATGTTTCTGATGGACAGCTAATGTGCACATACAAGTCTCCCTTGCGAGCTCTAGAAATATTCCCAAGCCCTCTCATTCGAAGAATTTGACCGTTTTTAACTCCGGGTGGAATAGTAATTATCGCTTCTTGATTTTTAGCTTGAAATCCTCGAGGAGTAGAATGTAGCCTATCATACCTAATATGAATTTTCCCTCCGCGAACTGCCTCTATAAAACTTATCTTACAAGTAAGTTCATTGTCTAGAGGTATATCTGCAAAACGATTTGCTCCAAAAAACGCTTCATCAAAAAATGAAGAAAAGGGATCTCTAAAATCAAAGCCCTGCGGAGGTGGGTGGTGTGCTGGCGGATTGAGAGCTCTTTCGTAAGCTTCAGTAATTTCTTTAAATTTTCTTATTGCTTCTGGATTATCAGGGTTTTTATCAGGATGATATTTTACTGCCAGTTTTCTATAAGCAGCTTTAATTTCTTTTTCTGAAGCTTTTCTGCTTATTCCCAAAATAGCGAACGGATCTTTTGGCATATAATCACACCCTTTCTAATTCATCAACTTTAATCTTTTCTAGAATAGAAACACCAGCCATTAAGTCCACAACAATAGCTAGTGCAGTATTTTTTCCCGGATTATAATTTCTACCCTCGTAAGGTCCACGCACAACAATAAGCGGAGAACCGAACTGAATTCCCAAAACTTCGTACAGCCTAGAATCTTTAAATTTCACTAAGTCATTTTTCTTAATCGCCATCTACTCTAAACTCCTCCCACTCACCATCCCAATTAGTGTACCTAACTTTTTTAATCTTCGACTTTTTAATTTCTTCCATGCAGAGATCGCATGGGCGCGCCATTGTTCGTTCGTGATTGCATTTAGTAAATCGGATAACTTCTAGCTCATCACCAGGCTTGGCAAAACGAAGAACATTCATTTCAGCATGCATATGAGAACCCCAAGTCCCGTCTTTGTATTGGCGTTTAAATCTAGGATGAGTCTTATGAGTATTTTCACCAATGCGAACGACTCTACCATTTCGCCTCAAAATAGCAGCAAGATGATAAGTACGCCCATTATTAATCGCCAATTCTTTAGCTCGATAGTACACCTGGCATAATGCCCCTCCTTTTTTTAAATTATAAAAAAAAAGGATTCGCTGTACAAAATGTTATAAATTCTTAATGCGATTTTCTATTTCTGCGAGCGTGTAAGTTTTGGATTCATCTAACTTAACACCGTTAACTTTGATAAGCGGGCTTTTTATAAGCTTGAAAGAATCCCCTTTGGGCAAAGGTGATTGAACTTTCGAAATCTCGCTACTTGAAGCTGGATTTGAATAACTAGAAACAGAATATCCGAAACCCAAAATAGAAAGAAGGGCAAAGATCGAACTTGTGGTTAATTTAAACATTGTTTTTTACTCTCAAAAAATAGACCATTAAGTATAACAAACTTACCCATTATTTACATACGATGACGCATATAACGTTCTCGCGCCTCTAACGCGTCCGTTGACTAGCACGGGGTGCAAAATATTTCCTTCGCTTGAAATATACGGCGGACCCACTACGACTGCGGTGTGATATACACTTCCTGTCTTTATAGCTCGCATTGACCCCTCGGGGTGTGGCGATTCTCTCAAAACAGAAAGCTGCCTACGGAATATACCTTGCATTTTTTTATAAGAAGTCTTGTCTAGTGTTGGCTCTCTAATCGTTTTTTTCGCTTGATTCCACTCTAGCCAATCTCCTATTTCTGAGATAGCTTGGTGTTGTTGGGGCCGCATTCTCCAGTAGGTGTTAGGGCGAGACTTAGAAAGCTTTATAATGCATTTCATCTCTTTTATAGTCGCAGAATCTTTAATAAAGGGTTGAAACGTAATCAATTGAGATTCTATTTCAGCTATAAGATTTTGTTGTTTTGCTGTCAGAGTTTTTCCACTATATACTTGACTGCGCAGATTAAGTAAAACTTTATTCTTTGAAGAAGAAGCTTTCCCCAATTCCAGCAAAGACTCTATTTTTGCTAAAGAATCATGATCCACAGGTTGGGGTGCGCCTCTTTTCAGAATCTTATCTAGCCAAGCAAGCTGGCCCTCTGAGATATTCCTGTCTCTCTTAAGGTTATATTCCATATCTCGCATAAAGTAGTACTCTCGTGACTTTATTCCGCGATCTTCATAAATCTCTAAAAGCATTGATAATTGATCTAACATTGTAAGATTCCGATTAATAAAACCAGTATAACAATGAGCTGCTTAGAGTTTAACTCTGTCAATGACGATATTCGAGCTAAACGAAATTTCTCTATAAAATTTCTTAAGAACCTTTTTAGTAATATCAACAACTTCGTCTCTTGCTTTGCCCTTAGAAAATTCTTTCATCAATTCTTCATTCGCGATTTCTTGGATTGCTTTATGCAGCTTATTTGGATTTCCAAAAAAATCTTTGCCCAAATTCTTTTTAAGCTCAACTGCCATCTCTTTTTGAATTATCTTTTTCTGTTCAGATCTATCAGCTTCGATTCTCTTTTTAATCATTTTTTCGATTTCTTTTTTATCAGATTTTGTAAGCTCTTCTAAGAGAAGAGATTCAGCTACGCGATCACAAAACGAAATGTTAGATCTTTCATTCTCTTCTCGAATAATTCTTCGAATCATCTTTCTAATTTCATTTACTAAAACTGTGGCCATAGCTGTATCAGTAGATTCGGGCTCAACACTGAAACCGTCGCCTCGGTGAACCTGGATTGGCTTTGCTGAATTTTCGGCTCGAAACTCTATTTCAAAAATAGTTCTATTACCAGAAACTGCATTATACACTTTGCCTATTTGAGTTCCTCCCTCTCTTCCCTTGTAAGAGGGGTTCATTACTATTTCTAAATTTCTTACTGTAGTCTGCTGTCCATCGGGAGAGTAAAGAGTAATTGACCCTGCTATATCTGCAGGACCCCGCGTATCTCCAAATTCAACTGACTCTATTTTTAACCTATAATCGTCTTCTCCCAGTGGAAAATAACTAAAATAAAATTGTGGCATTTGGTTGCCTTGAGCGTCTTTTCTTTGGCTCTCGCCGAATTCGCGTTTGATATCTTGAATTAATTTATCGGCGATTTCACCAGGTGTAACAGATGCTTTCCATGCTTCGATTGCCGGATCAGTAGATTGTTGTATTTTAGTATATGGCCCACCGTTTAAAAGAACTTCATAAAAACCCCATTCCCCTAACAGCTCTTTGTCTTTTCTTACGCCTGCTTTGTTTATAGCCTCTTTGAAAGCTGCGCGTTGATTCTTCCAATATCTGTCTGAAGCTCCAAAAGCGACTTCTTCATCAGGCGTACTTTTCTTTGCTTTGGAAACCTTACCTGATGAAGGATCTTCTGTTTTTTGCTGCAATCCAGAAAGTCGGCTTGGATCATCATATTTTACGTGGACGAGTGCAGTTGTTGTCACAACATCGTAAGAAGAACCGCCACCTTCAACTTGAGCAGCGCCAAAATCGAAACCCTGTCCGGCAATCTTCCCTATGTTAGCAGAAGCTTTATCCCGCATTTTTGTATAAGCCTCTGCAAAAGAAGCCTTGAGATTATCGTCTGCTTTTTTCCAAGAATTATTAAGTATAGCGCCCTCAACAGCATCATAGAATCCACCCGAAGGATTTAACGCGTCTACAGCCCCGGACTCGCCATTGATAGCTGCAGCTGTCGCGTGCTCGGCCAACTCGCCTAAGCCCTGTCCGGTGAAGAGCTTATTTTGAAGGGACCGAGCGTTGACAACAATAAACTCATCGTCCAATGTCTTCGAACTAGTTCTCATCTCTTTATGAATAGAAGGTAGATCGCGGTCTCCTAGCACTTTTTGAATCCAGTACGCGCCGGTTTTGATTTGTGGCCCTCTAGATTTTTGAAGCCATTCTCTAATATTAGCGATCGGCCAAGAATAAAAGGTTCCGGAAACCGGTTTTTTGCGTCCTGCAGGCGTGCTTTTTGGAAGCGCAAGTTCTCCAAGTTTCAACCCCACAGTTGCCGCAGCGTCTTTCAGCGCTCTGGTGATTTCATCTTTAGTTTTTTCATCTAAAGCGGAAGATGGGTTTATCCTTATCCCGCGACTTTTTTGACGACTGTTAGACGATTCCGGAAAATCAAACTGACCAGTACTTTTCAAGGCTTCTTGGACAGCTTGTCTCATGGTGCTAGCACTAATAGAATTGCTAGCTTCTACAAGTAATTCTTCTAAAAGTATAGAATCTAAAATTTTACGATTTCTTCTTCTTCTCATGAATCATTTCCCTACAACTTCAAATAACTATTTCGCTAGCGGGTATTTTTCTTCTTTCTAGTGGGCTTATTATTATTCTTATTAGACTTTTTATCTTCAATCTTTTTCTTTTGAGCTGGTGGAGTCCACGTCTTGATTTTAAATTTAGATCCGCCGTCTCCACACCGGCGCACTTTTACAAGGAGCATATTCGATAAGTCTTGCTCTAACAATGTTTTCCTAAACTCATCAGCTTCTAGAAAAGAATTAAATACTCTCCCAGTCTTCCACTTTTTCTGTTGTTTTGTTGTTTCGCTCATTTCGCGCCTCCTTTGGCCAATAAATGTATTCTACTGTGTTGTTGTCGGGATCTGTCACGTAACAATACATGCTTCCATCCCGATGGAACTTAATTTCTGAGCCTTCGGGAAAATTATCAAAAGACTCTACATTGATAGCAATATGAGCTGGATGTTCAGTTGGAATAGTGAGTGCTACGCGCTGACCGCCAACATTCAACATCGCCCATGTCGTATCTTCATACAAAATTTCGGCATTAAAGCGGCGGACATACCACTCCACAGACGAAATAATAGATTTGCAGCTTAAAGCTATGTGATCAAACTTCATGTGGTTATAACCTCTTATACGATTATAACCAGCTATTCGACTAGTACATCTTAGAGCTTAATCTCTTCCAAACATGTTAAGCGTATGTCTGGCTCTCATTATTCCCTCTTGCGCTCTCTCTAAAATAACTAGAGCAGTAGGATAATCTACGTGCTTAAGAAGTTCAGAAATACCGTAAGTAGAAAGTTCTTCTGATAGCTCTTCGCTGTATTGACGATTGCTAACTGCGTATTGTATTAGTTCTTCAATTGGCATTTTTACCTCTCCGATAAATATAATGCTAGTACACAAAAGATCCAAGCAAATCGCCTAGAAACATCGTTGTCTTAAAACAAACCACAAACAAAAAAGCCGCAAAAGCTCCGATGATAGTATATTCTTTCAATGCCATAATTTATAACTCCACTTCAAGTTCGCCTATGCTACAAACTTCAAAGTAAGCACAGACTTGAGCTTCAGACCAATTATTACTTTTTAACAAGTCTTCAAAAAGCTCCCAAAAAGCTTCGGGTTCCCAACCAGTGTTAGTTGTCATGCGAAGAATAAGCTTTAATTTAGCTTCTTCTAATTGAGAAGGGCCAAAAGATTCATACCTTCGAAGGCAGTAGCGGAAAAACCGATTATTTTGTATTTCTTGCGTTGTCATACGCAATTAAATATAAAGACGAAAGATTTACTTACGAGACCAGTGTCCTGGCACCCAGTGCTTGCGTGGCCCTCTGCCCTCATAGTGACCAGGAATCCAGCGCATATCATGCTGATGAGCATCTGGATGTGGTCCGGGACGACGAGTCCAATGACCATTTACCCAGGTCCCATGGGACCAACGCCCCTTTACCCAAGCCCAGTGAAAATTAATTTGCACTTGAGCGGCCGTTGTTCGTTGGTGGCGCCGTGGTGCGTGAGCATGGGCTTCTGGAGCCCCTAAAAACATTGTTCCGATTAAAATTAAAGCAGTCATTTTTCCCTCCTGCTGTCTATTAGCCGTATGAGAGGCCCATTTTATTCAATTTTTTTGCAAAATAATTCAAAATAATTTATCTCAGCGAGAATTAATTTTTCTTGAAAGCTTTCTTCTTTTAACCTCTTTCTTACTGAGGGTTAAATTTCTCTTTTTTCCGCCAATCTTTTTTTCTTCGGGGTCTCGAAGCAAATCTTCTCTAACATCTTTTATCTTTTTTCTCTTTTTAGTGATAAACTTCTTAAGACGACTAGACTTAAGACGGCTAACTCTATCTAAAAAAAGCTTTCCTTCTAAATGATCAAATTCATGTTGTACAGCACCTGAAAGAGGCCATGGTAAATTAATTTCTTTCGATTCAAAATCTCTTGTCAAATAACTTACTGAGCACACAGACGATCTTTCTACTTCAGCGCTGACCCACGGGACTGATAGACACCCTTCAGACCAACGCTGCCGCTCTTCTGATAAATCCAACCTTGGGTTCAATAAGAACCAATATCTTTCTTCGACAAGTTCCTCAGAAAGCTTCTGAATGAACGCAGCAGACTCTTCCCACTCTGCAACGTCTATCATTATCACATTCAAGCTTTGATTAATCTGCGGCGCCGCTAATCCAGCGCCTCTTTCAATTTTTAAAGTATCTACCATATCTTCAAAAAGATTAGAAAGACTGGTATCAGGCGTAACATCTTCAGCTTTTAATTTAAGCAAGCTATTGGGCCATTGAAGTGGTTTTCTATAAGACATAAATCTCCCATTGGTGCATATATTATATTTGACATTTTAGCTTTTATCATTTTTTTGTTTAGCTCTTGCCCAAAGAGATACTCCACAGCTAGCGATTGAAACTATTGATAATATCATTATTTCTGTAGAAGCTACATAAGCTCCAAATAAAGCCAACACATAATTCACGCCAATAGCTCCATAAAGAACACTGTTTGGAATCCACTTTTCTATATTCATTTAATCTTCTCGAATTGATCTTGCCAAACAATAACTAGTTCGCTATCTAAAAGAGAAAGATAAGCTGAGCGCGCTAAAGAAGAATTGTAGCCTCCGAGATTTTCTAAAATCAAAGCTTCTTTACTTTCTTTGAGTTCTAGAAAATTACTGTTTGCTTTTGGAGCACGCTCATATTTGCTTTTAAGGTATTTACCAGGCTTTAGCTTTACTAGAGTGCCATCTTTTTCAATTATATTCTTCTTCAGTTGGCTCATTATATTCGTAAGAATTATTCGCAGAACCGCAAGACGGACAAATAAAAGATTCAGCTTTTAAATTAGATTGAAGCACTGTATCAATGTCACTTATTATAGTTATAAATTCTTCCCATTCTTCAAGAGAAAAATTTAAAATCACGCTCCCTAAATTAATCTTTATTTCATTTGTCTCAGTGTCGAGCTCAGATCCGTGAGGAAGTGAAACCTTCATCACTTCTCCGCTTTAGTAGTTTTGCGAGTTCTTCTCTTCCTCCTTTGGGGAGTCTTTTCTTCTTTGCTGACTCCTCCTTTGCTGGCATCAAGCGGCTTAATTCCTCCAGTTGGGAGTTCCGCTTTAATTTGAGGCACTAAAGCTTCTGGATCTCCCTCTATAATAATGTTAGTAATTTCTTTCCGAGCTTCTTGCATTTCTTCCGCAGTCATATTCGGATCGCAAGGAACTTGAATCTTATCAGATTTCTCATTAAACATCCAAGCTACTTCTTTCTCCAAGGGCGCGCGTACTCCCATGTGTTTAAGCGAAATGACCAATTCTTCATACGAAGAAATACCCTCAGCTTCTAAAATCTCTCTCAATGACACTGATCTTCGACCAGCAAAAAATTCCCAAGAAACAGACATAATGTTCTCCTATTATTAAATATCAACCCCGAGGTCTTCAATAATCTCTTGCATACATGATTGAAACCTTGGATCTCTAGCCATCGCAGAATAATTTTTCTCACCATAAATTTTGCAAACTGGAGAAGCAAGCTTCTCCATCGCACGGAGAAAAACATTCCTGGCAGTAGAGTGATTCATTTTATCACCCTCATCTGTCATTTTTTCAGCAATTTCTCGATAGCCCATACAACCTTCTTCCGAAGAAACAGTTGCGTATCCGTGTTCGCTTTGGTATCCTTTTGGCATGCTCATGATTTATGCTCTCCTCTTTTTCATAGTTGAAATTTCTTCGTTGGTCAAATAAAACTCATTTTTAGAACCAGAAATTTCATCGATTCCAAAACGCAGTCGCAAAACCTTTTCTTCTCTTAGCGAAAGATGAGAAAAAGCTTCTCTAATAATTTGAGAAATTTTTGCTTTGTCTAGACTAAGCTCAAAAGACTCTTTATCATCTGGAATGACTTCCTTGAGAGTTCTGGAACCCCCCTCATTCTTGTTGCCGATCTCTTTGTCAAGAGACAAAGTCCATCGTGAAGACATGATAATAGATTCCAGAGTATCTTTTTTTACTCCAAGCAAATCCGAAAGTTCTTCCATAGTCGGAGCAACTCCAAACTCTTCTTCGTATTCTTTAGAAGTAGACTGGACTTTCCACAAAAGATTTTTAGCGTGAGTAGGAAGTTTAATCGATCCCGAATGAGAAGCTACGTGCTTTCTCACCGCTTGTTTAATCCACCAACATGCGTAAGTAGAAAACTTAAAGCCTTTTCGCCAATCAAATCTATCAACAGCTTTGATGAGACCCATTGACGACTCTTGAATCAAGTCTTCCAAAGAGCATCCAGAGTGCTGGTATTTCTTAGCGATTGAGATTGCTAGCCTAAGATTCGCTTGAATCATGTGATCCCTAGCTTGGCGGTCGCCCTTCTCAATTCTCTGCGAGAGCTGAACTTCTTGTTCTTTAGTTAAAAGGGCAGTTCTTCCCACTTGTTCAAAATATGATGCCAAATCAGCCACGTCGATATCCTCCACTTTTCCGGTTGTTAAGATTTTTAAGATACATAGAGTGTGCAACTTTTCTTGCTTTTCTGTACTCGAGCTCTCTAAAAAGATAACAAGCTTCAGTTTCTAGCTCTTGTCTCTTCCTTTTAGAAAAACCTCGGCCTTCAATAAGGCGAACTAGCGACTCATATCGCCTCGATACCTCATACTCCGGAAGATAAACAATTTCTTCTGAAGCCCTGAGATTTGACCTGTCTCGTGAATTGGATTTATATTTACGGCTCAAAACCCTTCTCCTTTTGTTAATATAGATATTATACCATAATACTTGGCAATTTTTACAAAATCAACTTAATTTATCAATACTTGCATCTTTTTCCTCAACCATTGCACATCCGATAGAAATAATTGAACATGCTGCTGAGCATGCATTCTTCAAAGCAGAGCTTACAACGCTATAGGGATCGATGATACCCCTATTATACATATTAACAAACTCGCCTTTCCGGGCATCATATCCTTCATCAGCTTCTTCGGGATTGAGAGCTCTATTAAATACTACATCTGGAGCTCCGCCGGAATTTGAAACTATTTGACGGAGCGGAGATTCACAAGCCGACATTACAACTCTTACTCCGGCGCCGAAATCTTCAGTAGAGCCCGATGGAGCAATATCTTCAAACCTATCTAATATATTTCTTGAAGATCTGACTAAAGCAATTCCGCCACCCGGTAAAATCCCTTTAGCGGCCGCAGCTTGAGTTGCATGGAGCGCATCTTCAACTCTATCTTTTCGCTCTTTTAATTCTAGCTCTGTATGTCCGCCAACTCTAATAACTGCAATTCCGCCCTGCAATCTGCTTAACCTTCGAGACAAAAGAAGTTTTTGATTTATTTCAGTTTCTGGAGAAATTAGCATGTTTTGAATATTGGATACTCTATCTTCTAAATCAGAATCTTCGCAAGACGGTCCAACAAAAATAGATTTAGATCTAAACACTTCTATTCTTTCGCATGTTCCCAAATCTTCTATGTTTTGATGTATTTCTTCTCCAGAAAAAACCACCTTAGTGCCGAACAATAAAGAAAGATCGCTCATGCTGTCTACTCTGCCATCCCCAAACTCTGGCGCCCTCACAACACAAACTTTCACTATTCCCTTTGAGTGATTAACCACCAAAGTTTTTAAAGCTTCTCCGTCTACGTCATTAGCTACAATAACTAATGGAATCGAATTTTTGTGAGCTTGTTCTAAAAGTGGCAAAAGTTCAGTTACACTAGATATTGTCTTATTGGCTAACAAAATTTTTGGATTAGAAAATTCTACACTCAGTCTATCGTGATTAGTCACAAAATATGGAGAAATGTATCCCCTGTCAAGCTGGAATCCGTCTACTGTTTTCAAAGAAGTAGTAAACCCTTTCGCTTCTTCAATAGAAATTACTCCTTCTGGACCCACAGACTTCATTGCTTCTAGCAAGAGCTCTCCAATCTTTCTATCTCCATTAGCAGAAATAGCCCCGATGTTGATTATGTCATCATCTTCGCGAACTGGTTGAGATCTATTTTCAAGATCTTTCAAAATTTCTTCTACTGCCCATTTCATACCAGCTCTAATTTCAGAGCTCTTATACCCCGCCGAAATTAATTTCATCCCTTCAGCAGTTAGAGTGTGAGTTAAAACAGTCGAAGTAGTTGTGCCATCGCCAGCTTCTTCAGCAGTTTGAGCAGCTGCTTGCTTGACCATTTGAACTCCAAGGTTTTTAAAATTGCTGCTCAAATTTACAGCATGAGCAACCGTAACGCCGTCTTTAGTTAAGATCGGCGGAGCTCCTTCTCTTTCTATAACTACCGTCTGACCGTTTGGTCCCATCGTACTCTTTACTGCTTTTGCTATAGTCTCAACGCCATCTAATATCTCTTTTCTAGCCTCAGCATCAAAAAGCAGAGTCTTATTAATCTGCATCTAAATTATCCCTTTAAGATTCTCTTGCTGTTCGCTTCCACAACCGTACTTGGAACATTATCCAACACTCTTTTCTCACTTGAAATAACATTTTCAGCTATGAGTAAATCACCCTTCTTATAAGCTATTTCATCTTTAGAAATATACCCTCCACTCCTCAATAGAGCTATAATATCTTCGTTTAAATTATTCATCTTGTTTTCCTACTCTGTTAAAAACTCGTTCAAAAGTTTTCGAATATTGAGATTTAGTCATTGAATTAAAATCTCGCTTTAAGAAAAACTTTCGGCACTGCTTCCAGCTAAACTCAGATTCAACTTCTTCCAAATTTTCTAAATCATTTTTTAAAAGATAATCATGCAGACTTATTAGAAAACAGTTAGTTGCAAATTTTTCTCTAATTTCTTGAGTTTTCATAAACTTTAAAAAAGACTCTTGGCTTTCTAAAATCTTCGCAGCCCTCTTATCTCCGATCCCAGAGAATCCCGAAATATTATCAGCAGAATCTCCCCTTAATGCTTTCCAGTGAACATAATTGTAAGGGGGATTCTCTAAAAATTGCTTTTTAATAGGGTTGTATAGAGACACGTTTGGACACTGCAAAAGCTGAATAAAGTCTGTGTCTGTCGATACAATTGTCACGTTGTCGTGGAGGTGCCTTCCTCTAGCTAGATAAGCAATTGTGTCGTCACACTCGTAGTCGGGATGACGTATAACTGTTAAAGGAAAGCACGTTTTGCAAATCTCTATAATTTCATCTTTCTGAGTAATGAAACTTTCATCAGTCATCTTTTCTCTATTAGCTTTATAATCTGAAACTGTAGAGTGTCTGGATTTTGGATACCCTTCTAAAACGAAATAAATCTTATCTGGCTCAAACTTCTCCACCAGAGTTTTAAGAGACCTAAAAAAAGCAAACGTCATGCCGTATTCTCCAGCACGCTTTGCAGCCATCGACCATCGCGATCGATGTAAAAGATTGTAGCCGTCTAAAACTAGAACTTTCATGAAAGAATCTCCCGTATTTCATCAGACATTACAATATTAGCTTTTTGCCCATTGCCCAGTTCTATTTGGTTTGATTTCAGAGCCCCGGATTTCTTTTTGGATCTACGATTATTTTTTTTAGTAGAATTCGATTTTTTAACAACTACTTCAAAATTTTGGAGAGTTAATTCTTCAGTTTGAGATATAATTTTTTCTACTTTTCTCGTAGCTAATTCTAATAGGTGCGTCTTTACTTCTTCTAAATCTTGAAAAATATCAGCTTTTATATCTCGCAATAAAACCCGTTCTTCTTTGTTTGGAATTTGAACATAGTGATCTATAGTTTCGCCACTTATAGATTTTCTAATGACTTCTTCTACAACCTGAACAGGTATAGACATAAAATTAGACTCTGGTATCAAATACAAAATTGAACCGACTTCATATTGTTTCATTAGATCCCCTTCAAAATAAATCTAAACCGATCTGGCGAAGTGTTCCAAAAGTTTTTTCGTTTAATCAATTTTTTCATATCGTAATCGCTTGGATTTTGCGCTATGAGTTTTTCTACTTTTTCTCGATTTTCATCGCTTATATTTTCTATCTCGCCCCAAAGTACGGTACATTTCTTGATAGATTTCCATAGAACCATTTGAGACTTTCCGCGGGATCCTGGAGATGGATTTCTAAAATCAGAAATATCGAGGCCCTCGAAATAAAGAACTGAAAATTGATCAAACTCGGGACTACATAGCACATAAAGATAATCTAAACTGCCCTTAGATTTAAGAGTGTTGTAATCTGTTTGTAGACTCCAGCCTCCAGATTTTCCTTTAGAAGTAATTTTGCACTCTATTTCTCGGTCAATTTCTGGGACTATAATATCGGGCTGGCCTGTTTTGCCATCTGCATGAGCAAGCGGATATTTTTTCTTAAGTTCTTCTGCAAAAAACTTTTCTTGCGGTCGAGACATCAGAATATTTCTCCGGCCCAAATCCTCGAAAAATTCAAGATTCTGCTCTGCATAAAGATTGCGAATAGCTTCATGAAAATTTGACATTTTTTCCAGAGCTGCACGAGACATTTGTTTTGAAATTGGCTGCACTAAATATCCTCCTATATTAAGGATATTATACTACATTTAGTGAGAATTTTCAAGATTTTGTCTAATATTCTGCGTAACTTTTTTACCCTTTTCTAAAGCGCTTACCAGGGGTTCGAGACCGAGGGCAAGTCTCACATTATCGTACTCGGCGGATTGTAGATTTTCTTTAAGAATTGCCATATCTGCATATTGGTGCAAGTCTAACTCAGTCACTGGTAAATCTTCACCGTTTTGTCCAGGTTCAAATTCGCCAGTTTCTCTTGATTCAAAAATAAATAACATGCGTGGCATGTCTTCTTCAGATGGAACTTGAATAAAAGGAATGTGAGAAGAAAGACCATCGCCGGCTTCTTCGTACATTATTTCTGGTACCCATCTCGAAGGTTGGTCTTGCTTAGACATATAAATCTCCTGTTGTATGTCTATTTTAAACACAAAGAAAAAATGTTAACTTACGATAAACTAAGCAGATATTTTACTTTTAGCGGTAGATATCAGCTTCTTGAGCTCTGGGTCATTTGCGTCGATCTTGACTCCGGGTGTGGCCTCTTTCATTCCATCTATCAAATCTTTTACACTACTATCTATAGATCCCTGAGCCCATTTAACTATATTTTGTATATTTGTTTTTGCTCCTTCTTGTACGCTAGACATAGCTTGGCCGAAAGCTAATTTGCTGATATATTCTTCCATCTCTGAAGTGTTTATTTCTTCATCTTCTTTCAAGCCTTTTTCTTCGCGGAATGTCTTATTGATTTTCTCCATAGCTTCTTCATTTTTAGAAATGTTTATAGCATCATTCTTAAGCGTCTCTGGCAGCTTAGCAATATCACCTAAATCTGCTTCTGGAGCAGCGGTTTTAAATTTTTGCAACCCCGATTCTAATTCTTTTAAATTAGTAGAAGCTGCTAAATCATTTAGAAACTTTATTTGACTCGAAGCTAATTCTGGAATAGCGTTGATGCCATCGCTACCCTCAAAGAAGGAATTGAGCATTTCTTTTTTCAAGCTGCTTATTTTCTTTAAGTCTCCCGTTTCTTCCATGGCTCTCATTATAAGATCGGGTGATATTTCGTTTTCTTCAGCAGCTTCTTCAGGTTTTTCTTCTTGTTCTGCTTCTTGTTCTGATAATAAAGGCCCTGGATTAGTTGCGCCAGCGAGAAGAAAGATTTGCTCTAAGCCTTGAAGAGCTTTAGCAATTGGGCCTTTGTCACCCTGCTTTCTTTTTTCTGCTTCATAAGCTCCCTCTTCGGGTAAAAAGTCGCCAAATCCAGCGCCCTTCAAATAATCTACGGTTCCTTTCGCAAAATCAGCTCCGTGATTCGCAACTAAAAAAGCGGCAGGATTCATAATAAAAGCAGCGGCAGCGAAATCGTTACTTATCGGCATTGTTTTTAAAATAGCATCAGTTTTTGCGTTGATCGCTTTGACTCTGTCTCTATTTTTTGCTAGAATTTCTTTTGCTTTTTTATCATTAAGAGTAAAAAATATTTGAAAAGAAGTCTTAACATTTGCTAAAGTTTTTTGACTTTCGTTTTTTATTACTTTAAGAACATTTATCCACGGTCCGATAAAGGCGTCAAAAAACTCACCCCTGTCATAATAGATCATCTCTTCGTTGATTAATTTTTTCTGAGATTTTATTTCTTGGCGAATAAATCTTCTGAGCGTTTGTTCATTCATTTTTTTTGAAACCTTTTTTCCTTATTAACTATTCAAAAGGGTACCCTTGTGTCCAACATTACTTCCAATTATATTAATGATTATAAAAAAATTTAGGATATGGGTTCTTTGACCTCTTTTTTTGAATAACTATTTATAGAGGTCCCCGCAATGTCTAAACTAGTCAAAAGGCTTATAATCTTTTCATTCTTCACTTTTGCTATCTTGGTTGGAGTCACAGCGAAAGACAAAAATTTAATAATTGACAGCACCCCGGAAGCGCCGCAAACAGAAGCTGCCGATAGCCCTATGCTGATTCAAGAGCAAGCTTCATTGCGATCTTTAGATTTTCACCATAGGCTTAGCAGAGATTCTGCAGTTAAAGTACATAAATTAGCACAGCTCCCGACTCAAGATCGCGCACACACCATGGGACATGGATCCGGAACATATTTTAAATTTCAAGGATCTTACTATATTCTTACTGCCAAACATGTTGTAGATAACGAAGCTGTTCTTTTAATAAGCAGTGAAAACTCTTTTTCTACAATTGCTCACACGGTTTATGTTTCTGAGAATTATGATATTGCGGTTCTTTCAGTTCCCAGAATGAGAAATCTTACTCCAGTATCTTTAGATTTTAAAGACGTAGAAGATTGGCTTGTAGGGAGCGAAGTAGTATATACTGGTTACCCCAGCTCATACAATCTCCTTACTTCTACTGGAATCGTTAGCGGAACCGCAACAAACTACAACAACTCAATTTTAGTACAAGGGTTTGTCTGGCCAGGTTCAAGCGGCGCAGGAGTTTTCGACTCTAGCGGAAACTTAACGGGTTTAGTTTGGGCTCTGGGAGTAGAGAGCTTTGCTGGCCGGCCGCAAGCTCTGGAAACTTTAGTTTATATTTGCCCTTTAACTAGAAGCGAAGTAAGAAGAATAAAAGACACACTTAGAAGCTTATGAAAACAATTTTTCAAATTGCAGCTTATTTATTTTTTATCTTTTCAGTAGGATGCTCTCCCGATTATCAAGTTACTGATAACCACGAAGTAAGAGTAGTTGTTGACTCTTATATTCAACCAGTACAGCTAGAAGAGCTAGATGTCTTAGTCGTACTAGATACCTCGGGTTCTATGAGCGACAATTATGACGATGTTGCAGACGGAATGGATATATTGAGAGCAGATATTGAATCTCTCACTCTTGACTATCGATTTGGGTATATTACCATGGACCCAAGCAACCTATCTTATACAGGCCCGTATGATGCATCGTCTTCAGCGATTGACATGCTCATGGCGCCTGGCCTTCTTCCAATGACAATGCCAGAAGAAGGTTTTGCTTCTACTTATACTTTTTTTTCGAACATAGATTTATACGACTTCAGGCGTCAAGAGGCGGACTTTCTGTTATTTTTGATTTCTGATGAAGATGAACAAAGCGCTATCACCTCTGATTTATTCTACGATTGGATGCATGACGAATTTCAAGATGTAAGACATGATGTAGTCTGTGTTGTAAATCCAGACGATGGAACTGGGAATGGTTGGGCTCAAGAAATAGGATTCAAATATATTGAGCTAGCTAACCTATATGGAAAAGATACTGTAGACTTGCAAACCGACGATTGGTCGGTTTGGCTATCGGAATCTTCTTATCTCACCCAACAACAAAACTCTATCCAGTTGAGCGAACCGGAACCTATTTTAGAATCAATTATCGTCTATGTTGACAGATTCCCAATTTATGAATGGACTTACACAGAAGAAACAAATACGGTAAAACTTGACACTACTCCAGACTATGGATCTCTCGTGGAGGTGGGATATAATGTATACGTGGACTAAATTCTTTTTTTCTTCTTTATTTTTGCTTTCAATTAGCTGTACTAGTGACTATAAAATATCTCCAGACGTTGAACCTGCAGAGCCTGGAATTACGGCACCTGAAATTGAAGTAGACCCCACGCATCACAGCTATGGAGCGCTAAGCGCAGGGAGTGAAACTCAAGATGTTATTATCAATATTGACAATGTCGGCAATGGTGATCTCAACATTTCTAACATATATCTTCATAGTGGAAATTCTAATTTCGCGTTGACATCTATGCCGACTGGCATTGTGGAGCCATTGAACTCTGTAGCTCTGATAGTTTCTTACTCTCCCGGGACATATGAGACTAACTACGAAACAATTAGCATTGTTTCTAACGATGAAGATGAGCCTATTGTTAATGTTACTCTCGATGGATCTGGAGATGCACCAGTTATTACAGTTTCTCCAGACTACCACGATTTCGGAAAAATTTATCTTGGATGTGATGATACAATTCCAGTAGAAATAGGAAATATCGGAAACTCAAATCTTATAATTTCAGATATTGAGTTTTTTGCCAGCTTGCCCGTAGATTTTTCTATACAAGAATATGAATCTTCATGGGGAGCACTACCTATCACTGTTTCTCCTGGAGACACAATAGAGCTTAATGTAGATTATATCCCTGTAGATACTTTAGACGACGCTTCATATATAGAAATCTCGTCTAACGATCCAGCTACACCAACGGCTTTTGCAGATCAAGACGGACTCGGAGAAGTCGAGGCTTGGGTAACAGATTCTTTTACACAAGATGGAACTGTAGACGTAGATATTCTTTTTGTTATTGACAACTCCGGATCCATGGGAGGAAATCAAACAAATCTCCAGAACAACTTTGACACATTTATGAATGCTTTCTCCGCAGCGGGGGTTTCTTATCAAATAGCGCTTATCACTACTGATAGTCCTGATTTCGTAGGCGATATTATTACTAATTCGACACCTGACCCTGTAACAGAATTCAACGATCAAATCGACTATATTGGAACAAGGGGAAGCGCACTTGAAGCTGGATTATGGGCAGCGTATGAATCTACCAATGGTGGAGATGCTTCTCCAACTTCTTCAACTGGATTTTTTCGAACAGATGCAAGATTAGTCGTGGTATATGTTTCTGATGAAGCTGATGGATCCCAATCATATCGTGATCCTACGAAGTCACCATCCGATTATTCTTCTAATCTTTCCACTTTAAAAAGCTCTTCAGACCTCGTTGTTGCTCACGCAATTGCTGGAGATTATCCTTCTGGATGTTCCACTAATGGAGGGGCGCAGTTTGGCGATGGTTATTATGACGTAGTAAACGATTTAGGTGGAACTTTCATGTCAATATGCGCTTCGGATTGGAGCAGCACAATGGATACATTGGCTAGAGAATCACTCGCTCAACTAGCGTTTGCACTATCTGATACACCAATTGAAGACACTATAGAGGTGACTGTTGATGGAGTAGTTTCATCTGATTGGTCTTATGAAGCTTCTTCTAATACGATTATTTTCTCAATATCACCTGCCGATGGAAGCTCTATAAACATTAATTATGCTATTTGGTCTTGCCAATAAAAAAAACAAAGAGGACATTATGAAAAAAATACTTTCTGCAATTATTTTAGCAACTTGCCTGATCGGATGTAATGGGTGCGGACCCACTCCAGTTATTATCGATGACGGTGAACAAGACCCATACCCATTTGCAACTTGGGATTCTTGTGATGCTGAAGTGGGGAGTCATCCTTGCAATTTTTCTCTAAAAGATCAAAACGGAAACGAAGTTAATTTGTATGATTTTTATGGAGAGCCAATCGTATTAGATTTTTCTGCTATGTGGTGTGGCCCTTGTCAATCTGCAGCTGGTGGAATAGATGAAACAGTAGCTGCTTTTCCAGAAATAAATTACATAACTGTATTAATAGAAAATAGTTTTGGAGAAGATCCAACAACAAACAATTTGACTTGGTGGGCAGAAACTTTTAATATATCAGAACCAGTATTAGCTGGTAACAGAAGTTTACTTAAGCCCTCAGATCCCCACGGGTGGCCTCTTGAAAGTTGGCCAACCTTTTTCTACATTAACGAAGACATGGAACTAGTGTACACCCACAGAGGCTATTCTCAATACACCGTAGATCAAAACGTAGAAGCTCTATTATCCGACTGACAGATTCTCTAAAATAGAATATTGCTTTTCTGCTGAGTTTCCATCAAGAGCAGGAATTTTTCCTCGGCCGTAGCGAGTGGTTCCGACTATTTGATTGATTGCAGCGAAGTGGCCTGTCAGTTTGTATTTTTGTCCGGATTGTTCGAAAACAACACCCTCAATTGCAAAGCCTTGAAATGTCGAATTTTCCAAAGAATAATTTTCAAGCTCTATTTTTCTTACATGTTTTTCTACGATCTCCATTCTTTGTGCTTGATATCCATCATCAATGCTTTCGCAAACAGTGCGCGCTGAAATGTATTCAAGTTTGATTCTATCGCATTCTCCAGAAGGATTATCTACAAGTACCGAAGATACTCCATCCAGCATATAAGATCCAAGGGTTGATATTGCGGTTTCAATAGGAAGGATTGCTTCAGCTATTACTTTGCCTCTTACGTTAGCTCTTCCAACAGAAGAAACTAGTTTTGCTACTGAGGGATTTAAACCTTTTTTAATCTCTACTAGTTTTGGAGAGTCATATCCAACAATGAGATTAGCAAGATCTTTAGCTCGTCTTTCTGAAATATTCATCTGGCTTGTAACTCCAGCGTAAATAGAGCGATAAGCAAACTCTCGAAGAGTATCTTCGTTATTAACTTGCGTCGCTGATTGACAGTGAGAAATAGCCTGCAGCACGCTATCATAGATTTCTGTGCCAGCAACCGGATTGAGCTCTATCTTTTGAGGCCCAACAACGTCGAATTCTTCTCCATCAAAAGAGACTGCTGCTGGCATTGATTCTATGAGTCGCTTAAATTGATTTTGGACGCTTTCACTAACGTTTAACTTTTTGCCAGAAGAATCAAAAGAAGCGACTTCGTGAAGAGTAATTGCGGGGCGAGAATAATTAAGTAATTGAGGCCTCTTTGTGTCGATGACGTCACAATTAACCCAATTTCTTCGTGTGAATCCAAGAGGCCACCAAACATCGGTGAGCATCTCGCAAATTGCCGTAGCACCCCGCACAAATGTTGACTGGGCTGGGTGACCTTCAAAGAAATCTCTAAGCTCTCTCAAATTGAGACCGCCGCCCATTTTATGCGTATCGTTTCTTGCGAATCGTGGAATTCCACGAGAGTCAACGCAAAAGTGCAAGTTAACTCCGTCAAACTTCTCGACAACCTCCAGTGTTCCCAGACTTGCCTCAGAAAGAATTCCTTTTAGTTCTCCAAATGTCATATCAAGGTTTTCCCAAGTATGACTCAGATGTTTACCTACACCACCCATAGACGTTACTCCTTATTATAGATATATTATACCATAAAAAAGGGAGTTTTTTACAGATTATCCTCAAAATTATGCGTAAGTTTTTGAGCTTGTCTGTTCTTTTTTCTTAAAAAAGCTAACACGCCATTTAAATGAGCGCGATCTGCAGACCCCTTAGGTATTTGATCTCTTAGCGTAGAAGTATCTTCTATTCTACCAGTAATATCATCAACGCACTCTGGGCAGCCAAACGGAACTACAGAGCCATCCACCCTTCTCCAAGAATCTTCTTGGGCAATCATTTCTTTTATTAGTTTTCTAAGAGTTTTCATTATTTTATCTACTATATAAGAGGCGGACGACCGGCTAGCTAACTATCCTGCTTGGGGTTGATAGCGACTTAAGTCGCTGGGAGAAGCACCAGAAAGTAGCGAAATGTAGCTTAACCTATGGTCGACCTGAGATAGGAACGGCCGCCCGCCAAAAAGACTATTTTTTATTTTTTGAGAATACATTTTTAACCCATTGTTTATTAGCACTTTCTCCGACAATAATAGGAGCGTCTGGTTGGCTATTGCCGACAGCAAGCCCAGCATCTGGAGATGATTTAGCGCTAGATTTTTTTTGTAAAGGTTTGTCTTTCATTGAGACGTTATATGGCGGAGACGAAGGTGCAACAGCATCTTGTCCAGGTATATCACCAGCTATAACTTGGGCGAGCCCGTCTAAAAATCCCTTAAGAGCTACTTTTTCTGCGGGATCTAATTTATCAAAATAAATTTGGAATCTCTCTTGAACGCCCGCATCTTTTAAAGAGTTTCCAGATCTTATCACGTTTATAGATTTAATGATAGATTCTGGCTCTAAAACGTCAGGCAGCTTTTCAGGAACGACGATTTCAGGTTTTTCTTCTGAAGAAGCTTTTTCAGTAGATGTAGATTTTACTACTACTTTTTCTTCTTCTTCTTCTTCATCGGTAGATTGAGCTTCTTTTTTAGCTCTAAGATTGAGGTCATCTATTTCAGAAGATGTTTTATGTTGTGTTGTTTGTTCTTTTTCTTCTAGCAGCTGAGTGTATAATTCTTTAATAGCTTGCGTTACTGAAGATTTTGTTATTTCGTCTAATTGAGAAAAATTCATTATTTTCTCCATTTAATACGATTTTGCCATAGTTCTCTAGTGAGAATATTCAGCTTTCTAATAGGATGGTCTTTTTGACCTTCTTGATGTTGAAGCCTTTTCTTTTTAGCTTCGTTCTCTCTTTTTTCTATATCTTTCACGAATTTAGAAAAATCGAATTCATCAGCCATGATGACCCTCCAATTGGTAATTATATATCTCTAACGACATTATACATTTAGAGCTTAGAGATAAATCATAAGAAACTTCAAGCAGTTTACCAGTTATGATTTTTTCTTCTTCGTCTAACGTAATAGAAACGCGGTGCTGAAAGAGAGAATTTGGAAAATTAGAATCTATAAATTTAAATTTAGGCTCATTAGATTCTAGCTCTATAGAAATTTTTGCTTTATCTTTTTGAAAATTTATCTGCAAACAAAAACCAGAATACAAAGCGTCGTTAATTTTTAAACTGCATCTTTGTAGTAGGGGCTCTTTTTTTGTCGGAAGCCTCTCTAGAAGAGACTCGCTTATTATCAAGTTGTCTGGATTCGAAAGGACTCTAGACAACTCTGGATCAGTATCTTGGGGCATAGTCATTAACGTCTCTGTATATATTGTCAGCCATTTTTGACCATTCCAAATCTATTTCAGTGACATCGTCTAGATCATGTGTATATACTTCTACGGTGACCTTTGGATAATCTACAATAAATTTACCATGATGAGAAACAGACTCTTGATAGTCTAGCATTTCTAGTAAAAAAGCTTTAAGAATTTGCGAATTTTCAAATTCATATGTTTTATTCAAGCGGTTTGGACTAGCCACAACTTCCCAATCGTCTCTTTGCGTTGGCTGCACCGGAACTGAACAAAACATGCCCATGCTCTCATTCAAAGAAGACCTTGGAGAATCTTCAGTTTCAAAATACTCTTTTAAGACATCTTGAAGGTTCATTAAGCTAGCCCTAAATCTTGAAGGACCTCAAATTGTTCTGGATCTTCTCTTTCTAAAGTATCCGCAAGTTCTCCCCTAGCTTTAATTTCACTAGAAGATTCTTTCGAAGCTTTGTCTATGAGTTTTGAAAATTGTTTATCTGGCATTTCTTTAACGTGCTGTACAACCGCAGGCAAAAGAGTTTGAGTTATGTCAGGATTCTTTTTAACTAAATCTTTCACCACTTTTTTAAGAACATAACTCACAAATGACTGCTCAGATCCTTGTGGCTCTTCTCCGGTAGCGTGCTCGCGATAGAAATAACGAATATAATCCATTGCATCTCTTAAATCTTCTGAGGGTACGCTAAAAAGTGGGGCGAGAAAATTCTGCATTAATCTATCGCTAGATACGTTTACTCCTGATGGACCAGCTTTCCCGTAGTATTTTGCTATGTGTTTGCCCTTTATAGTATCTTTATTAGAGCCTCCAGCGGGTTGTGGATCTTCGTCTTCTAGTTCCCATTCCTCTGGCTCATCTTCATCATAATGTTTACCCAGTTTAAACTGAGACCAATCAGAAGGTCCTCGACCTTGTTCTTTTAGCAAACCTTTTAAATATCTTCTTAAGTTTTTAGTTTCGTCCATTTTTTCAACTGCCTGCGAAGCTTCTTCCGCCTCTTCTTCTTCTTTTTTAGTAGTTACTGTTTCTGGATTGTTTTCATTTTCAATTGCAACTTCTAAATCTTTTTTTATCTTCTCGTAGAAAAAAGCGACTTGATCTCTCGGAACTTGCTGCGCAAGGGTGCTAGCAGATCTAGAAAGCTCTTCTACGCCATCAGGAATATAATCGGGATCTTCAACTGGCGGACGCTCTACTGTAAGCTGAGTTGCCATTTGATCCAAAGCTTGTATGGGCAAGCTTGGTGGTACTGTGGTATCTTCAAAATCTTTTTGATCCATTGGATGAGACATATATTCGGAACCGTACTTTTGCCATACGTCTTCGAACAGAATGCTGTCTATCGTTTTTAATAAGTTGGATCTTTTACTCTTGGGCATAATGACTCCGTGAACATAACTAAGTATGTAGATGAAAGCTAATTTACAATATTTGAATATGCGTAAGAAGTACCCAAAGTTAAGCCAACTCCCAGCACTGCCCCAATTATAAAATAAAGCGTTTGGTTTGCTGGCTTTTGCTTAGTTAATTCCTGGTTTAGAAAATCAATTTGATTCTGTCGAATATCTAATCTAGCCGTACATAAATCATTGCAACTTGTTAGCGAAGATTGAAGTACTTCTAATTCAAAAGTATGGCGAGCAGTTAAACTATCAGTTGCCTCTGATATTCTAAGGTCGCAAGCTGCATTTGCGTGCTCCAACTCTATTATTACTCTAGCGCTAGCTTCTGGATTAAACAGCGTACCACTAAATGGTGCGGGATCTCCTTCATTGACGTTAGCGATTAGCTCTTCAGCGTGAGCAGAAACAGGAATGAAAATAAGCTGAAGGCTTATTATTCCCGCAAATATTTTTTTCATAATCATATGAAAATATTAAACTTCTAGCTACTTAAGTAAACCCGCGAGGCGTTGCCACCTTTCAAGAAGAACATCGTCTTGAGTCTTTTGACTTCTGGCATTTTCTCCTTTAAGCGTGATTTTCTCAGTTGGATTTGTTCCTTTTCCAAATAAATCACCAGCCCACGGGACTTTTCCATGCTTAGAAGCACCTCTTACGTTGGGTGGTGCTAAAGTAGTAAGGTAGCTGTCTAAATCTCCACTTGAAACTCCGCTGAAGCCCATTTTGTTAAAAGCAGCAATTATCTTTTCTTTTTCTTCAGCTTCTAAATCTTCGGGAATTCCGCCACCGGCTGCTTCAACTTCTTCATCAGGAATTTTAGCTTGCTTAACTGCGTATTTTTCCATCCCCTTCAATGATTTTGCGCCTGTCGCTGATCCCTCAGATTCCTGATCACAGCCCTCGATATCTAAGTGGCCCTTGCCGGATCCAAGAGGTTCGCAAATAGCATTACCTATTGGGCGCCCATTAACTTCAACTCCCTCAGGATCAAATGGGTCTGGCGGGTGGTATAAGTGAATTTGATCAAATCCAGCGCCTTCCATTGCTTCGAGAGCAGCTCCTTTATTTACAAGGTTTCCATCAGCTCCGATCTCTGGACCCGCTTTAAAGATACGGTCAACTTCTTTTTGAGCAACTCGGCGGCCGCCAGTAGATGCTCTATGAAGATTGGCTATCCTTGTTCTTTCAGCTGGTTGATGAATATATACACCGATTATTTTAAGAGCGTCAAATTCTGGATCTTCTTTCATTTTTCCAAGAGCTGCAATTCTAGCTGTATCAGCTGTAGACTCTCCAGCTTGATCCGCTAAATAGACTGTGGCATAGGGAGTAGATCCGATTTCTTCAGTGCTTAACATTCCCTGAAGTTCCGATTTTACATCTTTCATGTATCTGCCAGCGGCGGCTGCTCGAATGCCAAGTGTGGGTGAATCGTCACTTGGGCCCATCATTTTATTAACGTCGTCAGATAAACCCTCAACAGGCTTAGAAAAACCTCTAGCTTGTGTAAAGAATGCCTGGGTTTGAGGGAAATTTGCAAATTCTTCTGCGCCTCCAGACTTTTCAAGTTTATCGAAAGCTGATTTGCTTAAAATATCAGCAACTGAAAACTTTTTGCCAGATTCATTTACATGAAAATATTCTTGAACTACGTCGTCAAAATTTTCTCCGGCAGAGACTCTCTTAGAAATTTCTCCATACACTGCAGGTGCCATTTGCTTTGTAGTTATATTTACCATGGCGGCATCTTCTTCTTGGAAATGCTTGTTTCCTTCGTCTCCAATGTCTTCTAGCCATTTCTCAAAATCTTTCTCGCCAGAAGCTCCTATGAAAGTACCTATATCTTTTTTCGCAGCTCCCTTTCCGGCCGCTGGTGGTCCATAAAGAACAACAAGAGTAATAGGCTTTCCACCAGCAGACTGAACTTGTTTCGCTAATTCTTCTTGTTCTATTAAAATAGCTTCTCTGAGTATTAGCTTAGCAACATCTCTTGCGCGGACTTTTTTAGGGTTAGATTTCTTTTTATTAAAACCGTAAACGTCTTTTAAAGAATAGGACATTTAATTTTGCTCCATTAGTTCATTTATTATATATGCTTACGCCTGTTAAACTTTTAATCTTCTCAGTAAGAACCTTGGGGTCATCTGCGTATTCTTCTAAAAGTTTATCTATTGCTTCTGTTTTTTCTTTCTCTAATGAGCTTCTTTCTTCTTCATATTTTTCTTTAATCTCTTCAACAGTAGAAAAATAATTTTTACGAGCTTCATCTCGCTTCTCTAGCTCTTTTTGTTTAGATTCTTCTATTAGATCTAATTCTTTTTCGTAATCTTCTCGAGTTCTATCTAAAACTTTTTTGAGATCGACTCGCTTCCTAGAGATAATCATTATCAATATAGGGATAGCCATACCCACAAAAAGCTTCCAGTTTTTCTTACACCAAGCCAAAGCTTTTTTAAGCCATGCTTGAAATGATATCCACCAAAGCGCTGTAGCCATTGTACTAATTATCGCCATGTTTCCAAGCTAAAGCAGCATCGATCACTGATTGTCCCCCAATGTAGACTATTGCGATCATGCCCCATGTGTCTGAATCTAATCCAGACCAAGTAAGAAGTCCAGTAGCCGTAAGAAAAACTAAAAACTTCCTAGAAATTAACTTATTAACTAATTTATCCATAAGTGGTGTCTTCATAAACCACCTCCTACTTTTAAATATTAGTTTTCGTAGTCTTCATCATCAGTTTTTGTCATTGTAAAAGACAAAGCTGATATTTTTTTCTGCTCAGATCCAAAAACAGTCGTATAAAGCACTGCTAAGTCGTCAGCCACTCCTTGAGTTGCACCTAAAACTAGAGTTAAGCTCATTTGAAGTTCTGTTAACGAAATTTTTATCTTATCTAAATCTTCTTTTACTTCGTTTAATTCTTTGTTGAGAGAATCAACTTCTTTAGAAAGCCTAACTACGTTTTCGCGAGCCTTATTATCTCTAAACAAAAAATCAAACATTTAATCTTCTCCAAAAGTATTGTTGGCTTTAATTTCCTCAAATATAGTCTCAGAATCTGAGCTTATAATTTGCTTTGTGCCTACTCTATATTTCTTATTATATTCAAGATTGTCTAAAAGATTATTTAAGTAAGAATCTCCGTCAACAATCGAACATGCTAAATGTTCAAAAACTTCTTGCATCGAAAGACCTCTTTCAAAAAGAGACATTCTAAACTCAGCATGAGTACCAGTGGTTAAATTAACATGCACAGATTTTCTAGTTTGAAATGGGCTAGTCACGCTGCTCCGCCCTCTCCACCAGTTGCGCCCACAGAAAGAGGGGGCTGTACTTCTTCTCCGGGAGAAGAAACTTTACCGTCTACAGGTTTTGCTAACTCTATCCCGTAGCGAGTTTGAAGTATTTCATCGAAAGCAGCAGCAGTTTCTTCAGTATACTTCACCGCCAACAGCTCTCTAGCTTTATTGTAAAGAATCGACTCCATGTCTAACAAAACATCATAATTTCCAATAAGCCTAGCAACATCAGATGCAAATAAATCTAAATCTATATCAGCTTCTGTAGTAACTTCTTCTTCATCTTGCTCAAGCAAAATATTAGAAAGAGATTTTTTCCACCATTTAGACTCTGCGGTAACTTCAGAATCAACAACATTAATTTGTGCACTCTTTAGAGCATCCATTTCGAAATCTGAAAGAATTGAATCTATCTGAGCTTCGAACGGCTTGTTTAATCGGACTTCGTCTCCAGCTTCGATTTCTACTTCTTCTTCTTCTTCCTCTTCTGGAGCTGCTTCTTCTTCAGCTTCAGTATCGCCTTCTTCGTCTGCCGCTTCATCATCTGCGTTCTCGTCATCGCCAAATAAATCATCTTGCTCAGTCAAAAGAGTGTCAGAATAAAATTTTCTGAAATATTCTTTTAGGTCGTCTCTTTTCATTTAAGCACCTTGCTGATTTTATCAGATTTTTTGAATCTAGATTCTACTACGTCCCACTTAAATTCTTGCATCATCGCATAAACATAGGCTTTCTTATCCCCCAGATAATCCCTCACGTAAGACTCTGGGTGCATGCTTAATACTATAAGGGGATAACAATTGAGTGGTACACTAATATCGTTAGAATCAATGCAGACATTCATGTACCGATTTAAAAACCCGTTATAAACTGTCACTACCCAGCCCGAGCGAGATGATAGGGCGCAACCGATGAAATCTTTTTGCCACTCATCAAAAGTCCCAAAGTCTCTCTCTAAGCGCATAAATGTCAAAGAATCTACCATTATTTTAGATTGAGGGTCCGATATATTTTCAAAGTGCATTCCGAACAAAAACGCACCATTCATGTTGTAAACTTCGTCTATTTTTAAAGATCTGAACTTTGAAGAATCTGAATTAGCGTTGTCTTCTGCGGCAGTATCTAGTGAAGCAGCAACGTGATTAAGAGTTTCAACATAACCATTCATCATCTCTTGCTGAACTTTCTTAGTTTTCGAACTCAATAATTCAGTGTTCAATTCAAACTGCTTCGCTTGAGTCACATAAGCTTCAGAGAGCTCTCTATTTTCTAATCCCAAATCAGAAATAATTTGATTTTTTATATCTCTTTCTAAATTGCTCATTTGACTTCGTACTCCTTTTCAAATTCTGCCTGGTCTACTATAAAAACTACCTCTTCTTCTTCGGCAGCGTCGTCTTCGTTTAGATCAAGCTGTTGGTTTGGCGGAGAGCCCAATAGCGCTTCGGAGCCAGCCGGCTCAAACCTGGGCTCTGAAGGTTCTCTTAAAACTACACTAATTGCGCCGGCGTCATCAACTACATCGTCTACCGTATATTCGTAACCAGAATCTTTATGGCGAACTTTTAAGTCTTTAGCAATAATAATATTTCCTTGATCGTCTACAACATCTACCTCTGATATCGCTTCAAGAAGCCGCTGTTTATATCTTGCGTGCAAGAGACGATTAGCTAATTTATCAATTTTCATGATCTAAACCCGCTAAATGATTCCACCTATCCATAATTTTAGATGATTCACTTATCATAGAATCGTAATCAGTCAAATATTTTCTGTTTAAATAAGAATAAACTGATTTTTGAACCTTGTTTTTAGTAAGTGGTATTCCAGATTCGTTAGTGGAAATCATTAAATTGGCCATGAGGTCAGCAATAGTGTCTGACATATTTTCAAAAGTTCCCTTCTTAAAACGTTTAGATTTAATAAGGGTTTCACCGTGCGTACCAACCCACTTATCTATTGAGCCTTTCACGGCTTTTTGTAAAGCCCCGGCGACGTCCTCTACGGCAGATTGAATCCCTGTTTTAAGCTCTTCGTCTCTTTTTCCTCTTTTGAGAGTTTGTTGAGATGATGGCGAAAGACCACTAACCCACCCATCAACTGCGTCCATGGCAGCTTTTAAGGGGGATTGGGCTTGGTTTTCTTCAGCGGAAACAGCCGCATCTAGAGCGGCTTCGTTTTCCGCTTGTTCTTGGTCTGGGTTTTCTGGAGCATCTGGCTCTTCAGTATCTTCTCCAGGGGTTTCTTCAGCGTCTTCTCCCGGGGTTTCTGTAGTTTCTTCTCCCGGGGTTTCTGTAGTTTCTTCTTCTGCTTTTTGATTTACATCGGTAATAGCATCTTCGTTTGGCGCAGGAGGCTCTAATTTCTGCGTGCCAGAAGCCAAAGCTTTCAGCTCTTTAAACGGTAATTCTAAAAGTTCAGTAGCAAACTCTTCAGCTGGAAATTCTCCAACCTCTTCAGCGCCAGGAATATCTGCCGCTTTTTTCTTAAAAAAGCCGGCCATCTTTGCGAATACGCCTTTTTTGCCAGCTCCCTTAAACGCTTTTTTAACAGCGTCTTTTAATTGATCTGAAGTAATTCCCACATCCGCTGGAATTTCCGAAAGTTTCGTGTCGTCTTCTAGCTTACCATCAAGATTTCTGTGTATTAAGGCGATAGCATTTTTAAAAGTTTCTAACGATTGATTTGACTGTGCTTCAATTTCTAACACTCCCTGAAGAGCTCTGCCGACGTCGACTTTGCCGCCAAGCATGCTTGAAAGCATGCCCTTAAGTCCTTCCGGGTTAGACAAATCTATTTTAGAAGCTAACTGCTCAGCCTTGTCAAGGTTTGAAGCATGCCCAGACAAATAAGGTCCTAAAGATTTAGGAAACTTATCAGCTAGAGATGATTTCGCTTGGTTTACTACCTTTTTACTATTAGCAATAGACGTTCTAAGTTTTTGAACGTCGTCATTTTCTAATTGTTCTATCATTAGAAAAGAAACGCTGGATTCTTGAAGCATTAAATCTTCTAAATTTCCGAAAGCTCCACACTTCGCAAAAAGCTCGAATCTCTCTTTCATAGTTAATCGTGACATTACGGTCCTCGTTAATTACAATTCATTACTACATATTAAGTTCTGAATCAAACGTGTCTTACAGATATGCCACATTCTTTTAAAAGTTCTATCCCCGATAGGTCCCTATAAGATTCAGCATAAACTACTTCATTAATTCCGCTATTAATTATAGCCTTTGCGCACATTCTACAAGGAGAAAGAGTTAGATAAAGCTTTTTCTTTTTAGGGTTGTTGTAATCCATTTTAAGTAATGCATTAATTTCAGCATGAAGCATGCCAGATTCCCCAGGGGTTTCTGATTCTACTTCATTGGGACCTCCAGCGTAATTTCCGTTATATCCAACAGCTAAAACTTGGCTGTTGTCTTCAGTAATAATAACAGCGCCCACTTGAAATCTTGGGTCGTAAGATCTCTCAGCGATTGAGCTTGCGAAATCCATCCATATTTTATCCCACGACGGTCTCAAGAAGTCTCCGTTTTCTTTACAGTTTTAGCTGAAGATTTAGTAGATTTTTTTCTAGTTGTTTTCGGCTTATCAAATAAATCTTCAACATGCTTACTTTTGGAAAGCTGAAATCCAGCTGCTTTTTTGTGGCCGCCGCCACCGAACTTTTTAGAAATTTCAGAAACGTCCACAGTTTCATGAAAAGCTCTTAGAGAAACTTTAGTGTGCTGCGCAACGTGATCCCAATACCAGATCATCGCAAAATCGCAGTCTGGAGAAAGACGAGCTCCAATCTCTGACATCCAGTGAGACGCATTGACGACTAGTACATCCTTACCTTCAAACTTTCTCGGCTCAGCTTTTTCACAAACTTTCTTTACAACAGTTTTTGAATACGCCAAAATGTAAGAACCTCGTTTTACAGCGTCATCGAATACAGAATCGTCTTCAAATTTTTCAAATTCCTCGAATTCAAATGGAACCATATCAAATGCTGCACTAAATTCTTTTGAATATGGGAGTTCCCACTTCCAAAGATCGCGATCTTCAATATAAGTCAAAAACTTAGGAGATTCTTTTCCCGGGTGAAAAAAGTTCCAAGAAAGAACTGTTCCAGAATGAGCCATATCAAAAATAGCATTACTGATATCGTGCAATTCTACGACTGCTGACTTATGATGATCGATGATGATCAGCCCTTCCGCGTCTTCTATCATTCGTTTAGTTGTAGCATTGTCATAAGAAAAATCTAAAATAGCAACAACTTTTCCTTTTACGTCTGGCGGTGGTTTACCATGTTTACATGCATGATATTCAGCTCTATTTCCAAGTAGTTTCCAAGCTGCGTATGCAGCTCCGAATCCGTCAGTGCAGTCTGCGTGATATATCACTACATTGACTGAAGATGGGTCAGTTACTGTCATTTAAAGCTCCTTATCTGCTTTATCTGCTCTCCCGAAATCATCCTCCAGCATGACTGTGTCGCCTGGACCTCGAGAGCCTATTTCAATAACTTCAGAATCTTCTAAAGCTTCAATCCTGTAAGGGCAATGGCTCTGCACTATTACCATTTCTCCAGGCGCAAGAATAGATTGAACATATGGATGTGTTTCTGGATGCGTTATAGTTTTTTCATCTCCGTGAGTTACTAAAATCTTCCCCTTGTAAAGAAAAAGAACTTCGTCTTTTAACTTATAGTATTTTAAGCTTGTTCTCATGCCCTTGTTAATGCTGAGGCATTTTCCATTTACTCCGGCAGTTGCAGCCCATCGGATCTCAGATCCCCATGGGGTAACAGCAAGAGAAGATCTAGACTTCCAAGATGATTTGTGGTGTTTGTCTGACAATGTTAAAATATCCTTCAATAAAATTATAACTAGAATTAACTAGAATTTCATAATTATCCCAAATAAAAATGCTCTAAACACTTAGGCTGATACATCTCTGATCCCCCTACCTCGATTGCGTGATCAGAACGACCGCCAACCTTTTTAGTATAGTGCGCGTCTGCGCCGCACGTAGAGCATACTGCCGGACAAACTTCTACTTTTGTAGCGTACGGAAGCATGGTTTGAAGCTCTTTATATGGAGTAAAATCAGAAGAAAGCTGAAGAGAAGAAACAAGCACTGTGTGGCCTCTTCTAAACAGGTCGACCAAAACTTTTCCAACTCCCTCTAACATAAAAGCTTCATCTACTGCTAAAACGCAAGATTCTTTAAGGTGATAGAAAGGCTCAAATACTGGATGAAGGCTGCTAACTGGAGAGGTGATTCTAGTAGCTGGAATTTTAGTTCCCCAATGGGTTACTATTTCTTCCTTAGAATATCTTTCATCTACTATCGGTTTAAACACATGAATGTCTCTACCTTGATATCGATATCTGTCTATCGCGCTTAAAAGTTTAGTAGTTTTCCCACCAAACATGGGTCCGACAAACATAACAAATTCATTTTTCATCAAATCTCCCACCAGTCAAAAGTTTTTTCTAGACCTTCTTCTAAAGAATATTCAGTTCTGAATCCTAAAAAATTCCTTGCTTCTTTTGTGCATGCCTGAGTGTGTTTTACGTCTCCGGATCTTTCTGGTGCATGACTAATTTCTATGTCGGGAAACTTAGACTTAAAAATATCTAAAATTTGATTATTAGTATAAGAAGCTCCAGTTCCAATATTAATGCATTTTCCACTAAAGTTTTCTTTATGAGTCGCAGCTAAAATATTTGCTCTCGCAACGTCTTCTACAAAAACCATATCTCTAGACTGCGTTCCATCACCATCACTGCGAAGCGGTAAACCATTTTTTACTTTGTCACACCAAGATACGATAGCTGTAGAATATGGAGACCCTCCATATTGATAAGGGCCATAAACATTGAAGTATCGCAAACAAGCTATGTCTAAATCATAAGTTTTAGAATACAGTCGCGCAAACTCTTCGACACAAAGCTTTTGAAGCGCGTATGGACTATTTGGATTTTTTCCGTGAGATTCTGTAGTAGGAAGAGTCCACGGATCACCGTATATTGAACAACTAGAGGAAAACACTATCCTTTTGACGTTTCCAATAGAGTGAGTAAAAAGCTTAATTGTTTTAGTTAGATTTTCGTCTGTTGTTTCAACAGGGTTTTGAACTGAGTATTCTACGCGTGGATTGGCTGCGCAATGAAATATTACATCATATTTTTTTTCCACAATTCTTCTAACGACTTCGTAGCTAGTAAAATCTCCAACCAAAACTAAAATTTGATGTTCTTGCTTTTTGACTTGGTTTTCAAAACTTTCACCAAGCTGAACCGGAACTGATCTTATGCGATAGCCATCTAAAAACTCATAATTCCCATTAGACATATCGTCAACTATCTCAACATCCCATCCTGAATCTACTAATTTTTTAGAGATGCATGATCCAATAAATCCGCAACCTCCAGTTACAAGGGCTCGCATAACGTGGTCTCCTGTTTTAAGTTATTTTGCATTAAAAAACTGTTTTCTGCAATTTGTAAACCACCGTTTAAGTATTCAATAACTTGAGTAGCCATATCTCGGGCTGTACACGTAGGAACGTTCTGCGCTATTACATTCAAGGATTTTCTATCGCTCATTTCAAAGTCATGAGGCAGCCCCATCATATGAAGCAGCTCTCGAATAGACATGCCGCGATCTTCAGTGGGGTGAACTAAATGCGTTAAAGTCCTTCCCACTATAGCGTTAGTTCTAGCATAATAATACCCCGGAGAAGCATCCATAAATCTCCCACCAGATTGAACTTTTTTATAAATAGCTTTCAATCTTCTGTGTTCAGCTGTTTCTTCATTTTTGTTTTTTTCTATCCAGTCTATGCACTCTTTTAAAAGTTCATTTTCAGCAAGGTAAGAAAAAATTGAATGAATAGACCCGGAATCATTAGATTTCACGAATTCTCTGTGGGTTATTTTCAACTTCTGAAGAACGAAAGCGTAAGAATCAAAATTGTCAGAAATTTTTCCCGCAATATTAAACTGATCTTGTAAAGTTGCTGTATCTGGTATCTCTTTGATGTACTCTGCAAAAGGGACAGGAGTTTGATCAAAATAATTTAAAATAGGCGGATTAGTATCTCTCCAAAAAAAATAAAAAGTTCTTACTCTTCGCTGTGGTATTCCATGTTTTTGAGTATCAGTTTTATAAAGAGAAAAGGAATAACCATGTTCTTTGGCCAGGGTTTTAAGCTTGTCACGTACGTACGCACCCGAATTAGTAAAAAGGCCGGGAGCATTTTCTCCCCAGTAAACTCTCGGTTTAAGTTCTCCCATTATCCTTTGAGCGGATTCGTACATCCAGTAATTTTTAGATTCACGCATATCTTTGCTTCTAGAAGTATTAAGCTGACTTAAACCCGCGCATGGACAAACTGAGTTGATAAAATCAATTTGCTGATTTGGGATTTCTCCACCTTCATCTAAAACTATACGAGGTACGTCTTTCCAATAATCGGTTAAATACTTTTCGTTAGCGCCAAAAGCAGAATAACTAAGATGAAATTCTGGCTTATTTTTAGTGGCTTGAGAGCACCCTATAGCGCTACCCCCAATAAGGGGAATGATAGTTCCCCACCTCACGTTTTGCATTACGACCTCCGATAAAATTTTCCATCTTTAACTAGAGCACCCTTTTTAACTAATTCTCTCATTATTACCCAGCTTTCTTTCCAGCTTCCAGACTGTTTATATTGAGTATATCCCTTTTCTTCTATCATTTTTGCCACTGCAGAATGTGAACAAGCTCCTCCAGATTCATCGACAATAGCAAGAATTAAATCTTCTTTGCTTGTAGAAGAAAAATCTAAAGCGGGATTGGTGGTTTGGATGTGTTCTTCAGAAGGCTTATCTTCTGAAATAAGACCCAGTTTTTGCATTAGGGTTTTTGGCGTAAGAATCATTTTGACTTCCTCTTTTGAAATTGGTGCAGCTGCTCTTCTTAAAGCTAATTTTTTATCTTCTCTTAATCTTCGATAAACTCCGAACTGGCAGCAAGATATTTCACAGCCGAAATTAGTAAAATACCCAAGCTCAGAAACTTTTTCCATATAAAATTTAGAATTGTCAGATTTCTTTAAATCGAAGAAATCATTTTGGTGTTCGCGAATAGCGTTTATTAATTTTTTTCCAACTTTTGTGTTTATAGAGTGGCCGCGGTGTTCATAAAACCAATTTATCGCAGACATCGCTCCAACACCCGGAACAACATATTCATCATCTTCATCGATTTTGCCAGGGGTACCCTTGAATATTAAATTTCCAACGGAGGGCATACGAGCAAGATTGCAACTAAAATGATAACCATAATAATTTCCAATCCCTCTAAAAGAATTTAAAAACTTGAAAGACTCTTCCATGTTTGGAGTCTTCTTATAAAAATTTACAAAATCTGGACCGATCTTAGTAAACCAAAAAAGAATATCAGAAGGTCGACATGATCTAACTTTTCTATCTACCAACGGAATTAATTCAAGTTTATCTATTGGAGAACCAACGTCTCTTGCGTAGTTTCGAGCAGCAGTTTGTAGGCTTGTTCTTAGTTCTGTGGTTCCGTATATCTTCTCTTTATTTTTCACAGCTGTTTCCAAATTTACACAAACTTGTTGAAGATACTTAGCGTCTCCTATGAATCGTTTATAATCTACAAAATTCTTTCCTGTTCCGCTAGCAATAAGCTTCAAAGTGTTAGATGGCCCATAAAACTTTACAATCGCTGCGTTGATGAGCTTGTCTTCAAAAGTAGCATGAGGGTTGTAGAAAAGATTTTCATTCAACCAAATAATTTCATCATGAAAGCTACGATTGGGGTGGAAATAAGGGACTGATTTTCCATTTACGATAAAACCATTACCAAATTTAAAAGAAGTACCAGGTAAATGCTGAAAGCTTTCAAAGGTGCACGATTTTGCAAATCTAACTAAATACTCTCTTCGATTAAGCTCTTTTATAAAGTCTATAAAATCTTGCTTTTTATGAGAGGGAATTTCATCAAAAAGCTGCTTATCAGTCATTTTAAGAAGCTCAGAATTACTCATGTAAATCCTCTAAGTGACGTCTATTCTCTTTCGCTACATGTGGATTGTTAACGTGAATTACTTTGGTTGGCATATTCCAGATTTCTTTTTCTGCTAAAATTCTTTCAATTTCGGCTTTTTGAACTTCATCGTCTTCGAAAAAATATCGAATGCTGAGGCCAGCTCGATGCAACAACTTAATAGTTTCGCCTTTGTGCCAACCAGAACCTTCACGAGTTTTTTCATCATAATGACACTGGTTAAAAAATACTGGATTATTAATTCCATTACGACGAAGAAAAGCTAGAGTTTCGGCCTCTTCCTCAAAACTTCGACCGGTAATAATCACATCACCAGGACCAGGGCGGATTCCACAGACACTATCTCCAAGGTGAATCACTCCGTCAATATCAAAACCATTAACAACCATTATTTTCTCCTAAACAACTTTGCGATAAAATGTGTAATCTAAAACCTTTTTCTGTCCGTACATCAAAATAGGGTGCTCTACTTTTTTCCAAGTAGATTCTGGAAAAAAACGAGAAGGATATTCCGAATATGGTTTTCGAGTATTGTGAAATTCAATACCAACAACTTCTACAAAATCTGGTATCTCTTTAATCGAATCTAAAATATCATACTCTTTTCCTTCGATATCAATTTTAAGAATTTCAGGCTTATATTTCTCTAATAGCCCTCCAAAAGAAAGGCCTGGGACTGAAATAGTGGTTCCCGAAGCGTTTCTGCGTCGAACCGTAGAAGAAGAAACAGAATTTCTTTTAGAACTAGCATAATGAAAAACAACGCTATCAGTATCTTCTTCTGAAACTGCTGCATTTATGTTTTCAGCATTTTCAGCATTAATCTCTAGCAGTTGAAAATTATATGGGCACGGCTCTAGAGCAATAACTTGTTTCGCGCCCTTTTGAAGAGCCATCCGAGCAAAACCGCCAATATTGGCACCCAGATCTAGAACAACTTTTCCGCAAGTGTCTATTTCACTATAGTTGTCTCGGCACTCTCTAATAGAATTAAGATCAAAAGTGCCAGGACGATACCAAAAGTTATTACGAGGGTTTAGTTTAATAATGCATTCTTCAAAATTTCCAGCTTCAGGATTAAATAATTTCCCTTTTTGCTCGTGGATTTTCGGCATTTTAATCTACTTCCTTGTTTCCTGCTGGGCAAGATTGATACAACTCTTCCGCACTGTAATTTTGAGTTTGCCTCTTTGTAAATCTAGTAAGCTTTCTCTCTGAAAGAGCGTCGCATTCGTAAAGAGTTTCTGAAAACATTAATTGTTGGGGCGGGGTTTTTTGCGTAAAGGCAGATGGCCCACGCAAAGCTCCAACAATCCCCATTTCTCTCGCAACCTTTAGATATCGAGCCGCGTCGATAACAACTCCACCAGAGTTTGGAGAGTCGATTACGGAAAGTTGCGCGTCTAGAATTACTGGTGCGCCGAGGAAACCTTCCATCTCTACTCTAAAATTGGCAACCTTGTTATCTCCATAAAAACGAATATATTCTGAAGGGCCAGCATGTAAGAATGATTCTTCTGGATCAACTCCCCTGATAACATGCTGAGATCGAATTACATTTTCCTTAGAAACCTTTTTATACTTTAACCTAGATTGATCGACCATATTCAAGAAATCAGTATTTCCACCAACATTACGCTGAATATGAGCATTCACATTTAGTCCTCGGGCGAAAGCTAATTCTTGCAGCATTTGAGATAAAATAGACGCCCCAAACTGAGATTTCATATCGTCCCCAACCAAAGGAATTCCAGCATCAATAAACTTCTGTTCCCAAATTGGATTAGAAGCAATAAAGACTGGAATACAGTTAAGAAGAGAAACTCCCGTCTTTAGACACTGTTCTGCATACCACTCAGTAGCCTTCTGAGAACCCACTGGTAGATAGTTGATTAGAATATCCACCTTTAAGTCTGTTAATATCTGAGCCACATCTACGGGCTCTAAATCAGCTGGTCTAAAAGCTTCATCGTCTGGATAAGATTTCATCAAAGACGGTACCCCATCTAACACTGGGCCCATCTGAACTATTGGACCATCGGGAACATTAGGTTCATATTCTGGAGTACAGTTTGGTTTAGCCCACATAGCTTCTCTAAAACACTTGCCGACTTTTCTTTTGTCTATATCAAACGCAGCTACAACATCGAGGTCAGCTACTGAATATCCTCCGATTCGGCTCTTCATAACGCCGTCGCGCTCTTGGCCTTCGGTGTATCCAGCATAATATGTTAATCCTTGATAGAAAGAATTAGCGCAATTTCCGACACCGACAATTGCAACTCGAATTGATTTATTTTTTGGCATATTTTTCTCCATTTTTAGCTACTATGCAAGCTATTTAATTTATTTTCAAAAAGATCCCACCTATAAGAAACTGGGCTTAAATGAACACTTTTTGGACGCTCCATATATTCAAAATCCAACTCTTTAGAATCATTTAAAAACTCTTCGGGCCAATGGAAAGTATTCCATTTGTTTTCTATACAAATTTTATCCACAGCGTTGTTAAATGTATTGACTAGTTTGGTTCTTTCTTCCCAAGTTCCAAAATATGGAGTCTTCTTATAGTAGCCAGTTTTTGGAAGTTTTCGAGAAATATTTTCAATTGGAAGAACGTGAACAATTTCTATGTTTGGAATGCCTAAAGATTTAAGCTGGTATCCCAATTCTATTCCCATTGCATGGGCTTTTTCAAAAGGGTTTTCTTGTCTCATGAGGTGATGTCGAATATCAATATTACCCATATAAAACGTAAGATGAGTTAAATCTTTAGTCATCATACCCGATTTTTCTTCAATGGTTTGCTTCACTCCATTTCGTAAAGTAGAAAAAAGTGTAAGACCATCGTTTCGACAAACAGAATACCCGGGGGCATAAGTTGAGAAGCAGTGGCTGTCTCCAAAACAAAGTTTTTTCGATCTTTCTACATAGTCGATTCTACGAGTAGACTTGCAGATATCGTCTAACAAGTCTAGCTTAAGGTTTCCAACTCGACTACTAGTAGATTTATTATGAAGTCTTCCTTTGATCGTGTTTCCGATAAGGGGCATTTCATGATTTAAAATAAATGTCGGGCCTTCAAAGTCTTGAACTCTAGAAAATCTTCTAACGACATTATCATCCACTCCAAAAAAGAAATTAATGGCTCCCGAATAAGCAATTCCAGGATAAAAAATCATGGCTTCATAGCCTTCGTAAGTATCATGATTTCCCAAGACGTGAACGTCTTCCCAGCCGGCAGATTGAAGCATGTTTTTATACAAATGAACCCAAGCCGCGTTGTGACTATGTTTACGAGTTGGAATATTGCGCTCTAATCCATCAATACCGATTTTGCAACTTTTTGGTAATTCATAATCTACAAAATAATTCATCACTCAACTCCCGTACTTCCAAATCCGCCTTCGCCGCGCTGGGTTTGTTGTTCATAAAGATTTTCTAGTTCTACTTCTTCAATTGTGTCATAAAATACTGGAAGTAAAACAAATTGTATAATTTTTTCTCCAGAAGAAATTTTCACTGTTTCTCTGCCAACATTGATCAAGTTAATATGGATCTCTCCTTGATAATCTTCATCAACAACGCATGCGCCGACGTGGAGATTCTTTTTTACAGCTACGCCACTCTTGTTAAATGCAATTAAAGCATGGCCTGCTGGAACATTAGCCTTTATTCCGCTTGGCATCAAACAAGAATAACCCGGAGGTAAGCTAACAACCATTCCTTGCGGAACATAAAAATCTATGCCTGCAGATTCAGGAGTTCCTCGAGTTGGAGTTTTAACACTTCTTACTTTACTTATTTTCATTTTTCAAACCCTTTTGAATGTAGTTATTCCACGCGCCCAGATAAGCTGCGGCATCTAAAAAATTATCTTCTTTATAATTGTATGAGTGCCTCGAAAACTTAAGAGCTACTAAAGCAGCAAAAATATCGTCGGCAGTAAAATCTTTTCCAGTCATCCCAGAAGCAATCATTGCAGCGCGCTCTAAGCCTTCGCCCATCGGGCCATATTGTCTTTCTTTTTCTTCAGATCTTTCGTTAATAATTTTGTTAGCTTCGTCAAGAATATTCATTGAAAGATAATCTCCCTAATCTCTTTAATCTTACTCGATATTTCGTCTTTGTCTAGGTTTTCTTCAAAAAAAGATATAAATTTTTCCATTTTTGGCCAAGTTAAATCTGGATTTAAAGTCATTTTTTCAAATGTGGGATACCCTTCTTTTCTAGCTTTCTTAAAGTAGTTTTTTGAGATTTTTTCTAGCATTTCGTAATGTCGATCATAAACATGAAAGCTTCCAGCTGAATGGTAATAATTGCCTAGCTTTAAATTAGCACCACGAGAATTTAGTTCGTTTAACATAAGCTGTTGAAACAACGCAAAAGTAAAAACGTCATTGCAAAAACCAAAAACTGCATCGTTAGATCTCATGTAAACTCCCAAGTGAAGAGCATCTCCTCTAATAAAAAAATGAATATAATGAGTGCAGGGGTAGTCGTTAGGATTTTTCCATCGATGGTGAGGTTGGTTAATTACGCAAGTAGCTCTTCTTGTATCTCTATCGTTAAGAAGCTCGTTTACTAAATCATACCAAGCAGGCTTTATATAACTTCCATAATTTGATTCAACTAAATTATCTTCATCAGCTATTTTATTCCATATATCAGCAAACTTCCCAATATTGCTTACTTCGCAATTGGAAGTAAGATACCAAAGCCACTCTAAAACAGCGTAATCTTCATTAAACTTGCGGGCGGGCACTTTGATCTTTAGATCTGTTGGATCTTTTATAATGAAAGAGCAAAACAATTTTTCTTTTTGCGTGAATCCTCTCGACTTAACTTCTTCACCGTTAAATTTGAGGTCTACTAATTCTTCAACAAACGCTTGATTTAAATTTATATAGTTTTCAACCATAAGATTATTCTACTCCGAGTTTGTGATTTTTACAATTAAGAAAGATCATTAAAGCTAAATTTTTTGATCCTGTTCCACTTCGTAGACATTCCGAAATCATTTTTATCTACTTCTGCGATGCAAAAAGTAAAAGGATCTAAATCAGCATCTTTGGGCACTCCCCAGCAAAACATTCTATGAGATTTTCCTGTTGAAGCTATGCCGTTCAAGAGTAAGTACGGCTTCTTGTTTTTTGTGAGTTTGGGGATTGCTTTTGTTAAAACAAACCAGTAAAACTCTCTACCACAATGTTCATCTAAAGAAAGAATATTTTTGTCATTCATTCTTTTTACAAATTTTTCTGGTAAAAGAGCTTCTACATTAATGGTTCCCAAAAGCTCTTGTTCAAAATTCATCATTGCGTCGAAAGACCACTCAGAAATTTCAGAGCTCTCTACAAGAATTTTAAAGAAATTATTTTTTCCACGATAAGGATCTTTCTTAGTACGTTTTCTAAGCTCGTTAAAGTTTTCTATAACAACAGAGTGCATATGCGCATAACTCTTAAAATCTTTGTCTGGGCCGACGCACTCTAGGGAGTCAAAAGCTCTAATTTTTATCAAGGACTCTATAGCTCTCTTGTTGAATTTAGCATGCTTCCAAGTTCCATCTTCACTCCAAAACATATCTTCAAGCGATTTGTAAGGGCGTTTTTCCAAAATTTCTTCAACCGCTGCTGCGCCCACACCTTTGCAAGACAAAAATGAGGGCATCAAAGAATTATCGTCTATGCAAGTCCAAGCTTTACCAGCTTTATTAATGTCAATTGGGACTATTTTATAGCCAAGCGCCTTTACTTCGCTTAAAGCCTTTGAAAGCTTTTTAGGATTTCCTGAACATGCTTCTAAGTAAGCTTGAATCCACTCTTGTTCAAAATAGGTCATGAACCATGCACAATGATATGAGTTCACAGCATAAGAAACCGCGTGAGACTTATTAAATCCGTACCCAGAGAAATACAGAATCCTATCATAAAGCTCGCTAGCAATATTTTTCTCTACACCATTTTTTGATGCGCCTTCTACAAACTTATTCTTAAGGGCGGCAGCTTTCTTTATGTTTTCATTACCAGAACCAACTGGCTTCATCATTTTTCTAAGTTTGTTACATTCAGCTTTAGGGAATCCAGCAACCACGTGGCAAAGCTCCATTACTTGCTCTTGAAAAATAATCATTCCATAAGTTGAATTAAGAACTTGTTCAATCAATGGATGACCATAAAAAACATTTTCTGGATTGTTTTTAGCCTTAATATAAAGTTTGTCTACTTTGGCAGACAGTGGACCTGGTCGGTAAATAGAAGTCAAAGTAGCCAAATCAACTAACCCTACCGGCTTAGCTCTTTTGAAAAGCGCTTGAGCTCCTCGCTGAGTACACTGAAAAATTCCAGCCCATCTTCCAGAGTGATAAACATTTTCATAAACTTTTTGGTCGTTGAAATCTATCACATTTGGAGCAATATGAGAATTGTACCATTCAACAATTTGCTCGAAAGAAGGATTTTCTATTCCAGACTTTTCTAAAACAAGAGAAATAGTCCTCTCAATAATTCTAAGTGTTTCCAATCCAAGTAAATCAAATTTGATCCACCCAAATTCTTCTAGATGTTTATAGTTCATGCCTTCTACCCAAGGAGTTTGCATTTCTCCCCTAGCAACAATCAACGGCATTCTTTCTTCGATCTTTTCAGATACAATTACTCCACCAGCGTGTCGGCCGAGAGCCTTGTTTTGCTTATATAACACGTTTATAGGATCAGCAATTTGCGGGTATTTTTCTAGATAATCTCTGACTTTCGTAGAATACTTTTTAGCTTCTTCAAAACTAATATCAAAAGCTGCATCTACGCCGTCAGCTTTTCTTCCTTGGGCTACTTCTCTTTCTAATGAAGCTAAAGTTTTGTTTACTTCAGAAAACTCAATGCCGTAAAACCTAGATACATCTTTAAGAAGACTCTTGATTTTAAAAGTATTGTAATTTGAAATTGGAATTACGTTTTTATTTCCAAAATTACTTCTAAGAATCTTGATGAGCTCATCTCTATCCGCAATATCTGTATCGATATCTGGCATTTCAGTACGCTCTGGAGACATAAAACGCTCAAACAAAAGCCCATATTCTACAGGATCGATATCCGTAATATACAGTGCATAGTTTACTAAAGATCCCGCACCAGAGCCTCGACCTGGGCCAGCTAGCATTTTTTCTCGAGCTAAATCAATAATTGCTTTCATTGTAAGAAAATACTCAGAAAAGTTTTTATCAAAAATAACTTTTAGCTCGGTTTTCATCCGCTCCACATATTCTGGCTTATTTGCTAGCCCTCGCTTGACCAGCCCCTCTTTAGAAGCTTCTAAAAGAGCTTTATTTGCTGTCACCCCTTCTGGAACGACATACGACGGAAGTTTCATTTTGCGGTCTGGGTGTATCTCGCCAATCATTTCGTGAGCTACATCGTGAGTTCTTTCGATAGCTTCAAATATTTCATCGCTATTATAAAAATCATGCTCAGCAGAAGTTTCAAGATAAGATTCCCACACCTGTTGAGCATTTTTAGGATAAAGCTCACACTTAAGATCGTCTTTAGATTTTGGAAGATTGTCTGGATTAAAGCTTTTATAATTTAGCCAGCCCAACTTTTTATAGAGTTCTCTTTCTTTCCAGTGCTCTGGAGAAGCATAATGAGAATCGCAAGTAACGACAAGTTGGTCGGTTAAAGACCGTGTTCTTGCAAATTCTAATATTGCTCTATTCACTAAGTGCTGAGCTGGAAGCTTGTTGAATTGAAGTTCTAGCATAACGTTTTCTTCGCCAACAGCGTCTGCGAGCTGGTCATAAGAATATTCAAACTTAGAAAGAATTTTATTTCTCAAAGATTCGTCATCAAAAAGCGAAGGAATAAGATCTTCAAAGTTAGTTTCTTGTAGTGGTTGAAATACGTCATAAGCTAAAGGGCCGCCAATACAAGCTGTCGAAACCATTAGATGGCCTCCCTTGGCTGCCTCTTTAAGCATCTTATAGTCCACTCTTGGAAACCTATAGAATCCTTCTGTGTACCCTCTAGAAATCAAATGAAACAACCTTTGTAGACCTTCAGACGTTTTCGGTAAAACTACTAAATGGTGTCGACGTTTGATTGGATCGTAAAATTTTCCTGATTTCGTTTCTTCCTCGTTTTCAACAGTTAAAGAGGCACCCTCTAAACCGACATCTAAAGTTTCATCGTGTTCATCTACAAAAGCTAAAAGCGGAGTTTGAATTGCTTCTCTTTGCTTTTTTAGAATATCCAAAGCTTCTTTGTCGCCTTTTTTAGCCATTTTGTTTATTTCATAATCTAGCTTCCACACGTCTAAATCTGGGTGGACATACATTTCACAACCCGGAATAAGCTTAAAGTTGCCTCCAGCTTTATTTAATTTTTCTGTATGGAGATAAGCATGCGCAAAACCGTTCATATGACCATGATCGGTCAAAGACCAACCATCTAATCCATTTTCGCGGCAAAAGTCAATATGCTCTTGGGGGTATCCAAGACCATCAAAAATAGAAAAACCAGAATGGGAATGCAAACCAAAAAACTTACTAGGAACCTTCACTTAAAAACCTCTATTGATAATCCATTATATCAAATAACGAGAGGTTTTTCACTTTATCCTGTTGAATTTCTTAATCTTTGTAGTTCCCTTCCGTCGTAGTTTACAGCATTAGCGTCTTTTTTGTCTATGTCTTGCTGGCGCTGCTGAGTTAATTGTTGCTCTTGCGCGCTTAGCTGTTCTTGATCTTCTGGATCTTCTGTTTCAGAAGTTTTTTCTTTCGAAGGTGCCGACAAATCGCCAAACTCTATATAACCGCTATTGTCATCGTCATCTTTAGACGGCGGCGTATAGCCAACAACTTGCTCTCTTAGAATCTCTCTAATTAACAGACGTAAAGAATTCATTAGTATCTCACTTTATCATTAATATTTATATTTTATAAAAGGAAACTAAAAAATGCCTCAAAATATCAAAAAATTGTTCGCTTTTGATTTTGATGATACGTTGGCTATCACCAACAGTATAATCGGAGTACAAAGAATTAATTCTAACAACGAATCAGATCCGCAATTTATGGACTGGATTATCGATAACAATTTAGACTTTGAAGCTGTTGATGATCGAGAAACTTCGAGTGAAGTTGTTTGGTTCTCTTCAGAAGATTTTGCTAAATACGAAGAAAAAGCAAGAAAAGACCTAAATTTCTTAACAGCCAACGAACTAGAAGACAAGTTTGATTTTTCTAAAACAGCAAGCATTGATTTAGATACAGTTTCTCCCATAGACAATGTTTTGTCTATCGCGAAAAGCGCGCAAGGTATGCCCGGATCTATGCTAGTAATCATTACTGCTAGGTCTGGAACTTCAAACCTTCAATCGCTAGCTGGAAAAAATATAACCCCAACTAATCAAAAAGACATAGCTCAATTTTTATCTGATCAAGGACTAAGCATATCTAGCTCTGACATCAACACCGCGGGAGACAGTGGCGGTGGACCAGGAGCAAAAGCTAAAATAATGAGATCTTACATAGATCAGTATAACCCAGAAGAAGTTTATTTCTATGATGACAGCTCAGGAAACGTCAATGCTATTGCCGACCTTTGCAAAGATTATTTTCCTCACGTCAAAATCAAAACTTTTATAGTTGGTGAAGGTGGCAGCGTATCTTTAGCTAGAGAATGTTTCTAATTTACTATAGAAATTTCAGTAACGCTTAGATCTACATCGAAAATTAAAGTATCTCCAATCAAAACATCAGCTAAAAGCACATGGTTAAAAGAGTCAAATTTTTGTAATTTACATATTACTCCATAATCACCAGGCTCTATTAGAGCTGAATGGTATGTAAAAAGCTCCATTTGATTTTCTACATTTTTTAGTTTGTAGTCTGCTAAAGCTTGACCGTGGGCTGATTGCTCAAAAACAATAAGAGATCCTTCTTTCATTTTTTTCTCATTTTCCCGATGCTTGGATGTGGGTGCGTTCCTACTTTTCTTTTTAATATTTTATCTCTTTTATTGTTTTTTTCAAAAAGAGTTTCTCCATTTTCGTATTTCTCTATAAGAGTTTTTATTGTGCTAGCATTTAAAACTGGTTTTTTCAAATAGCTTCTAACGTAAACTATTAAATTAGTCCTAGTGCTTAAATCTCCTTCAGATTCTCCCCAAGACCAAGAAACCATTGCTTTATGATCATGGATTTCAGATTTTATTTTTTTTATTTTGTTTTCTAGCATATCAATCTGCTCTTTAGGCGAAAGATCTAATTCAATATCTAAAGATTTCGATATCTCCAACAGAGCAATTCCGCTTGATGACGCTATTGCATCAGCAGCTGCAGCATATTTTTTTACTAAATCTTCTTTTTGCGATTCAGATAAGTCGTCTCTAAATAAAACTTTGTCTGGATGCGTTTTTATCGCAATAGCTTTAAAAGCTTTTTTCATCCACGAAGGAGCAGAATTATTGTAAACTTCTCTTTCTTTTTCTTCAAAAGACTCTTTGCAAGATTGGGGGTTTTCAAGCTTAGCTTGAGGATCTTCTTTTTCTTCTCGGTTTATTATTGAAGTTTCTTCTGTTGGAGATTTAACAGATTCCCCGACCGCAAATTCTAGTTGTTGCAAAAAATCAGATAATTCTATATCATAAGCATGAAATAAATCTTTTATATCTTCAAGAGAGCTCTTCCAAAAATTCATTTCTGAATATTTTTGGCTAAGCTTTATTTTTTCTCTTTTGTTTGATGCTTTCATTGTATGACACTTGCTAATGCTAAGTATCACATTTTCGCTTTAAGCTTCAAAAATAGAGACGTTTCGAGAATCTAATTGAAAATTGTTTTCTTCTTCTTGGGGTTGCGAATTTTCAATTTCAGTAAACATAGATTCAATTTCCATGCCTAAAGAAGATAAAGACTTTTCTGCCGGTACAAGATTTCCAGACTCATCTAAAGAAAACTCTAGAGATCTCAAGTGGTCGACAATATCTGTGCCAGTAAGCATAGCAACCTGAACGAGCTTAGCAACGTGCGCGATTGCGTGATCTGTCATTTTATAATTATTTTCTGCCATTTTATTCTCCTAAATTTGAATTTCTGGTACCCAGTGCGTCGTTCTTCCGTCTGGAGTTCGATATTTGATTACTTTGTTTCCGTGAGGATCAGTTTTCTGATTATATACTAAAAACTTCGAAGAGTAATCTCCAATTTCACCGTTAAAATTTTGATATGATTTAATTGTTGCTCCTCCGCTTTGGTAAGAAGCTCTAAGAACATTTTTTATAGAAGTGTTAAGCGAAACAAGCTTTTCATCATTTAACTCTGATACTGCGTTAGCTGGATTAATTTTAGCAAGCCAAAGAGATTCTGCTTTTACATAATTTCCGACACCAGCTATTACGCTTTGATCCATGATAACTTTGCAAATGTTGTGCTTATTCTTTTTTCTTAAAGCTGAAATAAAAGTTGAGTCTTCTACGTCTTCTGAAAGCATGTCTGGTCCAAGAGACTGTAGTTTTTTTACTAGCTCAGATTTTCCCTTTACTAACTTAACAGTTCCAAAATTTCTAGTGTCGTTAAAATAAACTTGAGAGCCATCTAAAAAGCTAAATCTTATTCTAGAATGCTTTTGTTTTTCACCAGACCAAAATCCACTCATTCCCAACGTGTTCCAAAGAGAGTATTCTTTGAGCAAGATCCAATAAATAAATTTTCCATGCACGCCCACTCCAACGACGCCTACTGGCAATTCAGAAATTAAATCTGATAAACCGGAAGGCTCTTTCTTAGTATATCTGCCTCCTAAAATATCGATACCCACGATGGTCTTATTAGAGACTTCTCGAGCGAGAGACTCCCCAATCCTTTTACATTCTGGCCCTTCAGGCATATCTTCTCCTATCTTTCATATCCAAAACAATTAAAAGCCCAACTGCAAGTTTGAAAAACTTCCATCTTCGTATCTCTATTTAGATTTTGGCCTTCGCCGGGAGCACCCTTTCTTGGGCCGATATGGTTTGGATTAATTTTATTTTTATCTTGAATCTTTTTCCCAGCTTTAAAAGATAGAATTCTTTGAGCTTTAGATCTTTTTATATTTTTTTCTATCGATGTATCGTAAAGAACATTTTTGAACTCTTGATTTGTCAGTTTTTTATTTAAAAAGTCGCTCAAATATCTTATTCTTTGCTCTGGCTTATTCCAGACTTCTTCGTATTTTAAATACGTTATTTTTAAATCAGCGCGATAACCTAAGTTTTGAAACTGACTGACCTTTGTAAAGTTTTTTAAATCGCTCCAAATTTCTTTATTTTTTTCTTTAGAATACCACCCCAGCCTTTTCATAGAATGTGCTACATCATAAGGGTGCCTAACAGTTATAATAATTTCGCTAAAATCATATAAAAGAGGGCAGCTATCCGCAAACCCGTGGGTTCTAACAACATGGCCATCGGTTAAAGAGTTTAAAATCTGCCAGGTAACAGTGTTTCCCGATCTTGGAATTCCTGCTAGCAAAGTTGTGATTTTTTTATCGCCATCGTAATATGGTAAAGCTGGGCGTATTGGAAGGGGATGAGCCTGGCAGAAACACTCAAATACATTCGGCAGATTTTTAAGATCATCGTAGCACGATCTTGTCTTTGGATTAATTACTTGGTCCCACCATAAACCTTTTCCAAGTAAGCGCTGGAATTCTTCATTCGTCATTATTTGATTATAACACAATCAAATAATCTTTACATAAATTTCATTGCCCAAGCGAAAAACGCCATGCCAAACTGCACAACCGCAAAGATTGTAACTGCTTTCGTTTTAAACTGTTTGAGATCATCTACTTCTTTGAGTACAGTTTGTAATTGAGATGGGGAAGCAACTTCATCGACTTTTTCTTTCCACGCTCGAAGCTCGTCAACTCGGTCTTCGCGTTCTCTCATTCTAGCAATCTCTTGTTTGAGCTCTTGAATTTCAGAATTTAAAGATTGTATGCTTGACGCTAAGGTTTCAAGCTCTTTAAGAACTAAACGAGAATATTCGCTCCAGCCATCTTGATCAGACATTGTTGTTTTCCTTGAAGTAATGTAATATTTCTCTCAATTTTAAAGAACAATCTTTTTTAGCTGTTGTTTCATCGTCAAGCATGTCTTGAAGTTCTTGCAATCCACTTATAACATAGTCTCTTACTTCAAAAGCTTTTTTCCATTCATCGTCATTTTTACAGAGCTTTTCTCTTAAAGTTCTTAACTTTAATATCGATTCAGAGACTTCAATGCACTTATTAGAACTAGACATAAACGCTCACTGGGTTAACGTCTATAAATATAATACGTTCTTCTATTAATCTATGTTCTCTTCTTGATATTCGAGAACTTTTTGATACATGTTTTTATCAGCATTAAACTTTAGTCTATAATGCGAGTACTCATTAAAATAAATTATGGTTTCTGGGAGCTCATCAGCAATAGGATCTTTTTTTTTAAATTTTATTTTTAAAAAATTCCAAATTTTTAGAAAAAACATCTCTTCACCACTTCTATAAGTATAGAAGATTTAATCATTGTTCTCCAGATATTTCAGACCCCAAAAGCTTTACTGTTAAAATTATTTCAGCTAATTTTTTATCATAATACATCATCATGATGTCTTGTTTTATAACGGAATCCATCTCTTCTTCAGAAATTCGTATTTCTCCACCCTCACGCTTAACCAAAGCTGTAATAAGCGTGAAAAGCATTTGCTTGTCATTAAGGGTAGATCTGTCATTTTCATTCATGAGTTTTGCCCCTAGTTTCTCTGTAACAATTAATAGTAATTGGCCACAGAGTTTCAGCAATATCTAAACAAGCTTCAGCGACTTTTTGAATTTCCCACTGAGCACCATCATGCGTTCTAAGCTCAACAAATTTAAGCAAATTATTTAGATCGACAGTACCATAGTATTCTGTGTACATGTTTTGCGGGAGTATTCCTCTGGCTTGTTCTCGGCAAACACCAGATTCAATCAATAAATTAAAAAGTTCTAGTGAAGTATTTCGAAGTCCGATTGATGCCTCCGCAGCTGTCATCTTATATTTGCCGCCGCCCAAATTTAACTCTGGATTGATTAATTCTTTTGTATTAGACGCTTGTCGATTTGATTCATGCTGAGTTCTAAAAGATTTTGGTTCATAAAATCTAATATCTACATCCGTGTATCTGCGAGAGATCTCATTATAGGACCAAGTTCTATGACGATGATGCTGAGACCTAACGTAAAGAGGAACAGTAAAACGAAACGTAACAATATTGTGTTCCATCGTTGAGGTGTGCTTGTGTTCCATAAGGTACTTAATAAGTTTTTCATCTCTTTTATCCATTGTCATTTTTTGCTTGCCAAATGATACGCGAGCGCTGTTGACAATAGTAAGATCGGAACCCATGTGGTCGACATAATCTACAGAGCCAATGCCGTCTCCATAAAGCTCTATTGATTTATTTTCCATCTTTATTTCCTCTTTCAATGGGCCGAGCGAATTTTTGGTGAATATGGGGAGGGATAGGCACAGCCTCTCCATCACCATCGATTCTAACAAAAACCATCTGACATTTACAAACTGGTTTTTGCGTTCCGTTATAAATACTGTGTCTCCTAGCTTCTACTTCTATCGTCAAAGACGTTTTTCCAACTTTTAAAATCTTTCCATAAATCTTAATAAGCTGGCCTGGCCTGACAGGGCTTTGAAAGTTTACTTCTGAAATATGTTTCGTAACAATTTTTCCCGTCTCTGTAAACTCAGCCGATAAAGCAGCTCCTGCTTCGTCGAGCCAAGCTAAAAGCTTACCTCCAAAAAGATTTCCATGAAATCCAACGTCGCTAGTTTTACACAGATGCGTAGAAACTAAACTCATCGTTCTCCAGCGATTTTTTATGTTTGCCATTTTAGTCGTCCAAACAATACTTTGGAGAATTTATAACATCTTGAAGAAGAGAGGGAAGGTCTAAGCCAGCGCAGTCTATTTTGTTTCTAGTAAAATTATAATGATTACAAAAACCAGCGAACTTACCCTTTGAAACATCTTTGTGGACCCCAGTTTCAATATATCCATCAGAATTTTTTGGATATTCTAGAGGAACACCAAGTCCAAGGTGAACAGCTTTCCACAGAGCTTTAAGCGCTTCGAGTTGAACTGGATAAAAATCGGTGAACGGGTCTAGAGTTCTGCCGTGTACGTAACCGTGTTCTTGAATTGGTCTTTCTCCGAATCCATTTTTAACATACCAGTTTTGGTATTTTGTGTAATAAGCATTGCTTATCTCTACGCCAATCCCTTGTTTGTTTCCATAAACGTTTCCAGCGTGCCAAGCTCCGTGTTGAGTGTCCAAAATTTGGTATATTGTTCCATCGTTATCAATGCAAAAATGTACGGAAACCCCTCTTTTGTTAAGAACTTTTACGCACGACTCAGAAGAAAGGCATACATCCCAATGATTCACGAAATGTGAGGGATTTCTATCTGGTTTGCCACCATAATCGTAATATGTACCTGGCTTCATTTTTAATCCACCCTCATCAGACCATAACACGACTTTATCCCACTCTATGTGGATTGGCTTACTGTTGTGAATGATAAAATTACGATCTTTTGCTTTATGATGATAAGGTATATAGTTTCCTATTTCAGCGTCTCTTTCTGTCCAGATTCTTCTATACGTCGCTGGTCCACAAAGCCCGTCGGCTGTTAAGCCCCTTTCTTTTTGCCAAGCTCGAATTGCTTTAACTAGATCTTCATCATGATATTTCGCGTTGAACCAATCTGGTTTCCAACCCAAAGAATCTGCTGAGCTCTTGTTATAAAAAACTTTGTCTATAGCCATTTTGTAGCTCCTATCTACTCAAAATCTAAGTCTACATTTACTTTAACGTGTAAAACCGGAACTCTGACGTGATTTGCTAGCCCGTGCTTTTTAGCTTCATTAGCGTCTAAGAACCAATCGGCGTGCTTTTTCTTGTCTACAAGCTTCATGAAATAATCGTCTTTTTTACCACAGTTTTGTGCCATCATTTTATACACAATTTGATTTAATCGATCTGCTTCCATTGCTCCAGCTTTTAATTCTTCAACCTTACCCATATCCATAGAAGAAACGTCATGAATCATTACTGTTGCATCAGCATCCATAAACCTATAGCCGGCTGTACCGAAAGAAAACAATATAGCACCGCACGACATAGCCTTGCCCTCAACTATTGTGGCTACAGGAAGCTCAGAGTTTTTAATAGCGCTAATCATAGACATTAAACTATATACTTGCCCTCCGTAAGAATCTATTACTACTGGAATAACTTTTTGGCCAGTGTTATGAGCTTGCGCTACTTCCTGACTAAACTTTTTAGCTGCTTCTTCATCGAACTTATTTACTCGAATAATAATCGGGTTTTTTCTCAATTCAAATTCTTTAACTAATGGAGATATTTTCGTAATCCACTTCATTTCTCTTCTCTACTTTTATAAATTTTATCCGTTACAGATTTATCCACACTTAGCATGTCCGCAAGTCAGACAAGTAGCGCACCCTTCTTGATACACCACTTTAGAATGCTCTCTATTTTCACAATTACAATCTATGATTCCGTTGCTTACTTTTGTTCCGTCTTTAATATATTTTTTTAGCACTCTAGCTATAACTTTACTGAAAGAAAATAAATCAGCTTCTTTATCTTTTTGAAGCTGCTCTACTAAATACTGGACTGGCACTCCGTGGCGCATCGACAGTGAAATAGTCCTTGTAAAAGCTGTATGGTTAGGGTTTCTAAAAACGCTTACTACATCTTTTATAGTTAATTCGTCTTCTCCTTCACCTAAAATTAGATCATATTTTGATTCTACTGTTTTTCTAGACCTTTTTCTAATTTTTCCGCTAGTATGCTTTCTAGGGATCTCTACATATTCTGAAAGACCTCCGAAAATTTCGTATGGCTTTCCATCGTACAACCCAACTAAAATAGTCCAATCATCTCCTGTTATAGAAGCTCTATGTATCTCACAACTCAACATTTCTTCTCTTTTTGGAGCAGAGTGGTACTGTAGTTTGGACTTCTTTTCTTTTTTAGTGATTAGCACTCCAGCTCTAGATCCGTCAACGTAAACTGTCACCCCTTTCAAACCATGCTTCCAAGCTTTTCTGTAAAGGGTGTCGACAACTTCTGGTTTAGTGTTGGCGGGTAAATTAATAGTACTGCTTATGGAGTGATCGATGTGGCGCTGGATGGCAGCTTGAACTTCGATTCTTTTAGACCAGTCAATTTCTTCAGAAGTAATAAAATAGTTTGGAAGATTATCTTTATTTTTTTTGTTAATCTCCATGTATTGTTTTACGGAATGATGATATATTTCAAACTCTTTCCATTTATCTCCAAGGCTATCAACGAAATCTGGTTTTTCATTTTCGTCTGGATTTATTTTTTTTCTTCTTGTGTAGCTTAACCTAAAAATAGGCTCAATTCCGCTTGAAGTTTGAGCTGCAATTGAACACGTGCCAGTAGGGGCGTTTGTTAAACAAGCTATGTTTCGGCGGCCGTGTTTTTTAATAGCAGACTTGAGACTTTCAGGGAGCCGCTTAATAAAAGAGTTGTCTTTTTCTTTTTCCCAATCCCAAACTTTAAAAGGGCCCCTTTCTTCAGAAAGAATAACGCTTTCTGTATAAGCTGATATTTTTAAGCTTTCGTATATCTTTTCTATAAGAAAAATAGATTCTTCAGAACCATAAACCAAACCAAGAGAGGCTAATACATCACCCAAACCAAGAGTTCCTAAACCGGTTCTCCTACCGTTTAAGCAAGCTTTTAAAAGTTTTGTCCATAAAATTTTTTCATCTTCCGTATCTACTTTTTCCAATATAGTTTTTAATTTTTCTGCTTCTAAATCAATAAGATCATCGCTTAATCTCATCGCGTATCTTGAGATCATTTTGAATTTTTCAAAATCAAAAGCGGCGCTCGCTTCAAATGGATTGTTTACGAAACTAGTTAAATTAATGGCTATTAATCTGCAAGAATCGTAAGCGCTTAAAGGAATTTCTCCGCAAGGGTTCGTGGTAATCGTTTTAAATCCATCGCTACTATAAGATTCTGCCGGGAGATCTTCGAGGATATTATCCCACATCATTAATCCGGGCTCTGCTGTTTTCGTAGCGCTATCTATAATAACGCTCCATAAAGATTGCGCGTCTATTTCTTTAACTATAGTTGGATTATCTGAGTCTATTGGAAACTGCAGAGTAAATGGCTGTTTATTTTCCACAGCTCTCATGAATTCATCGTTTATTTTTACAGAAACATTAGCGCCAGTAACTTTCTTGAGATCATGCTTCATAGTTACAAAATTTTCGATGTCGGGATGACGAACGTCGAGAGTGATCATTAAAGCACCACGGCGACCATTTTGACCTATCATACGACAAACGTAACTATAAAAATCTGCAAAGCTCCAAGCACCAGTTGTTGTTCTTGCAGAATTTGAAACAAAAGTCCCTTCTGGCCGGAGCGTCGATATATCGATTCCAACCCCGCACCTTCTTTTAAACAAATTCGCTAAATCTTTACCCCGATTTAAAATAGAACTTATATCATCTGCTGGCGAATCAACAACTACACAATTTGAAAGACTTGCGATGGCATAATCATTTCCAATCCCGAACATGGGAGAACCCTGGGGAATAATTTGCTTGAAATTCTTTAACAAATCATAAATTTGATTTTCGTCAAGAGCTCTAGATCCGTTATACTTTTTTTCTATTCTAGCAAACTCTTTAGATAACCTTTTATGCATTTGGTCTGGATTTTTTTCTAACCAATTTCCCTCAGCGTCTCTAAGCAAGTATTTGTTTACTATAGCGCTAGTTGCTAATTCATCTCCACCAAAATATAGATTAGTTTCTTTTATTACCTCTTCCTTTTGATAGATTTTAGCCATTTCTCTGTATTCCTCTCACTTCTTGCCATCGAAGGCGAAGCTGATCTTTCATTTCATTATTATCTTGTTTTACTGCTTCGTTTAGTGTAAGGTGATTTTCATCTAAAATCTCGAATTTAGATTTCGCGGTGTCGATTGAGAGTGGAAAAAGAAGGCCGTCTCGCCCAGCTCGATTTTTTGCAATAAAAAGTCTACCTTTTCCAGAAGCTTTTTCAGTAGCTTTTCTCGATATAGAAACCACCAAATCAGCAACCATTGCCTTGCCATAAGCTTCTGACATATTTTCGAGTCCGACAATATCAGAATTTGCTGAATCTCTATTAGCTTGAGATGCCGTCCACACTGGAATGCTAAGTTCCATAGCTAAATTTCTTAATTCTTCGTAAACTAATTTCAATTCATGCCTCAAAGAATCAAAAGACCTTGTTGATCTCATAATATCAGCATAATCTACAATGATAATGTGCGGCTTGAAATTTTTCAAAAGTAATTTGTCTAAATGGTTCTTTAAAGTTAAAACGCTAGCTGACCCTGTTGGGTACTCTTTGATTATTAATTTACCCATCTCGTTGTCTTTATAGTGATCAACTACGCTCTCTTTGTGATTTACGATATCATTATTTGCAATATCACAAAGATTTGAATCATACCTGAGGCCAACGGCTTCTTCAGAAAGCTCGAAAGTGTAATGAACAACATTTTTGCCAGCACGCATTGCATTAGCGCCCATCTCCACAAGCCAATGAGATTTTCCCACGCCAGTATTTGCGGTTATGACGCCAATTTCTCCCCTGCCAAGGCCTCCGCGCAAAATGTCGTGTGCATCTAATCTAGCAAGACCCGTAGGGATTACGATTCTAGTATTCTTAACAAATCTAGAGTCCATATCTTCGAAAAAATCGTGACCCAAACTACTTGGCATACCAACAGAAACTGCTTCTTTCATGAGCCCGACAACAGAATCAAATTTTTCAGTAGAAATAAGATCTACAGCCTTGTCTAAAGCTTCTTTGAAAACTTGGCATTTGCAGAAATCTAAAGCCTTGTCTTTGACATAGCTTTGGTCTCCCAAATCTGGATTTGATTTGAGCCTATGAAGAAATTCTACAACTTGCTCTTTAAGAAGAATGTCGCCAGTATCAGATAAATCTTCCTTTACTATAGAGATCAACAACTGTGGAGTGGGAAACGTATTATATTTTTCAAAATAAGAAAAGTATTTTTCTGAAAGATATGTCAAGTATTTAAGTTCAAAAAAATCAGGATGCATTACCTCCATTATTTGGGCAGCCCATCGATGGTCTGTCAATAGACCCTGAAATATTTTTTCTTGAAAATGCTTTCCATATTTAGAGAAATATGAAACTCCCGAGCTGGGAGACACGTCATAATTTTCTGATAGCACAATTACTCCTAATAGCTCATTGCTTTCATGCTCATGAAGAATTTTTCTACATCGAAATCTTGAATTCCTTCTCTTAGAATAATCCTCATAAAATCCATTTTATTCATTTTTGGAATCTCGGATTCCAGTTGACTTTTTATTTTTTGTATTTGGTTAAACGAGAGATTGGAAGTATCTAAGTACATCAATTTCCAATTTCTCCTGACTATTTCATCATCTTTGATGATATTTTGATAGATCTGAAGTTTGCTGTTCACCGCTTTGGATCTACTTAAACTAACTATTTCTTCTACATTCATCGATCCAGAAGAAGCTAAATCTGGAAATCGTTTCACTAATGATCGAAAACCAACACCTTTTATTCCCGGAATGCCGTCAGAACCATCGCCAGTAAAGCATCGACATAGGCAATAATTGGCAGCAGTGACACCAAATTTTTTTAAAATTTTTTCAGAAGTTACGAAATCTTTCTGGCCTGGAGACCAGACTCTTATTTTTTCATCTTCTAAAAGTTGATAATAATCTTTGTCTGACGAAACTATCACTTTTTGGTTTTCTTTAAATTCTCTTTTGCAAACGTAGCCTATAACATCATCTGCTTCGCAATCCGAGGTGTATATTTGTTTTATGCCTGACCTTTTTAAAAGGTTGACTATAAGATTAACTTGATAGTTTCGATTTTCTATCGTGTTTGGAATATCTCCCTCGTAAAACCTATTAAGCTTTACTGGTCGTTTGTTTTTCTTGTATTCGGGAAATATGTTTCTTCTTCGAGGCGAGCCGCCCCCTTCCCAGACCACATATACACACTCTGGGTTTAATAAATCGGCTAAATATCCCAAGCCCCTTAAGAACCCTAAAGCTCCGCCTACATGCTGGCCATTCACACCAACTGAAGGGTTTACTGTGAAATGACGCATAAAAAAATTCAAAGCATCGATAAAAACTATTGGTCTTTCTTTTTTATTCATTAGACTCTAATAACAAATCTGCTTCCATTGCTAGAGATCTTACTTCTTCAAATGATTCAATGTCTAAATCCATGCTTTCGGGATCTTTTAAAGTTTTTACTAAACAACAATTAAGCAGCTTCTCAATATACGGCTCATATTCAGGGTTTTTCCAAACTTCTCCAAAGTCAGCTTTATAAAATTTCTTCTCTACTAAAATTTCACCCGTTTCTACATTTACGACTGCGAGATTTTTCCAAGCTCCTGTACCAGATATGTTAATTTCGTTTCCATCTACGATTTCTGGACCATGCTTTCTCAATAAATCAAAGACTTGCTCGTGTTCATATACACCTTTGCCAAAATGTATCTCAAAATTAGCAGTCCGAAATGGTGGCGCAACTTTATTCTTGATAGTCTTTGCAGACACGTTGATACCAATGACTTCTTTGTCTTTGTTTTGGATCTGCTGGCCAGCTCCAAGCTTAATTCTAACAGAAGAGTGGAATGGAATTGCTTTCCCGCCAGGGGTCGTAGTTGGATCTCCATACATTACGCCAATCTTAGTTCTAATTTGATTAAGAATCACGAACAAAGCATTCGTTTGACCGATGACGCCAGTTATTTTACGCATTCCTTTGGAAATAGCTCTCGCCTGAAGTCCGATAGAGTTTTGCTCATAAGTACCATTTAGTTCAGCCTTCGGAGAAGAAGCCGCTACAGAATCCCAAATAATAGTAATTGGGACATCCTTCTCCATCGCTCTTGCTTTTAGAATCGTTGACTCTGCTATTGATAACACTTCTTCGGTGCAATGAGTGTCGACGTACACAAAACGTTTAGAAATGTTAACGCCTAAATTGCCCAAGTTTTCAACTGAGGTAGCATTTTCAGTATCGATATAAACTACAATTCCTCCCATTTTTTGAGTTGTGCGTGCAATTTGAATAGCAATGTGAGATTTCCCAATAGATGGAGGACCGAATATTTCAATAATTCTTCCCTCTGGCAATCCACCATTCGGACGATTAGAAACAATATAGTCTAGTTGTTTGCAGCCCGTGCTTATCCAGCGTTTGATATGCGTAGGAGATTCATCATTTTCTAAATTGTAGGCAACTTTAGAGCCGTGTTCCTTGTTGAGCTGCTTTATTAAATCGCTAGTAAAATCATCAGCTTGAGTTTTTTCTTTTTTCTTTTTTGCCATAAATTAATTCTCCTATTGTAATATAAAAAAAGAGTCTTCGATGTTCATCAAAAAAGGCGCCGGCTAAACTCTTTTAAAGAAAGCCGGCGCCCCGAAATTAAGATGATGCTTTAATCTATATCTTAGAAATCTTTTTCGATATCAGCGAAAGCGTCATCGAGACTTGCATACTTCTCAGCCATTTTAGAATTATCTGCCTCGGTTGTTTGAGGCGTTTTCGGCTGAGTTGTCGTGTTTCCTCCACGAGTGGAGCCATAGTCGTTAGAATTTTCTTCAGTATCTCCGTTGAGCCATGCGTTAACAATAGTTTCCAACTCTTCATAAGTTTTGCATTGGTACAAATCATCCAAATCTGGAATTTCTGAGAGCCACTGCTTAGCTTGCTTTGCGCTCTCTGCTAGATCCGAAGTACTCATACGAGGACGAACTTCAGTCGTGGCCCACATCCGGCCGGGGGGTTTCGTGCAAGTTACTTTAATGTCGCGGCCGGTTGTTGGATCTGTAATATCGCCCACTTCATCATCAAGCATCAAGTTGAGAAGTGACTGATACACCGTCTTTCCAAAAGACCAGAGACGAACTCCTTGCGATTCTTCTCCTCGAACAATCACTGGAGCGTAAGCTCGCATTTTTGGATAAAGCTTCTTAGCTAGCTCATAAGACTCCTTAGTTCCATCATTCCTAAGAGTGTTGATCAGATCTTGAATAGGATCTGGTTGACCAAACTGGTGAGGCGCAAGGAGGCCTGGATTGTTGCCAATATTATAATAGAACCAACGCTCCTTAAAGGGTTGTCCGTCGTTATCAGAAAAAGCTAGAATTCGAACTGTGTGATCTTCTCCCTCTTGGGGACGCCACATCGAATTACGCTTTGAATTGTTGCCAGAAAGCTGATTTAGCTTCTTGCGGATTGCATCTAGATCGATTGCCATTTTTAACTCCTTAAATGTTTAAATGTGCAGATTTTTAGTTTGAAGTGTGGTAGATAACCACATAATAAATCTATAACTTTATAGTGAATTGTTCAATTTAATTTCTTTGCAAAACCATTAAACTTGAAAAGGGTACTTCTTTCATTTCATTGTCATGAATTATTGTTGCTTTTGATGGCCGGCCGAACTTATAAACTATTTTATACAATATTCCAGTTATTTCAACAGGTTCTTCTTTTTTGAACGCTTCTCTTATATAAGAAAGGACTAAATCTCCAATCTTCGGTTCCAAGCATCGCGCTTTGACCACAACGGTCGGATCAATTTCGATCTTAACGCATATATCTTTAGGGACTATATAAAAAAGCTTTCTAACGGAATAAGAATCAGACTTTTCTTCTACCATTAGATCACTTTGGCCGACTGATATTATTTCACAGAAATAAACTTTGTCGGCACTTTCTGTCTCTTGTTTTATCTCTCCACCAAAGACTGCTATCAAATCGCCCACGTTGAATTGTGGTTTCGTTTTTTTCATGTTGGAACCTTATATTATTAGATATAAGATTTCGAGAGCGATTTATTTATTTTTCTTTGCGGGCTTGTATATCTCTCCGCCTCCGAAAGCTCTTTTATTAGCGTCTATCGCTCTTTTTCTTGGAGAATTTTTCTTCTTTTTTCCTTTTCCGCCGTCAGGTCCAGTCCCAAGAGGCGTTACAACTCCGGCTACGTTAGCTGAAACACTATATTCGTCTTTTGTTTCATCGTCCTGCCTTTCATCTTCTTGCGAAAGATCTGGCTCACCCAAAAGCTCTTCATCTACTCCGTGATGAGATTCATCTTTTGGTTTTTCTTCTTTTTTCTTTTCTCCTTTGCCCCACGAATATTTCTTTTTAGCCACATATACCAAAACTCCCTTACCAAAAATCTCTATTTGGACTTCTTTTTTAGGGAGCGGTAAATATCCAGATTCTAAACCCGCAGTTACTGTATGCTGTATATATCTTCTTCCGTCTCTTGGCGGAATTGTTCCAGCTCCGCCCTTGATAGAATTGAGCGGGATTGATACTCCCTGGTGCCCGGCCTTGTCTTCTTTTCTTATGGGTTTACCATAAACTAGCCTCATTTCTTCTACGCCACCAGCAGCGGAACCAAGAAAAGAAGCAAGCTTTTGTCCGGTCGAATCACCCGATGCTTTCTTTGCTTTTAAGCGTTTCATTAGTTCGCCAGGGGGAACAAGTTTCAAGGATTCAATTTCCTTCTTGTATCTACCACCTTTAAGCTTCTCAGTTTCTTGAGGTTCTTTTTTAGCTTGCTCTTTTATAATTTTCTGAATATATTTTCTAAGTTGAGCTTCTCTCATTTTCAACACCTTTGATATAAATATCACTTTTCGGATAGGTATTCCAACGAAAGTGGAAAATTGCCCAAAGCGTCTATAAAAACATTAATATCGCTCTCAGGTTCTAATTTTTCGATCATTTCTGGAGACGCGTCAATTATTAAAGCGTCGTGAATTAAAAAGAGAGGATTAAATTTTATATTGAAGTCTCTGAACCTCTTTATCAATTTTCTAAACCCAAGTAAAGAGACATCAACCGCTGAAGATTGAACCCAATTATTGAAAATGATAGAATCTCGATCAGATGAAGGAATTATTTTTCTTCCAAAAAAATTAGTCATCTCAGAATCTTCTTGAAGTTCTTTTTTCTTGGTTTCTACTAAATTAGAAAAATTCATTGCTTCTCTAACATTTTTCACCGCCTTAGAAGGAGAAATGTTTTCTGGCAATATTTTCTTTAAAGTTCTTGTACCTGCTCCGTACAGAGCGCACAGCACGAGCTTTTTAATTTGAGAGCGCTCTAAAGAATTAGCAAAATAAACTTCATTAAACATCTTGTAAACATCTTGAACAAAATCATTTTCAGCAGCATACAAAGCCACTCTTGGCTCGAGAGATACGAAATCTAACTGAATTATCTTTCCATTTTTGTATCTAGATTTTAAAAATTTTCTAATTTCTTTGTTAGCCGTCAAAAGTTGCGGTCCAGACTGTGTTACTATCCTTCCAGTCCTTGTAGAATAATTGTTGTAAGAGACTCTTTCTAGATACCCAAAGCGATTTGTGGCAAAAGATTTTTTAACTTTTTTGTCTATACTTTTACCCAAGCACCACCGATTAAATGAGGTTGTGTCAAACATAGCCGCTTCCATACCCTGAAGTAACTCTAGTTCTTCTTGGAACGTCTTTATATAGGAATACCCATCTAAATTTTCGTATATATCAGAAGCCCATTCTGTGATTTTTTCTAAGCGCTTTTTAAATTTTTCTGAAGGGTAAATCCACATAGTTGGAATTTCTGATGTAGACACTCCAAGTTCTTCAAAAGATTTTTTTTGAGCTTCATCAAGAAGTGAAGGTTTTTCTAGCTTAAGCAAAGAACAAAGATGATCTATAGCGTAACTCTTGTGCGGATCACCACACAAAATTAAAGAATCATTGTCAATTGACGAAACCCAAGAATAATTTTCGCCATCATAAGCTAAATGCTTATCTTTTCCAAAATTAGATGACGCTATCAATAGTTTCATGATATTATAAAATAACCACGAAACCATAAATGGTTAGCTATAAATTATTCGCCTTCTTGAGCTCTTTCAACTATACCAGAAGCTTTTTGAATCATGGTGTCTAAAGATTCGTAAGCTCCATAAGCATCTCCAAATGGAACCATATCAAAACTTGTTTCAAAAGTGCCAGGAGAAAGGTCGTGAGTTAAGCCATTTACTGCATAAGTGTTGTCAACCGAAGTTCCTGTAAAGAAGTCTACAAACATTTGCTGACCGTGAGAAACTAAAGGACAACCCAAAGACTTGATTTTTATTTTCATTGGCATCATTCTTAACGGAAGGCCACGGTCTTGTTCTCCGGGAGCATTAGCGTCTGAAGACGCATTTCTTTGAGCTCTTTGCATATGAATAGTAGTATCTTTAGAGTTATGCATAGAATCTGCAGATATTGATTTCACAGAACAGTTTTGGCTCCCATAATTTATTGTTGGCATTGACATTTTGACAAAGTGTTTAAGTCTTGGTACTCCACCAACAGGACGCCAGAATTCTCCACCTCCAGCTGCTGCACTAGCGACAACTTTTTCTAGCAGTCCGTGCTCTACAGCTGATTCCATAGTTTGTTTGAACTGAATGCCGTGCTGGCTTTGATCTCCATCTTCTGTCGATATAACATCTCTTAAAACAGAAGCTATAGATCCTATATCGCTATTTCTTGACGCTTTAATTAAATCTGCTTCCCCAGCATATTTTGTTGCAACAGCATCAAAGAAATGTAGCCGAAGTATTGTGTTTCCGTGGCCGGGTCTCCAAGGTTCACCTGCTTCGCTTGGATCTACATCTGCGGTATGAGGAACGGCTTCAACATACATTTGTACTCTTGGAAGTTTAAATACTAAGCCTTCTGTTGTACCGTAAGCCTCTTCAAGGACCGCATCCTTAAACGTCTTAGTGTCTCCAGGATTGTTGTTTGAAGTTTCGGTGACTTCAACTTTTCCGTCGTCATTTCTTGTGTATAGTTTAGAGAATCCATATGCTTCTGCGGCCTGATTGCTTAAAAAGTTAGTATTCATAAAATTTATAAATCTAGCAGGAGAAACTTGAATTTTCTCTTCTTGATATGCTGTGAAAAGTTTATCAAATCCATTATCCCCATCTATTCTAACTGGATAAGAGCCTATATTGTATTTAGCCATATGGCTTGCTCTATCATTAAAGCAATAAAATATCATTTGAACTTCTTCAAATCTTCCGCTCTCTGCAATAGGCAAACCTAAAAATAAGTTCATTATTTTTGCTAATGAACAGTAGTTCGCATTGTCTTCTGGAGATATAGTAGCGCTTCCCCTCCCCTGCCAAGAAGGTTGAATCCATGGAGTTATTAAAGGATCTCCATTTCTTTTAACTAAAAAAGGGTCTCCCACAGCTTTTGCTTGAGTTATTTTAGCAGCGATCACATCACCAATCGTAGTATTAAAACTTTCTACACTACTCTTTAAGTCATTCATATATGTGGCAAGATCAGCCATATCTTCATTTTCACTATTAAGACTATTTGAAATAAAGGCATTAAGCTCTTGAAGTTTTTCTCCATCAAAAGCGTCTCCAATGTTGCTAGGGCTTAAAGAAGAAATTACACTCATTCCAATTACATCTCTCATACCCTCATCAGAAAGAACTTGTCTTCTTACTTGACGGATTTTTTCGATCAGCTTTTCCATGAAATACCACTTAGCTTGAACTTCACTGCTCATGCCGATGTCAGTAATATTCATATGGGCAGTACCTTTAGTTACCATATCTAGCGTAATTTTAACCTGGCCCGCGTCATCAAAGCTGTAAGCTGTATTGTAGACACCAAATTTCTCTTTAACTCTTAAACAATTTATAAATTTTCCGTATTCATTTGTAGCCCAATCGGGATGACTCCAGCCGTACTCTAGCAAGATTTCCGTTTGGCCAAAACTAGAAGGTTTTACGAATTCAGCTATTTCAGCCAATCTAGATCTATCATGAAGAGTAAGCTTCATTTTTGCAGATTTATGAGACATCATTCCGTTAGTTGGCTTGACGCTAATATTTACATCGTTGATGCTCATAAATGGCCGCATCCGATCTAAAATGGGGGCGGGCCGCGTAGATCCTGGCTCTCCGGGAAAAAAGAATTCTTGGTTATTAGCTCTTTCTTCTGCCGACATGGCAGCTCCTATATCTGCGATTCCACCCTCTATATGACTATAAGCAATCCCTTCAAAAGATCTATATTGTTCGTCTGCATTTATTAGTGTCTGGGGAGCAGTAAAAATTTCCATCCCGGCAGAAGAATATGTTGCTGGAGCAGCCTCTTCGTCACTCTGGAGCTCTTCGGGTAAATCTGCCTGTCTATTTTCTTCTATGGCTGCATCTATTATAGCGGCAGCATTCATTCCTGCAACGTCGGCAGAGACTGCATTTGCCATTATTTCATCGGGAGAGCCACCAGAATCACTTTGGACGAATGCAGTGCCCATTAAAAATCTCATTAAACCCATTTTTTGAATGAATCCACCCTGAATTACATTGCCTGGACTTATTACTTCGGCTGATAGATAAGGAACCGCTCTGGACCACTCAATTGTAGGAATAGCATTAAGAAAAATTTGAAGGGCACCAGTATCTCTATTAGAAAAGTTAAGCTTAACTGGTAAAACCTGGATAGTGGAAAGCGCGGGTTGAGATCTCATGTAAGGCTGATTTTGGTTTACTCCTGCTGCTGTAGCTCCCAACATATCAGCCATCGTTACTGCTTCGTGCCGTAAGCCAGCTGGGTCTCCAACATCATCTTTACAGACAAAAATAAAAGCATTTTGAAGCGCAGATTTAGATTCTGCGTCTATTCCATCAAATTTGCTAGATGACAAAAGTTCATACGAATATTTTCCGCCATCAACTATAGATACTACTTCTTTAGCTAGCTCATCGTCTACTTTATAATAGACGATCATCACAGACCCATCTGGTTGTTCCACAAACTCTGGATTAGTTTCTAAAACTTTGTCCATAAAGCGATCTTTTGTGTTGGCACCAAAATACCCACCAAGGGATTGGCAAGCCTGTTCTAGCATTTCTGCTTTTCCCATAGTGGCCCCCTTAAACAAACATCGCTATATCTTCTAAATTAGAAGGTATTCTTAAAACTACGCCTGGCGGAACTTGAGTTCCCCACCCGATACCAGAAGCTGCGGCTATGATCCACCACAGGGACGCGTTGCCCCAAACTTCTCCAGCGATAGTGTCTAAGCGCTCGCCCTCTTTGGATACTCTTCTGTAGTAACTAATTTGGCCGCGCTTAACAGCATAATAAATGGCTGTGGAACCTTTAGAAGTGCCATACTGAGTACCACCTTTTACAATTTGTGTTCTTCCATATCTAGAAACGCTCATTTTTTATTCCAGTTCCGGTGTAGTAGTGGGCGGAGGTGGCGGAGTAGTCATTGACTTAAACACTTCGAGGGCCCTGAAGTACGCTTCGTCTCCATATCCTGCGTTTGGAGCTCCATACAAGCCCCTAACTTTACTTCCAACTGGATGTGAAACTGCCCTCATTGAACCGTCGTGCGCCAAGCCAAGAGGAATATCATGTATTGGAGAAAATCCAATAGAAACTTTAACCATTTGTGGAGCTCTGCTTCCAGGAGCAGTTTCCCAACCAACCTTGTCTATCATATAATCAAAATCTAGCGCGTTTATTACCCCAGCTATTCCTTGTCCACCCGCAGACTTAAATGACCGAACAACTGCATTTTCTTCAGCAGAAAAGAATTTTCTCACTTCTTCTGCATAAAACCACTCTGCGTCGTTTGCTATTCCAGCCCTGCCACTAGTATCACCAGCAGCTCCTGGCATACCAGCTGGCGGTATTGCGGCTCCACCAGCTGCAAAAGCTTCGGCTATAAAAGCGTTTATGTACCGCTGTTGAATGTTTGATTTTTCTGTTGACACATTTGCTTGATTCGCTATAACAACTACTGGATCGTCCCCCAAAGAAGGTAGTTCAACAATATATTTGACTTCTGGCGGTTGCTCCGCTTCTTGGCCAGCTTTAGAAACATCATCTTCCGACATTCCCAAAGTGATCATGGGTGTGGCAATCCAGCCCTTCACGACACCTTCTCTATTTTGCGCTTCTGTTAATTGTATCTCTCCAGCAGCTGAATCGATTTCGAAAGTTCCAGGAACTAAGCCAGATTTTGCCCGCGGGAACTTGTTGGCTGTTACTTCAACGGGCATATCTGGAGCAAAGCCCTGGGCTGGCATGACCGGCAGGCCTAAAGAAAGAGTAGTTATGAGGCCAAGGACATCACCATACGGAGGAGGGCCGAGATTTGCTTTTTCTAATAAAGCACGAGCATTAGCGCTGGCAGCTTCAATTTTTTCTTGAATCTCTTGTGATTTTTCTGCATCGTCTACAACTAAGCCAAAAGCATTGGTCACAATTCCAAAAAGCCTTTCAAGATTTAAATCAGAATAATTTGTTTTAAATAATTCTCCTACCCTCAACCTGACTAATGGTGAAGCAGTTGGAATTTGCGAAAATGGCTGAATAAACTTATTACCTTCAGCGTCTTGCCGCTGAATTCCTTTAGACCACTGTGGATACACCATTGCGACCAATCTGTTTATAGAATACCACATTTCATCATGATCATCTGGATTAGTTGCAGCTATATAAAAGTTTATCCCCATTTTTCGCTGAGTGTTTTGGTATATTTGGACTGGGTCCATTCGACCAAAGCCTTCTTCTTCTTTCCATTTTGGCGCGAAACTATCTGTGATCGCTTCAAAAAACGCATGGAAAGAAAGAATTTCATTAGTTCTTACATCATGTAAATAAAATGGCATATAAGAAGTATCTAAAATGTTTTCTATCCTATCTACTTCCTCTTGGTCTATTCTAAATTTACCAGCTGGCATACGTTGTATTTTTTCATATCCGTTTGGATTATCAGTAGAATCTGCCTCAGAAGTAAAAGCATTTTTTAGAGATAATCCTGGCCAATTTTTTCTTTTCACGTAAGTATCAAAACCAGCAGGAAGTAAATGCATAGACGGAGTAGATCCAAATCTCCATGATAAAGAAGTAGAATCATCTGTTTGCCCAGCAACCAGTGTTCTAGACTTTGTGTGTGCAACAGCAAGCGTTGGCTTAATTTGTTCAGGCGGAATTCCATCTGGATAAGGGCTTTGAGTCCATGGACCTTTGCCGCCCCACCCGCCAGTGAGATAACCAATATCGCCTATTTTGGCTATAGTGTTTAAAAAATTAAACGTTGTAGAAGTTGCAAATGCCTCCATTATCATAAACAAGCCTGCGATAAAGCCTATCGGATCTGTAATTGATGGCATATTTGAAAAAGCGTCAGCTATTTGCTCTACATCTCGAATTGCGGCTCTAGACACTATAGTATAATATCCGGCGCTCACTCCCAAAAGCTTAGAGTAAAACTGAACTGCGCCCAAGGACATACATTTCCAGAATGGCTCTCCAGATCTAAGAACTGGCATGTTTAAAAACTTTTTAATACTTTGGCCAGTGCCACCTCTTCCATATGCGGGAGTTCCAGATGCAGCTCCCAATGGATATATTTGCCCAGGTTGAGTAGCGTCTACATTTGGAAATATTAAGATTATTAAATCTAAAAATAGGCCGATGATGACTCCAGCAACTAAAGTTGCTAACGCAGATAAAACAGCCAATAAAATCATTGAAGTTGGGAGTGGTCCTCCAAAAGGCTCGAGATAACTGTTTAGTTGCCCGAATGATTTTTTGCTTTCAGCATCTAGAGGCTCTGTAGCAGAACCCTTTCTGCGTATACCTTTCTCATCAATATAGTTAAAAGTAGATCCTTCAGTGGTGATTCCTGCAACTGAATCTAGGGTGGCAGCAGCATCTAAATCTACCACATCCACTTTTTTCATTGCTAGCTGAGGTAATATTCCAGTTAACATCGCGCCACCAGTGCCTTGACTATCTGGATCAGAATTATCTCCTGTTGCTCTTAACATAAGGGATAGACCAACTTTTGCTAAATCTTCCAAAGAAGGAGTTTTTCCATTTTCATCGAACTCGCCAAACTTTGTTTGATTAGCCCAAATTCCTCTTGAGTACTCTCTGTCTTGGATATACGGAGACTCTCCTCCAGGGCTAAATCTATTATATCTTAAGACTCCGTTTATCCTTCCCTGCAAAGCAGTTTTAGAACTATCTCCATAGTTTGTAGTGCCAGCTGTATTAAAGGGGTCTCCTTCGACGCTAGACAATAGTGTGTTTCCCGTTTTTGCTTCATCTGCAGATTGTGGGTTATTTTTTTCTAATAAAGTAGCTAATTGAGTTGGTGTAAAAGTTCCGCCCTCGCGGGTGTCAGGTGTACCACCAGCGGTAATGTTTTCAAAATAAGAAGAAGCTTGATCTAACACATCATCAAAAAATACCCTTGCACTAGAACTTTCTCCCCCAGTTACAATTGGAGGTCTTTCTATTTGCCCTTGGAATGCTGGATTTCTCTCTAACCCGCTTGCTGGGCCGTATGTATTTTTTGAAGTTGTGTCTGCAAGCCAATCTCCCAAAGTTTGCTTAGGGGGATCAGCGCTAGTGATACCTTGGATCTCATCGGGTAAATCAATATTAACTGTCCCGTCAGCATTAGACGGCTCAGGAGCAAAATCAGAATCTTTTATTTCACTCATTTTATCTCCTTTTAATTTATTTACCGCTATTCATAAATAGCAAGGCTTTATTTTTTCCAGCCATCTATTATCATTTTTCTTAAACGCTGTTTCGACTCTGGATCTTTTAACGCTTCTTTAAAACCATCAAACACTTTTTGCCAAGCATCTGTTTGCTTTTGGACATCTTCTAAAACTTTTTCTTTTTGTTCTTCTGGGCACTGATCTAAAAAGTGAGAATATGCTTCTAGGGACTCCAAGGTGCCCTTCACATCAAATTCTGGAATGGCGCTGTCATTCAATTTTTGATTTACGTCTTTTAACTGCTCTTCCGTAAATGCATCTTCTTTTTTATCGTCTTTACTCACTTATTTCCTCTCTAGTTTGGGTTTTGATTTTCCATGCCTGTTCCGGCTACAACAAGTTTCTTTTCAACTAGCACTTCTGCTAAGTCGTCAGCTTCCATAGTAACGTTAAGGCTTAACTGAATTGTAAGCCCATTATCTTGGACTGTAATCTGATCTCTGTTGACTTGCAGCCCTGTTTCAACTGCAGACATAATAGCGTCAATGTTTATGGGGTCTATTCTTGTTAGTTCTTGAGAAACTGCATTATAAGCATCTACTGCGGTGCCAACAGCAGTGCCAATTGCCAAAGATGATGTGCCACTAATTGTCTCCATTATCGCTGTTGAGTGATTTATAAATTGCGCAACGTGTTCAATCATTTGACCAGCGATTTCTAAGTTTGTGCCCGTACTTCTACTAATTGGAAGATCATTAATAGCTGTCACCAGATCCCGCATGCTAGACTTGCCTTCCATAGACTTTCCGTGGCCTGTAATAATGGTTGTCACTATATCAAATGCGTTAGTTGCATCAGCGGCAAAAGCTAATGCTCCTCCTGCATCGCCCATATCTCCACCGATGCCTTTTATAACTCTTCCAAACTGAGCCACTCTTTCTAAGACAGCACTTACTACTTCTAATTTGCCCATTGCAGCTTGGGGATTTCCAATCTCTACACTTAATAAAGCCTCAACTAATCCAGGTATGGCGTCTTTAACAGCATCAACTATGTCTCTTATATCGTTGGTCAACTGAGCCGCCCTATCTGGATCATCGGCGAATGGGTTCCAAGAATCATCTTCTGGTATTAAAGAAGCGATTGATCCTATCCCTGAAGCAAAAGACCCAACAGCAGTAAGAGCTTTAGATACAACTTCCATGCTTTTCAATGCTTTTTCTGGATTGTCTATCTTTTTAGCAGCTTCGATAACTACTTCTAGCATTTCTGGAATGTGCTGTTTCATGGATTTCATAATAGATACAATCGCGCCATTATAAGTTTTCATAGTATCAGTCATACTAGCATCATTACTATACCAATGGCGCTGATTTTCATGGATGCACATCATTTCAGCTGCCATACCACCCATAGTAGCTGCCATCTTGCCTATTGCGTCTATTGCAATAGCGATGGCTTGCATTTTTTGTATTGCTTTACAGGGGTCTTCGCCTAGATCAAGCTCCATAATAGATTTAAGCATTGGCGGTAAGTGCTTTGTCATAGTCTTCATGATTCGTACTACTGCGCCACCATAGGCTCCCATAATTCCCGCCACGTCTGGAGCTTGCCTTGACACTCCAAGCATTCCAACACTATATGATGGTTTCATAGCTTCAAGTAAAGCGGGTGGAGGCTGAAGTGATGTCATTAAAGTCGATATTGAGGCTATAAGACTGCCCATTGCACCAAGTTTTCCTATATCATCTTCGCCTATTAAGTTTGTCATCAACACCATGGCATCTATTAGATCGACCATACCGCCAAGCATTGAATCTATAAACGAAGCTGCTCCCTCTAGTATCGCTCCAGCTTCGCCGCCTTCGGCCGTTGCTATGGTATCTAATACAGCAATTTTTATTGCCATATCTCCGAATTTTTCAGTAGCTTCAATAATTTGAAAAATAGCATCCATCTTTTTCTCAAAAGCGGTTGGATCTCCGATTCGCATGGCGCCTATTGTTTCTATAGCTGGAACTAACGATTCAGCCATCGAGGAAGCAAGTTCTCCAATAACTTTAAATCCTTTTTTCACAACAGCGATCCCCATTCCAAAAGAAGCCATGGCTACCAAGCCTAAAGCAGCGGCAATTGGCATGAACAAAGTAACCATTAGCAGAACTTGACCCATTGCTGATAAAAGAAGAATCATTCTTGTTGCGTCTATACCAGACATTGCATTATAAAACTCTATCATCGCAGCGCCTAGAACTGTTGACATGACTACAAACAAAGCGCCAGCAGCCAAACTACCAATTAATGCAAGGCCGATGGCTACGAGAGAAGAGCCTAATGTAGCTCCAACCATAACCATCCCCCAAGTTGCTAATAGTGCCATTCCCAACATCGCCATGACTTCGATCATTCTCATGAGATCAATACCGGCCATGGTATCGTGTAAAGCCACTAAGCCAGCACCGAATATTGGAGCAGTAATCAAGAACAATAATCCAGCAGCGAGCATTCCGAGAGCTGTCATGGCCATCATGACTCCACCATCGGCTACCAGCAAAGAACCCAAAAGGATCATACCCCAAGTTGCTAGCAGAGCCATACCAAGCATAGCCATAACCTCTACCATTCGCAACAACGGAATGCCCTCGAGAACACCGTGCATAAGTTTTAAGCCTGTAGCATATAAATAACCAGATACCAAAAACATTCCCGCCGCGGCCAACATACCCATAGAAGCTTTCATGATATCAGCTTTCTTCATCATTTTAGCAAATTGAATCATTACCCAAGTTGCACCTAATGCCGAAGCTAATCCTACTATGCCCTTCACCATTTCTTCTACTGAAAGAGCACCTAATATTTTAGATACCAAAAAGAAAGCTCCAGCCAACGCTACCATAGCTATAGAAACGAACGCGACTAAATACATTCCAATTTTAAAAGCTTTTTTGATGTCTTTCTCAGTAATTTCCTTTAGAGCTTCTATTATTCCTTTATTAGACCTGACTCCGTCTTCTGCGCCTTCACCGACTGCGCCGCCAACACCTTTACCAGCTGTCTTAGCAATCTTATCAGCCGCACCTTTTGGAAAAAACTTATTCTTTAACCACTCGACAAACATTGCTTGCCCAGCAGCCATTGCTAAACCAAGAGCAAATCTGGCGCCGACAAACATACCAAGAGCAGTTGCAGCTTTCTTAAACAGCGCGCTCTTCATAAGAGCATCAAATATTTGCGCCATAAATTCAGCTAATTTTTTGGCTAGCCAACCAACAATACCCTGGATAGCCCCCCACATTTTTTGTAGACCTTCTTGCATCATGCTAGAGCCTTCGTTACCAGCAAAAAAGTCAGTAAAAATAGTTTTAATTTTTTCTATCAAGTTATCCATTGCAGCTTCTGGATCTGTCTCTAACAGAATAAAGAACTCTCTAAAAGCTTCAACGACATCTCCCATCATGGCTTTCCATTGTTCAGGATTAAGAAGCTCAGCAAAACCACCCGCAAACTGTTCCATTCCGGGAAAGAGCTCCATGAACATTTTACCGACTTCTTTTCCAGCGTTGTAGATAGTCATTAAGACTTCTCGGAAATTATTTAAAATCTCTCTCATTTGTGGAGACTTCATTATTCCCTGAGTTACACCCTGCAAAAACGCATCTAGCGGTCCGCCAACGTTTGTCATTCCACCAAAAGCTTCCGTAAGCTTTTCAATAGATTTAGCTAACATCACATTGGCTTCTTCTTGAGTGATTGCTCCATCGGCAGCATCTTGAGCTGCGGCTTCGAGCTCATCAAAAGATAAACCAGCATTAGCTGGATCTAACATTGTCTCGAGTTCTTTAGTTGAGAGTCCGCCTGAAAGCTCTGCCAACCTGGCCTTTTCTTGCCTGGACATATCTGCGAAAGATTTTCCTGCTGCGTGGAAACTGTCTCTGAGCATCCCTATTTTCTCAGCTGGATCCGCATTCATCATATCCATAGTGTCAATAGCCATGCCAAAGCTGGCTGCCAATTCAGAAGCTCCTTCCGCCGCACTGGCAAAATCGTCCCATTTTTTAGTAACGCTTGCCAGGGATTTAATCTCAACACCAAGCTTCGCAGCAAAAGCTGCAGTCGCAGTTAACTGCTTTTGAGACATTCCTCCGAATGTCTCATGTGCCTCTGCCATTTCGGACAAATTCTTTCCCATCTGCTTGACGGATACGCCATACTCTTTAGAGAGATGACCCACCATCTTTGCCTGCATCTTTAAAACATCGGAAGTCTTTTTTCCACCAGCCATGGCTTCTTTGTTTATATTTGCTAAAGCTTCGGCCGAGAGTCCCAAGCCCTTATAAGCAAGCATATACTGGCCAGCATTTTTTTCAAAGTCGTCGCCTAGCTTGTTGAACTCAGTTCCCATCTCTTTAGCTAGTTCAGTTATATCTTCTAAGGCTGCAGCCATACCATCTGGGCCTCGGCCATAAATGGCCGTGAGAGAAACTCCAGCCTCTCCCATTGCGTTGGAGCCAGATTTTATATTATCAAAAGCTCCGCGCACATTTTTTGCTTGCGCTGAAGATTCCCCAAACGCGGCATTTAGTTTGTTCATTGCGTTAGCAAAGCCAACATTAGCATTTCCAGCCTGCATAGCTTTATCAGCTAAAAAACCTATTCCAGCAGAAACAGCGCCCATTATAGCGCCGCCAATATTCATCAAAGAACTGCCTAATCCACTAACAGTATCCCAAAGGCCATGGAGAGAAGTTTTTACGCCCTTAAACGCATTCATCGCCCCAACGGCGCCCGTGGCTTTTGGAGCAATATCTGCTAATTCACTAACTAAATTATTCGCTGAGCTGGCAGAATCCTCCGCGGCTTCGCCGATGTCAACTAGGGTTGAATCCATATCCCTAGCAGAATCTCCCGCTCTATTAAGAGCTTCGTGGAAACCATCCATCCTCTCTTGCATGCCTTCGAGATCTTCGCAATCTAAAGCCTTGCATAATTCCTGGGCCATTGAAACTTGCGCGCTTATTTCAGAAGTCACATTTTTCATTAGCGCAGCACGAGCTTCGATAACTTTATTTATCTGTGATTGGATGTCTAACTGGTGCTGATCGTCATTGGCCATTAATATTCTCTACATGCAATTTTACGACTTATGTAATAAATATCTTCTCCAGAAATTTATGGTGTTAAATCTGAAGCTGTAGTAAACTAAAATGGCCAGCGAATGCCCGTTTTGTTATATAAGTCTCTTGCTTTCTTATTCTTTTCTTCAATTAAAGCCAAAACTGCACTTGAGTCTTCACTTATCTCTAAAGCTTCGTAAAGATTTCTAGAGGCTGCTATTGTTTTTTTATAAGCTTCTACTTGGACTGGGGTTCCACGTATCGTTTGAACGGGACCCAAACCCAAAATATAAGCAGCTGAAGCTGCGAATAATTTTTTCTCACCAGCATTGTTTTTCTTTGACATTTTGCGCCTCTCAATATAACTATTACCCATCAAGTAAATCTTCTTAATTTACTGGGCACATTTGATCGAGCTCGATTCATCATGGCTCTTGTTTGAGGATCGTTGTGATGCGCGGCGTGAGACTGACCTTGCGATTTCTTTATTTCTTCATTAATTCGATTAATAAACCACACCCTCTGCCATATCGGCATATTATAGCACTCAATGTAAGAAAAACCGCTATAATACATAAGCAAGAAAGTGTGTTCTAAAAACACTTTTTTATCTTCAGGATTCAGGCCAAAAAAAGCTTGCGCCAAGCGGCATTTTTACCTCCGAAGACTCAAAACAAGATGGGCATTCCATCCAAGCCTTCATTTCTATTCCTGGTTCGTTAGCATCAATATATCTTCTCAAGAAAAGAGAGTCTTTAGCTGGCATGCTTCTAATAAAAATATTAAGCTTAGATTTATCGGTAATACCGCCAATAGAAACTAGAGAATATTGAAGTCTTGTCGTAACTAAATTATCAGTTCTCTGACCCGCCTTCTTTCTTCTTTCAGAAACAGTAGATATTTCTTGCTCATCAGAGCCTATTAAAAACTTAAACCGTGCTGTTTTCTTAGTTACCGGTAAATCAACTTCGAACAAATTAGCGCCATCGGAAACTGGATTTATTTCTAATCTTTTGACTGGAAGTTCTGCAAGATTAAAATCTTGTTTAGATCTTTCACTACATGCTGGACAATTAACTTCCACACTATACTCAGCACCATAGCCCGTGATCCTCAGAGCTGTCATCAGGGCATTCCGGTCGCCAGTTAACATATTCATAGGCTCGAAGCCTTCGTCAACAATACAGGACTTTAGAAGCTCGGAAATAACCGTTCCATTTTTAATAAGAGCTCTAGAAGTTAAAATATCTTCTTCTCTAGCTGTCATTGCTCTGATGGAAACTGTTTCCTTTCCATACATCGCAGAATCTACTGGGTAGACTACCCCCTTCGAAGGCAATGGAACGATGTCGACTGGAATATCCAAGCCAAAATCGTCTTTCATTACATTTCTAGTCGGCATGCCGGGAGCGTGACCAGTAGGTCCGTTGCCAGATCCGAAAACTTCGTTTCTTTTTGCTCTATCACTGTTATCAGACATTTAATCTCCTAAATAAAGATCTTACTGTAATTTTTACCAATTTCAGCAAATGTAAAATAAAACAGCTCCGTCGTTAAACGGAGCTGCTAAGCAGTTCAAAACTAAAAAGAAAATGGAGAAAATATCAGTATTGAAGTACGCAATTGTCGAATCTAATCGTCAAAGCAATTTCGGTTGGATCTTCAGCTGTATAATCTAGATCGTTAAAGTTAGCATTAGTTAAAAAGCATCCCTTAAGATCCCAGAGCTCCACTACTGTTCCTACTGGATCTAGCATTTTAAGCTGGCAATCTCTTTTATAGAAATCAGCATAACCAGATCTACCAGAAACAGATTCTGAATGTGTACGAACCCACTCCATGACCTGTTGAGCTCCAGATGGAGCAATTGGATCATAAAGGGTAACACTGATTGGATCATAATTCATCTTACCAGCAAGGTATCTCCGTGAATTAATGAAGTGCAATTCCTGTTCAGAAATTGTAACGTTGGGGCGAGCCGCTGCCTTCATTAAGAAAGCATCGATTCCTTCGATAGCAAATATCCATCTAAATTTTCTTTTTGGCTCAAATTTATTTGGAAGCATGTCTTGAACTGCGAGAGTTTCGGCCATTTTCTTTTTCTCCTATGGTATAAACTAAGTATTACGCAAACTAAATCTCTGTCCCATTATTTGTAACAACGAAATCAAGAGATATGAACTCGACAGAGCGAGTGGGCTGCAAGAATATTTTTCCTCTAATAGTATTATTTTCTACATCAGCCTGGGTGGTGGTTGTGGTGTCAATTAAGACCTTGAACCTATCGAGACCCTGCTGTTGCTGAATTCTTGTAAGAACAGGCGTTACTGAAGCAGAGAATCTAGCAAGAGTATCTTCTCGGTTAGGCTCAAAGAGGAAAGTATCTGCAATTTTTCTAACTTTTCTACGAATATCGATAAGAAGCCTTCTAACGTTTACTCTATCCAAAGCGCTAGCAGACCGGAGTATTGTCTTTTGACCGAATACTACGACCCCGTTAGAAGTTGGGAAGTTTGTTATTGGGTTAATATCAGCATCATAAAGTGTGTCTAAATTAGCTCGACTCAACTGGACGTGAGCCCAAAGAGTAGTAGACAGAGCGCCTCGAGTAAATCCTGCTGGAGCATACCATGGATATGCAACTGCATCGTTTAACGACATAGCTCCTAAAACTGAAACTGATGGTGGACACCTTACATTGGTTCCAGTCGCTGGATCAGTAATATAGGTGTCTGGGAAGTAAGCAGCTCCAAATGAGCTATCAAGATTTCTAGATTTAAAATTAGTAACAGTGTTATTAACACCAATTATCTCTAGAGATCCAGTTACTACATTATTCTGAGTGTCTCTTTCTTCAATATCCATGACGTACATAGCATCGAAACGCTCTTCAGTTCTGTCTAGTGCGTGATCAGTAATTTTTGTCTCGCGGATTCCAGGAATAGCTAAGAGCATAATATCAGCATCTGATTTTTCAGACATTACATCGATAGCTTTCATGTAAGTTGCAACTGTTGGACCTTGCGCGTAGCCTTGGTTCTCATCATCCATCTCGCGGGATGCAGCAGCATTATTAAGCTTAGCTTTATCTTCATCGAAGATATTAACGCCGTCAAATCCTCCCTGCATAAACATCGTAAATTTCATGTATTTGCGAGAAGCTACATCTCCAAAGTCTTTATCGACATTTAAGAAGCGACCAGTTGAATAAGTTCCATCGCTCTTTAGAAGTGAAGAACTTAACACCCCTGATCTTCTATAGACTGAGAATGCCCACTCTTTAGAATCTACTTTGTCTTCTGAAGATTTAGTGTGAACTTGAACTCTTTCGAGCGTGAAGATATTGTTATTAAATTTATCTGAGTCTAATACGGTTCCACTAGCGTCTAAAGCTCCGGCGTTATTCCCGACTGAAACGTGTCGTTGGCCGGTGGCGAACCGAGGAAAGTATTTAGTATAAGAAGCTAATGACTCTTCCAAAACGTTACTAGCGTTAGGGCCTTTTTCATAAATCCTATCTTGCTTAGTAAACTGGACACCCCAATAATAAGAGCTATTAGCCGTTCTTTTATCTCCTGTGTTGTTTGAGATACAAAGTCTATAAGGGATAGGGGGTTCTACCATTCTTTCGCCCCAAGTTGATTGCGCGATTACAGTTCCTTGGGCCATGACCCCACTACCGTCAGCGTCAGCAGCTGAGCCTGTAATAGTATTCATTGCAGGATAACCTGGATCTGAGAATATGTCTGAACCAGATGTAACTAAGTGATAAGGACCACGATATCCTATCGGTAAGGAAGTGACCGGAGTATTTTGAACATCTACTTCGTTGTGCACTTCTACCCTAACGTATTTACTCATGTTTGGATGAATGCCTTCAATTACCAATTTTTGACTTGCGACCTTGTGGTCAAAATCAAAGTATTGGTGGACATTTCCAATTCTTCTTGCAATGTAATCATCAGAAGTTGGATCTAAATTAACTCCAAGGTAGGATTCTAAAACTTGTTTTTCAGCGTCGGTGTCTCCGAAAGCCCTAATTTCTACATCGAAAGTTCCATAATTTTCTTCAGTGGCACCCTTTTTAAAATTACTAATAGAAACTTTTGTTAAAGTGTTTGGATATTGGCCGTCATCTAAGCAGTGGAATCTAAACAAGTTTTTATATTTTCCACCGAATTTCTGAGATATTGCCCAAGGAGAGAAAGCTGTTCGGAACCTGTCAGAGAAGTTTTCGTAATTAGGTTTAGTAGTCGTTCCTTGGTTAACTCCATCAGAAGCTGTTAGAACGAATAAGCAGGGCTCATAGTTCGAAGCTGCATAAGATCCGGTCCAAGCATTGACTGAAACTACTCCGGTACCAGTAACAACCGCAAGAGTTGGAGCAATATCATAATGCGTGTACATATAATATCCAGCTTGCTGTAGTTTAGTTGGATCTGTGTTGAATACATTTGTAAAATATGAAGGGCTCCAAGGAGACATAGAAGCTGTAATTGTATTTGGATAAGCCGAGGTGTTCTTGTGCCCGTTTAACAGCATTGTAAAGTTGTAGTGGTTTGCCGAGGTAAGATCTAGCTCTCCCCAACTTGCACCGCCGTCAAACGCAGAGCTTAATATTCCCTTTGTTCCTGTGGCAGAAGCTGTTACAACTCCAGCGCCCGGCCCTTTAACTAAGTTGCCAGAAAGTCCTAAAGTAACACCAGATGCAACCATTAAAACAGCTCTTAAAATTGGAACTGCTTTTGCGCCATATCCAATCCACGAATAATTTTTGCTCTGCAAACCCGCATCGGAAAATATTGTACTTCCTGCAGATTCAGACATTAGTGCGCCAAACATATATGTTCCGCCAGCTACACCATAGTCGTAAGCATAAACGTTAGTGTTGAGGTATCCTTTATCGTTTAATTGTTTGGTCCCTACAATAAATCCTGCATTTTTTACTGCTCCAGGATAAATGTCGTAACCACCAGCATCTGTTGTTTGCGATGTAATTCTCTTTTTTCCATCGCCAACGCCGAGAACTCTTAGATAAGTACCCGCCTTTGCATTTCTCATCCATTCGTTCATAGCTAACGGTCCAAATTTCTCGCCATCGGAAGCTCCGAATGTTGCGATGAAATCTTGGTAAGTAGCAACTGTCACTGGAACAAAAGCTCGACCTTGATTTGCCGTAGCGATTATTCCAGCTGGGGTACCTTGAGGGGCAACACTAGTCGGACCTGAAAGGTCAATCTCCCTTGTTGCAACTCCCGGACTTTTAAAAGTTAATTCAGCCATTTATTTGTGCTCCTAAAATTTCTCTTACAAGTAACTATTCATTACATGAACAATACGCCACTATTTGTGATAATAAAGTCAATAGCAATGAATTCAACAGAACGAGTGGGAACAACCACTATTCTACCATTCAGTTTATTTTGCTCTACATCTTGTGGCGAATTGTTTGTGTCGTCCATGACCACAGAAAACTTCTCTATACCTGCCTGTGATTGAACTAGTGCTAAAATTGGTGCAACTTGAGAAATAAATCTCGATCTTGTTGCCGGTGTGTTTGGTTCGAATAACAGTCTATCTGCTACTTGAACCACTAATCTCTTGACTTCAAGTAACATTCTTCGAACGTTTACCCTGTCAAGCGCACTCTTGTTGATCTGCAGGGTCTTTTGGCCGAAGATGACGAATCCGCCATTTGGAAAATTAGCTATAGGATTAACTCTAGCATCATATAGCTCATCTCTATCTCCAGCAGTTAATCTCACCGCAGTATTTCTAACGTTGTCTAATGATCCGCGGTTAAATCCAGCAGGCGCGAACCAAGGATATGCTACAGTGTCGTTATAACCCAAAGCCCCCATAGCAACTACAGATGAAGGAACTAAAACACTCTTATTATTAACTGGGTCATCGATATATACGTCGGGGAAGTAAGTCGCAGCATAGTTGTTATTAACTCTACGGCCTTCAAACTGCTCGGCAGTTTCTCTTACATCTCGCTTCGCAGTGTCAGAATCAAACAGTCTATTTTCATCTTCGTCGTACTGCTGAATGTCCATAACATACATAGCCATTGAATAATCTCTAGTTCTATCAGCAGCAAGATCAGTAATGAATGGATCTCTTATGCCTGGTACCGCAAGAAGATTAGTGTTGACTATCATTGGATCAGTCATAATCTCTACAGCTTTTCTGTAAGAGAAAACTACGTTGTTTTGGCGTCCCAGCCCAGACATTGATCCGTTTCCAGCTGTTCCGCCAAGACCGAGTCCACCGCCCGGTGGATCATCCCCAGCAAGACCTTTTGGATCTGTAGAGGCTGCTCTATCATTCATAAGCGCGTTAGCTTTATTTAAAACGTTTAGTCCATCAAAACCGCCATAGAACGGAAGAGTAAACTTCGCGTAATCTTGGAACCGGTTAAACTTAATAGAACTAGAATTTATTAAAGTCGCCAAAGTAAGTCTTCCAGACCTGACGCCATCACTAAGTGTATAATCAGTAGAACTATAAATTCCGTTTCTAATATACGCAGCATCGAGCATGTGCTCATTGGCAGAGCCAGTAATTTTGCTCAAGTTTGTCTCAGTGTTATAAAGAGCTACTCTAGCAAGAGTAAACTTGTTATTATTAAACGCATCTGCACCAGAGCCAGTAACTAAGTTGTCTAGTTTCACAATCCCCTGGAATGTTGTATATCCCTTAACCAAGTTGTTGGTTAAGCTTCCGATATTAGCATCATAAGTAGCGTGAGTTACTGAAGCTGTGAGAGGTAAACGCGTGGGCATTGTTCCCCAATAAAGTCTTGAATCTGCTCTCTCGTTTTTGCCTGGATCACCAGCAAATGCCGGAGATGAATCCACTTGACCTCTTGTGCACTTAAATCTATATGGTAGTGGAGGTAAAATAGAACCAGAAAGTCCAGAAGCTGTGTCCCGGTTCAAAACTCCGCAAACCCTTGTGCCGGTCGAACCCCAGCCTCCTTCCCAGCCAGTAATTGTACTGCTTGGAATATCAGTAAATGTATCAGTGGTTTTAAGTACTGGAATACCGCGGAAACCGAAAGGCAAGGAAGCTTTCGGAACTTCTCCGTTATATACAGCGTTATTAACTACCACTCTAATATTTGGAGAGCGATTAGGATATTTCCCTTCGACTACTAGTCTACGCTCTTCTGGATCTTCAGAGTCAAAATCATAAAATACTTTTTTATCACCAATCTGAAGTCCAATAAATCTATCACTCTTAGGATCAAGAGTACACTCTGGATAAACCTCAATCACTTCTTTTGAAAGGTCGTTATCATCAAATTTTCTTAGCTGAACTTCGAAAGTACCATATGGGTAATTTTCGTCTGTAGAAGCCCGGAGATTGGCAATAGAGACCTTATGCTTCGAGTTTGCATAGGAACCATCAGAAAGAGACTCAAAGTGGAACAGATCATATTCTGTGCCACCGAAAGGCTGTGATATAAGAGATGGTGTTCGTGGTGCCGTGTATCTAGTATCAAATCTACCGAAAGAATCTCTCCAATTCTCGCTTAATCCAATCCCATTTGTAGCGTTTGTACCGGAAAGAATCCCAATGGCGCCTGCGCCCTCGGATACTGGAGCCAATTCATTTTCTACAGGGAAATCAGCCCATAAGATATGTTGCTCTTCTCCAAACTTCCACGGATCTGTATTTAAGACTTTAGAAATATAATTGTCATTATTCGGATCTAAAGAGGCTGAATAAATTCTAAAGCCAGCTACAGCATCATCATTTGCAAAACCTGTACCTGCCGAAGAAGAAATAATAATTTTAAAAGTATTATAAGCTTCAGCGGTTGGATTATCGTTTCTAGTAGCAATATCTTCAGTTGGAGGCGAATATGAAGACCCCCCAATAGATTCATCCCAATTAGCTAACATAACTCTAGTTCCTGATGCTGGAATTATCATTCCACGAACTAAGTTGATAACGTTGATAGTTCCACGGGTACTAACAGAAGACAGCCCCGGAAAGGAATCGTTATCGTCGAAAATTGGATATCCAACTGAGCCTTCAGAAGCTGAAAGGTAGTGGCGAGCGCATAAGAACTGCACGCATCCGCGATGTCGCTGATCTCCACTGCCCGCTCCGGTAGAGCCAACTACCCGAGACCCGGAAACAACGAATCCAGCTTTGGAAACGATTCCATAATTTTGTGTGTTGCTTATTTCAGAACTGGTGTCGTTAGATCCTGCACCAAGTACTCTTAGATAAGTTATTGCATCTTTGTTTTTTAAGTATTCTCTAACTGCATAGGGACCAAAACGGTTTGAATCTAATGTACCAAATCGCGTTTCGAAATCTGCAAAAGAACCGACAATCACAGGTACGAAAGCTGGACCCTTTTGTGAGGTTCCAATAATACCCGCAGGAGTACCTACAGGAGCTTTCTCTCTCTGTGAAAGATCTATCTCTTGTTCAAAAAACCCTGGAGAACGGAAGGTCTGTTCAGCCATTTAAATCTCTCCTCAAGCATATTTGCTGTCTTTCATAAATATTCATTTCAAACCCAAAAATCTCATTCTGGTTCAATTACTAGATCTCCCAAGTCATAAGTTAGCAATTCTTTATAAACTGTTTCACCTTTTCTTTGGTTTCTAGTTCTCACTGTGAGTTGTTTTTTAATTGTTTGCCCGGTAACAGGGTCAATTTCTATTCTTTTTACTGTTAAGGGCACATTACCAGCTTGTGAACCACCAACGCTGGTATTTTTAAAATATTTTCCTGGAACCACGCCTTTTCCACCAACTAAGCTTGAAATAGACGGATCTTCTATAGAAGAAATATCTTGCAAAATATAGTCGTTTGGATTTCCACTTGGAATTCCCTCTACCATTATCTTATTCGGTATTGCGTTTACTTGTGTCATATCAAATGAAATCGATGGAGCCGATATATACCGGCGGTGGGTCGGCATAGACCCGGGATACTCTGGATTGACTATATATCCCGGAACTTCTACCGTGAACGTGTTTCTAACTATTCTTTCGCTATCCGTAAAATCATCAAAATTATTATCAGTTCCAATAGATGCTCCAAAATAAGCAACAAAATAATAACCTTTTTCAGTCTCTATTCTAAAAGTTCTTTGCCCATAAGAGTGATAAGAAGTCATAATGGCAGTTAAAAGATTATTCATTTGCTGAGTATATTGTGCCCAAACAGTTATTTCATATTGAGCGACAAAATACTTCGGCGGTTGAAGCGTGTAAATTTCGTAAATATTATTTGATAAACTATCAGAAATTAGTTTTCCCTCAGAGAATTTCTGCTTTTTATTAGGAGCTTTTCTTCGAGTCGCAACGGTGCCAGGAGAAGCGCCGCGGCCTTGGCCGCCTTTGGTTTCGCTAGTCGTTAATTCGTGGTTAGGGGTAGCTCTCTCATCTGAGTTTTGTAATCTTTCTTTGTTTAAAATTTGTTGATATGTAGAATCTCCAGGAGAAAGCTTTTTCTTAATTGTTATAGGAGATGTTTGATTTGTAGCGTTGCCCTTTGTTGGAGATTGCTCTATTCCAGTTCTTTGAATAGATATAAGCGGCAAAATTATAGCGCCAGCTTTGTCTCTAAGTGGTTGCTTTCTTCTCAAAACCGCAAATCTTTCTCCGGTGGCAAAAATTATCGGAACTTTTTTAGTAGTTTTCTTTTGCTCAAAAATTAAATTTAAATCTTTGTCAAACAAATTAAACAGAGCCCTATCTACATCTTCTACGGTGCAAGAAGGAAGATTAAAATCAGGATCTATACTCGAGCCCATTGGCATAAAGTTTGGAGAAGTTTCTTTTCTAGTAGACATTAACAATCATCTCCATAAAACGAAGAAGAAATACCTTCTTCATCTCCCTTTGGAGAAACTTCTACTGGACCATCGGGAGCTTTTTGAAGTTTTCCCTGTTGTTGAAGGACTCTCACGTCACCAGTTGGTCCATTTTTATTTTCTTTAAACCCTCTCTGCTGAACAAATGTTTTCTCAACTGCATCAGCGTCTGAATATGCTTCGTCAGTAGGACCGAGCGGAATTTTATCTATAAGACCCTTTCTAGCTTGCTTACAAGTCATTTTATAGCCAGTAGAATATTCTATTTCGCCGAAAATAGTACTATCAATAACCGATGTAACTATTTCAAAAAAAGTATCTCCGTAACTTACATAATCACCTTCTTGAACGTCTATTTCTTTATCTAGCACGTCTCTATATTGTACGTAAACCGTTATAGTGCTATATTCTTCTGAGCCGAATTGATTGGTTCGTATTTCTGCTTGATTCCATTCAATTCTCGCATCTAAATCTATTGGCGGATCGAATATTTTTTGGTGTGATTCTTCATAAACGTCATGAACTTCAGATAAATCTTCACGGACTTTATAATAATAAACTTTTTGCCCAATGACGTCTTTGACAATCTCCTTATTAATATCGGAAATTAGATCTATTTCTCTGGGGGTAATAAAAAGTCTAGCCATTTATTTAATTCATCCAATTATAATGCATTTACCCATAGGGATGGGTATTGTCTTTAAGACAGTTTGTAAGTTTCCAGCTTTTCCAGCTTCGCCCTCTAGCATCTTATCGTAAGTCAGACTATCTAGCAGTTCTTTCATTGAGGTTCTTAGTTTCTCTTGGTCTTCCCTGCCCTGAGAGACTAAATTAGACCCATCTAATTGCAAATCTCCACCTGGTATAGGAACTGAAGAGAATTTACTGCGAACTAAACCAAGCAGCTCTTTAGAAGAAGCTAAACAAAACTCTCTAATCCACTGTCGACCCATACTGTTAATATTTTCAAATTTTATATTATCGTATGGAATGTTAGAAAAATCGCTTACACCATTTATGGTTCCGTCATTATAAGCTGGGTTAAATGGATCGCTCCCAAACCCAACTCTTATCCAAAGCTTTCTATTTTTTTCAGCCACACTATTTCCATCATTAAAAGTTGGAGATGGAAAAATTCTTATTTTCGTTCCCTGAGTCCTGAAAGAGTAGTTAGATCTTCTTACTCGATTAGATAAGCTCATTTGACCTCCGCGGAGGACGTCTTCGAAAACTGGAAGAACATAAAACACTGTCTCTGGAGTAAATGACTCAAAAGAAAATTCGTTATTGAGATAATTTATTGCTGAAGTTGTATCAAAGAATCTATAGGCTGCTTGGGGACTGAAGTGGAAAACTTCTAGTATTTTCATTTTTCCAGAACCATTATTGTTCAAACTAGAAGAAAAAATTAAATTTCCTGAATCGTCTTTTAGTTCGCTGTAAATATCATAATCTTGACGTCCAGATTCCAATTTAATAGATCCAGACAGCGTATTATAAGACCCTCCAATCCCTGCATCTTGAGCATAAGGCTCAGCTAATCTAAGGATGAAATCAAGAGTTTCATGAGCATATTTACCCTGAATATTAGAACCTGTAGAAGCCCCTAAAACGTTACTAAGCTGCGATTTAGTTTGAAATTCGTTTACTAAAGAGCCATACTCTAATGTTGATTCTTCCAAACACGCCCATATTTGTTTTTTAGTTAACTCTACACTTAAAATATCGTCGCCTAGCTTTCTTTTAACATACGTGATCATAGAATCAGCTTCTTTTTGAAAATCTAAATCGTCGTCAAAAAAGCCAAAAGGCGTTGGATTTAATGTTTGAAAAAATTTTGACATAAAAAAACTCGGCAACTATGACTAACTATTAAGTTAAAGTTCATAATTACCGAGCTAGATTGTTGCCCTAACAAATTTCTACGTGTAATTAATCACATAAATACTCATTCATTAAGACTATATTTTTTTCAAAAAAACTTATTTAAACCAAATACCACTGCTTTTCAAGAGCTCTCTTCCAAACTTTTTTTCTAAGAATAGCTTAAGTGAACTCCATCTCTCTTCAGAAAGTCCGCCGCCTGAATTAGCTACTGGTTTAGCCTTTTCCAACTTAGCACACTTAGCTTCAAGGGTATCAACGCGAAGTTGAAGTCGAGCCAACGCATTTTTTACTGCATCAAGATCAGTGTTGGTTTCTTTTTTTGCAGTTGTTTTTCTAGTTGTGCGAGGTTTCGTAGTTTTAGTAGTTTCAGGCATGATAAGAATCTCCAAATTCAGATTAGATTATATTTTTTTCTCAGAAACGTTTAATAAAAACAAAAGGGGCGGCACATTAAGTGCCGCCCCAACTATTATCTAAACAGTTATCAGATTACGTTAAGATCTGCAACCGTAACAGTACCATAAAAATCGCTTCTAACCATCTTCTTGCCATAGCGAGTCATAACGCCCTTACGCGGCGTGAAGTCCTCTGGAGCGAAGATTGTTGGAGTAACGATTAGAGGCACATAAGGTGCGTATACATAACCGGTCTCAAGATAGCTTCCGCCCTTGAATCCTACGAGAACCTTATTTCTTGGGAAGTAAGGATCTTTGTATACCGTGAAACGGTTACTAAGGGTTCCAACCTGTTCGGCTCCAATACTCATTGGAGTTCCGACTTGGCCGTCTCCGTCCAAGCTATAAGTAGGTCTATACAGAACTGAAGCTTCGAGGATAGTTGCAATATCTGGAGAAACTACGATGAAGTTAGCTGATCCGCGTAATGTAAGCCTATGAATCTCATTAGCAACATCAATAATGGTCTCAACTAGAGTCTCATACCATTCACGAACTGTACCGGTGAAGCTTGGACCAATGTTCCCTGCTCCGCCTGGAGTAACTAGAGCGCCACTCCGCTTGTTCATGAACTTACCTGGTGAGCGCGACCAGTAGAAGTTCGTCTTAGCCTGAGTGAGTAGATCATTAAGAATTTCACGATCCAACTCAAGAGCAATTTGTTCAGAAAGGATCTGAGTAAGCTCAACTTCTGCGTCTAAAGAGTGATACGCGTTAAGATCTTGAGCAAGCTCTGGTGACCAGCGAGCGCGGAGCTTTCTAGTAACTGCAGTAACCGCAATAGATTCAACTTTAATATCAATCTCTGGAATCTCTGGTGAAGGTGTAGTACCGAAGTTAGACTCAAAGGTTGGAATCGTTAGCGCGTCTCCATCACTGCCGACATTTAAGCTTGGTGATAAAATATAATCAATATCCATTCCCTCAGAGAAAGAATCTGTACCTGAGATAATCATCAATATTGCAGCGTTTGAATCACCCGCCTTAGTTAACGGATCGTGAGTGAATGAAGTTCCATCCCATTTACCAATCTGGTTAAGTCGTCTAACGTTAATAACCTTGTTTCCTGAAATTTGAACGTCTTGATCTTTAAGAGTCTGCGAGGGACCTGCAAAGTTAATAGCGGATGCCGATGGTATAAGAGCGAAATCCTTAACCATTGAAAGATCACCATTACTAAACTGAGTAGAGTTCAGGTCTACAAAAACAGCAGTGAAAACGCCTAAGCCTTCGCTGTTTGGATGATCTTCGATCAGCCTACAAATCTGTTCGTCAAACTGGAGAAGCTTACCATCAGAACCGGTAGCGGTCATGCGTTTATAGCTAGTGCCACCGCCCGAGAACGTAGTAGTTCCCTGGTATGCTCCAGAAGCAAGTAGAGTAATAGTGTTAGCTAACTGGTGGACTCTTGAATAACCAGAGCCAGCAAGATTGTACTGGCCACCGATTCCAAGAGAACCAGAACGTACGCCTTTACCCGTAGGAGCATTATAAATAGAGCTTCCTGAAGGGTACGTAGCAGAATCACCATCAGACTGGCCACCTACAGAGGTTCCATATGTGTAGTCTAGATAAAAAAGCAATCCAGACGGAAGGCTCATTGGCTGAACTGACACTAATTCATTAGCAACTAGTCCGCCGAAAACTCTGCGAACAATTGGAAATGCGATATTCTGAAAACCACGAAGATCTCCAGACGAAGTTAAGTTTCCACCACCGGTGGAAATTGAGTTGGCTTCACGAAGTACTTGCGATGCTTGGTTTTCAAGTAAGGTCGCCATATTTTCGCGAGTGGTACCTTCCAATCCCCTAAGGAGACCAGTGCGGGACCACTTTTCAATTAACCTTCTGTTACCCGTTCCAACGTTGCGTTGGCGAATACCTTCAGTTAACTGATTCAGTGTAAATTTTTTTGACATTTTGTTTTATTCCTTTTAAATGGATGCTTTTTAATCTGAGACGGCGCCCCGACGCTATGCGCAGGACGCCGCCATTCGATTAATCAAACATTATTAGATTACGTTAAGATCTGCAACTGTAACAGTACCATAGAAGTCAGAACGAACCATCTTCTTACCATAGCGAGTCATAACACCCTTACGTGGGGTGAAGTCCTCTGGAGCGAAGATTGTTGGAGTGACAATAAGTGGTACGTATGGAGCGTATACATAACCGGTCTCAAGATAGCTTCCGCCCTTGAATCCTACGAGAACTTTGTTGCGTGGGAAGTAAGGATCTTTGTATACCGTGAAACGGTTACTAAGGGTTCCCATCTTCTCTGCACCAATGCTCATTGGAGTACCAACCTGGCCATCACCATCTAAGCTGTAGCTTGGACGGTAAAGAACAGACGCTTCAAGAATAGTCGCGATGTCGGGTGACACTACGATGAAGTTAGCTGATCCTCTTAGAGTAAGTCTGTGGATCTCATTAGCAACATCAATAATGGTCTCGACCAGAGTCTCATACCATTCGCGGACGGTGCCTGTGAAGCTTGGACCAATAGAACCAGCTCCACCAGGAGTGACAAGGTTACCATTTCTCTTGTTCATGAACTTGCCTGGTGAACGTGACCAGTAGAAGTTCGTCTTAGCCTGAGTGAGTAGATCATTAAGGATCTCTCTATCAAGCTCAAGAGCAATCTGCTCGGAAAGGATCTGAGTAAGCTCAACTTCAGCGTCAAGACTGTGATAAGCATTCAAGTCCTGTGCGAGTTCTGGTGACCAGCGAGCGCGGAGCTTACGGGTTACTGCAGTAACTGCGATTGACTCTACCTTAATGTCGATCTCTGGGATCTCTGGTGAAGGCGAAGTAGCGAAGTTAGACTCAAAGGTTGGAATAGTAAGAGCATCACCATCTGACCCTGCATCAAGACTTGGGCTGAGAACATAGTCAACGCTATAAGTCTGCTCGGCCGTGCTGCCCTTAGTACCAGAAACGATCATTAGAATAGCTGCGTTAGCATCACCAGCTCTAACTAGCGGATCTGCGGTGAACGAAGTTCCATCCCACTTACCAAGCTGATTAAGCCTACGAACATTAAGCACTCTATCGCCACTTGCTTGAATATCCTGAGATTTCAAGGTTGGTGAAAGAATAGTCGGCGCAGTGCCATCAGGTGGTATAAGAGCAAAGTCTTTTACCATAGTGGCGTCTGCATTACTAAACTTGCCTGAACTAAAGTCAACAAAGTAAGCCTTGAATACGCCGAGGCCTGCATCGTTGGGGTTATCTTCAATAATTCTACAAATCTGCTCATCGAACTGTAGAAGCTTGCCATCAGAACCAGTAGCGACCATACGTCTTACTTCATCGATAGCGTCAGCTGAGAATGTTGTATTCCCCATATAGGCGCCAGATGCAAGGAGCGTTACGCTCGAAGCAATCTTATGTACTCTTGAATAACCAGAGCCAGCAAGATTATACTGACCGCCGATTCCAAGAGAACCAGAACGTATGCCTTTACCGACTGGAGAATTGTAAATTGAACTTCCAGATGGGTAAGATGCATCGATACCTGAGTCGTCGCGACCACCAACGTTGGTTCCGTAGGTGTAATCAAGATAGAAAAGGAGGCCAGATGGAAGGCTCATGGGCTGTACAGATACAAGCTCATTAGCAACCAGGCCGCCGAAAACTCTACGAACGATTGGGAATGCAATGTTTTGAAAACCGCGGAGGTCTCCAGAACTAGTTAAGTTTCCACCACCGGTGGAAATTGAGTTAGCCTCGCGTAAGACCTGTGATGCCTGATTTTCAAGCAGCGTAGCCATATTTTCGCGAGTGGTGCCCTCAAGGCCTCTAAGGAGACCAGTGCGGGACCACTTTTCAATTAACCTTCTGTTACCCGTTCCAACATTACGTTGACGAATACCCTCGGTTAACTGATTCAGTGTAAATTTCTTAGACATTTGAATTTCTCCTTTATGTTTATTCTATTTGTCTGACGTTAACCCGGCGAGTAAAGCCCAACGATCTACCTCATTCCCATTGCTGGCAGGCGCGCCTGACCGGGTTGATTTGGATGAAGATGCGAGCAATCGGGAGCGACTCTCAGATAGAGTCTTACCGGAACCCCGATTTAGAGATGCACTCAAACTCTTATAAAGGAGTTTGGCTTCTCTGATTGTGCGTGCTTTGTCGAGTGCTTCGACTACTACACGCTGCTGCTTTGTTGAAAGCCCACGATTTTGCATGAGCTTATTAGCAAACAGAAGCTTAGCGTTAAAAAGATTCATTTCTGCAAGCTGCTTCTTTAATTTAGTAACAGTTCTTTCAGCCATGACGGCTCTTTTAGTGTTACGGGCTGGAGCAGCTCTTCTGGTGCGACGTGACTCTGAAATTCTTCTGTTTCTACGAGTTCCACGAGTTCTACGATTACGTCGCTGTGATTCAGCTAACTGGCGGCTTGCTCTGCGGAGTCTACGGCGAATAAAAGCTTCAACCTGCGGTGCAGGAACTCCAGGATCACCTAGTTCATCAGCGAGAGCGTTAAGAAGAGCGTCTTCGTCGACATCGACAATAACGTCACCTTCATCTTCTCCACCATGTGCAAGTGCAGGATCGGCTGCGGCAGCTCTTCCCTCTTCTTGCTCACGAAGTCTTCTCATTTTAAAGAGCTCACGACGTAGCGCAGCTTCATCAATTTCGTAAACTTCGTCAAGATCTTCTCCGTCCCCGTCGTCAGAATCATCACTTTCTAAAGTAATTTCTTCTTCTTCTTCGACATCTTCCTCGACTTCAACCTCTTCTTCGGCTGGTGCGACTTCAACGTCGAGACCGAGTGCGGCCCCAAGATCTAATATTGCGTCTTCAGCTGCTTCCACATCGGGTTCAGCTGCGACTTCTACGTCTTCCTCGACATCTACATCGAGGTCAACTTCTTCTTCTTCTTGTTCAAACATGCCCACTTCCTCAAGACTCTCATCCTTTGTTAACTCTTCAAAGAGTCTCCTGAAAGCTGCTGCGTCACGTCTTCTAGACATTTTGCTCATCTCCTTTATTAGTTGAGTTAATTGTAATTCGAGTCTATTGTCAATGGACTCTTTCATAAGTATTAAATTATTAGATAAAGTAATAACTTCTTCTAACAGACGACCATAAAATATAATCGCTGTTTGTTTTTCAACAGAGCTACATCTATTAAGATTTACTCCATCAATCGCTTCTCTTAGCATGTTGAATTTTCTAGATAAAGAAACAACACGGCCAGAAATATTCTTTGTTTTTGACACATTATGCAAAAAATTCTCTAAACGCAAAAAAGACTCTTGACTTAAAATAAGATCTTCTTCTTCGTCATCATCACCCTCGCCAAGATCCATATCTAGATCACCCTGAACAGTAATCGATACAGTGGGAGCAGCGGGGGGTGGCTCTTCTGCCGGCGCAGCCATTGGCAATTCTTCAATTGCTAAATCTACCATTTCTTCTGCAGATTCTTCTGCTTCATCCCCTATTACTAAATCTGATTCTTCTTCAACATCATCAATAAGCTGCTGTTCAATAAGACTTCTGATTCTAGGAGTAACGGCTTCAATAATTTTATTTTTTGCGTTTTGTTCAGCCATGTCACGCAGTTGTTTTGCTTCTGCGATGGCTTCGTTATAAAGATTTTTGCTCATTTCCCTCTCTCTTTAGAAGAAACTAATATCACTATGTATTCGTAAATATTCATCTAAAAGCGAAGATTTAATTCTATAAGCCAAATTATTTCCCATATTTTTGAATTTGATGAATTTTTTCAGTTTGATTTTGAAGTCTTTCTATGTGCGCCAAGTCTTCATCTCCAAAAATAATATCTTCTAAAGAATAGTTGGGGCCATTTAAGTCTTGTAAAATTTCAATTGGCTCTGGTGCAGAAGAATAACCTTTTTTTGTGCCCGTTGGTCTAGAAACTGTTCTAAAAGTATTAGTTGGACCGGGGTGTGGTAAAGCAGCACCCGACCCGCCAGTTCCAGAGCCAGTCCTTCCTCTATACATTTTTGGAAAAGGAACCATTCCTTTAGATGTCGAATTTTCTGACATTTTTGTAGCTCCATCAACAAAATGAAACGGATCATTTCCATATTTGGCGTATGGATCAGAAGGCTCATAGCCTAAAGCTTTAGTCAGTATAGATTCGTAAGTATCATCATCTATAAACTCTTCAGCTTCTATATCCTCTTCGTCTTTTTCTGGATACTGAACAAAAGATCGCGATAAATCAAACTTTCTTTTTAGACGACCATAGCCCAGGTCATCCCGTGGATCATAAGGTGCGGGGTGACCGAGGCCATGATTTTTTAGTGGCATTACTCACTCTAACTCGTCAAGTTCCGTAAGGTGAACTACCAAACGCGAGTTCTCCGATAGCAGATGTATTTTGTGCCGTGGAAGAATCAGTAATGCTCAAGCCAGAACCAACTCCAACGCCAGGCGGATCGCTTGGCTCCATGTTAGCTAAGCTGTCTGGAGCAGCAGGCTGATCTGCTGGGTTTGAGCTGCCTTCGCCCGGAGATACAGTGTTGGGCACCCATTGGTTTGCTGGAGCTCCTCCACCATCATTAGAAATATCTCCAGCTGGAATATTTAATCCCCAATCCATCGGCTGCTCGCCGAAAGTATGCCCACCATCGTTGATAGTCGCTTGGAGTACATTTGCAGTATACCATGCAGCCATTGTCGATGGAGAACCGCTTCCATCATCTAAGAGTTGGTCAGCATTATTCAATGGCGAACCAGGGAAACTAGCTATAATTTCTCCATGATTAGCGGATCCTTTAGATCTTGCGGTTCCTGTTCCGTATCCGGTTCCCGGAATTGGAGTAACGGTTCCTTGTTTGTGGGTGGGCATTTGTTTTCTCCTGAAAAAATATTAAAGTGCTTTAAGTACTCTTCGACCAAGGCGCTTTCTTGCTTCGTGAACTTTAGTAAGTTCGCGTCTAAGTTTGCCTTCCTTAATTTTAAGAGCTTTGAGATGGTCTAAATCTTTCTCTAAACTACCTGCAAGTTCGTCGGCATCTACTTCTTCAGCGTGAACATAAGATGGATCTTCAACTCCTGACGCAACTGGGTCAGAAGTCTCTACCATTTTCTTTCTTTCTTGCAATACCAATCTTCTTAAAAGGGATGGTGTTAATTTCTTTGTGCTTCTTCTTTTCGACATTTTAAAACTCCTAGAACGGGGTTGTTCCTTATTACTTATCATCTTCCCGCGTTTTTTTTACTTATCAAACGCTAATTTTGCCCAATTATCTGCACCGTCAAAGATGTCCATTGGGTCATTTTGGGCCATTGCTTTAGTTGCAGCATCGCCGTGGGTCATCCTTTGGGCGGTAGAATTTTTTGTCTCAGCTAATACTTGTGTTTGAAATGTATTAGCAGCAGTATCTGCAAAAATACTCGCCATTATGGGATCTTTTACATCTGGTACTATCGGATTGATAGATTCTTCTCTTTTCTGCATTTTAATATGATCTAATGCGGGCCTTCGAGTAGTGGGGGTTGATTTTTTAGAGCCGGCTTTGGTTCTTGTTTTAGATCTAGACTCTTTTAGACTTGAAGCAGGGCTGTCTGCAAGAAGGCCCTCTGCAAGAATTTCTACCAAGCACTCTTTTACGATGCCCTTCAACATAGATTTTGAAATTTTTGCCATTATCCAACTCCTCGGAAACCAAGGGATCCTGTGAGTTTAAAGAATTCTGAAGGTCTAATATTAGTAAGCCCAGCTACCAATGAAAATCCAGTTCCGCCAGATTCACCCGATGTAAAAAACAATTTATCGCAACGAAGCTCCCACAAAACAGTGGAAGTTCCGTCAAGTGAGCCGGTTGGTATTATATAATAATTGCGGCTATTACCCTGTGCTTCAACGGCTGAGCCTGAAACAGACCCGCCTCTTCCATCAACTCCATTTTCGGTAAAACCAACTCTTAATTCTTTAGCGCCGATATTTCTAATTTGGACCCATCTTGTAACAGTTGGAAACTTAACACTTACCACACCACTACTGCTGATTTCATCATAATTGCTTGATGTTACAAAAGGCGTGCCAGAACACTGGTATTCCGGCGCAAAGTTCCAACCGGGGCCAGTTCTATAATTTGACATTTTTTACTCCCAATCTAAAATATCGTTAAATATTCTATCAATTCTATCTGTTTTATTAAAATGCTTATTTAAATCAGACCTTCTAACTTCTACACCTTCACGCATCATAAAAGCTCCTGGAGTCGAAGGCTCACTAACGAAATCCCAGCAAATTAATTGAAAATCGTCTTGAACTACTTGGTGATCTCCCTCATTTTTAGTAGATCCAACTCCTCGAGATGATATACCTAAAGTCACTCCAGATTCGACTAAACTCTGGAGTATTTTTCCAGCTGGAGTATCTAAAAGCTCTACAGTTCCATAGCATATATCTCCGTCCATATAAGCTTCTCTTACTATGTGAGACACGTTTTTAAGTTCGACAACTGAAGAGTCGGGATGATCGCACTCTCCAAGCGCTCGATTTTCTGCTATGAATTTTTGATAGTTTCTAACTTCTCTATCTAAGATAACGCGAGGATAGACTCTGCCGTTTTGATTAAGCGTATCAGACTTTTGAAGTACGCCTCGCATTAAAATTTTTCCGCCGTTATTTTCTCTAGATTCTTTAATTTGATCTACAGTATATTCAAACGGAGTCCAACTCGTGAGCAAATGTAATTTAGAATCGCTCATACTGAATCCTCCTTAAGTTCTTCTGAAAGTTTAGAAAGCAACAAGAATCTAGAAATATTTTCGTCATCATGAATATTTTCGTCTAATCTAGAAATGTTATTTTTAACTTTGTTAACTTTTTCACAAATGACCTTATTGCTATGCGAATTTGGAACTTGGGATATTTCGTGCATGGCAGCAATTTTTACTTCGTTTAATAAACTCTTTAAAGAATTTTCTCCAGAACAAAAAACGTATTCTTTAATTATTTTTGTTTGCATTTGATTTAAGCTAGAATCATATTTTTTATTAAATTTTTCTAACATTATTTTCACAGTTAGCTTATTTACATCTTCAGTTTTTTCATCTTCGAAATTATGCTGGTCTTCTTCTCTTAGAAGCATGTCCTGCACTAAAGATTCATATCTGATGGCTTCTTGTAGCGATCCCGCCTCACCTTTTTCCCACAAGTTTAAAAGATTTTGAACGGTTGCGTATTCTTTATATTCTTGGACTCTCTGGTTATAAAAATTAGAATTGCCCATTTTGTAATTTATGTCTTTTATCAACATAGATTTTTCTCTTTGGAGTTTTTTTGCATTTCTATTAACAGAAGCTGTTTTTGCCTCTCCTAATATTTTAATAGCTAAAGACTCTCGAGGCACCTTTGTTTTAACCATAGCTTGAAAAAGCCTAAACTCTTTATAGAGCTCTGTTCCAGGCTTGAAGTGTTTATCAATGATTCCTTTTACTATTTTAACTTCTCCATTTTTGCCCTCTACTAAAGCGCGTGATAGAGAAGAAAGTAGTTGTTCATAGATAATTCCAACATTTCTTTTTTTATTATGCTTCGGCATTTTATCCTTCATCCATTTCGTTTAAATCTTCTAGATCAAATTCTAAAGCAGAGTCATCTTGTTCAGAAAGAAGACCCCTACTATGATTATCTATAATATTTGAAAGGTTACTTATAACATCTTTCATAGAAGCATCCATTCTCGGCGCATTTACGCTATGATCTAAAAGTGTCGATACTTCTGAATTCATGTTTTCGCCAAAAGGATTTTTAAAAAATTCAGAATCGTAAGGGCTGTTCATAGAATCCCTCTTCCTTGTAGAAGACCCTACTCCGGTCATAGATTTAAAATCTGGAGAATGCAATCTTTGCGATTTAGAAGATCTAGATTTTTTTATAGGTTCATTCCATATATTTTTAACCATGTTGTCTACACGAGCTGGTCCTGATTCATCATCTAAAGAAAACTTTATAATTTCATCGTCATCTTCATCGTCATCTTCATCGTCATCTTCATTTATTGAATCTGCTTCTGGAAGTGGAGAAACTCCTATTGGGAGGACGTTACCATCTAGTACATCACCAACTACTTGATCAGCTGCGAATAAGCCACCTTCATCTCCGCCTTCATCTCCGCCACCAGCGTCGTCACCACCGCCCTCTCCACCCGAAGCTTCAAGTTCTGCGTCTCTCTTTTTGTCATTTGCTCTTCCCTCTTCCACTAATGCTATTTCTTCATTAGTAAGACCTAAAACATTTTTTCTAACCCAATCTTTATCCAACATTCCTTCTGGCACTTTTCCAGCAATGTCGAATTTTTGAGAAATTAGTTCTAGTTTCTGTTGCTGGGCTATGCTTGAGGGGTTAGAGAGTTTTAAGTCAAAATCTACCAAATCATCGCCAGTAAATCCATGAGAATAAAGATGAATCATTGCAAGCTTATTCAACTCTGATATAACCGTTTTTTGAATTCTTTGAATTGTCCTACTAAATCTTATATCTTCTTGAGCCAACGTTGCTTTTGACCCTATTTCTTCGTCATATCCAAGATATGCTTTTGGAATTTTAAGAGCTGCAAATAATTTCTTTTGAATATACTCTACATCTTCAATAGCTGACGTGTTTTGTCCTCCAGCCAGAGAAGATATATCGGTCCCTGAGTCACCTCCGCGAACCGGGATGAAGTAATCCTCATCCACGGAAAGAGGGTTATATCTGAGATCTACTCTGCCATCCGATTTATTAACAACTGGCTCTCTCTTAAGAGAAGTTTTAGCTTGCTCAAGATATTCGGCCACATTTTCCGGTGGAACATTTCCTACGTCAATTTTAAATACACGGCGCTCAGGTGCGCGTATGATACGATAAACTAACATCGCATCTTCGATGAGAATCAACTGTCTCCAAATTCTTCGAGCTGACTCTAATACGCTAGAGCCGTATGGAAGAAACGCGTCGTTGCCAAGTAAGCGAAAGTGGGTGATTTGCCAATTTTCAAGAATCTGATTTCCTTGCGTCATCCAGCGAAACCTAACCGCTCCTGGATTTTCAGGATCGTAACCTTCTTCTCTTTCTATTTCAGAGATTGGAATTGGATAGCAAGCTATTACACCAAACTCAGGAGAAACATCGTTAAACAAGAAAAAATCTCCGTACTTACATAAATTTCTAACCCACATTGGAAGATTAAAATCTAAATTCAGAGTATCATAAAAAAGAGTAAACAATAGCTCTCTTATTTTTCTATTTTCAGAATATATGTGGAGTACATTCCCTTTATCGTCTACTGATGCAGTTTCTTCTGAATATATGTCTAAAGCAGAAGAAATCTCTGGAGTGGCTTCCATTTCTGAAAAATCAGAATATCTTGCCATCCTGTCAAAAGACCCATATGCGGACATTGTATTTGTGTATATGTCGCTATGTGATTTCCTAAACTGCTGTAAAGAACTCGCGGGTCCAGGATTTTTACCATCAAAAGACTTTATTCTTCTTTTAATAGACGGACCAGCTCTAAAAAGAGCAGTTAATCTTCTAAATAAACTTGGTGAGTTATCAGCCATTTTCTATATCACTCTTGTTCTTACAATAAATATTCATTTTTATTCTAGAATAAACTATTTCAACAGCCAGCCAAAACTATATGGCTTTTTTTCGTCATCTTCCATATCAGCTTCATCTAAAATGACTGGCTTAAATGGATTGATTTGATTGACTGTTTTAAGCTTAGGATCTAAAATGCCCTTTGGAGCATTACTCATCACGCCCATAGCTTGAAGCATTGCTTGGTTGAGATCGACACTCTGTTTGTTGAAGGCTTCACTGGTGTCATAAAGCCATAACCCTATAGCTAAAGCCATAACTAGATCATCGTTTTTATCACGCATAGCTTGCGCTTTATTGTTTTTCCAAATAAAAGTTTTCATCTCTTCATAAAATCTGGAAGAATATATTTTTATCTGCTTGTTTCTTAAAACTTCTTCTAGACGAGTAAGAATTTTTCCACGGTTATTACCCTGGGTAGAAAAACCAGCTTTGCCGATGCTTCCATTTCCATATAAGACGTCATATTTTTCTTTCTCTTTTGCAAAATATATGTTGGTGTATCCAAGTTCTTTTAATTTAACTAAAACTGCATAACCGTATGTATTAGACTCTGGACAGATCACGGCGTTGTTAAATCTTTTTCCAGCTTCAACTAACAATATTCCAAATTGGTCTGGCGGGATTTTTCCTTTAAATTCGCAAACTATTTCAGATTCATTAGTGTCTATAACATGAAAAGCTGAATAGTCTTTAGAGTCTCCCCTAGAAACATCTGCGGAAATGATATAATCGTGATCAGTAAGAGAATATTTCCATTGCCAACAAGCCATTTCAGGACCCCATCTTTCCATGGGCGATTTTACCATGTATCGAAGATATTCTACATCTTCTGCTTTTAAAAATGTTTCTCCAGAAGCAGCAAAATCACACAACAGCTCTTGAGCGACTTGTTTGTCGGAAAGGTTTTTGCACTCTTCTTCAAACCATGCATCGTCTCTTTCCGGATGCACGTCCCATTGAAGTTTTATAGGGTTAAATTCATTCTCTTTAGATTCGGCCTTAATATAAAGATCATAATATTGTCCTCCCACGCCATTTGGTGTCGAAAGTATTATTGCTCTACCGCCAGTGGACAAAGTGGGATATAGCCCCATCCAAAGCTCATCAAAATTTCTAACAAATGCAGCCTCATCTACGATAAGCAGTGATAACGCTTCAGATCTACCAGCGTCTTCGGAAGTTGGAACAGCTTTTATTTGTGAGCCATTACTAAATTCTACGCTCTGCTTATTGTTTCCAGTTATCTCTGGCAAAACTAACCATGGAGGTAATCCCCGCATAGCTGTTTTAACTTTTTTAATAAAGTTCATAGCCACGCTTAATTTTGTCGCAATAATTAAGACATTTTTATCTTTATAGAATAAAGCTAACCAAGCGGCGTAAGCTGCCGCAAGAGTAGATAAGCCGAGCTGTCTAGACTTTAAAACAACGTTGAACCTGTGTTCAACAAAATCATTAACGCAATCATTTTGAAAAGGGTACGTTTTAAAATCTATAGTCCCTCGCAAAGGATGCTGAATTTTGACATAAGTGTTAATGAAGTAAAGAGGGTCTTTTCCGCACTTTATTATTTCTTTAACTTGTCTTTTTTTATTTTGCGGAGCCATCTCTACCCATCGTTAGTTAGCTTATGGAAAAATCTACAAATTTTCTATAGAGCGCTACTCGACGGGGATTTACTGAAGATGCTTGAACTAGCTCTACACTGTCTCTTTGAGATTCTTCTTTTAGTCCTAAAGCTTCGCCTGAAATATCTTTATACTGTTGTTTACAGTTTGATATGAGTCCCGCGATTCGTTCATTTGCTTCTTCGGCAACTCTTGGAATTTGAACTTCCATTCCTCGCTCTGATGCTAAATACACTATCGTGCTAAACATTACTCTAAGAGTATTTTCTCCAACTAAATTAGCTTTACAGCTATAAGTTTGGCTACTCTTACCCCAAGAAGTTTCTAAAATCTGTCCGAGTACATTGGTTTGTTGAATTGAAAGCATTTTGTAATCCTCTACTTCACATAATAACTAGGCAACTCTAATCGTTTTTTTCTCATCTGTGCCTTCTTTCTTTTGCCAGGCCTCCAATTTCGATCCCAGCGCTTCTTATTTGGCCACACTACTTCGTCTACGCAAAGAGAGCAACATCCATATTTATTAATCGTAGAGCAATCATGATTATCTCTCATTAAAGTAAGACAAACCGGACAATCGAAAGGAATAAAATTTTCTTTGTTTGTTTTGTCTACTATGTTTAAAAATTCAAATTTATTCATGAATCACCTGCGAATCAATACCTTTTGAAAATATATCTAAAATAGTATCTACGCTATCTTTCACAGCATCTACGTGAGAAATAACTAAAATATTCTTAAACCATTTTTTCAATGATTGAAGAAGTCTATTACAAGCTTCGACGTTAGTTTCATCTAAAGCTCCGAATCCTTCATCAATTATAAACGTGTCGCACTTTGGTAAAGAAGAAACATTTACTAACGCCACTCTAATAGCTATAGAGGATATCATTTTCTCCATGCCTGAAGCGCATTCAATAATTCTCTTTGAGTCTCCATAATTTATAAAAACATCCATAGAATTTGATTTTAAGTCAGCTTCAAGCTCAACAGTAAACTCTACAACTCCATGTAGTATCTTTGCAATTTCTTTATTGATTTTAGGAAGCTGCATTGTCAAAATATGAAGTGGTATGCCCTTTTTGTTCACGCCATTCATCAAAATTTCGTATATCCTCCACTCCATCAATAGATTTTCATAGCTAGTTTTTTCTTCTTTTAGCTTAGCTAGCTCTGAAGTCGTTAGTCCGATAGATTCACTTGTACTTATTCTTTGAGCGTCTAAATCTCTAGCTGTTTTTTCGAGTTTCATAAGCTCTATTTTTATAGAATTAATCCTCTCAGATTTATCTGACATATCCACTCTAGATTTTAGACTTTCATACTCTTTTTCTAATTCTAATATAAGCAAAGAAATTCTATCTTTTGCAGATTCTGCCTCTCTAGATTTAGCTTCTAACGTAGATCTTTCTATTTTGAAATTACTCTCTTTTTCTAAAAGGTTTTGGTATTTATCAATTTTAGACTTTAAATCTTCGTCAAGCAATATAGAAAAAGCTTTTTTCGCTGATTGGATTTGCTTCTCTATATTTTCTACTAAATTAACTTGTTCTTCAATTAGACTTTTGTCGAGATGAGATCTTTTAATAAATTTGCATGTTGGAAACTTATCTCCACAGGGAACTTGGTCTAAAAGCGAGATAGAGTCTCTCTTATTTTTTAAAGTAGATTTTTCTTGATCTAGACTACCCTCCAAAACCAATAAAGTCTTTTCTAGCTCAAGTTGAGCTCCATATTTTTCTTTTAATTGATCAATTGGGAACTGGTTCTTTAGTTGATCTATTTTAGTTAATTTTGCATCGAGATTGTCCAGAGTTATCTGGTTAGTTTCTACAGCTGAATTTAGCTCAGAAATTCGTTCTCTATTTTCAGATATCTCGCTTTCTGATTTAGTTAAATCAGCTTCTGTTATGATTTCAGAAAAAGAAGATGCTGATTCAACTTTTATTTCTTGAATTTTAGAATTTGCAGAAGCTAAATCAGAATCGATTTTCAGCCTCTCTTCTTTTAGACTTTTTAAAATCAAGCCCTTTTCTAATATAAGAGTGTTCCACTCTCTTTCAGGAGATTTGTCTAGTAAAGCCTTAATATGAATAGAGTCTTCTTTTGCGTTGTTCAAAATAGTTTCGAATATATTCAAATCTAAAAAACTAGCTAAAATTTCTTTTCTTTTAGTCGCGCGGTGCTTTATAAAAGTGTTTATCCCTCCCTGCGACGCAAAGGAAGTTAACATAAAGTCTTCGTAAGTTCCAACTAAAGATCTTAATATTGCGTCAGTTTCCCTTCGTTGGCCACCAGATAAATCCTTGAGTTCTCCATTGGTGTCTACACGATAGAGGTTTAAGTGAGTGACAGCATTGATCTCGCCACGTCGGTTTTGGTGTTTTACTGATTGGCGCTCCAATCTGTGACAAACTCCGTTTACTAAAAAATCAAGCTCAACTTTACAGTGGCCCTTTCGGGTATTGATTACGTGAAGATTTTTAATAGATCCTCGATCCGTTGTGTTATAAAGACCATACATGATCGATCCTGGAATAGAAGATTTTCCAGATCTATTTTTACCGAAAAGACCCACCACGCCGTGAAGAGAATCAAAGTTGATAACGTTATTTTTTCCATAAGAAAAAACATTGTCAAATTGAAGCTTTTTTATTGACCATTTAACGTTTCTGGGGGTGTCATTTTCTATTACTGAGCCTGTATATTTTTTCAACAACACTGAAATTTCTTGCCATTCTTCTTCAGATATAGACGCTTCTTTGTAGTATTGCTTTAGTAAGTCTAAAATAACTGAAGGGTCTCTAAAATTAGAAAAAGACTCATCGTTAGTTGATGATTCTATAATTTGAGATTTTATATCGTCGAATTTAAAAACTATTTCAGAAGCTTTTTTCTTTTCTTTTAGCTCAGAATATAAATGCTTTATCTCGGTTTGGGGTATTTGAAATTGCGATCTAATCCTAAATCTCGAACCATCTGGATATTTGCTAGATTCCCTAACGGTATCTACAACAGTGTCTTTCCAGTCTATAGTGGCGAAAGGCTTAGAGTGAAAAACTTCAACAAAGTCAACGTCAAAATCATCAGCTGATCTTATGTCCCACACTAAAAATCCTTTTCCAGGATCTTCTCCGTAGTTTTGTTGTATAGTAGATCCGGGGTACGCTATAGTTTTAGACTCATTTAAAAACTGAAATTTATGGATGTCTCCAAGAAAAGCAAACTCAAAATCTTTAAAGAATGTGTGCTCTACTTCACCCTCAATTTCCCAATTGATATCCGTAAAAGATCCGAGCACTCCACCGTGAAACAGAGCAATATTTACTTCTCCCTCTACAGGCTTAACATTTTCCCAATTCTCTTCATCAAAGCAAGAAAAAACTCCCCAGTTAAAGCCAGGGATGCCAGTTGAGTAAGTTCCAGAATCCTTATACAAGTGCAAATTGCTGTTATTAAGGGCTGAAATTATAGGAGATATAGCATCTTGCCTGTGTGGGTTAGAAATTAAGCCATCGTGATTTCCAAGAATAACATGAGTTGGAGCTACTTTAGCTAATTCTTCAAACCACCAAGATAAAATATCAATTAACTCTGGAGATATTCCCTGTGTTTTTGAATGGACTATATCTCCACCGACAAATATTAAATCAGGGTTAATTTTCCTAGCTTTTTCAAAGAAATCTAAAAAAGATTCTCTGTATTCTTCGTGACGAGATAACCCGCGGAAGTGAACATCAGAAAGGTGGATACATTTAAAAGACATATTTTTTCCTACACCAAAGATCCGCTTTTAATAGATTTTATTCTATATTTTAGAATATCTCTAGGGCTCCAAATTTTTGCGGTATCTTTCAATTTTATAAATTGCGCCCTTGTCATTTCGCCGACGTCATCATAATTTTCAACATTTAAAATTCTGACTTTTATCCCATACGAATATAAAGATTGGCATATTTTCTGTTGTTTAAGCTTTGCGTCTATATCTAAAGCCAGAATTACAGGCGTGGAGTGAGCTACAATTTCTTGAAACAAAGCATAATCTTTGTTTAAAAAAGACCCTAAAATTGAAGTTGCATTATAATTGCACTTCACCAAATCTAGAGGGCCCTCAACGATCGTAAGCTCTTTATCCCAATCAATATTTATTTCATTAAAGATTAAATCTTTCTTTTTGGCTTTAGCATTCAAGTATTTTCTACGACTAGAACCGTCTATGCTTCTTCCCGTGTAATAATTTAAATTTCCAAGTTTATCAAAAGAAGGCATAATCAATCTACGCCTGAAACTTCCAGATCGACAAGTTCCAAATTTATAAAACCATAAATCTTTTTCAGATAAGCCTCTAGAGACTGCATATTCTATAGTGCTTCTAATATCTGGATCTCTAGATTTTAAATTTTGTGCTAGCAATACAAACCCTTTTGGAATTTCTACTTTAATAAAAGCTTCTGGCTCTATCACTTCTTCAGATTCGCCCTCAAAAAACAGAGATTGGTATTCACTGTATTTTTTAGGAGCGTATTTTCTAATAGTGTATTTGAGAGTTTTTCCCTTTAGCCCGCAAACCCAACAGTGATGCATTCCATTGATCAATTTAACTATTAGCTTTTTTTTATCTTTCCTGTCTTTAGAACACTGTGGACATGTGAGAGCTATGCTTTCGCCGTTAACTATTCCGGGTCCAAATGTAGCTTGTAAAAAAGCGGCTTTCGCAGATAAATTTTGTTGCATCTAATAAATAGTAACTTAATTTATGCTATTGTTCAAGAACGATCCCAGCCATGGAAATAACATAAGCGTCTGCCATATCATAACAGCTAGATTCTAAAACCGATTGCCCTTTTCTGGGTCCGCTTTTAAGAATTTTAACCGGCCAATCGAAAGTTTTCAGTTGAGAATCTACCCAGTCTAAAACTTGTTCTTTAGTAGATTTTTCTGCCTTCTTTCCCCTAACAATTTTAATCCCCAACGATTTCCTAGCCGTGTTTACGTTTATGAATTCTGGAGCTACGCAAAACTCATCTTGGGCTAGATAGCTAACTACTCCATTAAATCGAGCTAGCGTTAAAAGTGTTTTTGCAGAAGAGAGCCCTGGGCGAAAAGCTTGCAAGTTTTCTTCAATACAAATTCTTTCAATTTCATAATCAATATTTAGCTGCCCAAGAAGACTTCTAACTTTTTTTGCTTTCGCAAACGAAGACTTCTCTTTTTGAAGATCGACGTATCCCATTTTTATTAATTTTCCAGAAACGTCGACCAAACACCACCCCGTGCAACTAGTTGATATGTCAAGTCCAAGTATCATTAATAATCCATTTTAATCCTAAAAAGATATTTATCAGTTATTTTTTTAACTACTGGCTGAGAAAGCTGTGCTCTACCAACGACATTCAAGTTATTATCATGAAGCAAGACTTCACTAATCGCAACGAATACATCCGTGTCAGTATTCGCGTAATTATCTGGTTTCATGGGATGAAACGTGGGATTTGAAGATGAGTTAATTCTTCCTACGTTGGCGTTAATATTCACTTCTTGCGAATGGACATTTTGGTAGCCTTCTAGATTTACTTCAAATTGATCTCTTCCAAAAAATAGAATATTTGGAGATTTTATAATAGAGATACCTTCTTCGTAAAGAACATTTCCAACTGAATTCCAAGTGGCTGGTGGAGTTGCAGAGTCAGCCCTATATAGATTTCCTCTTAGGTCATCAACTATTCTCATCGAAACTTTTCCATTAGACCCAGTAATAGCTTTATCGAACAAAGAATAAGTTCCAGGTTTAATAGATTGACCATAGAATAAATTAGAAGAATCAAAAAATACTACTTCATCAGAAGAATTATCTCTTGTAAGCTGCAATATCTGCGGTTCGGAACGACTTGACCAATCACCAGATTCTGTCATTTGAACTACATAAGAGCTATCAGAATCGTCTTGCATTGTGCCTGTGACCAACATAGGCATCTTATGCATATCTCTCAAAGTTATCAAAGAAAGATTAGAGAGGCCCAAATCATCAACATAAGAACTTATAAAAGATCCTGAGGCCGGTGCAGAACCCAAAATAGAAGTAACTCCATTCGGATCTGAAGCTGTCATTAAAAGATCGAAAGATGGACTAAATAACCCATTGTCGCATGGAACAATAGTAAGATTTCTTGCCCTAACATAAGAAGACTGAACGCCAAATTCGTAAAGAAGTCGATTCGCGGTCTGCCAATCTTTAGTCGTATCAGATATTTCTGAAGATGTAAGATGAAACAACCGGGGGAACGTGTGATGACGATGATCTCTAACAAAATTTTGCAAATTTATATCTTTTCCATCTACGTCAAAAGATAACCAAGTATTAAATGGCTGCTCGGTTTTTTGTTTTATAGACTGAAACGGTGTTCTCAAAACTTTTCTAGATGTGCTATCTTTAGTAAAAAATGGGGGTAAATAAAATTTAATCGACGCATCCAACACTTCTCTTGAGGGACCTTTGATGCTAGCAGTTATAATTTCGTTAGTAGTATTAACTCTATTGTATATTCTAAGATCGTGAAATTCTGCATTTAGTGGATGATTTAAAAGAGTGGCAGTTGGGTCTGATGAAAAACCAACGCCCCAATCTTGTACACCTTCTGTTGACGCTGCATTTTCGTTAAAAAACGCGCGGAGATCTGATGTCGCTCCAGAGTTCTGGCCATCGTAATAATTTCCGATAAACAACGGATTAAACTTCGTATAAAACGGTTCGTTGAAAGAACTAGATGGGACACTAAACATAGATTTATTCTGTTCCACACCGTCTATCCAAAAAGACCCAGTTCCCCCCTCAGCCCAGGCCGCTTTGCCCATATAGTTGATCGACACATGATGCCAGTGATTTAATTTTAAAGAATGCTCGTCTGAGACAAATATTAAATCTTGCGGGTAAGATCTAGAATTATTTTTAATGCTTAAATCTATCTCAGAAGGTTTTGTATCGGCTGACGATGATAGCTGAAGTGCCACTCGGAAAGTGTTAGGCAGCCCTTTCATGTTTAGTCCTGAGCCCGTATGGAGAGTCACAGCATAGCAGGAACTCATGTGCATAAGGGTGCCCGCTTTATATTCTAGTTCAGGACCTTCAGTGGTGTATCTAGGGTTTATATAAAAACTAATATTAAACGAACCAGTTATAGCATAAGTCCCTACGCTTGGATCGGCTGTAGTAGAAGGCGAAGGATAAATTAGCGCTCTGTTTGGAGAAACCGACGATGCTGTAAAGAAATTAATAGCATTATAGTTAGTGTAAGAAAATTGAGCTTGCGGATATTGAACTCTGTAATATTTGAAAAGATTATTGACTACTACAGTTTTTCTAAGAGTGTCTGAAGTAAATTTATTAGTTGGTTTAAACCTTAAAATCTCTACATATTTTTTCAAGTTTGGAGACTGAACAACTTCATTTACTCCCGTGAGATAGTGAACGAATGAATCGTGTAGGGAGCCGCTAGAGACCATCGGCTGAACCGACGAAGATGGAAAGAGAGTGGTTGATAATCCTAGATCTGATAAAAGAACTCCATGAGAGTTTCTATTTCCATCTTGCATTATCTCTTCGGCAACAGAAGCTGTAGCCCACAACACGCTTCTAAATTCGTCTAAACTGCTATCATTAAACCCAGAAGCTCCCGCAGATGAAGAATAAGTCGGGTGAGCTTGATCTTTTATAGACGTTGATCTCTCTGCATATACGAAGATAGATCCCGTAATTCCGTTAGATGATGAAGAGAACATTCTCTTCGGATGCATCTGTAGGGTTACGACATCAAAATTCTTTGCATTTAATGCTATAATTGACATTTATATCCATCGCTTAGAAATCCAGACGAACTCTCAAAGTAAGATCTTTTTCATCGTTCTTTTCAATTGGTCTAGACAACTTAGCGACCGCCAATAGATTGTTAGCAGAATCATATAATCCAACAGTTGTGATATATGTAAACGTTCTCTGGTCTGTCGTGGGGTCATCTATTACATTAATATTTCCTGATTCGTCCGTATAACTTGGGTTAGATGAATAATTGTATTCACTTGATTTAGCACGGCAGAAATAGATGTTAGAATTAATCTTAGTGACATTTTGAAAAGTAGCTGATGTTAAACTACCAGAACCAAATCTGCAAGTTGCAAGATGGTCTATAATGTTATCAATAGACCCAGAACATAAAAAGTCTGGCATAAAGAGAGCATTTGGATTTCCAAATCTACCATTTCCTATAACAGTTTGTCCCGGATTAATAGTTATGCCGTCGCTGGTTGTCGAGCCGGCTCGCATAGCCGAGATAGTCCCCGACATATGCTGATCATACATGAAAATTTTACCCATATCAAGTACTGCGATTCCTTGATCATAAAACATTAATCCAACATATTCGCTAGTGTTAGAAGTGTTGACTATATAAGCTACATCTCCTCCATCTGATTTAAGCTGTCTTGTAGAAGCATTGATATCCGCATAAATAGATGATCCGCTGGTAGAAGTGCGCGAAACATTAGATCCCCAAGAGCCAGTAAACGCATCTAACCCATTAAAAATTCCAGTAGACCCTGTAAGATACCATCCGACTTTTTGAAGTGCGGTTGCTTCATCAGATCTTCTATTTGTAGAAGAGTCCCAATAGTCAAAATTATCAAAAGTGGCAGATTGAAATAATCTCATTGCAAAAGTTTCTTTTTTGATCTCATCTCGAGCAAAAAGTCTTCTGAAGTTCAAAAATAGCGCCTGCTCTATTCTATCTCCCTTTATTCCAAGTTGCGAGTTACTGCTTAAGCTGCTATCAAAGGCAGTGACTCCAGGGGCGTAAAACTGCTTGTTTGCATTTCCTAATAGAACTTGCGCATATTGACCGTAGTTTGAGAGTTTTTCTCGCATCATCAAAGACTCGGATGGAAACATGTATTTTCCATTAGTGTCAATACCAGTTCTTACATCGGTAACCATAGAGCTTCCGCTAAATATCCCAAAAGTCATATCCATGATCGCGTTAGAAGTCTGCAGAGAGAAATCTTGATCATACACTGTTTGAAACAAAGAAGAAGTCACCCCAGGGCCGATACCCCCCGTAACAAAAACTTGATATGCTCTTCTGGTACTAGACCCCGAGACATCTTCTTGGATGACGTCTACTAATTGAGTCAAATCGCTAGTAGACGTAGTAGAATCTCCAGCGCTGGCATTTATGCTAGTAAAAGTTGCCATTTAAAATTTCTCCATTATGATGATTTAACGATGTTTACTGCTTGAACTACTCGTTGGCCACTGAACACGCCAGTAATTTCAACATAAGTCGTTATAGTGCTGTTAGAAGCGTTAGTAGAATAATACGCAAAATAAGAATCAGAAAAGCTTCTCACTGTAAACGATAGCGTAACAGCCGCTCCGTTCCAACCTGAGGCGCTAGCGTTTCCGGAATAGTCAACTGTCGCAGTAGCTATATTGTTATTACCAACAGTAGAGCTCGCAGTCGATAGGGACAAAAATCTAGAATCATATTCAATTGTAAAAAGAGTATCTCTTACATCAGAAGCACCCGTCGCAGTAGAAGACGAAAACAGATCATCTGGTTTCTGAACTACTGAAATAGTTGAAGTTACTCCTCTAGTTGCTTCCGTAACATTTGATGTTGAAGAAACTTCTAAATACGGCAGTTTCGTTAAATATGGATTGCTGACTGTTACTAACTTATGTTTTAAAGCTAAATCAGCGTTAGTCTGAGCTTCGAACACGGGCGTGTTCTTCTCTATTTTCTCTTTACCGACTGTTCTACCAAACTTTTTAATAATAGTGTAGTCTACTTCGTCATCGCCCAAACCAAATTTTGATATTGAAAAGGTTCCTTCAGCGAGTTTTTTTCTTCCAATGTCAGTTAAAACTGCATCCACAATAATATTGTTGGTAGAGTGATCTAAAAATCCCATTTTTTCTCCAATGCTTTAATTATAGCAATACTACTCATCAAATAAATATATTCAACCCTAATAAACAAGAGAATCATATTAAAAACAAGCATGCTTGTTAAGATATAGTCCTCTGATCTTTGAATCTAATTCTTATATTTTTACTATTTTGCCTATCTAAGTTAATTATTTGCATTCTAGCGCCACCGATATCATTAGCATTAGTCCAAGGAATAAATTGACTGTCAACACCATCAGCATCTAATATTTTATAATAGTCTGGCGTAAAATATATCTTAAGATAACTATGTAAGCTGTCTTTAATTGAATCTTCTGTTAAAATACCCGGAATTAAAAAATTTGGATATGGCTTCGGAGACCCTTTAGGAGAAATCCATGAAATATCGAGCTGGCCGTTAGTTTTATCATATTTTACTCTATATTGCGCTGAATAGTTTGAGCTCAGCATATGCGTGTCGACAGCACAAATAGCGTAAATATAATCAGATTCATTATCAAAGCCAGAATCAGTATAAGAACATATTTGGTATTCTACTTTGTTGATATATTGAGATGGAACATTTTCAGATGGTTCTTGTTGATCTTCGGTGTAGTCAAAATCTATTTCCATTTGAAGAACGAATGGATCATCAATAGAAGACCTTCTAAAAACTTGATATTTTACAACGTCTAATTGAGGGTTTGCGCCTGGAGTCCAAATTATTTTTATAGTTCCATTAGAATTTCTATGAAACTCGACTCCAGATGGTGGCTCTGGTGGTATTTTTTCGACACACTCTACAACAGCTTTTGGAGCAGAGCGAGACTTAACTAAAGAATATTTTTGTGTTGTTATTGTATCCTCACCAGAAGCAGAATATTCATTCCACCGTAGCAAATAAACCGTACTTATTTGATAACAATAAGTGGAGCCGTATTTAACTTCGTAATCTGCAACGCTGTCTAAAGCATCCGTGTTATCTCCAGTAAAAAATGCTCTGGTAATGAATTCTTCTGTAGAAGAATCTATTATTTCGCTTTTATCAACTACATACCCCATGAAAGCAATTCCTGGCATAAAACCAGAATCTGAAGATGTAGAAGATTCTTCAGACATAACCTGCATTGTTGGCATATATTGGTCTATAGACAGCAAAGAAGAATCTTGACCTGCTCTAGCACCAGCCTGAGTGGATGCAGCAGATGATAAATCTGAATCTATTTTTCCAAACAGGGAGCTCAATGGAGCAGATTCTGAAAAGGCTAAAATATCAGATAAAAATTTATTATTAACAGCAAACGTCATCGAAAATTCACCATTTTCTTCTGTTTGAGAGTATTGAACAGCCGTTCCCAAAGATGGATCGTAATAAGAATATTCATTCGCAGAATCTATTTGAGCTCCATTCATTAAAGCATCTACGTCAAGAACATCTTTGGTTGTAGACATCAAACTCAAAGCATCTGCCAAACCAAGATTAGTGAATCCAGACTGGGTTGCGGCTGCTTCAATAATGGCTGCCGTAACATCTCCAGAAATTTCAGAATCTTCTAACGTAATAGTAGAAAAATTGTTTCCTTGAATTGTATGTTCAGAATTCAGTGTGTCATAGTATGTGTTTAGAATAGCTGCTTTTTCTGCAGCTTCAATGTCAATAGTTTCTACTGCCGATAACAGTGAAGCATCTACTGGAGGTGTAAGCTCTAATTGAATATATCGAGCGTAGCCATAATCTTTTTCTTCGCCATCAACTTCTTCAACTATATGCGTATTTATAGAAGTTCTTTCATTAGAAACATAAAAATTGTATATAAATTGCCCAGAAAAACTGCCTGGTTCTGGTACGTCAAAAACAAAGGCTCCGTATGATGGATAACTAGTTGTCATTATGCATCGTCTCCCAACGTATTTCCGTCGTATATAATTACGGAAGCTCTAAAGAAATTAATACTATTTTCACCGTCACGAGCTTTAAATTTTATCCCTGTGTCAATCACAGTGCCCCAGGAACTGTATTCCACGAGACCGGAGTAGCTGAAGAGCATATTATCATAAAGATTATTATAATCACTTTCTTGTACAGTGTCATCACCGTCTGCAGCTTCTTCTACTCCGGTAGTTAAAATCCAGCCCTCATCGTCTAAAGTGACGGCGGTCTCGGTTTCGCCAGTGAAGCGGTAGCCTATCAATTCTCTGACATCATCACCAGTAGTATAAGGCACCATATCATCCCATGCTGGAGATCCCGCAGTTGTGCCCACTGAGTTTTCCCAGCGTACGCAAAAATCGTCTGGATGAAATGGGAAAAATATAACTCTATCAAATCTCTTAGCTCCGATAATTTGCTGCCGCATAGATTCCGCAGTATATAATCTTGACCCCACAGCATTAGTGGCAGAATCTAAAATTTCATCTGAAAGATCTTCAAATCTAGTTGCTCCCAACGTTGTGCTAAATCCAGAAGCGATTGTATTGTAATTTGAAACTGAAGTTGATAATGAGCTCATCACTTGAGAAACTGCCGATGAAACTCCAGAATTGTAGGATGAAAATTCAGATGAAAGAGCTTCAGCAAAATTAGAAGCATAATCATTAATTCCTAGACCAAGTTCTTCTGAGGTGCTTGGGAATGTGTCTTCATTTATGCTGACACCTAAAACTATCCTATAATAATTTTCTAACAAATAGCTTCTTAGAATATGGTATGCTGATACAAGAATTCTATCATTTAAATCATCTCCATACAAATCAGATAAAGTAGCAATCCTAACGTCATCATTCACTATTATTTGAGTCGATTCCCCTTCGCCTTCTTGTACGCTTAATTCTGCTTTTAAGAATTTCATATTATCTCTTATATCGCTAATCGATCCATAAGACAATATATCTTCAATAGTTAAGTCTTCAAAACTTTCAGTAACAACGAACAAATTGGCATTAAAAGGTATGCAAATGGGCTCTAGTGACACTTGAGGGTATTCAAAATTGTAACCTGTAATTCCTATCCACATGTTTTGTGGGATATATCTAGAGCCACCCAGGGTATTACTAGCACTTGAGGAATCATCAAACTCTTCTACGCCGGTAGCAGGTATACCAAAACACAACGTTCTCAAACCCTCTTTTGACATATCACGGGTGTCAAACATTAAATTAATTGCCGCCATTAATTTAGAGTCTATGGTCTCTTGTGCTGGTATCAATCCACTGCTGCTATCTCCTTTCTGACGATAAAAAGATAAATATTTCAAAGCCATCTGCTGATCTGTTAAATTCTGCAATATATCGGCACCAGCTTCGCCTGACTCTATAAGATCACTAATATATTCAACCACCGGCTCGAGGTTCTTCGCATCGCCGTCTCTGTTAAAAGCTTTAATAGCGGTGCCAGAATAATCTTCGATTCTTTCGCCGAACTTATCAAACAAATTAAAAGCTATAGCTTTAAAATATGGTTCTCTACAGGATAAAATCAAACCTCTCCAAAGCTTATTTATATAATTATTTATGTATCGGAGATGGCCGTTGGTGACTGTGCCACCAAATCGAGCATCACCCCCATTACCTGTTTGACCCAGGCCACCGACGCCAGCATAACCGGTCGGCCCGGTGCCTCCAGAGTTTAAATAAGGGGTGTAGCCTGTTAAAGATAACATTGGGGCTACACCCAATAATATCCCGTCATCTCCAAAACTATATATCCCCGAACTGTTTTCAACCAATCCACCCATCATTCGTTGTAGAACACTATCAGATGAAGTATAAGAGAGCGCACCAGTATCAGCAGGAGTTATTTCTAACTCTAGTAGCTTTTCAATAATAGTGGGAATCGCAGCTATATACCATGGCACCCAAAAAGCGCGAGGCGTCATACCGGTATCTCCAGATGAGATGATGTCTCCCCATGCATCGACGTTTTCGTCGTCGCTATTATAATAGCCTCCCTTTATCCACCTAGCTCTTCCGGTGAAGTCTGTGAGATCGTTTACTTCCGAATCCGCGAATGAATCTAAACTCGTGTTTCCTGTCAAGGCAAAAAGCACAGAAAAATCTATTAATGAAATATCCTGGTCGTCGTGATTCGAAGTAGAATCCCAATAAATAATATCATCGGCTTCAAGAATTTCTGGAAAAGTAACGCGGTTCCATATAACCTCTTCGCCAACAAAATTTGATCTAATCGTGTCACCCGTACGGCTTCGTTCGCCGCTGATGGCGGTACCCACGCCCTCGCCTATCTTATTCGAGTCAGTCTGTTCCATACCATACCAGCTAGTTGTCACATTTTGCATATCGACTGCAAGATGTGTCGCGGTATCGTCGTTCTGTCTCAGGTTCATTTCAATCCATTGCTCAACGAGGTGGTCAGTGTATTTCAACAACTTGTCATTGTCGAGTGCATCATCGTGGTGGGAATTGTAATAGGGGTACAGCATCCTGGGATAAACGGGCGCGCCGACTTTTTCTCGAGTTTCTCCAGATGCAACAGCATCTCCGTCTACCATGTTGTGATAATTTCCGAGTATTGGAAAACGCGTATAGGCATTTGAGGTACCAACCCCTTCCCATTGTATATAAGCAACATGAAAAAATGGATAAGTCTGCTTCATTATCATTGCCATATTATCAATAATATGGCCGAATATTTCTGCTAATGGTTTTCCAGTAGCAGCTAAAGTACCATCATCATTACAAAAGTTCTCGTGGATAGATCTCATTGTTGGTACCCAGTATCTAAACCCAATCCCAGTAGAATAATCTTGATCGTGCGCCTCAGCCTGCCAGAAACACTCGCTGGCTGGAAAATCTTCACAATCCGTTTCGCCAACTCGTTCTAAGTTGTCCATTATTATATCTGCATATCCACCCGAGTCTGTATATGGAGCTGTATTAGCTTCGAATGGAAAACAAAGATCAGCTGGGCTTGCTGGTCCAATATTATGTCCTCTTGTTTTTAAAATTTTTCTAAAAGTCAATAAACACATCTCTATCATTTCAGCAGCCCATAAATTTGCCAAAAGTGGAATGTAAGGAACATCTGACTCTTCGTGGAAATCTTTCGCCCAATGCCAAGAATATTTCCACATGTTGCAAGCTTCAAAAAGAGAGTCCTTGGGAGTAAAAGTCTTACCGCTCGCGTGGAGGGTGTCAGCGCCCCAAGAGATTTCTGCTTCTTGATAAGAAGACTCTAAGAGCTCATCGAACTTATCCTTGAGATAGGCTTGGCCGCCCCCTCCGGCTGAGCGTAAAGAGCAGAACTGTTTGGTAAAAAAGTGAGCTCCGCCACCGTATATATTATCTGCTTCTGGATTAAACCATGGGGCCCACTGCATCCAGCCAGACAGCTGCATATCGGAAAAATTGGTTCCGCCCAGCGATTCACCAGCAAAAGCATTATCTGCTATGAAACCATTACCGTGTGCAGATCTTTGATAGATAGCTAAATAATCTGAGCTGACTGTCGCCTTATCGGTGTCTACATTCATATCTGCAACATTTTTCATTATCGACCCATCTGAAGCGACTAAATCTTTAGGAGGAACTAAAACACCCCAAACCCCGCTTGATGAGCCTCTTAACGACGCTGGCGCGCCAGTGAGTGGATTGGCGTTCACTTTTGCCATGAATTTAGTTTCTTGTACGCTTGTGGTTGGATTCCCTTCGCTATCTGTAGACGTAACGGTTTCAAATTCTACAACTTCCTCAGTTTCGTTGCTGAATGTTAAGTGGCCTTTATAAAAGTCTCCAACAAAAGCTCCCGCTATTTGTTTAGCTATAGCGAGGCCGAAACATCTTGCGTTATTGTTTCCTACTTGGTCATCAGAATTTATTATTCCGTACGCCATCAAAGAAGCAAACCTTTTAATATGATGTGGATCTGGTTGACTGAACATGCCAAGCATGTTTTCAGTGCTTGTGGCGTGCATTCCCCTGGGCCATGAAGTGGATGCGTCTGGGATTGTTGGATCTAACTGAAATCCATACCAAAGATAATATTCTTCAAAATTTTCTGCAAATCTCTCTTTGAATGTCTCAAGACACGCGCTAAATACAGAGCCTGGGTCAAAAGCTGTCTGTGGATAATTTTTAAAAATACCCTTATTCATAGGAGCATTTTGTTCTGCTTTGTTTAAGTTTTGGTATTTACCAGATCGATGCATTTTTCCCATCGCTTTGCCAAAATCCTTGCAAGCAGAACTCAAGTTATTTGCAATCGATTCATAATCACCAAAAGATATTGATCCGTCTACACTACCAAAAGCTTCATTGATTGTTTTTCTGATAGAAGAAGTTTCTACAGTGTCTCCTGTGTCGCTTGTGTATTGAACCTTACATTTTTCTACATAGCATTCATTTTCTTCAAAAGCAGCTCCCATAATTCCATTTTCGAACATGGTCAAATCAGGTAAAAACTGTCTATTAATCAACGAATCATCTTCCAGTTTTGAAGAATTAAAGCGTGTCTGTAAATATGGATCCCAACCAGCCAAGCTTTTAAAAATTGACGCTCCAGGTGTAGAAAAAGAAGTGTTAACGATCGCGCCCGCTTTCTTTTTTAATATGCTCCACAAAACAGTGTCAAAAGCTCCATCGGTTTTTTGGCATTGTTTTACTACATAGCTTGAGTTTAAATTATTTCCCAATATAGAAGAAAATACTTGAGTGTGCGGATAATGCTTAGATTGATATGCGTTTTCTGATTCACCATCTAAAGAATTGTATACGGCAACTCTTATTCTGACAGCCCGCTCAGCATCTAAATATCCCCTATTTCCGCCGCGGCGCATGGTTGAGATATTACCCATCTCCGTAGATCGTCCGCCGCGGCGGAAAACGTTATATTTGCCGGGGCCTGAAGATTCAGGAAGTGCAAAATTATTAGACCACCCGACATAACTGCGGGACATTGTGGGGCGGAGATCGGAATCATATGATTTGAGATCAAAGCCCATGATAGTATAGGGGGCACCAATAACTGTCATAAAAGCAGTTTGTTGAATTGCTTCAGCAAAAAACGTACTACTAGGAACGTAAATATCGTCATCCTCTCGAATTCCAAAAACTTTTCTATAATAATCATAAACGTTGTATTCGTCATCTGTGACAAGACCAAGGTCTACGCTAGTTGAACCTTCGAAATCAAAGATCTCTAAAAAATCACGAAAATTTGGTCCTAAAATAGCATATTGTTTTAGCATATACGCTAGCTTAAGCATCTCTATTTCGCTAGAAGAAGAAGAAAGTGAAGTTTCATATTGCGCCAGCGCAGACCTAAATTCATCTGGATAACTAGTAGAAAGACTTTCTATAGTTTCTGCAACTGTCGATGCATCAGACGCTCTTACTGCAAGTTTTGCTACGGCGTAATCATAAAAAGAACTATCGGTGCGAGTCAGGCCACCATCAGATGACTCTTTAAAAGACTTTAGGTCTAAAATTGCTAAAAGCTCTGGGCGTAATGGATTAAGTAACACTTCAGTCAGCATTCTATTTGTGCCCGCATTATCAATCGTTGCAGATGTAGTAGACAGCCCAGAAGAAGAATTAGTCGTACTTGGAATATCACTGACTGATGAATCCAAAGCAACGCTAGAAGCTGAAATATCAACTGCAGATTCTCCGCTAGTAGTGCTTAGATTATCTGTAGTCCATAAATTAAAATTAGTAGAGTCATTAGTGCCAGACATTTATTCACCCCGTTCCTTCTAGCGATTCTATGGTATCTGTACTTCCCCAAATTCCATCGGAAGCTGTATTTAAGTCGATATCGCTATATCTAAATATTTGTCCCGCGGGACTGTCGCTCGCCGGAGTATAAGTTTTATCTGTGCCAAAGAAAATAGAGGCCCTATAATATAGGTATCCAATCGAATCGTAGTGGTCTTTATCTACAAACACTACTTTAGAATTCAGCGGCGAGCCGACTTTATAAGGAGCGACAACACCATTGTGATCCAAATATAAAATAATATGATCTATTTCATCTAAAGTTCCACCAACCGTAACAGTAACAATATTAGCTTGCGCTATTAGGCTTCTTTCTACATCTACAGAAATAACATACGGGGTAGAAAGTTCTCCTCTAGGGTCTATGGTGAAATAAACTTCTTTTTGCGTATAAAGTTGCTCAAAATAATCTGTTAAACCATACACTTGGCCAGGATTAGCTGCGCCGTAGAAAAGTTGCGGCCAGTTTAATTCTTGAGCTAAATAAGCAAATTGCACGTCTCCTACTCCACTCCTTGTTTCTTTTGTTGTGACTGCTGTTTGTTCAGAAGCTGCGGCTAACGAAGCAACTTTTAGAGCAACTTTAAATTTTACTTTTCTACTAGACTCTCCACCGCTATTAATAGAATATGAAGTCGTAGCTCCCGCAATGGCATTTGACGACAAAACTTCTTCTTCGCCAGTAATACAATCTTGGCGTGTTATTGTATAAGTTGTAACCATACCAGCATTATTTTTTATCGATTCTACTTCTGACTGCCACGCTCCACCAGAGCTTCCAAATGTAGCTGCGGTCATATATTCGCTTGTTAAATTAGAAGATATCGCTTCGGCTATGGTGATGCTAACAGAGCCAGTCGACTCATCTGCATCGTACACTACCGCAAAAGAAATCGGCTGCACTGGTGCGTCCATAAAAGTTCTCGCAGTAGTATACGCAGCATCCCAATATCCCAACATAGTACCATCCGAATCTTGAAAAATAAATTCGACAGTATAAGTTGCGCCGTTACCATATCCTATATCGAGTCGCCGCGTGAACGATGATGATATTTGTTCTTCAGTAGTAACAGATATAGTCCCTTTATAAATCGTATTTTGAGAGGGTACCGATTTTTCAATTCCGGTAGCTCCTTCTTTTCCCTTTTCAAAAGCTACCCACTTTATTTTAGTGCATGATGATGGCAAATTAATAAACCAAGTATCTCCATTAGAGTCTATAGATACATCCGCTCTCGCTATACATACTGACCTGGTCCAAGAGTTGAACTCAGCAGCGTCGTAAACTTGTATCTCTGTATCTAAAGCGCTTGTTGCTGCACACCTATAAAATCTAGTGTCAGTTAATTGATAATTATTGAGTGAATGGATCGAAGTGGTAGAAAGTGGTTCCATTTTCACAGTTTGAGCTGTTCTTTCATAGGACGGAAGATAAGATATTTCTTCTACTGTGCAATTTACATAAAACGGATTCGGATTTACTAATTCAATAATATCATAAGGTCTTTCAGCGTTTGCTGAATCTACGCTAATGTTAACTGTTTCAAAATCTCTAGCAAAATATCCCCTAGCTGCGGCCTGTATGTCTAATGAAACGCTAGTGGCCCCTTGTTTTAAATCTGAAGTTAAATCAGCTTCAGTAAAAGTACCCATTGGACTAGCAACATACGTAAGTCGAAGAAATAAATCGTCACTAGCGAAATCTTCAAATTGAGTGTCACTCATAGATCCAACAAAATAAAACTTCATTGGAGTATACGCTAAGTTTAGCGAAGTACTACGAATACCTGCGGCCACGGGGCTGCTAACCTCAGTTAAACTATCTTGGTACTCATATAACAATCGATATTGTGTTCTATACTCATGTCCTTCGACTGTATACAGGCCGGACGGCGAAAGGGTCCCTGCATAATATTGTTCCCAAGTCTCTATTGGAGATTGAAGTGTGCCTATCAGGGCTGGATCTATATTGAATTCCATAAGAGAATTGATCAGCGTAGGTGTAGAGTCACCGCTTCTCTCTAAAAGAGCGCTTGCTTCCAACAATACGTTAGTGGCAGTATCTCTTTGGTTGTATTCAAGCGAAAGACGGTGGCTCGAATCGAGAGAAATATTGTCACCGAACACTATACCTGGATCAGATGGCCAATCGCTGCATACTTCAACTACAGAATAATCTGTTTCTTCAATTTCGTCTACGAATTCTTGACCTGGTCCACCCGTAGACATTGTCGAAAATATAACATCGGCAGAAGATGGATCTACAGAAGAAAAATAATCAGCTGTGGTTCCACCAGAGCTTTTGCAAAGCTGGCCGACTACTGTGGAAACGCCAATGTTGTATAAATCTATCTCTCTTATCCAAGCGGTGCACTCTAGAGTCATCAAGTAATTACTTCTGCCAGAATCTGCATCGGTCCCGACTAAATCTATTTTCATATCAGTAATACAGGGACCGACATCACTATTAATATAATAGCTTGAGCCGGACCACCCGTCCACTTCGGTCGGTATTGTTGTGGATAACTCTGAGCCATCTGCTGCGTCCATGGCATAGTAGCCACCCATGACCCTCCCTGCCGACACGAACGTTGAAGTGGTGTCTGCGACTTCGCCAAGCCACGTCGATTTACTAGAAGCGCTAGCTGCGTCAGTGGCAGATTCCATAGTTTCTTCTGCAGTTCTGCCTTTGGTGCCAGCGTTGTGGGAAAGGATGCCATCACTAAAATAAGAATGAACGATATCGATTTCAAAGTTATATACTATCGTTTCTTCGATTATTTTTTCTTTTGAAACTAAGAAATCTTTAACAATTTCTCCATCTTGAAAAACATAAACTGGATCTCCTATTTCAGCTTCTGACACTGGAAGCTCACCAGATTCTATGCTAGTACTAAAAATAGGGTGATCAGCTGTGCAACTAAGAGTATATCCAAGAGCCGTAGTTATTTTAAACCATGAAGCTTTTTTAACAGGTAGTAAAATTTCTAAGACTTCGAAATACCCGAATTTACAAGAATCAAAATCATAAGAATATACTTTATCTCCAAGCTCAACCCACTCAACAGGTATAGAGCCTCTTTGAGTTTGAATTAGCGTTCCCTCTATAACACAGCTTCCTTCATCGGTGCCCGTCGTGCCCCCGGGAGTAGTGTACCCACCGGGGCCCGAGGTGGGCCCACCGGGCTCAGCGAAAGTTCGACCGTGAGTCTCTGGAGTGAAAGTTTCACTATCGCTGTCTGTACCAGAAGACCCGTCGCCCTCTGAGTCAAGTATCGAATCACCGAATCCACCCATTAGTCTGCCTCATCGTCAAATACTAAAGTCATCAAATTTGCGAAACATAAAGACCCTACTGAATCTCTAAATAACTTACCCACAAAAAATACGTGAGCTGACCTGTCTGACTCTATATTAAAAGTACCATAATCTATTACGGAAAGTTTTTCCAAGGTGCCACCTGAGCTACTATCAGAAATTTCTTCAAAAATTTGGCACAGTATATTATTTTCTCCAGAAGTTTCTTCAAAGTCTATAGTTTGATAATCGTATTTTGAGAGATAACTTTCAACAGTAGACCACTCGGTTGTTCCCACACCGTTAATTTGAGTATATTCAGCTAAGACTGCTCCGTCCGGAGCGTCGAGATGCGGTTTAGACATAGGGGGCAAATATTTAAAATTTGGTAAGTGAGAAAACATAGAAGATTGAAAGACACATTCTACATCATCTTGAGAAATACTAGTTAAATCTTCGTCTTCGTTTAAAGGACCGTCGTCGGAGACATAAAATGATGCAGTAGTTGGATTTATTTTAAATGTTGCCCCTTTGTCTTCTTTGAAGAGGTCTCTGGTGCCAATAATTCTTTGAGCCCTAAAATGATCTGTAGCATTATTGCAAATAGTTTCCGATATTAAATCAATTGATCCGGTATAAGCTGCACCCTGAGCAGACCCAGTCGTAAATGTAACATCTTGCCCGTTTATTACATACTCTCCAGACTGAAATGGCGCAAGATTGCCGTCGGGATCAATTTCATAAATTATTTGATCATTTTCAGTATGAGAAGCTTCAAAATAGAGATTATCTGTTAAATCTAAAAGAGCTCCTGAAGAACCAGATTCATAAATAATCTGTCTGTCTGTAAAAGATGCATATTCAATTTTCATCCTACCAGAAGCCATCTGAGATCTTCCGAGCGGAGTGATTATAACGTCCATTACTCGAGTTTTGTTGTCTAATATGCCGGCCATAATATGTTCCTTCTTAGACTAAATATCTTCGAGAGCAATTTCTCCATCTTCTTCTTTAACATTTGGCAAGGAAGATCTTTTAGTTTTCACACTTTCCGGCCGCTGGCCTGGTTTTCGACGGGATTTTTTAGTTTTGTTAGAGCCGGAATTTCCAATCTCTAATTGCTCCATTATTTCTTTTTGATGCTTTTCTACTTCTTTTATCTCTACTAAAAGAACGCTAAGATCCTGTAGATTCTTTATTTGAATTTCTTTTTTAGCGTTCAAAATATTAAAGCTATCATTTATTTCTGCTGGATATTTTTGCGAAAACTGTAAAAGCTCGCCAAAAGAATTAAGCAGCATCGTTGCCTGATCTTCTAAGTTCTCTACTGTAGTTACTCCATTAATAACGTTAGTTAAATAAGAAGAAATAGAATTACATAAACTTGAAATCTGACTTTTAGAATCTAATAATTTTGCTAGGTCTTGATTGCATTTAGTTAAATCATTTTCTGCATTTTTTATAAAGTTTGTAACTTTGTCAGAAATAGTACTTGACATTTTTTCTCCAAAATAAAAATACAGATAAAAAATATCTTCTTTCATACCAAAGTAAAAAAGTGGGGACCCCCGAAGAGGTCCCCACAGACAAAATAGCTAAAAGCTAAAAATTATCTAACGATAACAGTAAGAACGTCATCGTTTACAAGGGCGAACTGAACTCTAATATCAGTCGCGGCAGCGCCATCAGTCTGGTCAAGAATGTAATCTTTGCTAGATCCAGAAAGCAGAAGCTGTCCATTAACGTATGCATCAACACGGTCTTCTCTGTCAGCAACTGGAATAGAGCTGAGATCTAAAGCTCCAATGTGGGCTCTATCACCAGACGCAATGCCCGAACCAGAAACTTCGAGAGTTTTCTTGTCTGCAGTTGCACCGGCTCCGAAAGTAGTCCAGGCTCCAGTACTATTTTTAAACTGCATAGTACCATTGTTGTTGCGAATACCAAAACCAGCGGAACCGTTACCGATCGCCGCACCATCGTTTGTGCTAAAGTTCAAATATGAAGTGTTAGCGGATGCACGATTGAACTGCAAGAATGGATTTGTTCCAACTGACACCAGCTGAACGTCATTACCACCAGCATCCATACGGATATCAGCAGCAGCAACAATCTTAAGATCAGTATCTAACTGAATTGAGTTACTAGATCCACCAAAAGTTACTTTCTGGGCGCCGTCCATGTTGAGATCGCCACCAGCAACAGTAAGAACGTTGCTAGCTTGAGTCATCGTCATATCGCCGCCGTCCCAGTTAATAACACCACCTTCCGCAAGGAAGAGGTCTTGCCACTGCATCGTCGCGGAGCCAAGAGCACCACCGTTAGAAGTAGATGGTATTAAATGACCATCGACCAACACATCGCTACCGCCTGGATCAAGAATTAGATCTGCAGCAGAAACAACTATCATGTGGTTCTCAGCATTTCTATCAATGTAGTTAGTAGCAGTGTCGACTTCTAGTCTTCCAGCACGGAAGTTAGTAACCGCCATACCTGCAACTGAAGCTACAGAGCCACTCTGGGTATCAAGGATACCAACGGCCATGGTGTCAGCAGCAACCCTACCAAAAACTAAATCAGTACCTGCAGATGAACCAGAGATGATTGCCATACCGCCATTAGAGTCAGCAGTAGTGTTACCAGCGCCCATCGCAATAACTGGATCTTTAACTAAAAGATTGACAGAGTCAATAGTAGTAGTTGTTCCTTCAACATTTAGGTCACCGGGAATGATAACTTTACCACCGCCACCAAGAGTAATATTTGCGCTTGTTACAGCAGCAAAAATTTCTTTAGCTTCGTTGGCGTCAGCGAGGATGTTACCGTCAACGCGTAGGTGGTTAAGAGCAGCAACTGTAGAAGTAGCTGCACCAAGCGAAAGAACGTTAGCTCCAACACTAGCACCAATTGCAGCATTTGCAGCAGAAAAGTCAATATCATTACCAGCAACAGTAAGGTCAGCGGCAACTGTAGCATTTTGATCTGCATCAATACTAATGCAAGCTTCACCGTCAGCGTTCTGAATCTCAAGACCAGAAACCTTAAGCTTACCAGCAACATTTGTAACTGAGTTTGTTGGAGTAGCGTGTGGAACGATACTCAACATAGTAGCTGGCGTGCCACTGATATTGTTTAAAACTCCAAAGGCTTGAGATGTTTGAGCTCCAAGTGTCCAAGCGTCTCCATTATCATCATTATTATCAGCTTGAAGATTAAGAGTGGCACCTGTATCATTGGCTGCTGTTACTACAATGTCTCCGCCATTAACACTAACGTCGCCTGCAAAAGCTGCGTTGTTGGAACCATCTAGCGTGATTACTGTTCCGCCAGAGCCTTTAATATCATTACCAGTAACAGTAAGATCTCCAGCAACAGTAAGATCTCTACCAGACATTGTTAAAGTAGCTACGCCATCAGAAGCCTGAATGTCGTTACCATTAAGTCTGATATCTCCAGAGAAGGTCGACGTGGCGTGGGTAAAAAGACCAGCGGCCGACTGACTGAATGAGTCAGCTCCGTTAATTCTTTTAATAGCACCAGCTACCATGCTCATCACTCCGGTGAAATCAACATTTAGTGCAGATCCTGTCTGGGATGAACTGATTTGATCATTGATCTCGCCAGCTGCCGTACCAAAAGATGCGGTGAGTTGGGTCAATCTTAATTGTGTTCTATTAGCCATTATTTACTCCTTTTTTTAAAAATTAGGCTAAACGTATAAAAAAACCTAAACTAACTAAAAAAACGAAATAAAACGATTTAACGTAACGAATGTAAGTATTAAAAACTAGATTAATTTCCAGAAGTTTTTAGAAGAGTTCTTAAATTTCTTACCTGCTGGTCAAATCTTGAACACTCAGAGTTTAAAAAATTTATTGAAAGTTTTTTTGCTTCTTTGTTTGGATCATCAAACTCAAAAACAAAAACTCCTCGGTCATTTACGCGGGCGTCTTTCAAAACCAGCCCATTTATCATAAAATAAGCTGCTAGTCCTAAATCGTTAATAATAAACATCGATTAATTTACCCCGTAGAAGAAACATGACCTGCATCTGTAAGTATAAAGAAAAACGAACAGTTTCTTAGGTCTTGCTACAAGTATTTCACTAAAATAATATCGTCTGATTCTAACGTGAATTTAAATGTTATGTCAGTGGTGTTTCCATCTAATTCATAATCTAAAGAAGAACCAGATATCATGCATACTCCGTTTACAAAAATTTGTGTTTTTTCATAATCATAAGAATTTTTAGAAAAATCTGCACTTGGAATTGAAAGAGTGCTATCAGAAGCATGAGTGCCGGTAACAAAATATAAACTAGAACTAGGTGCCGTTGCTAGAGTAACATTTCCGCTAGACCCTCCGCCAGATAATCCATTTCCAGCCGTAACTCCTGTAATAGTACCACCAGAAGAAGATATATTGATAGATCCATTAGAAGCAGAAGTAATAGTTATTCCAGAGCCAGCAACTAAATACGAAGTACCATCTTGTATGTTTGTTAAAGACCCAGAAAAAGCCGGAGAAGTTACGAAAGTAGTAGATCCTATAGATCCTGTTATTCCTATGTTTCCGGAGAACTGAGAGCCTGTCAGAGTGGCTACAACAGAATTGTCTACTGATAGAGTAAATGGACTCCCAGCTCCAGAATCAACTGATTTTATTCCGGTACCAGCAGTTAAAACTCTTTCAGCACTTAAAGATCCAGTTGCCTGCAACACTAAATACTGAGCGCTTGTATCTCCAGTGCCAGTTGCGTTTCCAGACAGCTTTGAAAGTATTACGTCTAGTTGATCGTCATCCTCAAGGCCGAAAGCTAGCTTAACGCTCCCAGAAGTAAAAACAGTATAGTCTTTGTCTGAAGAAGAAACTTCGGCAGCCGTACCAGAATGTAGTAGTTGTCCGTTTAAATAAACATCTATTAAGTCTTTATCAAAAAGAACATCAGAAAAGTTAGAAAACTGAGTTTCTATTTGAGAGTTTGCAGGTATAGAACTTGTTATAAAATAACTTTGTTTGCTTCTACCAGTAATGTTAGAAGAGTTAGAAGAAATAGTAAGAGAATTAGACCCAGTTACTATAGTAATTCCAGAACCAGCTTCTATTAATTTTGCGTTAGATAAAGAGCCAGTAATTTTGCTTACTAAGTATTCAGCTTTTGAATCTCCATCACCTGAGCCGCCTCCACCTCCGGTAGAAGCTATCGTAACAGAACCATTAGAAGCAGAAGTTATTGTAACATTGGAACCGGCAACTAGATAACTAGTTCCATCTAAAAGTTGCGTTAAAGACCCAGAAAAAGCTGGAGAAGTAATAGCGGTCGTTGATCCTATAGATCCTGTTACCCCAAGGTTTCCAGAAAACTGAGAGCCTGTCAGAGTGGCTACAACAGAATTGTCGATGGACAAAGTAAAAGCAGACCCTGCTCCAGAATCAACTGATTTTATTCCTGTTCCAGCAGTTAAAACTCTTTCTGCATTTAATGAACCAGTAGCAGACAAAACTAAATATTCTGCATTCGCATCCCCGGGTCCAGAGCCGCCGCCGGAACCAGTGAGCGAACTCATCATATCTCCAACGTATATAAACGCTTTTGCATACGCTGGTATTTTAGTAGAATCATATTCTTGAAGAAATAAAACTCCGCTAAATGTATCTATTAGCCAGTCTACTTCGTCAAGTAAAGGTATTTGGTCTCCTATTCCACCAGACCCGTTTGATTCATAAAGAGTTAGTGAATATGGGTTTGGAGAATCTGAAGAAAAAAGCTCTGGAACAATTTGCAACGCTCCAGCAGACCCCGAAAGAACTTGGCTGTTAGTAAATGGAAAAGTTCCAGATTTAGAATTGTTTGTAAGAGATTGATAACTACCGGTAAGAGCTAATGCATAACCGTGCGTGCCTGGATTAGAGCCTTCGTCTCCTCCTCCGCCTGGGTCGTTAGCATCATAGCTCGTTCCAGGGATTGCGCTTATATCAAAAACCACATATTCTACTGCATTATTTTGAACTGTGTACAAACTCTTAGACGGAGATGGCGGTAGAGGCAAACCAAATACAGTAGTTGCTCCTACCTGAATATTGCTCCCTATAGTTTCTTGAGAGTCAGACTTAAGATTAGAAGTATTAGCTTTTCCCAAAAGCTTTTTAAAAGCAAAGTCTAAAGCAGTTGTAGTAGTTTTTCCAGCCATTTAATATCCAACTGTAATATTAGATAAGTTTCCTATCCAATTTTCGTGAGCAATTATTCTTATTACTACATATTCTGCACCCGAAGTGGTACCATTTTGAGTCTCTGCATTAAAAGTACAAATATTTAAAATTCCAGTAGGACTAACTGCAGATGTTAAGTCTCCGCTTAAGCCTCCATCGTTATCTGATGTGGTACCAGCTCCAGCAGAAGGTTTTGCGATATCAAGCCAGCCCGTCTTTCCAGGTATTTTAACCGAGCAATGAAAATTATTATTAGCTCCTAAAGATCCAGAATTTGGGCCAGATTGTGCTACTAATGTCGCGCTTCCTGTCATCATAACGTTTATTTGGGGTACGTCGTTTGTGGTATTGTTTTCAAAATATCTTGTGTAGTTTCTAGTGCTCAAGCTCAAAGAAGAATAATTTACATTGCTATCAGGAGACTGTAGCGTTCCTCCATCTCTTACGCTTCGGAAATCTCCATTGCCCATAGCTCCGGTTTTTGGACTAATTAAACGACCATTATATATTAGCAATCCGTCATAATAAGCAGCTTGAGATCCATCATTCATAGAAATAGAAGGGTCCCAAGTTGCGCTGTTGACTGATAACTGAGTTGTAAAAGAGCCAGATGTTAATCTATAGTTTTCGTCATCAAAATTTTCTGTAGTATATTTTGTAGAAGTTTGGCTAGCGCTAAATACTAAAAAGTTGGATTTAGCAAAAGTAGAAGTTGTAGTGTTACTTTTTAGAGGGTGAAGGACTTGTCCAGAAATAGAAGCTGTATAATACCCTGCTCCATATGGACCGACCGTAGAATTGCTTTGGCCGAAAGAAATAGATCCTGTCACACCGATATTTTTTTGTTCGCAATTTGCAATAGATGTGTCTAAAGAAGCAAGAGAGCTAAAATAGTTTGCGTTAGTGCTGTTAGTTACTCCGTCTCCGTTAATTGATATTTGCGTTACGTTTATATTGCTTCTAACTGGAGATGTAACAGCCGCAGAGTTTCTAGAATAAACGTTTTTATAAACATTCTCAGCAGAATAAGCAAAACTAGATGTGCAAGATATAAAGTATTTTACGCCACTTTGATAAAATAATGTAGAATTAGATCCAAAGTTATCAAAAACTTCTCCAGATGTTGACAACGCATCTGAATTTGGATCATTAACCCACTCTACATAATTTGTTACTGTATCAGATCCATTAACTGAATGAATCACCCTAACATAATTCCAGCCGTCGCGCTGATCGGCTGTTCCAACTTGAAATTCGCCTGTTCTATATATCAACGTATAATCTGGTACGCTGTTTCCGCTATATTCCCCAGGCGTAGCAGACAGCAAACTTTTAAAACCAGAACTATTTCCATTCAAACTATTTCCAGAACTAAAATTCACTAAGTTAGTAGTATGCACTACAGAACCATTAACTTCTAGTTTAAGAGATCCAAAAGATCCACTGCTAAAAGCATTAGCTACGTAACTAGATCCATTAGATGAAACATCTTCATTAAGAGTTCCATTTACTATAGTAGATCCATCAAAAACTGCTCTTCTTAAATTGTTCCCAGAGTTAGTTTGTATATAATTTCCATTTACATCTACTGCCGAACCTAAACCAGCAGAAGCCGCTACATTAGTGTACCCAGAGATAGATTGAGCGCTTCCAAAAGAAAGTTTTGTTCCAGTTCCTGAATCGTCGCAATCTATATCATCTAATGCTGGAGCTTCAGAAGGCGCAACTCCTGTTCCAGCGCCAAAAGATATAGTAATGTCATCTATATTTCCAGTCCAAGAAGCGCTAGCCTCTATTTTCGCCACAATGTATTCATTGGTTCCAATAGATTGAGTTCCAAAAGTTGCTATATTGACTGCATCTAAGCTAGAATCTAGACTTCCAACTAAACACCCAGCTGCATTTGAGTAGCTTCCTGCAACAAACGCCTGACTTAAATCAAGCCATCCTGTTTGATATGTGCTCGTATTTGGAAGCTTAAATAAAACAGATATTTTTGAAGTATCATTAGTTGTGCCTTGTTGAACTATAGTTCCGGAACCATCAATATCTATAGAAAAGTCTCTTTTTGCTGCACCAGTATTTTGAAAATATCTATAAAATGTTTTAATGCCAGAAGTCAATCCAGAATAGTTTGGATTTGACGCTGGAGCGTAAGTGATTGAGCCTCCATCAGCACTGTTTCTAAAATCTCCCGAAAGCAAAGAATTTGTAGGTGTATAGAGCTTTTGGTTATAAAATATTAATCCATCAGATTGAGAAAGCGAAGAAGAAAGATGAAAAGTAGAATTCCAAGAAGCTGCAGCATCAGTAACAGAAGATTGAGTGTCATAAGAAGCTGATGTTATTCTATAGTTTTCTCTCTTAAAAGTTTCTACTAATACAGTAGAATCATTAGATGCACTATATAAAAGAATTCCACCAGAAGTTACTGCACCCCCAGTAGAAAGATTGCTTTTGATTGGATGGTCGACATTAATTGAAGATGCTATAGACTGGTTTAATAAAGTTGTTGCTGTAATAGTAGCAGAACCAGTAACTTTAAGAACTGTTGTGTTATTTTCACCAGCTCCAGTATTAAGAGATGGAATTGTTTGGCTAGATATAGAACAATTAGTAGTATTAAAAGTAGAAGATCCGCTATAAACATTTCTATAGACATTGCTAACGTTTACTTTGTAGTCTGCAGTGCCGCTAATGTAATATTGAATTCCGGAAAGGTGTATCCCCTTTCCTAAATCGAAGTTATCAATTTTTTCGCCGCTAGCTGCCAAAGCATTGGCATTAGAATCATTAACCCACTCTATGTAATTTGTTTGTTTTGTGCTTCCAGTTACTACGTGGAGAACTCTTGCATAATTCCAGCCATCTCTTTGGTCTGTGGTAGACACTACATATTTTCCTGTACGGTGTTGAAAGAAAGCTAAAGTATTGCTATCAGAAAATACTGCTGATCCAGTTTGAGAAAATTGAATAAACCCAGAGCCATTAGAATTCGTGTAAGTTCCCGTACCTGCGCCTGGAATACCAGAGCCTATTGACCCAACAGTTAAATCTATCTCTTTAACATTAGAGCCGTTAACCATTAATCTTAAAACGCCAGTATTAGCATCGCCAAAAGAAGATGTAAAGTAGTTGGTTACTCCATTAGAGTAATTGCTAGCCGCTATATCAGAATTCAGCGTTCCCGTCATAGAAGTTGAACCTGCAAAAGTTGCAACTCTAATATTATTACTAGCTGTAGTTATTTGATATGCACCATTGACATCTACGGCAGAACCTAGCCCTGCTGAAGCCGCCACATTAGTATAACCACCAACAGCATTACTAGTACCAAAAGAAAGGAAAGAAGTAACACCGGTTTCTGCACTGTTTATATTATCTAGATCTGGAGCAGGAGCAGGTGAAAGAGCTTTAAGCACTTCGTTAAACCTGTCTATTGCTGTACCTATTGGAGTAGTAGATACAAAGCTAGCAAAAAGGCCATCAGTATAAGTTCCATCTTCAGCTGGTCCAATAGTTCCTGTTCCATACATTGTTCCAGAAACAACTAGATCGCCACCAAATACAGCAGTACCGCGGGTTGTGGTATCTTTAGACGTTAAAGATCCGCTAACAAAGAAAAAAGTATCAGTTCCAACGTTGGAAGTCTCATAAGAAGAACCTTTTCCGCCAGAAAAGCTAGTAGACCCGGTTGTAACTAAATTGCCACTAGAGGGACTATCGAAATATGAATCAGTTGATGTTGCTGTACTGGTAATAGTAATTTGGCCACTTGAAGCTGAAGCTATTGTTATGTTTGCGCCAGCGACTAAATAAGAAGTACCATTTTGAAGTTGTGTTAAAGACCCAGAGAAGGCTGGAGAAGTAATAGCTGTCGTTGACCCTATAGATCCAGTTACTCCTACATTCCCGGAGAACTGAGATCCTGTCAGGGTAGCTACAACGCTATTGTCTATATTTAAAGTAACATCTCCAGAAGCTCCACCGCCCGATAATCCGATTCCAGCGACTACAGAAGTAATATCGCCTGTAGAAGTCCCCGTAATTGTAATTGCGCCTGAAGAACCGGTTGCTATCTGGATATTGTTTCCAGCAACTAGATATGAAGTACCATCTTGAAGATTTGTTAAAGATCCTGAAAATGCTGGTGAAGTTATGACTGTAGTAGATCCGATCGATCCTGTTACACCAACCTCTCCAGAAAACTGAGAACCAGAAAGAGTGGCGACAATAGAATCATTGATGTTTAGAGTTACCGTCCCAGAGGTACCCCCGCCAGTTAATCCAGTGCCAGCAGTAACTCCGGTAATATCTCCAACGGTTCCGTCATTTGTAATTGTAATTGCGCCGTTAGACGCTGAAGTAATTCCGATCCCAGAACCAGCTATCAAATATGACGTTCCATCTGTAAGTTGCGTAAGTGAACCACTCATTCCTGAATCAAACTTAACTGCACCTGTGAACGTAGAACCAGAAACGGTAGCGACAACAGAGTCATCAATAGCCATCTCAGTAGAATCTATTTTCAAACCGCCAGATGATTTTAAATCTGCACTGAAAATAGTGCCTGAAAGGTCTAGGCCGTCGCCTGCTGTATAAGTCGTATCAGCGGAGGTTATTGTAATAGACCCATTCGAGGCAGAAGCTACAGTTATATTAGCGCCAGCTAAAATATATGAAGTGCCATCTTGTAAGTGAGTCAAAGACCCGGAAAATGATGGAGCTGTTATGAGAGTAGTAGATCCGATCGATCCTGTTACGCCAACATTTCCAGAAAACTGAGAACCTGTTAGGGTAGCTACGATAGAGTCTCTTATATTGAGAGTTACATCACCAGACGTCCCTCCACCGCTTAAGCCAGTTCCAGCGGTGACGCCTGTAATATCTCCTACCGTACCGTCATTCGTGATAGTGATTGCGCCATTTGAAGCAGATGCTATCGTGATTCCAGATCCAGCGACTATATAAGACGATCCATCTGTAAGTTGTGTAAGAGATCCACTCATCCCTGAATTAAACTGGACAGCGCCTGTAAAAGTAGATCCAGAAACTGTGGCCACTACTCCATCATCTACATTTAAAGTAACATCGCCAGAAGTGCCTCCTCCGGTAAGTCCAGTACCGGCGGTGACGCCTGTAATATCGCCAACGTTTCCTGTGATTGTTACCTGGCCGTTAGATGCAGATGCTATAGTTATTCCAGTTCCAGCGACTAAATAAGAAGAACCATTTTGAAGGCGTGTTAAAGACCCAGAAAAGGCTGGAGAAGTTACGAGAGTAGTAGATCCTATAGATCCTGTTGCTCCGATGTTTCCGGAGAACTGAGAACCAGTTAAGGCTGCGAAAATAGAATCTCTTACCGTTAGCGTATAGTTGTTTCCTGCGCCAGAATCAGAAGAAGTTAGTCCAGTGCCCATAGTAAGCACTCTTTCATTAGATAATGACCCTGTAGCTGCCAGCACTAAATACTCAGCATTTCCATCTGCTATTCCGCCGCCGCCAGCGACTGCGCTAATAGTAATTTGGCCTTTTGCACCGACACTCAAAGATACGTTTGCGCCAGGTATTAAAAAGTCGCTTCCATCTGCGAGCTTAGTTAATGAGCCACTTAATCCAGTGTTAAATTTAGCTGCACCTGTAAAATCTGCACCAGAATTAAAATTAACACCTCCAGTAAAAGTAGCTCCAGACACCGTCGCAACAATACTGTCGTCTATAGCTAAAGTAACATCTCCTGAAGTCCCTCCTCCAGTGAGACCGTTTCCAGCTAAAACAGCAGTAATATCCCCTGATATTAAAGTTTTTAATTGACCAACTGAGGTTTTTGAAACTGCTGAAGTTCCTCCACTATAGTCATAAAATGGAATATAGTCATAAAGAGAAATATCTGCGTCTGCTAAATTATAGATGTTGAGCGCTAATTTATCGTCTGTGTCAAAACCTATTCCCCCGTTCGACCTTAATGCTACTGCAACTGAAACACTAGAAGTTGAGCCGTCGTAAGAAAAACTAGAAATACCACGTGCACTCGTAAGATGATTAGGAACTTTTAAAACGCTTAAACCAGAACCACCAACTGAAATTGTAGCGTCAGCAGCTTGGGCTGAAATTGTTCTAGCGCTAGCTCCTGTAAAAGTTGTTCCTGAATCTAACTGTAGTCCATCTCCAACGGTCAGAGCGTTATCTAATGTTCCAACTGTTGCCAAGTTGGCAATTGATTGGGCTGTTACATACTTTATATTATCGCTGTCGTCAACATCTCCAATTAAAACTTTGTCACCAGTAGCTACAGTAGCAGAAGATAGTGTGGAAGGGTCTATTTTTACTCCACTTGAAGTTACTCCTATACCCTTAGAAGATTCTGCAGTTATTGCTAAAGTGACTGCAGCCGTATTATTATAAGATGAAGCTGCACCTGCAGAATCTTCTATTCCGTTTCCAAAAGTTATTGCATTTGAAAGTGTGCTAGTGGTCCCTAAGCTTAATATATCACTTATTGTGCAGTATTTTGCAGCATATGAAGAACCAGCGTCACCGATTAAAATTCTGTCTGAAGTTACTGGGGTTGCAGATGAAGCTGATGTAAAATCAATTTGCAGACCATAGCTTGAATGGATACTGAGACCCCGAGACTGGAATATATCAATAGCTAAAGTTTTTGCAGCAGACCCATCGTAAGTGGTGCCAGTATCAAAAAATAAACCGCCAGCAACTGTAGCAGTCAATGGATTATTTGTAAATCCAGAAGCAGAAATTGTTACTGCTCCATCAGAGCCTGTCGCTAAAGCAACGTTACTTCCAGCTTTAAGATATGGGCTACCATCTACTAATTTAGTTAAAGAGCCAGAAAAACCCTGCTTGGCGACTATTATTCCAGTAGAAGTAAGAGAAGATCGAAAGCCTGCGTCATCTAAACCGATCTGCAAATCATTAGGAGCTACTAAAGTATCGATTTTTCCAGATCGACTGTTAGATATGGTTAAGAAATCGCTAGTTTTAAGCTTAGATTTTTTAATTCTGGCCATAGATTCGCTCTTAGATAGTGATCTTGTTTCTAAAGTATACCATAAATATGCAGCCTAAAAAAGAGAGATATTATAAATGGTTATTCCGTGTCAGTTGTAACTTCAACATAATCTCTAAAATCACATACAGAAGATCTATTTCGGCCAGTAGGATATTGAGCTTGTTTTGGATCGTCAAAATATGGAACAGAACTAGTGGCGTACAAGCTTAGATTGGAGCTGTGTGTTTCTTCTGGAGAAACAGATACTTCGCCTCCAGGATCAGTTAAATTCGTCTTCCAAGATGGCTCTTTAAAAGTAACAACAACTGGAAGTGTGGAAAAGTCCACACTTTCTCCTCCAACATTGAAAACCACCGAATCTCTTCTCTGTTCTAACATATCTCTAAACTGCCCGAACCTATTACCACGGAAAATAGCGGAAGGCGCGATTGGAAGTGCATTCATCACTCCATATTTCCAGCCTCTGGGTTTAGTAGTCATAAATTTTTGATGATAGTATGGATAAGTTCTCGGTGATGGAGCATAAGGGCAACGTATTATACCGGTGCTAGCTCCCATCATATACTCTCTAGAATCCTGTAGCGCTGCTCCAGAAGTATAAGTTCTTGTTGCGAAGAAATCATTTCCAGTTTCTATTCCGTAAAGATATTTCAAAAGCATCTTAGAGTCATCTGAGCGATACCAAAATTTATGGTTTGGTGCCAAATAAGCATTCCTAAAGGCATTTATGTCTGGGGGGGAGCCGGCTGCGGTTGTGCCTGCAACATAAGGAACTGAGCCTTTAGACTTCTTTTTAGGAGAACACATTATTAAACCGGGAGAATCTAAAAAGTTAACTTGATCTACTCCAGCTCTCGGGCTAGCAGGATCTGGAAGCAGATTATTTACATTCGTCATCTTAAGAGGGGTAACTATTCCAACCATACCCCGCTGAAGGCTGAGCGATGGGCCATTTCCGTCATGAGCATTTGCCACGCCTACAAACTTCTGCTCTGAATTTCTTGTTGGCAGAATAGTCAATACTTCACCATCTGCAGTTTTCATCTTTCTGGTATATTTTGGCTCATAGGGAAAAGAATTATTCCAGTTTTCGTTATAAGCTTCTAAAAATATTTCAGACTGTCTTGGATTCATTACATCAGCGCTTCCTTTAGCTCCTGGCCAAAGAGCTTGGAGCCAAGCTCTAGAAATAGTTCCAAATGCAGAAAGTTTATGACGCGTATCAATTATTCCATCTGGACCTGGAGATAACGTCATTCCAAGAACGGGCGTTACCGTACTGGGATTATACCCTATTTGGAATGGCGTATAAGACGCCCATAAATCTTGAACATTGGGGACTAAACTATCATAAAACAGAGAGCCGCTTTGAGAAAGTTTAACAAATCGATTGAATGCATATGTATCTCCCATATTTTCATAGAGTGTCTCCGAAACTACTTTTCTGTAGTTTCGGAAATTTTCCATTCCTGGCCATTCTAAAACAGTTCTGCCGTTCAGGTAAGCGCCATATGGCGGGAGATGAACTGCAATAGTCGATGGTTGTATCGGGGACTTGGCCACCGGTGTAACGACGGCACCTGACATTTCTTGAGATAAGAAATTTCCAGTATATGAATCTCTAGACTCTATTTCAAACTGATCGGTGACAATATCCATTCCGATCGCAAATGAAGCATTAGCATTTAATAGCTGTTGAGCTGAATTATTTAAAACTCTCTTTTTGTCTTTAACATAAGATCCGACCAGTGTAATCTTGCAATCCCCGGGCAGTAACTTTAGATAAGACCCTGTTATGCAAGTTATACTTCCAGAGCAATAATACGAAGGAGCAGCGATCGCTGCTTCGACGCCAAGTATTAATTCGTCTCCTGGAAAAAGTAGATATCCAGTTTCTGTAGATGAAGCTGCAGGCGGTGGATCAAATTTTAATCTCGTACTATTCCAAACAATATCAAAATCTCTAGCTGTTGCATAAAAATCGTCGACTCCGATAGATCCAGAAAAGAAAGAAGATGAAACCGTTTCTCTATATGGTGTGTATCTATGAGAAAAAGAGTGATTAACGGTTCTTGGATCGTTAACTTCGGCAGAAAAATATCTTTTAGTATTAACTTCGTTTAATTGATTTATTTCAAAAAACGCATTAGGGTGCCTATTGGGAACTGCAGAAAATGGCTCATTAGAATAATTAAAATATGTTTCGTTTGAAGCTGTTATCACGCCGAGCGGTGTAAGAGTAACAGGTGGTTTTGAATATGGAAAACGCTGTCCATACCAAGGAGTTGCTGAGGCTGCAGATTTTTTAGTCAGGTAAGTTTTAACTAACGATGGTTCTCTTATCCCCTCGTTGATCTGGTGGAATCCTACTGTAGACGTTCCACCTAGCCAAGTGCAGAAAACAGGCATTCCCCTATTGAAATCAGGCGGGACTTCACCTGGAATAACGGTTACCCACTTCTTGCTAGTTGGATCTGATTTTGGTGCAAAAGTGGGATCTTTAGTAATATCAAAATGTTTAAATTGAAAATTACCATTTGCGCTAACATTATATCCGGATGGGGCGCCACTATCATTTACGGGCTGTGGTCCAAGAGTGCCCTGAGGGTATGTCGCACCGCCAGGGACTGACCATACAGGAGCGCACCAATTATAATTTAAAGAAGACGATATATCGGTAGGCATCGTCATTATATTAGCGTTGGGGTTTCGAGCACTTATCGCCGAAGAAGCAAAAAGAAAAGATTTGTTAATATTTAAGCCTTCGGAGTCTCTGATAGCTGTTTGATTATTCACTGGGATACGGTAAGTTCCCCCTCCTCCCGGGTAGTACAGCCTTCCATATTTAGACAATTGTTCATAATTTCCAGAATAAACTTTTAAAACTTGAGTGTGTTCCCAAAATCTACCATATCTTCTCTTTGGCGCAACTGCCGGCGTCATTGAAATAACTACATTAGTTTCGCCCGTAGTTACTTCTTTTGCCGGGGTGCTACCAGCGAAAGCGGATGGATATCCATAATAAAGATATTTATCGCTCCATTTTATATCTTGAACAGTGTTAAATGGGTCCCCAGTAAGTTTCCATTTTAATAATGGTAAAGCCTGATCTGGGCTATTTACTGGAGAAAATTGATTGGTTGCGCCTGTTTCTGTGTCATAAAAATGGTCTGTGTAAGATTTACCTCGAAGACCGACTGGGGCGCCACCGTATGGATTTACAGATCTCGAATCCGAATCCCAGCAATCGTTGGCGTAAACAGCAACGTTTCCGCTGCATATTAAATATCTATTGCTCGCAGAGAGCACTCCCTGGATTGCGGTTGAAGTTTCCTTAGAAGACACAGGATTATTTCTTTCTTGTCTATATAAGAAAAACACATAATCATCTTGCGGATATGCATTTCCTGGATATCTATCTTTATTAGAGTAGGTTCGTATCCCTTCAACGGGAAGCTCTAATATTATTTTTTCAAGCATGAATGGAGCCGCTAAGTAATTAGAAGTATCTATAACTTGCGTATCAGGAGCATAATATCTCGTGTCTTGCGGTGCACCGTATTGAACCATAGGGTGTCCAGCATATTTATTCGATGTTAAGAAAGCCGGCATTTTGATGCTTTCTGCATAAGAGCGGCTGCTAAACAAGCTATCTACATCTTTGAAACCAGGGAAAAATTGTCTTGGTATACTATCAAAACCAGCTATTGGCGGCGAACATTTTCTCCAGACTTGGCCGGGGACAGGATCCCTTTTGTAGATTGGCATAGTTGGTCCGCCAGAACCTCGGCCGTCTATGTATGACTCAGATAGGTAGAACGTCGAGTTGTTACTTGGGTAGGATGGTGATGAAAGATCACCTGGGTCTACTGATTGCGTAAGCCAATTCCACCGATAGAATCTTTCAGCTATTAACCTAAAATGGTATATACCATTAGTTCCGTCTGCAAGGCCGTCTCCTTTGTCTGCCCACCGGCCCTGCTTCCAGTCGAAAAAACAAAATCCCGTAGTCGATGCTGTTGCAGAGTTGCCCGCGCCTTTGAAACCGTCGTAGTCCTGATCTTCTGCGCCAGCATCGTATCTTCTAAGATTTTTCGTGCTGAGGTTCGTAAACGGAATAGATACGATTCTTCGATCTGTTCTTGGCGCATCAAGACTAGCACTAAAAGTTAACCCTATTTTAGAATCTTTCGTCCAAACCTGGTTCCACTTATCAAACGTTACTGCAGAATCTACAAACGGCTCATACGGAGCTGGGGTTTTAGAAGTATTCCAACTATACCCTCTTCCGTAAGATGGAAATATAAAGCCACTCGGCCTAGAATTGTTAAGATACGAATATCGCCGATCGGAATTATCTCCATAATTAATTGCTGTAAAATCTGCCCTGTTAATAGTTTCATCACTCCAAATACCGGAGCCAGTCGAAACATTGTGCGAAGCAGAGAACGCAGATCCCAAAGAAGCAGAAACATAAATGTCTGGTGGAAGTGAAGGAGAGGCCACTGAAGCAGTTATTAGATGATTTAATATAACATTTTCTGCCACACCTGAATATATGTGAGAAAAACTTGTGACGGGAACTTTGGCAGAATAGTTTATGAATATTTCGCTACCAAACTCTCTAGATATAGTGTCATCAAAAAATGAGCTAGTATTTAACAAGCGGATGTCTTGTGCCACTGAAATATTTAATGGGTTAACAATAGCATTGTTGGAAACGTTTTGAATTTGCACTCTTGGCGGCAAACTTACTACACCGCTCCCAACAAACATTATAGCAGCTTCATAGAGAGACTTTATTTCAACAGCTCCAAGAACTTTCGACCAGATAGCTGTTTCATGAATTTCTAAAGTAGAAAAATTAGCTAATAATCCAGTGTCGCTTGGCCCTTTGGCAAATATTAAATCTGTAGATAAATTAGCTATAGTAAAATTACCAGCAAGTTTATTTCCAGATGTGCCGTCACCGCCTGTTGCGTTGGAGCCGTCAGCGACTTTCTCTCCGTTAATGTAAATACTGGTGTGAGAAGAAATAAAATCGTCTGCGCTAACACCATTAGTTAAACTATTTGAAATGTTTACTGCAAAATGAAACCATTTACCGCCCATTATAGCTTTAGAATTTTTAAAACTTTGAATTACTCTAGTTGGTAAAACCAGCGTAGTTGTTGAGCCGTTTGAATCGACACCAGATATAGAAAAAGAAAATTTGCTTATTGATGGTCTATAAGTAAACTTTAAAGCTCCTGTAACGTTTTCACTATAAGTAGATCCAGCCGTAACACTCGTAAATATGCTGAGCGTGGCATCACCGTCTCCGTCTAAAGATGGCATTCTGGCCCAGCCAGCTATAGTAACAGGCGCTTGGTTAGAACTTAGTCCAGTCGCTGAATAAACTAATCTAACACTTTGTTTTCTAAGTTTTTTAAAAGAAAATGATCTTAGATCAGTTTTTCCTACGTAGGGCGATCCATACACTGACTCAGTAATAGGATCAACTGACGATTCATAAGTCAACGCAGCATAGCTGCTGCCCTTAGCTATATTTTCAATAGTTCCAGTATTAGAATCATATTGACCAAAAACATAATGCGCTAAAAGAGATGCACCGCTACGATAATTTCGAAAATTTTGATTAAGATCAGGAATTTCTGATCTTCTAAAATCCCTTTTCATTTTTTATAACCTCCATAAGCTATAGAATCATATCCAAATGGAGTGTTTTCATAAACTATGCCTCTTGGTGTAGATCTCTCTGTGTCAGAAAATGGGTCCATCGGTCGACGATTGGACGTGAACCGTTGTATTCTTTGATTGTACCCTCGCTGATCCCAGACGGCTGGGGTCCCAGGATGCCCTGTAGAACCAAACCTGATGATAGCACCATCTGAAGCGCGCGCTACGCCAGCTTCATCTGGAATAGCCCCGGCATATTTATCGGTGCGGATCGTCGCAACGGAACTAGATACTGCTAATATCACTTGAAGTTCTCTATCACTAGTTCTAAGAAGCGTTTCGTAATTTTCAACATTTGTTTCAATTTCTATAAATGGGTCTGGATTTTCAGACAAGTCTAACAAATTAAGGTAAATAGAGTAGTCATTATAAGATCCGCCTGTAGATTCTCGACATGGTATGCTAGACCAAGACCATTGATCGAATCCTTGGACGACTTCATTAAAGTCTCTAAGGGTGAAACTACTCGGCCAAGAAACAGGGGTAGATGTGCCTGAAGATACAGACCCAGAAATTGCATTTATAATTACTGTTGGTGGATTTTCGGCACAAGAAGCAGAAAGATACGATCCCATAGTTCCCGAATTAATAGCAAAAGTAATTTCGCGAGCGATATCAATTTTTGCTTTCGGTCGAATACTAAATTGGCCCAGCGAATAGTCTGGGTCTGTGGTGGCGTCTATATGCGGTGTTATACTGCCCATCAGGCTAAATGAGTAACTTCCGCCAGCACCGCTTATTCGTTCTAGATGAATAGCCGAGACTTCTTCGAGAATTGGATCGTAAGTCAACATATCGCCAGTGTCGGGATCCCTAAACGTGTTAGTTATCGTCATCCTGTACTGCTTAGGAATAGACTCAACATATTTTTCTACCGGGAACGAAAGACCGTATATGTTTGCCCCCTTGTCTATAAATTCAAAAGGAGTAATTTTTATATCGTTTACTATATCATAATTTTCGCTTATTGGAACTGTCAAACCTAAATGAGTAAGCTGTCTTTCTGTAGAGCTTACTGACCCTTTAAGAGTGTTTGAAATTGGATCATAGAAATCGCCAACAAAAGTATGCAGGCCCGTTATTTCTTTTCTTATGTCCAAAGGCTCTATTATTCCATTCCAATAGAATTTATTTTTTATATCATATCGACTGCCCGGTATTTGAGCTATATCATAATCGTAATGAAAGAATTTTAATCCCTCTGTATAAAAATAAGATGGTGAACCTTCGGTGCCATAGTTTAACTCTGCGCCAGAAATAAATTGACTGACAAGATAAAGTTTTCCAGGATGCTCTACATTTACTGCTTTATTAAATTTCGTCCTCAGGAAAGCTTCCTTCTCGGCAAAGGGATGTTTAGAGCTAGCTACCCCAGCAGAATAATTGTCCGATTTTTTAGCGAACATTTGAGAAGCTCTTACAGAAACAGCGCCCTTTTCAGATCCAGATCCCACACTCGTAAATAAGCCTCCTCCGTCCGACAAACCACGGCCGAGGAGAGAAACTTTTTCTACGAATGGTTCATAAGTTTCTGGTTGATCGTACCCAAAATTTGCAATTTCTAAATTATACTGTGGCAAAAAGGTTAGAGAGCCTTCAGTTTCTGAAAAGGAAGCGATCCCTACTTCGGAGGCAAATGATGCTTCGGCCGTGCCAGCAGGTACAGAAGTTACTCTTATTGCATCTTCTGGAAAAGAAGAAGTAATGCCAATTGTAATGCTGCCTGATGCTGCGGATACTCTTACTACATTTCTTAAGCCGTTTGGTGCATATTCAACATTTAAAGGTAATCCAGACCAGCGACTGGCCATTTCGAAAACCGGACCATTATTCCATCCACTAGAATAGCCTGGTATACCATAGCCATCCCTGCCATAATACACGGCTCCCGACAGCACAGTCCATAAATCTTGCGCCACATGTTGTGAGCCTGTAACTGTTGTTCCATCACTTCCAGTTATGCAAAATACCGGTGTTCCTATGGTGTACCTATGTGCATCACCGAACCCCGCGTCCGTCCCAGTTTCGCTTCCATACACCCCAAACATGCCGTCATTAACTGTATATGCACTAGAGTCATTAGTCCATCTTTGTACTCCATCGATTTCTGTTCCACCAGATCCAGTTCCGTGAGTCATTTCTTCTGCTCCACCAGAAGAAAGATTTGAATTATCCCAAACCTGAATTTCAATAAATGGAGAGCCGGTCTGCGTCCATGAAGCGGTTAATACTTCGATCGTGACATAAGAATTAGTTGCTGGGCCCGAGCCTTTTTCTACAGTAACTCCCTGTTGCGAATAGAGAGAATCATCGAAATACCCAGGCATAGATTGGTTTATTATCTTGTAACCAGAGCCTCCAGCGGGTAAATTATGGCCTCTAGTAGAACTTGAAACCACTGTCTTGAGAGACACTATTTTAGATCTAGAGTTTCTACCCACGGTCCCGATGAGTCGTTGAGAGAAAATGTTAAAAGTCTTTACATTTAATCCTTGGACGAATGGGTAAGACGCTGTTAGTGGCGGATATACAGTACTAGCCATTACATCTTCCTCAAGTTTATCACAATTTGTCTAAGCAGCAAATCAGTCTGTAGCTGTCTTCTATCTTCTTCTCCGAGATATACGGCAGCTTGAGATGCATAGCACATCTTATTTCTTTCTAGCATATGAGACTCTATTACAAAGTTAATGCCGAGGAAATTAGTGTGGCGTGGTACTAGCCTTTCAATCATGATTGAAAGAGAATCATCAAACCATTTAAAGAATTCAAACAGTTGTTTGAAACTCATTTTTTTATCTAGCCTATTAAAATATATCCTTCGCATTTTTTCTAACTCGGGATAAGATACAGCAAACTGAAGCTCTGGACTTCCGATAGCATTATTAAAAAAGTCTAATGAAGACATAATGAGAACAATGTCTTCATTTAAAGCTCGAACAGCGGAAACTTCAATACTAAACCTGGTATCGTCGAATGCCGCGTTCTCAGCTCTGACTTTACTCACAGGAGCTTTCATGGCGTTAAACTGCTCTATGTTTATGTCTTTCTTAAAGCCTTGGACTCTTATCTTGTTTTCTGCAGATCTTTCGTCCCACTTAGGGTCTAAAGTTGAAAATTGAAAATATCTCGGATGAATCACTCTAACAGAAGGCTCAAACTGTGTTCCTGAGAGGTGCATCTTGTTTTGGCTAAAATCAAAAATAGCAATTTCTCCAGTCGGTCCTGATCTCGTAACTATTTGATCGATGCCCGCATCTATTCTTAACCTTTCAAATGCACCCGAAACCACTGTATCAAAGTTGAAATTTACTAATGGATTTTCGACGCCCAAAGACTTAAAGTTTCTTAAGTGCTCTTTTGTTTCGTTGTGCGTCAAAGCTTTAGTCCAAAACCTTATTCTTGCCGTTTCACCAGCAGTAACTGAAGTTCTTGCTAGATTGTTACCAACTTTTGAAGTTGAATTTAGAAATCTATCGCCAGAAGTATTGCTAAAAGAAGAAGAGCCAACTACGAAAAAACATCCAGAAGAATTATAATCTTCTGAGTATGTGCTAAAAACATCATGGATTGGCGCATCAGCTTTCCAATATGAAGATGTGTAATGATATTCTTCTATCGTTCCGCCACTCTGTCTACCAGCCCTAACAAAATAAGAAGCGGAAGTATATGAACCAGTAGAAGTTCCTATATCTCTTCCTGCTGAAACATGCCACTTGTTTCCATCAAATAAATTAACTCCGTGAACGTATAAGTGAAGTAATGGAGAATCTGCATTTCTTCCTGAGCGAACAAATAAATTTATTGACCCTGATTCATAAAGACCAGATCCAGTACCACAAGCCACTAAATTCATGATACAGCCCTCGTTTGCAGTAGAGACATGAGCTCCGGTTGTATACATTCTCATCAAGCTTTGAGTGGGCGGTGTTGTAGATCTATTTAAGTTAGAAAATGAATATATTCCTTCATAAGTCCAAGACGCAGTAGTAAACAATCCATCACTTCTAGCGTTAGAAACTCCGTGGATTCCATAAGTTTTAATATCTGCGGCTGTTTTCATGAACGTCCCTTGCGGAGTTGGCCAGCCAACAGTATTTCTCGAACCGCTCAAAAATGGAGATTTAATAGAAGAAAAAGATCCAGTTAAACTGAGCATCTTTGAGACTTGCGTTAATTTTCTTCTAGAGTCAGCGGTAGTTACAGTCTTAGATCCTCCGAACTCCCTAAATCTAAAATTACTTTCTGGATTTATGCCAGAAGCACGCATCAAGGCTTTTATACCATGCATTGTCCCCTTGGATCTAATAACGTGATTGAGGTTTGTGAGCATCCTACGCCATATTTCATCCTGAATTCTTCTCAGTGTTTTTTGAGAAAGAGATGGCTCATAATTAAGATTTTTACCAAAGTGAAACTGAGCTATATTAGCATTGGCAAAATTAGTAGGAAGATCGAACCCATAATGGTTAGCAAAAAACAGCAACATTTGATCTGAAATTGTGCCTTCGCTATCGTAATCCATTTTAAGCAAGTCACCAAATTGATCTATATAAACTTTTATTTCATCGAAAAATTTTGCCCAAGTAAAAAGTAAAGATGCAATAATTTGCGGTGATCCCATCTTGCCGCCACCTGGAAAATCTTTCGTATAAGAATATGCGTCGCCTCTACCAGCATATTCGTCATCGTAGCCTTCTGTTGTTGAAGCTTCTAATAAATAATGTGCTGGTATTAACTTAGTGATTAAGTTTGGGTTATTAGCATCATATAAACTTGCAGAATATAATAAGTCAACATTAAGAGCTACGACATCGGGTTGTGCCGGGAATAAAACTGGGTTTTTTGACTCGTATTCGTATAATACAGGCCGAGTTAGATCACGTAAGTCCCGAAGCGTATAATCAAAATTTTCTATTCTAGAATGAAGAGAATTTCCTGACGCATCGAGGACTATATTGTTGTTTGGATAAGAACCAGTAGCTTCATTAAACTTAAAATAAGCCTTTAGCTGCGGCGATGGCTGTACGCTAGCGCTCATTTCGGTCTTAATCTGTTTTTGAGTTCTTAGCCCTTGGAATATTTTTACTTCGTCTAAGGAACCAGAAAAAGTTTGGTTTGGCCAAAAGCCGATCGAGAGATGCTTAGACCCAGAACCAATCAATAGATCGCTAGCGCCGCCCGCAAAAGATCCCATCGCTGCGGAGTTTGAAGATGAAGCTACTAAATTACCAGAAAGATATATTCTCATCTGTGGTATGTCAGTCGTATTTCTATCATAAACACACGCGATGTGTCTCCACCCACCCCGAGGGATGCGTGCAGTAACTGTTTGAGATGTTGATCCGCTTGATATTCCGAACTTCAGCTGTGTATTCTTTAAATGGGCGCTAGGCGATAAGCCGATAGTGTATCCACCGACCGAGGCCACCCCATTGGGATCATTTATTTTTTGAAATACAACTTGCCTGCCATTGGCTTCATTCGGAACATGAATATAAAACTCTATTGAAAAGCTTTTTGTTCCGGGGTCTAAAACAGTTGCGGCGTCTCTTCTCGTAGAAAGCGAAGGATAAAGAATACCCGCGGTATCTTTTATTCTGATGTAGCTTCCCTCTGTTGGGGGTCCGTCATCAGACCCCGAAAAGAAAAGCCACCCCAGATGCTTTGGCCATTTATCAAATACCCATTTTTCAAATCCCGTGAGATTTTCCATAAAAAGATCAATGTCGCCCTGTTTTCCATCGAATGGAAAGTAGTTAATAACTGTATCAAAAGTAACGTTTACTTTTGACTCGGCTGAATTAAAAAATGTGTGATTAACAAAATCAGACCAATCTAAAGGTATTTGTTGCGTGCTTTTTAAAGGTGCGCCAGGAGCATCAAACTCAAATGAATCTCCGCCAATTAAAGACCCAGATAAATCCCCAGTGTCTTTCTTTAGAACTGTTGGATCTTCTTCTGTTATTTTTGTTACAAGCCGAGGAGAAAAAAGACCTCCCCTAGTGAAAAAGCTTGTGGGGCGTTTTGCCATTAGTTCACCTTAAAGCTTGGGCTCGCTGCTTCATATATTCTATTTTGATCAAAGTCTTTTACTAACAAATCTATTACGTATACATGGCCGCGTGGGAGCGATTCACAACGGAGCTCAAAACTTAATCCTCCGCTATTAGAAGAAAGTTTAGTGCCTCCGGTAGATGAATCAAAAGGAATAACTGTTTTACCAGTACTCTGATTTCTTATCCTATAATAAACTTGCGATAAAATTATACTCTTTCTAGAATACGGAAGTTTACTAGCTTTATCTTTTATTTCAAAATTTCTTATAAAAATATTGAGCTTAGCTACATCTAAAGAGTTATAAGATTTTTCCATATTGGTAAAGTGGAAAAATAAATCAGCTGGAGCATAATTGTAAGATGTTCTATAGGGTAGCTTTACTTCTAAGCTGCCTGTATAATACCCAACTGTTCCGTCTATCGATGTCCAATATTCGTCAAATTCAACAGAGCCGCTCTTGTACGCGAGGTCTAATAATCTTTGAGTAGTGTTAACTTTTGTAGCTTCGTTTAAAGAAACAGCGAAAGAAGCAGAATATAAACCCTTAGCTCCAGTGCTAGAAGTGCCATCTGTATGTTGAGATCCGGTAAAATAAAGAGCTAGATCTTGTTTTTCTAACCTAAGCATTATGCAGTTATTGCCAGAAAGCTCGGAAGCAGCAGTTCCAGATAAGATATTAGCAGGAGTTCCCCGGTGAAAATTATTTAAAAATATAGATCCACTCACGTCAAAAATAAAGTCTTCGTGGTGGTCGATAATACTGTCATCATAGCTAATATGAAGCTGTGGAGCTTTAAATGGATCTGACACGTGTCTTGATCCAAACCTCTTAACAAATCTAGTTTTCGTATCCGTTTCTTGAGAGCCACTAAAAGAAATCCTGAGCCCCATATTCGGTATTTGATCGCTCAATACACCAGAAACTATAGTAGTAATATCAATATCTAAATCTTCGCTGCCTTTTTTGAAAAGCTGAACTTTTCCAAGGTCTACTACTCCAGAGCCCAAAGACCCAGAAGAAATATAGTCTATATCAGTAGATCCAAGTAGGCCACCGTGGTTAGCGCCCGTAACTTCCCAAACATTGGCTGAGCTATTAGAATAAGAGGCGGTTATCCAATTAGCAACATCTATGTCTTGAAATGCTGCTACATCTCTTCCGACACCCTCGTCGAAAGATTTTGAAAGTGGATACACTATCGCTTTAAAGTTTTTTGGCACCCCTTGTCCAGCGTAAACGTCGAACAGTCTAAGTCTAGCCCTAAATGTATTAGAATTTACGTCTAATTTAGAAGCTGTCAAGCTTTGAATGGTGTCGAAATTAAACTTTAAAAGAATTCTAGAAAGCTCAATAGGGTAATTTGATCCAGAAAGAGAAGACTCGTTGTATAGCTTAAAAAGGTCTAAGGTTCCGGCTCTTCCAACATTCGCATCAGTAGCTCTAAACTTATTGTCTATTATTTTATTAGTAATATAAGTGCTTTTGCTAGCTGTCAAAATTAAATACATTTTATTCCTATTGCGCCGTTCCTATTATTACAGAATCAGGATACTTCATTTCGAATATGCAGCCTTCTGGCCCGATGAAAAGGCCTTTATGCTTGTTTTCTTCTAAATCATGCTCGTAGTCGCTGTATGAATTAGCCCCCACTGTACCTGAATAGTTGATGAATTCTAAATCTACTAAAGATAAAACTCCGTCTGTATTAATAATCGCATTAATTACATCGCTCTCTACAATTGGCTGGTCTATCTGAAAATATTTTATATCAGAAACTTCTTTTATAGCATTTATCACATTTTGGATAACCGTACTTTTATTTGCATCTGGTGAGCAAACAACAGAAAAATTAACTCCATAATTTATAACAGTGGCATCTAAAATATCTACCGCATCAGAAACTAATCGGAACTCGTTGAGATATTTTGAAATATTTATTTTTAGAGCGTCGGGAGCAATTACTAAATTTAAATTAGCGTCTCTAGCTATAATGTAAAGATTAGACGACAGTGGATTATCGGGGTTATGGTGAATTCCTGCTCTAAAAATTCTCCCAAAAGTATTTGGAAGAGTGTAGAGTCTAGCTAATAAATCTTGCTGCGTAACAATTCTAGCTTGTTGGTTTCTAGCTGATTGAATTAAAGCTTTGAGCCCTTCAATAGATAATGGAGGCGCTCCACCGGAAGCGGGAACTAAGTTTTTAACATCCAAAGATTGAATTACAGAATCCTGAACTGAAGAGCTCGGATTTTCTGGAAACATAATCTCTAAAGATTTGATAGTTCTAATAGACTCTGCAGATACGTTGTGAGTGGACCCTCCACCATATCGATACATGACCTCAATTGAAGTGTTAACTGGCGCTATTCCAAGTGTGGAGGTTCTTAATAAAGCATTCGGATCTATAGAAAATCGAGGCATTGTTGTTGTGCCGTAAAGTGGGAGAGCTAAAACACTAAGGTCTGGAATAATGTCGTCATCTGGCGCGCTCGCGTCTCCAGAGCCAAACTGAATAGTTGTAATCCTAGTTCTGAAATCGGTGTTAGTTACGTATCGATACGGTGCTGGTATGACTTCTAAATTAGAAGTTACAAGATTTTTTTCATCATCTAAATTTTGGACTGCTTTAAAAACGGTATCTTCTGCTAAGGATTCTACTTTATAATATAAGTTTCTTTCTGAATCTTTTACTCTAATAATTTGACTTACATCTTGATTAGATAAAGTAATTTTTCTAAATGGTTTAAGAACGTTGGGTATTTTAAAAGATTGAGTTATAATTTTCCCAGATATAATTGTTGCTTCTTTAGTAAGGATAAAACTTGTCGGATTATTAGAGTCGTCTACTTCTGAAGTAGTATACGTCGCTATTAAATTTCCATAATCATCAGTTTCTGCAAAATCACAATCTTCTACTAAAGTAAAAACGATTCCAGAATTAGATTTTAATTGAGTTTCTTTTTTAATCATGGGAAGAGCGGATATTACAGGCGTATAATCGCCAGAATCAGAAATTTCAGCTGGGGCAGATATGTAAAACGTTAGCGTGCAAACTGAGGGTGCTGCGCCTGCGATTGGAACCCCCGCATTTTTTGCATGCATTATGATATTAGAAGGCTCAATAGCAGTAATCGGATTTAGCTCGTTAAACTGATAATCTAAATAAAACGACATTGTATCGCCAACGTAAGCAGCCATTTCGACTAAAAGGCCTCCGAGGCTTGCTTCTGAAAAATCTTGAATCTTATCAGGAAAGAAAGTTTTGGCATACTTTATCAAATCTCGTCTGAAAGCAACGAAATCTTTTGCAAGATAAGATTTTTGTGATGTTTTGGCTACTATTTTTGAAGAGTCGACTGACAAAATTATCCTCCCATATATAAAATGACTTCCATTGCTTGCTGGTTAATTCCAGCAACTGGAGCCGAGTAAGTTATTCTTATTCCATTCGGTGCAGTGCCACCCGTGGTGCCATCTCTTGGAGTAGAAAAAGTTTCAAAATTATGTAAAGTTATAAACGGCATATATTTTTTTGTTGCTTTAGTGATTCTCAACATTGCTTCGGTGTCTGTGCTTTCCGAACCTAGCTCCATTACAAGCTCTTGCAAATTAGCACCAAAATCATACATTCCAATTCTTTCACCGTGATTAGTAAGAATTAAATTTTTAAAATTATCTTTTATTAAAGACGCCTTGTCATGGTGCATCTCGAAAAGATTTCCGAAATCATAATCAAGCGCTACAGGAGTCTTAATTCCAATCGGTGGACGTCTTTTGATGTCCGTACGACGAGTCTGTCCGTATTCCTCGATAGTCTCACCAACAGACTTAAATTTATATGTTCTTGAGTTAGACATTTTCAGACCCTACTTTTTGCCGCTGTATTAAATATTCCTCAACATAATTTTATCTGATATTAATTTAAGATAAGTGACACAACGGTGTAAGTTCTGCGTCTCCAAACGGTAGAACAACCATGTGAAAAAATGGAGAGCCAAAAGAAAAACCAGTGCCCGCTGACTTAACGGGGCCATTTAATTGGGCGTTGAGAACAAAATTCATAGTAGCCTCCGCAATAGCCTCACCTAAATCTTTACAATTGGCTGCGTAATCTGCGCCGTCTGAAGTATCTGCTGCTGCTTTGAAAGCATTAGTTAATTGAATTGAAAAACCCAAAACCATTGCTTGTAGCCCAGCATTTGTGCCACCCGGCCGGACTTTGGCCGCCATTCCGGCGTTGATTGCTCTCCTTTCAGATATTCTCCATCTATTCTGAACCCCTGGTGGTACTCCCGATTCGTATCTATCGTTCCAGCCCGTAAAATCGCCGATCCCTTCACCTACGAGATTTCCAACTTCTCCAGGGAGTTGAGTTACTTCTTGCGCCGTTTCTTTTACTACGCCTAATAAATCGTCTGACATTTTGTTATCCTTGTTGGTGTTGTGTTAGTTTGTTATTCAGTGAAAACTCTTTCTGATGCAAGACCGGTGATCATCGCTCTTACAGATGCAGCTCCAGTAACAAGACAGTCGCCCCCATTGCTCACCTGAGTACATTCGCGGCCGAAGCCCGGTGTTTTGTTACCCATTAGCGACGAGCCAGCATTCTGCATTGTATCACATATTGCATTTAAAAGATTTTCTAGTTGTTGATATCGAACTACTGGATTAGAGCCTTTTTCGGTCATATAATCCAATCTTCCAGAGCCAGATTTAGTTCCATCTGGACCGCCGCCGCGGCCGCCATCTTGGGCGACTTGCAGCACATTAGTTTCTCCAGCTCCTGCTCGATGCTCATTATCAGGAACTCGGCCCAAATAAATTCTACTGCCCGAAATTTGAATAGTCCCATCTGGCTGTAAGCAAATAGAAGCATGATCGCCAGCTAAATCACCCTGCTTCACTATTCTAATAGAACCATTGATTTCTTTTTCTTCGTCTTTTCTAGCAACCAATCTAACGTTATCAGAGCACATTATAACGAATGGTTCTCCCTCTCTATCAGTGAACTCTTCCCCGAATGGTGTTGCTAGATTTTCGTTTCCAGTATCTATTCCAAAATTTTTATCTCCATCTGTAGCCATTGAAACATACACTCGGGCTGAATCATATTTAAAATCAGGGTCTCCCTCATACGGGGGAACGGTTTCGTTGTTTATTTGCGGATTTTTATCAGTCTCTATTGTCGCTGGGACTAAGTCTGGGCGTGTGGTGTCGTGGTAATTTTCTATAGTTCTAGGCGCAGTAGCTTCTGGTGCATCACCAAGAGATCCAGTTAAAGTTGGGTTTGTCGGTAAAAATCTGCCACGACCAGCAACAATGTCAATAGTTCCATTAAAGCTTCTTGTTCCCCCAGCATCTTCAGATGGCGTTATAGTACCCAAAGTGTTTCTAACATCTCTTGGCATATTTGAATCTGGACGATCTTGCCAAGTCCATCCTCTGTCTTCTCCTAAAATAATAGCAGTGTTATTAGAACCCTGCACCACAAGATCTTGAGGCCTCTTACTTAATCTTGGAACTGGCTCCATTTTTACATAAGGATACCAAAAAGAAATTTCTTTAATTAAAGAATAAGCTTCATTACTATTTTCTAAACCAAATGAACTTATTGAAACTCCAGATCTCGTACCGTCTCCATTTTGAAATTTTGGTAAAATTATTGGTCTAGTTGCTTGAGCTGATTCTAATTGTGCGCTAGTGCTAAGCGTGGTCGTCGTATAGAGCTTGCGATCTCCATGAGTAAAATTGAGATCGTCTACTTCAGCTTTCTCTGGGCATCTTGATATCCAATACGGCAAAGTACCTAAGTCTCCAGCTTTTTCGCCCATTAACCAAACAGTTTCGCCGGGCTTAACTGGCATACAGATGTGCGGTGGAAAAAATGGATAAGCTATCAATTGAGGGCTGCCTTTTTTTCCATCAGATATAGGCTGGACAATCAAGGCGTTTCTTGGAGCCGAGTCTACATATTGAGCATTTGAAACGAAATATTTTGCATTTTCTCTTCTATCTGCCTGGTATTCCCAAAGAGCTAAATCTTGAATACAGTCTTTTACAACTGCTTTAAATAAAATTCTTGCCGGCGCCGGAGGCGGTGGTGTTGCTGATTCGACTGTTTGTCGACCCATCATTCTTGTTCTGGAATCTTGACTACCCATATTTTTTTCTCTTATCCACTTATTTTGTTAAAAATATCATCTGGATCTATTTTAGAATTTTGTTCTTCAGCTTTAGATATTAACTCTGCTAATTTAAGTAATTGGTCGTTAGCTTTATTCATCCTCTCTAGATATTTGTTCATTATAGGACCCACAGCAATATGCTCTGCGGCAGTTTGGGTCATTATTGAATATACTTCATGAAAAAGTATATAAGCATTTTCTCTATCTGTAACTGCGTTTTCATAGATCTCTTTCCACAAAAGCTTTTTCTTGTCTTCTGTGCTCGTAAGAGAATCTAATAAATCTCCAAATTCTTTTATTTTTTTCTCTTTTTCTTGAATTCTCTTAAGAATGTCTTTTTGCTCTTCTGACATTTGCTTACCTACATAAAAAATGGATCTTCTTGTTTAATCTCTCTATACAACTTTCGAATTGAAGACATTGAAGCAGAAAGCTGTTTGGAATTTAACCCAGATATATCTCTTACGTATACAAAGATAGCTCTTTTGTTTAAGAAGTCTAGCTGATCTACCATTTCGAAAATTTTAATAATTGCACTTATACACGCAATTTCATTTTTTCCATCTACCTTATCTTGAATTTGATAAAGTATTATCATTATCTCAGCTTTAAATTCCTGGTCTATCATTAAGTCATCTGGAGATGGCGCTACTTGAGAACTCGCTATAGCTATTTTATCATTTGCGCTTAAGCTAGTAACGTCTTCGATGCTGACATGGGATCCAGTAATCTTCTTTCTTCTTCTAGAATTTAATATCAACCAGTTTTTTGCAACTACATTAAAATATGAAAAAGCTTTTGTGCCTCTAGAGTTATCAAACTTATAAAGAGTTTCATACATAAAAGTCACACAATCATTTTTTAGAACTCCAAAATTCTCACCCTTTTTGGCAAATCCGTAGATAAGAATTAAATTTTCGGCCAATTTATTAAATGCGGGAGAGATTCTGTCTTTATAGATTACGCCGCGGTCATCAGCAGATTCTGTTTGCTGAAATTCGCAAATAGCTTTCTGGGTATTTTCATCAAAATAAAGTTTCGTAGTAGAACCCTTTTTTCTTCTTCTTATTACTCTTTTCTTTCTGACTTTTTTCTTTTTTTCCACTTAAAAACTCCAATTATTTTTCTGGTTCTGCTTCTTCTACTTCTTCTACGTCTCCCAAAATATTAGCTGTTTTTAAAATTTGATCTCTGCAGTCTTTTATATCTGTTATTACAGATCTAATTTCTTGGCTATCATAAAATAGCGGCATTTCGACTATTGTCGATATACTAGCGTATTTTGTATCAAAAACGTCAAGAGTTTCCTCAATTTGGTCGATGTATTTTAAAATAAGTTTTCCAAACTTAATATTATAATAAACTGAGAAAGATAGTAATACTGTAGACACACAAAGACAGCCCGCTAAAATTATGGTTAAGGTGTTCACTTTTCTATTTCGTCCAAAAATTCATCATATTTTTTACTGATCGCTTTATGAGAAAACTCTTCTTTTATTATTTTTGCTAAATCTTTAGCCCAACTCTTTGGTATATCGGAAGCTTTTCTAAATTTAGAAACTTTCTTTTTAAAATCAGACTCTATTACATCTGCCCAACAAGAACCCTCTACAAAAATACTATTATCTACTCTAGACTTATGGATTGGCACCAAACTATAATTAAGTTTTATAAATTTTCCCTTGTTTAGAAAATCTAAATGGCCTGACCAGTTAGTGGCTATTATTGGAAGTTCAGAAGCGGCAGCTTCTAAAAGAGGCAATCCAAAACCTTCGCCTCTTGATGGAGCTACAAGAGCTTTTATCGATTTTTCTCGATAAACATCTGATAATTCTTGTTCTGTTAAATCTCCATGAAGCAAATATATTTTAGGATATTCACCAGTGCGGACTTCGTCTATAAGATTTTTTAATAGACTCATCGTTATTCTTCTATCTACTTTAGTATTCTTTCCGTGATTAGTTTTAACAACAATGCCCACATCTGGATCGTCTTTAAAAGTTTCGCAAAGCCACTTTATGGCGAAGAAAGTATTTTTTCTGTCGTTAAAAGGATTGTTTCCAGTTATCTGACCGAATAGAAGAAAGTTAAAGCTGGTATCAAGAGATAACGGCTGATTTTCTTCGCAGTTAACTAAAGCGTCTGGATAACTTTCTGGTATTACTGAAATTGGAACTGACAAGTTTCCTGAGTTCTGCAGTACTTTTTTAGTGTGTTCTGAAGGAACTATTATGTGGTTCATTTTATTGCATGCTTCGATCCACTTGGGTGAACACCGATCAGTTTCTACAGCGGCAGTTACACCCACGTTGTAAGAAGCTAAAGACGAATCCCACTCATTTGGAAGCTGAACCTGAAACGAATAATCAAATCTTTCTGCTTGAGGGTTGTAATCTGTTCTCTTAAAAATCTCTTTGATTAATCCATCTTGTCGATTTTCATCAAGTAACCAAGGAGTAATGCCCCATGGCAATGTTTGAACTTTTATTTCTATATCGTCTCTTTCATGGAGCCACTTGAATATCTGGCGAGTGTGGACTCCATATCCAGAAAGAGTAAGAAGCGGTCCTCTAATAATAGCTTTTTTCATTTTACTTCTCCTAAGAATTTTCTCTGATATTTTGATTTCCAGTTTTCTAAGGTGTCATTGAGAGTATCGTTCCAGAGATCAATTGTTTTTTGATAAGAAAATTCAGAATCTACGTAATCTATAACCTTTTGCGATAGCTGCTCTTTTTCTTCTGGTGTTTTTTCATACATTTTCATAATGGCGTTTGCCACACTCTCGTTTGAGCAGTAATCTTCATAAATGTATGGAACACTCTGTGACCCAACCAAAGTTTTTAAATCTATATCAAGGGCAACACCATTTTCGGAGCCATCTCGATGATCAACAACTTGGCGAGTTAATCCCCCGGTTTTTGCAGCTATTATAGGAGTACCAGCTTGCATCGATTCTAAAGTAGCTAAACCGAAACCTTCAGCATAAGATATATTCAAACAAGCATCACTGATATTGTGCATTATGTTTATTTGCTCGAAACCAACTCTTTGATTAGAGAAAACTACTGTATCTTGTATTCCGAGCATCTCTCCCGTGGCAAAAAGATTGGGTCCTTCCGGGTCTTGGGGGTCTGTGTGCATCAATAAAGTAACGTCCCTTTTCCCATGTTTTTCTTCAAGTTGTTTCACAAACAAGCTCCAAGATACCAAGACATCGTTTGTTCTTTTTCTACGCGCGTTTCTGTTCATCCAAAATACGACAAAGTTATCTTTCTTTTCTTTTCCAAGAGCCTGCTCTTTCAAGCTTAAAATTTGAGATTTTTGCATAGGGAAAAATACATTTGGTGGTAAAGCGTGAGGAACAAAATTAGTTTTTTCTGGAAACTTTTCTCCGACCATCTTATAAGTTAAGTGAGAGTGGCAGTTGATTAAATCAGTTGATTGATAAAACTCGTTATTAAACTGGGGATATGGATAATTGTCCCAAACATGCCACCAAACTATAGGGCAAATTTGATGAATTTCATCCTCCATTTCAAATAGCCAGATGAAAAATCTCGGATCAGTAAAAATAAACAATATGTCTGGTTTTTCAGTAATTAAAGCTAACCTAAGCATATCGGGATTTCCAAAACCATCAATGGGCTTGATTATGAAATCTTCGCTCACTTGAACTACATCGTAATTTTCATGCTTTATTGCCGCACCAAATTGTCTAAAAGACCATTCGCCCTTAGCTAATAAGCCATTCACTAAATGGCGAGTTTGAGTACCGACTCCCGAGGTACTCAAGGCATGATCTGATAAAATTAGAATTTTTTTCTTTTTTTTCATTTCGAAATTAACCTCTCCCTTCGAACTAATTCATTTTAATAAAAAAGGGCCAAACGGTAAAAAATGGCCCTTAGAAACTTTAATTTTTTAAACTGCTATGTGCAGTATTCTGTATCTTTGTAGTCGCAAAAAGTGCAACTCATTCTATTTTTAACAAAAAATCCCCTGTAGACATTTTTGATCATGCTAGAAACCATTTTATTAGCTTGTTCTAAAGCTTTGGGACCAGCGGAAACTTTTAATAATCCGCACATATTGCCCGGCTTTCCGCCCCTCTTTAGAAGAACAAACGCACACCCAACATCTTTAAACGGAATATTGTTTTTCGAAGCCCAGTAATATTTGTAGAGAACAAGCTGTGCCTGCATCATGAAATCTCTTCTTTTTCTCTTGTCCCAACCATAAGATTTTGCTGTTTTCCAATCCAAAATCCAATATTTATATGTTCCATTTTTTCTAGGAACTTTGATGATTGCGTCGATATAACCTTTAAATTTAATGTCTGCGCTATCTATCTCTTCGTATAGCATTTCTTCTGCGCTGACTCTTTCCCACTCTGGAAAATTTTCATCTAAAAAATCAGGAACATCATCCCACATGTTCGAAGCCCACTCACACCACTCTTCTACCGGAACATGCTTGTACCATTTCGGCATCTTTTCATACCATTCTGGCTTATCAAAACCGTGCTTGTTCCAGGCATCTCGAATATTTTGAAGTAATCTTTCTTTTGGTATTTCGCCAGTGTTTAAAAAACTTTCGCACCCTTCATGGACGTTAGTCCCGAAATCCAAATAGGGAGAAGGAGTTCCAAGGTCAATTTTATCAATATACGCCAGTTTGTGTCTATACGGACACTCTTTCCAGTTTTTTACTTCAGAATAAGAGATGTGTGGTTTTTCAGTAGGAAAATTCATTATATAAAATCATAAACAAAAACATGGCAATTGTTCACATTTCTTTCTTAAAATCAGCTATATATTCTAGTAAATTTGTTTTCGGTCTCCAGAGCGTAGCTGAAGTCATAGCTGATATATCTGCAAGGGTCTCTCTTGCTTCTCCTGGCCTTGCAGGAATGAATATAATATTATCACTAAACTCAAATGCTACGTCAAACAGAGAGTGATTTTGGCCGGTGCCCAAAGAAAAGACTTCTCCATTATGATTTCCGTCTGTTAGGCATATCAACCCAAGAACAATATCTGAAATATGTGTGAAGTCTCTTCTCTGCGTTCCGTCTCCTACCACAGTAAGCGATTCACCGCTTATGTATTGCTGCTCAAATTTTCCTATAACTGTAGCCCACTCTCCAGTGATTGGCTGTCTGGGGCCGTATACATTAAAAAATCTAGCCACCGCAGTATTCATTTTATAATTTTCTGAAAAGAGCCGGCATATGTCTTCTCCAGTATGCTTGGCAAATGCATATGGATTTAAAAGTGGTCCTCCGAACGCGGTGCTTGAACCTGCATAAACTATTTTTGCATCTTTATTCTTTCTTCTCATAAAATCTAAAAGATAAAAAGTTCCTAAAGAATTTACTTCAAAATATCTAACTGGATCTGAAAAAGATGGTTGAAGTCTTGCTAAAGCGGCTAGATGAAACACTATATCATAATGATCTAATTCTTTTTCTATCTTTGGAAGATCCACTATATCTTTAATAAGATACTTTACTTCACTTCTCATATATTCGGAAGATGCAGACTCTGAAGATAGATCGTCTATAACAGTTATGTTTTTATAACCAGAAGATATTAATTCGTCTACTAAATTAGAGCCGACAAAACCTAGACCGCCTGTAACTAAAATATTTTTATCTGTATTAATCTTCACTAACGGCTCGCCCTTTCATAGATTCCCAGTCTTTATTATTTCTAACTTCTGAATTTTTTAGTTTAGCCGCTTTAAGAACTTTGGGATCAATGTCTAGTTTTTTAGCCATATAAATCATAGCATTAAGGTCTTTTGGAAAACAGTGGCCGCCGAAACCAAAATCACCATCTGGGCCAGGGACCTGAAGATGTGATGTTCCTATTCTTTTATCCAAAAGAGCTCCAGACACCACTCTAGAATAATCTGCATTTAAAGATTCACATAGTTGATAGAATTCATTAGCAAATGAGACTTTTGCAGCTAAGAAGCAGTTTATGAAATATTTCACAAGTTCTGCAGTTACGTATGTTGTGGTAAAATAACTTATATTTGGAAATACTTTTTGAAATACTTTTTGAGCTTTTTCACAATCGGATGGATGGCCACCAAGTACTATTCTATTTTGATTCTTAAAATCTTCTGCGGCATTGGCTTCAGTAAGAAACTCTGGATTGAAAACAAGGTTTAAATTTCTATATTCGCTGCTCCAGCCTGAGTGAGTCTGAGGCGGGACCGTAGATTTCGTGATTACCAACTTGCTTTTATTTATTTCTAATAAGCAATTGTTTATTTCTTTCAGCGCGGATTCAATAATTCTAGTGTCGCAACTTCCGTCTTTTCTCATTGGGGTAGGCAAACAAACAAACAAAACATCTGATTTCCAAACTAGCTCACCGATAGATTCAACCGTGGCTTTTTCAGGTATTAGATCGTAAGTTTCTATTTTATAAGCTTTTTCTAATCCTAGCTTCACAGAAGACCCGACAAACCCTTGGCCCAGAATTCCAATAGTTGTCTGCATTACTCTGCACCTTTTCGTTTTATGAGCTTCTTATATTCTGGAAAATAAAGATAGTCAATGTTGGTTCCTAAAAAGCAGTTTAGAGCATGCTCAACATTTTCGCAAATGGGCTCTCTATCATTGAAGCTTGTGTTAAGTATGATTGGTACTCCAGATGCCTTATGCCAAGCTTGCAAAAAATCATAGTACCACTTATTATCAGTCTCTCTAACCGTTTGTAGTCTTGCTGTTCCATCTAAATGAACCACAGCTGGTACTAAATCAACTTTTTCTTTTTTAAATTTTAAAACAAACTGCATGTACGGACTCTCTTGATATTCTTCGAACCAATCTGAGGCTTCAGACTCTAATATAGAGGGAGCAAAAGGGCGATACCATTGCCGATGCTTGACCTTTTCATTGATAGTATCTTTCATTGTCGTTGATCTTGGATCTACTAATATGCTTCTATTTCCAAGAGCTCGCCGGCCAGATTCAGACGAGCCGTTGAATACCGACACTATATTTCCCTCTTGAAGCTTTGAAACTATATCTTCTACGCTTGATTCTAAAACTTCTATGTCATTTTTTCTATTTTCTAAAACTTCATTAAAATGTTCTTCAGTCCAAGTTTCTCCTAAATATGGAGTAAAATTATGCTCCCATTTAATTCTCGGATTTCCAAGCTCTTCGTGCCACAGAGCCTGTGCCGCTCCTATACACAATCCACCGTCATAAGGTACAGGGGGTATATAGACTCTCTTTAATTGCGGGAACCACTTCAATAATTTTCCCATGGCAACAGAATTTAAAGTGACACCACCAGCTAAACAAATTGAATCTATATCGCTATCAAAGCTTAGCGCATATTCTATTATTTGTCTTATAAGAGCTTCGGTCGCTTCTTGCAAACCAGCAGCTATATCAAATCTATTTTGCTCTGACTCTCTAGCATGAGCGGCCCACGGTTCTAAATAAGGGTGGGGTGGATCACGGTCTGAAGTTGCTCCAACTGGTTGGTTTGGAGGCTTAAACCCAGCAGACATCTTGTCTTTGGTTAACCAATTCCAGCAGTCTTGAGCCCAGATAGATGCATCACCAAAAGCAGCCATGGCCATTACAGAACCCTCTTGGCCTCCTCTTGGCCACCCGTTCTGAAGCTTAAATACATACCTTGTTACTCGTGTCCACACACCTCCGATATTAATCTCGTTAGGCCGAAAGGTCTTTAGATGCTTCAATTCTGTTCCATCACCCCTCCAGATCGTACATGCAGACTCTCCACCGCGGTCGTCTTCTACACCACCACCATCTAAAGTGACGATTATAGATTTCTCAAAATTACTAGAATAAAAAGCGTTTGCTGCGTGAGCTTTATGATGTGAGCAAAAATATAGCTTTCCACCATTGGCGTCTATGTGGTTTTTTAATAAACTATAAGATTCTTCTCTTTCCGTTAGTTTTTTCTTTGGATATACAGAAGCAAAATGAGTTATAGCAGGCCACTCTGGATACCTGTCAAACATAAAGTTAGAAGAATCTCCCGGCGGGGATTTTTCTCTATTGTAGCGTTCATATTCAGCGTGAATTAAAGGTTTCCCATCTTCTAAAACGCAAAAAGAACAGTCGTGACCCGACCAAAGTCCCGCTATTTTCATTATAACTCCAATTTAACTGTTTAGCCAGTCTTCTAAAAATTTATCTTCTTCACTAGTAGTGAGTGGTTCTGTGTTTGAATAGTCAAAATAATTTAGCTCTACCCATTCTCCAGGCAAGGCTGTGTCAGGACGTATTGGATTTTTTAACCAAGAACCATGTTCGTCTATAGGCGCATTAAATCCTATAGTTTTTACTACTTCTTCTATACTCCAAGGGCGGCCTCCTGTTGCGGTTTTATCTTGAATCAATTTTTCATAATCTAATATTTCATAGTATCTAAAATCTGATTTTGCCGGCCAATAATCGCCGTATCTACGATTACCCCTTACTCTAGCGTTGGTTCCTCGAGAATCTGTGTATATGGCAGCAGCCGGCGGAAATATAGGCATAATAGTTTTCCACTTTAGCTTTCTGCGGTAAACTAGCGCGGCAGCTTTTTGTAGCATTTTTGTTTCAGAGTCATCAGAACCTTCGTGACTACTATTTCTTATTTCCCAAGGATACATTTCTCTTAACACTTCTCTAGAAAAGAAAGCATCTGCCGCGCCAGCGACAGGAGGCCTATCTAAATCGGCAACGAAAGAATAATCGTTTACAGAGACTGGTTCTGTTAATTTATGAGAATCGTGTGTAACTCTTCTTTGCGCGTCAAGAGATATGCATCCAACTTGCGGGCCGTATTGAATAGCTAGCTCGACGTAATCTTTTAGCCAGCCGCCCTTTAATATAAACTGCATATCGCCCTGGAGTAAGATTACGTAATCTCCCGTAGAGTTTTCTACTATCTTGTTTAGACCTCTAGCAAACTCGTTAGAAGGATCTCTATGTTCGCTCCTAAAAACAATGAACCCTTGGCCTTCTTTTTCTTTCAAATATTCTTCTGTGCCTTCTTCAACAGAATTATTATCTACAATTATCAATTCTTTATTTGGGTAATCTTGAGTACAATAAAGAAAAGATTCTACGCAGCTTTTAAGATAGTGAAGCCTGTTGCAATTAACGAATCCAACGGACACTTTCGGTAAATCGGTCATGTTTCTCTCAGTTGTATAATTTTATTAAAAAACATATTCATGAACAAGCTCGAGTTAAAACTTTTTATCTTCTTGTTCGAAGAGTGGCTAAACTTTCTATTGCGGGATTATCAAACCTTAAAACTGTTATGCATAGATTTTGCCAGTCTTCTCCAAACAGTCTGATTTTCTTTATCGGACGTTCGCGTGTTTTAAAAGGTATTATTTGATCGAATGGCCAGGTAGAAACATCTGACATATTTGCAAAACTTAAAATTATTCTATTTTCATTATCTACAACTTTGGGAAAATTTTCTTTAATATGCTTAGCTGTCAGGAATTTTTTTTCTTGAAAGTTTATTTTACGGCCCCCAAGAGGACAGTGCGCGAAACCCCAAACATAATATACGTCGCCGTCTGCATAAAGCTCCTTTTCTTCTATCGCTTCCCAAAAATTTTGTTTTTTATACAATTTTATGTTTTTTATTTTATCGCATCTTGGATTACTCCTGACTTTCGACGATATTTCAATACCATACACCATTTTTGCATATTTCGAAAATCCAAAAGATAGATCTCCTGATCCGCATCCGAGATCTACCACCACTTTATCTTTGATTAAATTTTTTACCACATGTGGAACTTCATATGGAGAGCGAACCCCTGCTGGAGACACTAGATTTTTTGTAAGATACTCTAGATAGTCTGGACCGCATACTAATGGCTTGGTAGTTTTTCTTTTAATCGGCTTTTTCTTCTTATCGTGGTCTCGAAAAGATTCATCCACACCTAACATTCTCTTGATAGAAGAAATATGCGCAGGAGATAGAACGTTTTTATCCATTTATCATTTCCTCTATTATCGCATTCAAGCTATATTTCATGCTCCAAGAAGGATAGTGAGATTTAAATTTAGACATATCGGTGTAGTAACATATGTGATCACCAATTCTTGCTTCACTAGAGTGCGAATAATTCAATTCGTATCCAGAAATTTCTTGTATTAAACTTATCACTTCTAATACAGACGCGCTATTGTGCACGCCTCCACCGAGATTGTATACTTCTCCCTTTTTAGGATCTGCGGCAAACTCTTCAAAAACTCTTACCACATCGTAACAGTGAATTTGGTCTCTAACCTGTTTTCCTTTATAGCCAAAAATAGTATATGGATTACCAGATTTTGCGCACTTTATGATGTAAGAAAGAAAACCATGCAGCTCTACCCCAGCATGTTGCGGTCCGGTTAGACAGCCGCCTCTGAAGACTCCAACGTTCAAGCCAAAGTATCTACCATACTCTTGCGCCAAGATATCTCCAGCGACCTTAGAGGCCCCGAAAAGAGAATGCAGACAACTATCTATAGAAAAATCTTCAGCGATGCCGTTTTTATATTTTTCATCAGCAAAATCATATCGAGTTTGCCCCTCTGTTAAATCAAGATAGTTAGGCCCGTCTCCATACACTTTATTAGTGCTCACGTGTATAAAAACTGAAGATTCGCTACAGTGGTTTCGAAAAGATTCTAAAAGATTTAATGTTCCATTTGCGTTAACTTCAAAATCTAAATGCGGAATATCTGCAGCCTTGTCATGGCTGGGTTGTGCTGCACAATGAATCAAAAGATCGGGCTGAAATGATGAAATAGCTTCATCGACAGCCAGCTTATTTGTTATGTCAATATTTGTGTGGCTATAATTTTTATAAGCTGAAAGTCTTAAAATTGTAGAGCTTACATCTCCGCCCGGACCAAAGAAAACCATCCGCATATTGTTGTCAACGCCCTTCACTGTAACATTCTGCTTTTTTAAAAAATATTCAGCAGCTTCGCTACCTATTAAGCCCCCAGAACCTGTAACTAGTACTCTCATTTAATCGCCCTTTATAATTCTATAGCTGTCTGTGTCAAAGTGCTGAGTTGAAAATTCGAACAACTCTGAATCTTCTAGGGCTATCATCCTATGCCGAAGACCTCTATAAACGTGAAAATTGTCACCTGGGTTTAGTATAAGCTCTTCGGCTTTAGAAATATCATCTTGCTCTGAATATTTTACTAGCATCTTTCCAGACTGTAGATAAAACACTTCGTCTTTGAGAGCATGACGATGCCAAGAACACATTTTTCCCTTATTAAAAAAAAGAAGTTTGCCGCAATATTCTGGGCCATTACATATCCAGCGTTCCCAGCCCCATCCTTTTTCTACATGGTTCATCTCTAAGTTAGTTTTTCTTGGCAAAAATCTAGCAGAATTTTTATTTTTCTTTATTCCGCTAAAAAAATCTTTATCTAACATTCCTTTGTCATCAACGTAAATATCGGCCGCTGGTTTTCCCAACAAAAGTCGGTGGTGTTTTGCTCCCCAAGACGCTAATTGATTTTTAGTAAATTCGTAAAATTGACTGCATGCTTTTTCTCTATTTCCATTATGCCTACCCATTCCTCTTGCGGTCATATATGTTATATTGTTTCCAGAATCATACAAATCATTTATGTATTCTATTCTTTCTTCTAAAGGAGAAGCAGTACTATAATCGGTTCCAGAGACTCTGCATATAGTGCCGTCTATATCGAAAACATAATTCATCTATATACCCCTCAAGCTTTTTCTCTTTTCTAGCTCGGAACCGAGAGGTTTTCTTGGACCACTCTTGCCAAAAGATTTTTCAATATCTCTAATTCCTTTTACAAGCTTAATTAATCCTCCTGGTTCTACAGAAGAAAGTTGGTCGCTTCCCCACATAACTCGGTCGAGTGTTATGTGGCGCTCTATCCAAGTAGCTCCCATTGCGACTGCGGCAAAGGTGGTAACCAAACCAAATTCATGACCGCTATAACCGATATCTACACCAGGCCATTTATTAGATAGCCAATTGATATAATTTAAGTTTAATTCGTCAACAGGAGATGGATAAGTCGAATTTGTGTGCATTATAACATCGGGGCTGCATGCAGCAATGCAAGCATCAATTTCTTCTTCTGTACTCATCCCGGTAGATACAATAAGCGTCTTTGAATTATCTCTGGCATATCTGCATAATTCTAGGTCGGTAATTAGAGCTGATCCGATTTTTGTAACATTTGTGTAGTTTGACATAAAGTCTACAGAAGGCTTGTCCCAAACAGAAGAAAATAACTCAATGGGCTTGTCTTTAACATAATCATAAAGTTCTTCATATTCTTCTTTTTCAAATTCAATCTTCTTCTTATAGTCAATATATTTCATTTCACCCCATGGGGTGTTTCTCATTTTATTTTTTTGAGCTTCTGGTACGCATATATCTGGAGTTCTTTTTTGAAACTTTGCATAGTCGCACCCTGCTACCACCGCTATGTCTATTAACCTTTTTGCAATATCAATATCACCATTATGATTAATCCCAATTTCAGCTATTATCTTGGTTTTCATTAAAATATTTCCTTAAATCTTTTTCTTCGTCAACGTCTATACAAGAATCTATTGGTAAGAATATTGTATCTTTACAATATAGATTTGTATCTAGTTCATTAATTTTAGAGACTTCCATCATCGCTATAAAATGAGATGCTTCAAAACAAACTCTATAATCTTGGCGACGGCAGAAATCATGTTCTATTATTTTCGTCCCCTTCCATTCATGTTCTTCATAAAAACAAAGATATGGAGAACTTTCTAATTCTTTTCGACAAAGAAGGGATTTACCATTAGAAATTTCATAAAACGATATGGCTCTAGAAACATCAAACCAAGTTCTCTGCGGGTATGTTAAATACAGCATGATTATAGTATCATTGGCTGGAATATTAAATTTAGATATGACGTCTTTTAAAACTTCGCGAACCGAAGTCTCGTCTTTTGCAAGCGACTTGTCTCTTTTGTGGCTTAAGAAACCTGCATTAACAGCACCTTCTAAAATTATTTCATCATCTGATGTCACTATAGTGTTTGACAAACGATCAGAAGGTACTATGCCTGATGTGAACCTGAATAATTTTCTATTTTTAAAGGGAAGACCTTTAGATCCGCGGCGAGCAGGAATGACTATCCAATACATTTAAACACCTTTTAGGAGTTTTATTTTTCCTTGGTTTATTAAACGTTGAATATACAACGACTCTCCTTCCCAATTATGACCGCATCGATCGCCAGGATAATCTTTATCTAGATAATCTTTATCAAAATAATGAGTTTTTTCAACATTAAAATCAAAACCATAAAGATATATCTCTTCACCCTCATATTTTTCTAGTGACATTTCTATAGCCATTAACCCAGTAGAGGGTTGCTTTCTCCAAAAATTAGAATACGCATTATTTAGCGCTCTATTCCACTGGTCTAAAGTTGGCTGTCTTACGTTAGAATGACCGAGAAGATCTTCGCAAAGCTTTCTTCTTTGCGGGCCTCGAGGATCATGCTGATGTTCGAAAAATCTAGCGCTCCACACTGTACTATTTTTAGCTAAGTCTCTAGTTGGGTAGCTTGGGTAGTTTTTGATATCGCATATTTTATTATCTCCACTAAAAGCGCAGACAACTACATCAGTCTTAGAACCAACAAAAGCTTCATATCCATAAACTGCAAAATCGTTCATTCTAATTACTACATCTGACGAATCGATACTAGTTCCAGCCCTAGAATTAAGGGCTTCTCCAGAGTTGCCAACTAAAACTACTTTACGCACTTTCTTTTTCCAGTCTCTCTAAAATGTTTTTAGCAAATTCTTTTATTTCTCCATCTCTAAAATTCATCAAAATTTCTCTATCAAAATTTTTGCTAATATAATCTGAATGGTGAACTGCGGCTGGAGATTTTTTCCAAAACATTAACCGAAATGTAGACTCCCTATCTTTGTCTAAAATATTGATTCCGTTTTTAGTATCCAAGTCATCAAATATAGAACTAATAAAATTATCTGAAAAACAGCTGTATTCTTTTTCAGATATTGCCGATATATCAACTTGAAAATGTAGTTTGGTCATGGGTAAACCGTGGATAAGTTTGTCGTATGAGCTGGGGTTTGGTCTCACAAAGTAATTCGCAGATTCAATACGATATCTAAAATGCTTTGGCGTGTCTTTGGCTATTCTTCGTAAAAATGGCTCTTTTGGTTGAATGAACTCTTCACATAAACAACATATACGACTAAAGTCTTCGGGATGGCAAATAAGATCTACATCTCTTCCAACTGGATAATCTTCTGGAAAATGATCATTAAAAAACGGTGTTTCAATTTTTGTGGCAAAATATCTAAGGTTTTTTATCGAATTAAAAAAGCCGACTAAATCTAAAAACATGGTTTTATTCACTCGCAGTTAAATCTTTTATTTCTACAGATTGATTATCTTTAAACCTTATTACAGTTTTCAATATTTCTGAAGTTTGATATTCGTTGTCTCCAGCGTGAATGATAAGGTCTGGTTGACCATTAGCAGGATAATTCGCAACAATTGGACGAAAAGTTTTTCTTATATAACTTTTTAAATCTTCTATTGCCATAGAAATTTCATTTCCAGTTTTTCTTTTAATTCTGTGCCTAGCATCTTCAATATCAAATTCTAAAACTAAAAATTTCATAGGAGCATTATCACAATATGGAAATTTAGCTTCCACCTTCCAAGGAGCTACATCGTCTGATTTGTAAAAGTCGACTATCATCTCATGCAGTACATCTCTTGAGCCACATGTAATTTCTATTTTTTTAGTTACATTATGGAATTTTTTTAATTCTTCTAGCATGGCTGGCCAGTGATCGTAGCACATGGGCCAAAAAACTGAAGCTCCTTTCATTGGCTCTTTTTCAGTATCAGTAGAAAGCTCTAAGTCAGCAAATTTTTCTATAATATCGCTATCAATATACTTGAATATTTTTAAGATTCTTGGATTATTTTGATCTATCGGAAATGGTATTTCTACAGTTTTTGGTTTTGCCACAAACACAGAAGGTATTCCGCAATTAGTTACTATTTCTACATCAATAAATTTCATTCCCAGCGCTCGAGCGGCAGCAAGCCGATGAGCGCCGTCTTCTAAATAAAATCTCCCATTAATCTTCTGAGCTTTTATTGGATCTTTTATTCCGTTTACTCTAATGTCTTGATAAAGCTCTAGAAACTTTTCGTAAGTCCTTGGACGAATGTTGTACTCATTAGCGCCCCTTAGAAAATGCTTCCAAATATGTCCAGCGCGATTTAGCAATACATAAGTTCTTAAATTAATATCGTCTCTTATGTCGAGAGCTATTTTATCGATTGGAACTTGCTCAAATTTTATTTTCTCGCCCATTGTCTTTCCTTAACTCCTTATTTTACATACCAGCATAATTCTTTTAGACCCCTTGCTTTGTGGGAGCCCCCGATGGAATCCAGCTTGATCAGATATTAAAGCAAGGCCAGCTTTTCCTAAAAATATTTTAGGATCTAAATCTATATCGTGCTCTTCTTTTTCACCAGGTTTAAGATATGACCCATTAAACTGATCTGCAATTTTTAAACTTCCTTCCCACGAGTGCGTATTAGAAATATAAGAATATGGTCCCTGGTCTATAGAAAAAACGTCGGTTACATACATAAAAAACTTATATAGCTTTTTAGTTTCGCGTGGATATAAGGGATGCGGCAATGGAGAGGCGTCGCGGTGGTAACCTCGAGTGTTAGAAATACTATCGTTGTAATATAAAGAAAAACTTAAACGGCAATCATAAAAGCCAGCAGAAGAAATTGCTGCCTTTATTTTTTCTACGGGTAAATTAATCAACTTTTCTGCTTTAAAAAGCTCTATCATATTATCATCAAAGCCGTTATGGCCTCTAATGAGCAAGACTGGCATAGAAAGATTTCCTAAATTTCCCGAAACTTCTCTAGTTTTTGTATGGTTAGCCACTTTAAGCTTAGGATGATTAGCAGTTTTAGAAATATCAATTGTCTCTAATAAATTTAAAAATTCTTCTTCAATCTTTCTACATTCTTCTACAGTTAAAAATTTGTCTAAAACAATGTAGCCCTCGCTTAGCAATTTTTTGTTATTTACTTCAAACACTGCGCTATCTCTCCCCAATTTTTTTTGTCTCTTTTATCGTTATAAGGCGACTCATCTTTATCCCACCTGCAAAAGGGAACACCATCACTAGCTACTTTTTCTATCTTCATGCCCAAGTCAACATAACATTTAGTAAAAGCTATTTCTCCATGGATTATATGAGTATTTTTAAATTTTACATTATCAGTAAGATCTGGTATAGATTCGTGGTGAGGTAACTTTCCGTGAACTTTCCATACTTTTTCTAAGTTTTCTCTAGAGGTACAACCTATTCCTCCGTGGGCATGATTTCCCGCTAAGCCATAACAAGCGATAAACCCTATTTTAGAACTAGACCTAAGTTGGTCTATCGCGATCTTCATTAAATTTTTCTTAGTGATAATAGTATCGTCTTCTGTAAACATCCAATAATCGTAATCATCTCTGAAAGTGTCATAAGCTAAACTATGAGCGCCGAAGCCCATGCCAATATTATTGCCTTCTATTACAATTAATTTTCCGTTTTTTACTTTAGAACCATTTATTTTTTTTAAAAATTCTGCAGATTCTTCTACTTCCGGAGAATTATTAACAAAGATTATATCTGTATCGCAGCCAGAATCCCAAGCGGTGTATTTTTCAAAACACACTCTAGCAAGATCAATTACGTCTTTAGCGCATTTAAATGTTTGGTGCCCAGAACGTATTCTTCTTGCGCCGAAATAAAACGGAACTACTAAGCATGTTTTCATTTTTAATTCCTTTTTTCTACAAAGTCTACTTTTTTAAAATATAATATTCCTGTTTCATCTTCTAGATAAACATTGGGGTATGGATCTTCTCTACATCTTATAAAGTCATACATTTCTTTTGCTGTCATTTCGCTAAATTTAAAATCAATCTTACTATCTTTTGGCTTAAGTCTTCTGCAGCTTTTACCCTCTCCAACTTGCGAGTGAAGCTTTATGTTCGGGTAATCTGCAAACATGAGATCTAAGACTTGCAAACTAGAAGAAGCTAAATTTTTAAAAATGTCTTCCATGCCGCCAGACAAACTAAGGTTAGACTTATATAAAATTTCTCCTTTATCTATTTTAGGGCTTACTTTAAATAAAGACATTTTGGTATTTTCTATTCCATCTAAAACTTGATTTTGTATTGGAGATCCACCCGCATAATTGGGCAAATCTGAAGGGTGCAATCCTACTATAAAGTTTTTTTCAACCACATCTTTTGAAATAATCCAACTCCACCCCGCAAGTATTACGAGCTTTACTTCTTTTATTTGCAATAAATTTTCTAGTTGATCTGGCTTATTTGCAGAATACCAATTAAAGCTACTGTATTTTTCTTTTAGCTCTGTGAAAATACTTTCTGCCCAAGAGCGATATCCACAAAATATGATCACATCTTTTTTTTCTTTTTCTAATGCCATAACTACCTTATCTCAAACGGATGCTTGTTGTACCACCAGTGATTATGCGTTAGCATATAAATTGATTCGTCAGTCTTTATAACATCTTCTGGCCGATGGTTTCTCCAGCAAATATGAGGATTTAATCCTTCATTAACGTACACAGAATTCTCAAAAATTGCAGCGTCGTAAGCTTGGCACTCTAGCTTTGTTGCGGTTTTAATTTTTTCCCAATTTTCTTCTAGCCACGGTAAAGAATTATACATGTAGTTTAAATCTCTATGTGTTGATATGCTCTTTACGTTAAATTGGCTTTTTAAAACGTTGTACTCTGTTATTACTACATCAATAGGATTTATTCCATTTATTTCGGCAAACTCTACTGGATTTGTGTGGAGACCGATTTCATGGCCTTGAGATTCCGCAACTTTTAAGCAGTTGAATATATTGTAATCAAACGGGTTATACGGAGAACCAAAAACTCTTACGTAATAAGTAGCCTTAACTTTTTCATCATTCTCGATATCTATCATTTGTTGAACTGAGTTTGGCACAATGTCTATATCATGTCTAAGAATAAAATGTTTTTTGCTAGGACACCCCTTTTGATAAAATTCAGAAACTGTGCAAAACTCATACCCGGCTTTTTTAGCTCCACCAATAATCTCTTTATAGTATTTTAGACTAAATGGATTGCTCTTTTTAAAATTCATTATTTATTTTCCTAAAATTCCTGAGTCATAATCTTCTAACTTTAGATACACTTTTTTGTTGTTAAGCATTATGTATGGAGAGGGCTTATTGCTAAACGTAAGTGACCTTATCTCTCTTAAAAGGTCATTTTCATGATTTATGAAACTATTAGATATTTCGTGCCTTAAATCATTTTTCTTATAAAGATGTTGTTTTTCACTTAAGTTTATTTTATTGTCAACTTTTCCCCGTATTAATAAACCAAAATTTTCTTTTAGGATTTGCAATCCAGCATCATTTGCTTTTTCAAAAAGATCTTCTGCTACATCATCGCAACTAATTTTAAATTTTTTTGAATCTATAATTTTGCCTTGATCTAAATTTTCATCTAAGTAATGCATCGTACTTCCATGGTGCGTTTCATTATTTTTTAAAACCCAAGTAGAACAATGCCTTCCCCTATATTTTAGTCTATAAGAATGATGAAAATTTACTATTCCCAAAGGAACTTTTTCTATGTTTTCTTTCTTTATTATCTTCCAAAAACCCAAAGAAATTAGCAAATCAGAAAAATCTAAAATTTCATTAAAGGAATCTAATATTTGAGATTTTTCTATCAGAAAATGTTTCTCCACAAAAGAAATATCGTTGGTGAATATTTTTAAGTCTACGTCTTTATTTTCTAAAGCATAATCATTGAGCCAAGACAAATATTCAGAAAAATTATTTTCTTTAGCGTTAAAAAGAATTCCGCAATTAATTTTTTTTAATTGATCCACAGCTACCCGCAAAGTTCTATTAAGCTATTTCCAATGTAGCGAACATCTTCTTCTGAAAGCCACCAACCGCAAGGTATACAAATTTGATGCATAGCAAATTTTTCAGTATGTTCTAATTTCGGGCTTTCTTCAAAGCAATCGTAAGGGTGGTTAGGTATATGAACCATTCCTGAATGGATTTCCTTTTCAGAAAGTTTCTCAATTATAGAATCTCTATCTATAGATTCATCCAAAATAACAGTGTAAATCCAGTAAGATGGATCCATATATTCTTCAACTTCTAAAGATGTTATATTAGAAGTTTGCAAAAACATTTCTTTGTATATTGAAGCATTTTTCTTGTGGGAACCTATAATCTTCTCTCGCCTTTCTAGATTAGACATGCCCAAAACAGCTGACATATTGTTCATATTAAGCTTCCAGCCAACTTCTTCGATGTTCGAATCCCACCTTTTCCCTTTCCAGTTTCCGTCTTCGTCCTTAAGCCGATCTCTATCAAATCCATACCATTTTAAACGACCGGCTTTTTCATGATCTTCGTCGCTTAAGCATACAATGGCTCCGCCGTCTCCAGTTGTTATATGTTTGATCGCTTGGAAGCTATAGCAAGTTATATCTGCCCAATGGCAGATTTCTTTTCCTTTGTACTCACTTCCAAATCCATGCGCAGCATCTTGAATTAATTTTATTCCATTTTCTGTACATATTTTTTGAAGCTCTTCTAGCTTACAAGGAATACCAGCCCAGTCGACGCATATAATAGCTTTAGTTTTTTCTGTTATTTTTTTAGCTACATCATTCGGGTCTACGTTTCCAGTTTTTGGATCTATATCAGCCCAAACAGTTTTTGCACCTAACCATTCTGTCGAAACATTGGTTGCTACGCAAGTCATGGAGGGTGCTATTACTTCGTCTCCCGATTTAACTCCAGCTATTTTAAGAGCCATTATCAAAGAACCAGTACAAGAACTAGTCATTGTTATATTTTCTAAGCCCCATATCTCTCGTAGCATTTGCCTAATTTGAAGTACTTCTCTTCCTTCGTTTAAAAAACCAGATTCAAACACTTCTCTAATTCTGCTTAAAGCATCTTCAATGTCAATATGCACTTTAAATAATGGATACTTCATGTCTTTTTCCCTACATTTATGTCTTCTATATTTTTTCCGATAAATTGTGAAAGCGGTTTTTGTAATATATCTAAGTCTTCTAAGTGATTTCTAAGTTCTTCTTTTGTCATTAAAGAATCATCACTTCTCATGCTGAACTCTTTACCGTTAAATGGTTTTGTATATGAGGGTAGCACTACAGAATATTTTTTACCCTTATTTGTTCTTAAAGACTCAGAATCGTTTATTAACGACTCATGAAGTTTTTCTCCTGGTCGCATGCCAATCACTTTAATTGGTTTTCCATACATCTCTGAATATATTTCTGCGAGATCTAATATTTTCATAGCTGGAAGTGCTGGTATCCACGTTTCTCCAGAGTTGCCTTCCAGCATAGCTGTCTCTATTAAATCAACACTTTCGTCTAGAGTCATAACATATCTTGTCATTTCATTATGAGTTATTGTTATGCTGTCTTTATTTTCGGCTTGATACTTGAACAGCGGAATGATGCTTCCTCTAGACTCTAAAACATTTCCATATCTAACTGCAACAAACTTAATTTTAGATTCTAGCGCTGCACAAGAAGTGACCATTCGCTCTGCTATAGCTTTGCACATTCCATAAACATTTATTGGCGAACACGCTTTGTCTGTACTAACCATAAGAACTGTTTCAAGATAGTCAAGAGACTGAATATTTTCATTTACACACTTGACTATGTTTGCCACTCCTTCTATGTTGGTTAAAACACTTTCATATGGAGATCTCTCACAAACATCTACATGCTTAAGGGCTGAAGCTATTATAATATGCGTTGGCCTAAAAGAAAGCAAGGCTTCTAAGCATCTCTGCTTATCTCTGATATCTCCAATAAAAAACGTTAGGTTACTATCATCTATCTCGTTCTTGAGTGTCCAGTGCTTAGATTCGTCTCTAGAATAAGCGCAGACTTTATTGTCTTTTAAAAACCTTTTAATCAAAGTTTTTCCGAGTGAGCCAGTTCCACCGAAAATTAAAATCCTTGACCCGGTTATTTTATTTTCATCAGACATTTAAAGCTTTCCTATAATATTCTATAATTTCTGGCAAACTTTGTTTCAATTTTTTATCTTGCTTCCAACCCAGCGCTTTAAGCTTGTCGCAATTTAAAGCATATCTTACATCGGCACCAGATCTATCCAAAGAAGTATCCGTAACATTCTCATACTTTACTTTCATTTCTTCACAAATCATTTCAACTATTTCTTTCACTGAATATTCTTCGTCAGATGCTATATGATATGATTCATTAACCTCTCCTGCATCTATTATTTTTAATATAGCACCAACATTATCTTCTACGTGAATCCAGTTTCTTACGTAAGAGCCACCGCCATGAATAGGGACTTTCTCACCTTTAATGATGTCCGTTATGGCTCGTGGAATTAATTTTTCAGAATTTTGCCGCGGACCGTAATTGTTGGTTGTTCTAGTTAGTAAGAACGGTATGTCAAAAGTTCTGGCCCACGCAACTACTAATTGCTCAGCCGCTGATTTAGTAGCTGAATATGGATTACTTGGTGTGTGAACAGCTTCTTCTTTGAAAAATCCTTCTTCAATATCTCCAAAAACTTCATCTGTACTAATTTGCACAAACAAGGGAAAATTATATTCCCACGCTGAAACCAAACTGTTTATCTTGGTGTTCTTAAGGATTTCTAAAATGTTATACACGCCAAGAATATTAGATTTCATAAAAGCAAAGCTTTCTTCTATAGAATTATCCACGTGAGATTCAGCAGCAAAATTAACAATAACGTCACAGTACGGTATTGATTTAAGTTCTGCTATGTCTGTTTTGACATATTCATAGTTACCTTTAAATTTTAAATTAGTGTGTGCAGCGTATGTTTCTTTATCATAATTTATTACTCGATGACCGAGATCTAAAGCGCGGTCAACAAAGTGGCTACCAATAAATCCAAGGCCGCCTGTAACTACAATAGTAAGTTTTTTATCAAGTCTTCCCATAATAATCTTCCCATCCATTAAATTTTTGAGTATCTTCATCATCGGGCCGCCAAGCACGATCTGGTAAATTTAGAATTATAGCTTCTTCGTGAGATAGATTACAGATTCTATTTGGCACGCCAGCTGGAATGATGAGTACTGATTTCTCGTTTTTGTTATTTCTCAAATTGTATTTTTGTATCTTGTTTCCTACCAAACATTCTACTTCGACCTCTCCGCGGAATGCCATCATAAATCCGCGGCGCTTTTCATGAAGAATTGGGCCTTTGGCGGTGTTGGGCGCTATTGACGTCAAATAAGCCATTTTTGGAACATATCCCTCGTGCCACTCTTCCCAGTCTTTATAGATGGGTACCATTTCTCCTTCGGAAGTACTAAATGTTTGCAATTTTTGAAGTTTTGGAATCATTATTTTTTCAAAAACTCGTTAAGAGAATGTTTAAATTTTTGTACTGCGGATTGGATTTCTCCATCTTCAAAAACCGGAAATTGACCGGAAACCTCTTTTTTGTTTACTAAATTATCTCTAGCAAACAATCGAGCAGACCCCTTGGTGTTAAAAGATCCTAAATGGTTAAACACTCCGCCATTTAAAATAGCTAAATTTAAATCTAGATTATTAAAATTTTTAGCCATCGCTCCCTCTTGGGCTTGTAACGGCTCAATATCTCCCTTCACAACTACCCTTTCAAATGTTTCTAATTTGGTAAATATTGGAAAGTTATACCAATGCCAATTCACTTTGAAAAAAGTGTATTGATCTACCTCGATTGGCTCACTCCATTTTAGTTTAGCGCCAGAAACAGTATTTGCTAATGTCATAAAATTTGAACGGTCTACATCTGAAGATGGATTTCTTTTATCATATTTTCTCTTATTATAAAAGTCAAATTTTAATAATCTTACACCACCCACATCGTCATTTTCTTCTAAAAACTTTTTCAAAGATGACAAACTATTTGGCTCTATTAACTCTAAGTCATCTTCCACGTGGCAAACGTATTTTGCGTCCAAGATATTTGCTGCTTCTGCTATAGCTCTCAAGACTGGAACATCGTATAAATTTTCTTCAGAGAAATACTGAAAATTAAAGAAATCTAAAGTTTTCAAATAATCTTTTACATCATTACTCGATCCATTGTCCCAAAGCATTAAAAACACAGATGGGTCATTTGATAGCGATTCTAGAGTTGGAAGTGCTTTCTGCATCATTTCGTATCTTTCAGTCATTTTTTCTGAATTACAAAATGTAAGAACACTTATTACGGTGTCTATCGCGTCGTTCTCAAATGGCATTTTTATACTCCTGGAGATTTTTTAAAGTTAATTTATATGTTCCGCGCTGCTCTACAGCAATTCCAGCGCAATAATTTGCTAACGGAATTGCCGCTCTAATATCTCCATACATCATATACCCTATCACAAGAGCAGTTAAGAAAGTATCTCCAGCGCCGCATACATCGAACACGCTTCTTTCAAAATTCGGACTATAAACCTCACCTTCGTATTCAGCACCCCTCGCGCCCAAAGTGGTAACAAGTTTTGCTTTTGGATTTTGTTTTTTAAGAGAATTTCTTTCTAATTCATTTATTTTTACGATACATCCCGAAAAACAAGAAAGATCTGTCTTTTTGGTATCAACAAAAATTGGGCCTGGAAAATTTTTCCTTATATAAACAGCCATTTCATCGCTTAAAAATCCTTTGCCATAATCAGAAATTACTATACAGGAATATTTTTGTAAGTTTATGCTTTTAATTTCAGAATCAGTAAGCTCTTCTACTTCATCAAAACTGTCTACTCTTAACAAGTGATATCCAGTTTTTTCTTCTATAAACCTTTCTTTTAAACAAGCTTTAGACGGAGAAACTAACTCTGCGTTTACTCCAACGTTAGTAAATCCGCTTAAGACGTTAGAAGCCATCCCGGGTTTGTCGAAGGTTTCTTTTTTCTTAAACACGGGGACGGGGAATTCCGGACTTAGTCTATCGCAAGAACCGACGTGGTATCGATCTATGCAAGATTCACCCAGCACCAGTATTGTTAGCGATGTTAGTTGTTGAATATCCATCTATTGTATCAAAAATTATAACTTCGGCAAGATTATAGCCGACTACTTCTTCGGGAGAATAGTCTCCTCCCTTCACTATTATATCAGGTTTTAATTGTTTTATAAGATCGATAGGCGTTTCTTCATCAAAAATAACTACTTTATCAACACAAGCCAAAGATTCTAAAAGAAATTTTCTATCTTCTTGGCTATTTATTGGCCGTGATGTGCCCTTCAGTTTTTTAACGCTTTTATCAGAATTAAGGCCGACTGTGACGGTATCTCCTGCTGATTTGCAAAACCACAAAAGCTCTAAATGCCCTCGGTGGAGTATATCAAAACAACCATTAGTAAATACTTTTTTCATTTTCTTTTGCTTGATCCAAATCTAAAAGATATTTTTTGATTCCAACTTCTGGCTCTATCATTTTTTCTTTATATCCTGCAGCTCTAAGATTAATCAAGTTTGCGTGAGTCGATCTTTGGTATCTTCCTTTTAATTTTTCCGGAAATTTAATTTCGCATATTGCTAATTCTTTATCTGAAAAATAGCCTTGGGTGATTTTAGCTACATCACTAAAAGAAATCTTTTTACCTGATCCCACGTTGTAAACGCCTGGTGTTATATCATCAAAAGCACACTGTAGATTTACTTTCACGACATCTTCCACAGCAACAAAATCTCTAAAAAAATTATCTGAACCTTCAAATATATTGATTTGTCTTTCATGGTGATTTGCATTTTTAAAAAATTTTAAAATAGGAGAGCTCATATCTCCCTTGTGTTCTTCGCCCATTCCATAAACATTAAAATATCTAAGGCTAAATACTTCATAATTCGAGAAAAAATCATTTTGTCTAATCCAATTATCTGCTAAAAGCTTAGTAAATCCATAAACATTTAAAGGAGATTCACAATCAGCGTGCTCTTTAAAACCTGCATCGCCATTACCGTAAACAGCAGCCGAAGAAGCACACACAATTTTTGTTTTATTTAAAATGCAACTAGATACTAACATTTTAGTGTAACGATAATTTAATTCCATTATTTCAGAAATGTCTGGATGCGTAGTGTTTGTTATTGCGCCTTGGTGAAATACACACGAAGCATCTGCAGTTATAACTTTACTTTTTTTCAAAAATTGAGCCGGTGTCAAAAAATCATATATTGGGAATTTAGATATTTTTTTGACATTTTCATCAGATAAATGATCTACTAAAATTACTCTTTCGTTGCACCCAGCCTCAAAAAGGCCTGAGAGAATTCTCGAGCCTATGAAGCCGCACGCACCAGTAATAATAATCATGACAAGTTCTCCAAAATTATTCTTGTTATTTCTCTCGGATCGTGTGAAGAAACTACAGTTTCACAATTTTGGCATTTTGTTTTCATGCCACAGGGTTCGTCACCATGGTTTAGCCAAATATTGATGTTGTCTGGATATCCGGTCATTCTGGGGTGGATATATCCTGTGTAGATTATTATAGAAAACACACCTAAACCATTTGCAGCGTGCATTAATCCGCCCTCAGAAGAAATAAACATCTTAGATTTTGATATTATTCCTGCTGCTTCTTTAAAAGAAGTTTTTCCAGTCAAGTTAACTGCACCTTCTAGATTTTTAGAACTTGTTTCTCTTCCCACTTGCACCACTGTTATTCCCGAAGCAATCAAATCATTAGTTATATTTTGCCATTTCTCAAAAGGATAAACTTTGTTACAAGAATATTCATCGTTAGATTGAGGTTCTATTACTACAAATTCATCTAAATTATTTCTGCTTATCAAACTGTTTATTGAATTAACTTCACTTGAAGAGAAATATATTTCACAATTTAATCTTGGATTTTGAATTCCGTAATATTCACAGATTTGTGCGACAACATGCTTATCATATCTGTGGTACGCGCGCTTTGGAGTATCTCTTTTACAATAATTAAGCTCTTGGTTATTCAATACTAGCGGAAATGAAAATTGATCAGCTTCGAACTCTTGCACAAATCTAGGATTGCTTCTGAATATTTCGCTTTTTATTAGTTTTATTATTCCGTTGTCGTGCATTTCTATCGGAAGAAACTTAATTTGGTCATGACCAATGTGTTTTTCACTTATTTCCCGAGCTACAGCAGTCCAAAATAAATATCCACCAAGTCCCATCATACACTCTCTATAACATTAAGGTATTTTTTAGCAATAATTTCAATATCCAAAATAGAATTATCTACTTCTATCTTATCCGGCACAACAATATTGGAAAAATCTATTTCAGGAGGAGAGTCGTAATCAGCCAATTGATATTGATACTCTTCTTTTTCTTGAACCACTATTCCATTTTTTCCGACAGCTTCGTAAGTTCCTCCAGAGCTAGCACAAATAATACCGCACCCTTGAGACATTCCTTCTACTACTGAATTGGGGCAATGGTCTAACCAAGCTAAATGTATCATCCAATCCGCTGCAGAAAAAACTTGCAAACATATTTCATGAGGCATATTTCCAACATAAAATATATTGGGATCTTTTACTACGTGATCCGGCGTGCTTCCCAATACTATAAGACACGAATCAGGGTAAGTTTCTTGAATTAGCTTAAAGCATTCGACATTTTCTTTTAGTCTTTTTTGTCTATGCCAATTGGCTGAAGATACAAATATTTTTGAATATTGATTTCTTAGTTTTTTAATTTGTGGATCTTCGACTTTATGCTGTATTAACTCTATTCCATTGTTTATTACAGAAGCATCTACATTTCCCCAATGATATGCAGCCATTTTTTTATTAAATTCAGAAATGCAAATTACTTTATCAGCACGGTCATAAGCCCATTTTATAAGCTGGTTGTGCGTATGAAATTGTTCTGGCTTAAACCAGATTCCATCTAATCTATGAATAAATTTGCTCCCTGCACGAGGCTGGGATGCAGGTTCAATAAATGCTAAAAATACTTCATATGGATCATTCGGCCCGACTATATCGTGACCAAGCTTCACAAATTGTCTTGCTAGCCTTGTTCCAAAAGTATTTGGGCCTGATCTAGAAGAAAAATCTACATTAGAAAAATGTATTTTCATAATATTATTTCCTTTAATATTTCGTCAGCAGCCTGAACGCATGTATCTATTTTTCCAGAAAATACGTTAATTACTTTTTCATCCATCGATGTTACTATGGTCGGACGCTCATCACTGTCTTCTACATAGGGAAGAACAGTCCTTACAGTAAACATCGATCCGAAATATTCGCAATTTTCGAAATCATTAATATAGAGTTTTCCTGCATCTACGAACTTATCAAAATTAGATAAATTTCTTACGTTTACTATGCCCTTGTTTAAATACGGAACTATATTTTCTGGAACGATTGGCATTTGACCAATGTTAGAAGTGTGAATTGCGTGGACAACATTTCCAAGCAAAGACTTTCCCGTCTTGGCGTATGGATCAATGCACATGAATGGCCCATCCATAACTACTAAACTTACTCCAGCTAAACTTTTTGGAGGTTGTACGCATATTTTTTCACAAACTTCAAATTGATACTCTCTTCTTTTTTCCCAGGGGGTTAACTCATTCAGCGTCGAATATGTGCAATTAATAACATAGTCATAGTCTTTTAACGCAACTGGCTTAAACATTTCATTCAATCTTAAATTAGCTTTAGAGTTGATTAATCTTTCTTTACACATATCATAAATTTTATGATAATCTAATAGAGTTTCTTTTACTTTTACAAGTAGTTCTATTTTTCCTGGATTCACAAATCCACCAACAGAAATTTCTTCGTATTCTAAATTACACCTTTCTAGAAAATCAATATATTGAGATGCGCTTAAAAATGAACCTTCTTTAGCTATAGCATAATGATGATCATAATCTTCAATAGCTGCTTCGCCATAAAAATCAAGAAACTTCGGAAGAGAACTTAATAAAGAATCGACTGTTTCTTCACTTCGTGGGTAATGGTATCCTCGATGAAGTCTCAGCTGGTTAGTACGAGAAGCAGAAGTTAAAATATCTCCACTAAAATCAAACAAATCGACTTCATAGAGCTCGCTTAATTTGAGTGCGGCGGTAATCCCAAAAAAACCCGCACCAACCACCGCAATTTTCATCTTATGTTCTCCAAATTATTTAAAACTTTGCTAGCAAATTCTAATCTAAAACTCTGATTTGTTTTATTTATAAAACAGTCTGCTGACTTTTTCAAGACGTTTTGAGAATTCAAATCAAGCTTTTTAATTGTTTTATTAGAGTTCTCAACGCTTAAATGAAACTTTCTATTTTGAGATTTTCTACAAATTAAAATTCTGCCTCTTATATTGTCTGAAAAGCAGCTTACCAAAAGAGAATCTTTTTGGAGAGTCAGATATTCCATATAAAATTTTTCTTCTGGAAACACAAACTCTAAAATAGAAAGTATGTGCGTTAACAGGTTTAGCTTAATGTCGTTGCCAAAACTTCCATATTTAAGCCATTCGAAATTAAATCTTACAATTTTTTCTCCAGCAGCGACATTTCTTTTTAATTCTAAAATTTTTTCGTGGAATAAAAACTTATAATTCACATGAACGAAAGAGCTAGATTTTATATCTTGAAGCTTTTTTATTTCATTTAAAGATTGCGAGCCTGGTTTCTCGAGAAATATATTCTTATTACTAAGCAAAAGCTTTCGTGAAAATTCTGCAAGATTTTTTATTGGAACGGAAACTAAAACATCGGTTATTTGATCATCTGCACAAATTTGCTCTAAAGATGCCCTAGCTAAATTTTCAAATTCTTGATTAATCAGATCAGCTTTTTCAGAAGATTTGCAGCAAAAATATTTAAATTCTTGAGTTTGAGAAAACTCTCTTAAAAGCTTAGTTCCCCAATTTCCCACTCCACAAATAGCATACATTATAAAATTTAAATTATTCTAGCAATATTTTCAAGATAAACTTTTATAGTTTCATCCCAGCTATTTGGAGTAAAACTAGCGTTTTTTATAAAAGAGTTACTTTCTAGTAATTCTATTAATTCCTTTTCATTAGAATAAACATGAGAGCTTCCAACGAATTCACTAGCGCCTCCACCGTCGACGTGGGCATAAGTTGGTAATCCGCAAGCCAAGCTTTCTATTATATGATTGGGTCCTGGGTCCCATCTTGAGGCTGAGATATATACGTCAAAGGAAGATAATAGTTTACCCAACTCGGAACCAGCCATAGGAGAGACTATTTCTGAGTTTGGCAGAGGGGCATGGCTCCTACCAACATAGGTAAAAGAATACCCTTCTTTGTTTTTAATCCACTCATCTATAGCTGCGTATATATCATGGCCCTTCATAGCATTATTGGACCAATGATGCGTAACTATATTGGTTTTTTTATTATTTTTTTTCTGATTGTGATCTTTAAATATTGCAGTATTAGTTCCATTCGGAATCACAATATTTGTAGGGCATTTCCAATTAAAATCTAAATGATAATTTTTTATCCAATTAGAAATGAAAAAGCAGATGTCTGAGATTTGACCCATTGCAGCAATGCACGGATCCATTTGATTCACTTCCCCCTTTCTTTTATCACACTCATTAGCCCTATAGAATATCTTAGTTTTAGGAAATGCCTGCTTATAAGCTACTACTTCGTTTATAGAAATACCAAGCTCATCGTATCTCGGATCAATAAGAAAAATTCCATCAAGTCCTGGCTCAAGCTTATGTTTTAACTCTATGTCATAATTTCTAGCATTATCATGAAGAGATTTAATGAAATGATTTCCACCTCCCCATGGGCCCTGAACCGGTTTTCTATTTACTAATAGTTTCATCTGTTTTTTGTCAGCCATAATCACAAAATAAATCCTCTGGTTCTGAGATAAATCCCTTCGTCTCTTTGGAATTTTGCGTCGTCAGACTGGAATGTTTCTGGTTTCATGTCTATAGTATAATGATAAGCACAAATAGGCTCGTGGTGCCATTTCCCTTCAGCGTTTTTAAGAACCGGAAGATAAATAGCTTGGTCTCCAATTCTCTTAAAGTATTCTCCGTCTTCACCTCGGAAATTTTTATCATCTACATTTTCTATTAGTTTTTTTCTAAAAGTCTTTAAGTGAGAAGAAACCCATGGATGCTTGTATGGGTCTGCATTTGTTGGAAGTGCTGCTGATATATTATTGCCGCTGAAATCCCATCGGTGATTTGTCCAAATAGCGCCGACATCCAAAACATTGTATCTGTGATTTAAGATAGTAATGATATCGCAATCGCAAAGCCAATCATCAGCATCGAGTCTACATATAATATCGTCAGAGTCACACTCTTTGAGCATATCCAAAATGTTGGCGACTTCCCATTTTTTCTCTATGTTCCTTTTAATGCTAATCTTTTCATCTGAAATTCCTAATTGTTTTTTGAGATTTTCTACAGCCTCAAAAGTTCCGTCTGTAGATAGATCATCACGAATTATAATTTTCCAATTAGGATGAGTTTGAAACCATACAGATAAAATACTTCTAGATATTGTTTGAATTGCATTGTAGGCAGGCATTATAAAAACAAACTTATTTGTCGTGAGCTTATTATCCAACTTATTTTTCCTCACCATAATGCTCAATAGCTAAAGCTGGTTGAGTCTGATCAATCTTGAAGTGGGGAGTAGGATTACTATAATCTACCTTGGAGTGGAATACCCATCCACCCATTTCTTCAGAAAGCTTTTTCGCAGTATTTTCTATATCTTCTTCAGTTGAATCTGCCCAAGAAGTATCTAAAAACATGTTATTTTCTGGGGTGTCTTCTTGAGGTATATCATATAAACTTTGCCAATGTTGAGACCAATAATCCCTGTATGTTCTAATCTTTCTTCCGATGTCTATCCACGAGTAGTGGTGTACTGAAGGTAGTAGTTCTACCACTCTGTTGAACCAAGCTTCATAAGCTTCGAAAGCTTCAGAGTTTCCAGAAAACGCCATCATTTTTACTTTGTGAATTTCTTCAGTATAAAAGCCAATGTGCGGAATTGGCTCGTAAGACTCTTTGTGGATGTAATCACACCCATCGGTCCCTGGAGCAGCATATAGTTTTCCGTCACTGTCTGTTCTTCTTAAAGCTTTTGGTATGCCATGAGAAATGTATGGTTTATTTTTTGATAATCTCCACTTCCACGGATTGATATCTGCTCTAACTTTAGAAGAACTTCCCCAATATTCGATAACCGGTAAAGAAAGAAGATCGTACTGCCTTGGAAAGTTTCTTGTTGTATGAATAATTTTTTGATAATCTTCTTCGTGAACAACCTCATCTGCATCTTGCTGCCAGCAGTAGTCCATTGTGCACTGATCTCGGGATACTGCTTTTTGAGCACCATCATAAACGGCGAATCTAGTATCTTCCCAATCTCTAAGCACTAAACTTACTTTTATTCTTTTATCTTCTTTTTCTAACTCTCTAAGCCTTTCATAAGTTCCATCATCGCTACCACCGTCAACTACAATAACTTCTTCGCAAAAACCCAACATACTCTTAATAGAAGCCTCAAATGGATATTTGTGCTTTATACAGTTTAAAGTAGTGGTATAACCAGAAATAGTCGGCACATAATTCATTGTCGCTAAAATAGCGTTCCAAAATCTTTCTCTAGCTGCATAGAGATATGCTTCTGTATCGAACATATCTTCGGTATCAAACCAAATCTCATCTTTGTGCTGAACATAATCATTTAAGTGTAAATCACAGCCAAGTAGCTTGGCTTCAATTACCATTCTTGGGCATGTGTCGTTTCCCTTAGGAAGATAAACGAAACCTTCAGATTGTGCTAGCTTTTCTAAGAGCTCTTCATACTTTAGATTCCAAACAACTTCATATTCTCTTTCGTTATCTTTACACCATTGCTCTGCTTGATCAGCGCCTTTGATCCAGCTATTAGATCCTAAAACTAGCCAACCTGTTTTCTCTTGATCCTTATATTTTTCTCTCAAAATCTTAACTGAATAAAAGAAAGCATCATCAAAAACACTACTCAAAACGGTGTTTTCTCTTTCAGCCAAAAATGGATACGCTTCAAGATACAAATCCATCTGTTTTTCAGACATCCACCAAAGAGACTTAGATCCATAATAAAATGCAGATATCATTTTGCCATGAATATCTTCAATACAATCGCATGGAGCTCCGGTTTCAGTTTCATGTTTTTCTGGAGAGCGATATCTACAAAATTTATAATCATATTCTAAGATAGAATAATTCATGTTTGAAACGATTGAAGGTATTAGATCCATATTAAGAGCAGAAAAATTACCAAATATCCAATACTTTTGGTGTCCCTGCTCTAGAGTTTCGATGGTCACATCTTTGCTGTGCAGTTTAAATACTTTTAGTGGAGATGAAGATATAATAGCTTCTGACGTAAGTTCGGCTCCACCGACATAATCTTCAACAAACATATCAGAAACAAAAACGACTTCTGCATCTTCAGGAACTTTAAGTTTTGGAGACTGAGGTGTCTCAAACGGCGAATTGCTTAGCATATAAAAACCTCTTTTCTAATATAGCTTCTTTGTCTAGTGACACTGAAATACTGATAATAGAAAACTATTTAGAAAAAAAATATTGTACAATACTCTTTTCTAGTGCTACTATAATTCTGTTCTACAGATATACTGATACTGATACTACAGTTACTGCAGAACTAGTTCTTCTATTATTCTAATATTTCTATAAACTATATTAGATGCTTCTATAATCAGTATACTGATCAGTACTAGATAAACATATCAAATTCGAATATCATCGTTACGTTGCATGCGCCTGGAGCATCTGATGGATTAATTTTAACACCTACAACTTGGCCAGCCATAAAGTGACTTGTACTTGTAAATCCAGCTGGATTAGTAGTCCAAACCGCATTAGCTGCCGGCTTTTGGACTCTCTCGGCCAAAGTGCCAGGGTCTGAATCTCCATCGCTGCCTACCCAAATTTCAGAAATGAAATCATTTGATTGCGCATTTTCTGGCCGCCAAAGAACTTTAATAAGTCTTCCGTTAAATGGAGCTACAAACATTCTTCGATAATCAGCACCGGCGGCTTCGACATTTGAACCCATCATTGGAATAAATACAGAATTTCCAGTGCTACCTTCAACATAAGAAGATTTGAATATTTCAATCTGTTTAGATCTCATCGATCCAGATATTACTACATCTCCACCAAAAGCAACTACGCTTTGAGCGATACCATTAGATCCAGTGGTGTTATGACCACCAATTGCTCCGGATACATGTAGATATGTGTCAGTGCCTGCTGCAAAAAATCCACCGTTTCCTGATTTAATTTTAATGTCATCACCAACATCAATAAATAAGTCATCTCCGGCCTCGAGGCTGATATCATCAGAAGCGCTTATAAATGTATCAGTTCTTCCTGCTACATATAAATCATTGCCATCTTCATATATCCAAGCATCACCATCATCAAAACCGATTCCATATGATAATACAAGGCTAGACCAAGCACGGTTGCCTCCAGATCCGTCGTTAGTTGAACCTTTTACGTAAAGAGTACCACTGACAACTGCGTTGCCACCAAATACAGCTGTACCATAATCACCAGTAGTACTACCAGAGACAAAAAAGTTTGCGTCAGTGCCAGGAATTTCGGTAGCGTCCGCATGGACGTTTACTACATTGGTAGATGCATCAACAAAAAATGCATATGGAGCATTCTGCGATCTAATTCTAAAATCACCTGTAGATTGCTGCTGTTTATTAAATTCAGCATCACCATTAGTACCCCCAATTACAGCATCGCTATTAGCCATGGTGGTTCCACCAACTACAATAGACTCATCAGCAGTTGGATATAACCACGATCCCGCGTCTGTCCATGGGGAGCTTCCTCCACCTCCGGTGGAAGCTATCGTAACTTGACCATTAGAAGCTGAGGTTATTGTTACGTTAGTTCCTGCAACAAGGTATGATACGCCACCAACTGTTTCATGGATAGAGCCTGATATTGTTCCTCCGAGCCCACCATTGAAAATAGCCGCAGTACTAAGCAAGGTTGAACCTTCAGCGCATGATCTAACTACTAATTTTGCAGGATGCGATGAATTGCTTACAGTACCATAAGACTGCACATAAAATCCGGCCCATTGATCTTCGCTGTTTCCGTCGTAAGCTTTAAACTGAACGTCTCCAAGAAAATCTCCAGAAGTAATAACAGAAGGTGCATCATAGGTACCTCTACTTTTAACAAATTCTAGGTTTGGAGCATCGCCATTGTCACTATTATGCTGTTCAATTGAAACTAAAGTTTCACCAGATACATTACTAGTAACATTTATTTTTGCGTTGGGAGATCTAGTTCCAACACCAATTCTATTGTTTGCTTGATCAACAAAGAATGTGTCCTCATCAACCGCCATTCCGCCACTAACAACTAAATCGCCACCGAATGTTGCTGTTCCTCGTGACCCACCACCCATCGAGCCCTCTGAACCAGATACGAAGAAATTGATATCCGATGTCTCTGTTGGCTGCATTGCCCCTGCATGCATCGATGATCCGGACAAGAATATAACTCTTCTTACTTCGCCCGAGTAATCACCACCAAACCGTGCTGTTTCTTCTAGAGCGGCACCATTAAAGGTCTTAAAGACTATATCATTTGTTCCACCCGCTAAACCTGTCATGCTTCCGCGAACACCACCACTACCTGCAAAACTTATTACTGAATCTTGTGCATTGAGTGCTCTCTGTATTCGTACTTCAGGAGAGGTATCTTTAATATGAACAACTGACTGCGGGTTGTTTCCTTGAGTACCGATGCTGATTCTATTATCGTCTGCATTGATAAAGAACATGTGATCATTATCATCGGACTCAACTCTAAAGTCAAGATCAGCACCAGCTTCATTAAAAGTTATTTCGTCTTGCGATACAGCATTCTCAGTAAAGTCAACCATGTTGACACCACCGACCGAGATATTTATGTCATCATCTGTAAAGTTGATATAGGTATCTGCATCACCCACATGGACTATTTTGTTGCCGACACCCAAGTCGGTTCCGTCGAATGTTAAGTCAGCATCTGATGTCAGGGTATCTGAATCTTGCCAGAAAGCAACCCTACCAGCGACACCTGATCCATCAACGGTTCCTACTGCTGTGGAGTTAATCGTAACTTGACCATTAGAAGCTGAGGTTATTGTTACGTTAGTTCCTGCAACAAGATATGATACACCATCAACCGTTTCATGAATAGACCCAGATATTGTTCCGCCGAGTCCACCATTGAAAATAGCAGAATTGCCCAAAGTTGTAGAGCCGGCTGGGCACGTCTTGAGCACGATTTTAGCTGGGTGTGAACCGGCATTAATCGTTCCAAAAGTTTCAGCATAAAATGCCGCGAATTGTTCTTCAGAGCTACCGTCATACCCTTTAAATTGAACATGACCCAAAAAGTCTCCAGAGCCAACTTTACCCGGTGCAGCATACGTTCCTCTGCTTTTAACAAATTCTAGATTGGGTGCATCGCTGTTATTATTATGCTGTTCAACTGATAGGATAGTTTCGCCACTAACGTCACTAGTGATATTCATTTTAGCGTTTGGTAAATTAGTTCCAACGCCAACTCTGTTGTTACTCTGATCAACCACGAATGTAGTAGTGTCAACATGCATACCACCACTGACGACTAAATCTCCACCAAATAATGATACCCCTCTTGCGGCTTGATCTTTGCCGCCAATACTTCCAGAGACGTAGAAGTTGATATCGGGCCCGGGTATAGAATCAGATAAGCCTCTATCGATGTTTACAGTTTTTTCTGCGGCATTTACCCAAAGTGTGGCATCCAATGAAGTGTTCCCGACTCTAAAATCGATATCTTCGTTGGAGCGGTTGAAAGCAGCTGCTTTTTGTCCGGTAAAAGAAGCAAAAGCAGCATATTCAAGACCATATCCTCGAATCTTGGCTGCTGTTTGCGCTTCAATTTCAATTTGATTTGAAGCGCTTATAAAAAGGCTACCACCATTTTCGTAAATGTAAGCATCTGGGATTGGCGCTGGAGATGAATCCCAAACAATAGCACTTTCCGGTGCAGAATCTAAAACTATTCCTGCCGAAATAGTGGTCCCTGGTAGATCTGTTGTACCTTGAACATGTAGAACACCCGACGTTACTAAATCGCCACCAAAGAGTGAAACTCCCCTGTCGGCCGCGGCTTGGCCTCCTATAGACCCTGAAACGAAGAATGCAACATCATCACCATTCGCATCAGTATTTAAAGAACCAGATAAAATTGATACTCTATCTTCACTCGCATCTACATAAAGGGCTTTCGACTTGTTGAATGATTCTACTCTAAAATCTACATCCAGACCAGCTATATTCACGGTGACTTGATCTTGGCTAGTTATTGACGTTAAGTCAAGCATCCTCTTACCGCCCTTGGCGTAGAATGACTGCCCGTCATTATTAAATTTATGATAATTCGTAGTCTCGAATCCAATCTCTCGGATAGATTCATGAATATCTAACGTTGTTCCAGATACAACCAAAGAACCAGATATTCCAACAGATCCGGTGGTAATGATTTTGCCAGCCTGTGGTCCTATCCAGCCAACATCACTTGCGCTGCCGCCACCAGACGCTCCAAACGCAGCCCAAGCACCACCGCTGTTTTTAAATTGCATGGTGCCACCAGAATCTCGGAAACCATAACCACCAGTCCCTGCCGTAGATCCAAAGTTTGCGAATCCAAATGCTCCACCGACCGAATTTACATGTAAGTTTTGTCCAGCTGTGATGCTTTGAGAAACTATGAGAGATCCAGAAACTGTAAGGCTTCCCGTAACTGATTCTTCTATTTCGATAACTTGCTTATCAGCATATAAGGTACCTGAGACTACAACATCACCTCCAAAAAGAGTGACTCCTCGTCCAGTTATAACATTCTTGTGATCTTTAGATCCAGAAAAGAATGCGTACACATCTTTCCCGACACCGGTCCATAGATCGACATTTGTTCCACCAGTAAAATTAGTAGCAGCGCTAGAATGATAAAGCGCAAACATTGGTCTGCTGTTGGGTGCACTTCCTGAAGTAATAATTTTATTTAATCTTACTCTTTCTGCTCTAAAATCTGATGCCATTGTATTACCTTTCTTAAACTGTTAGTAAATATGATACAGCTATTAAAAAATTATTTAGACCAAACTTGTATATGAACTTTTCCAGAAAAGTCTTCGCTAGACTTTAAGACTACTTTGGTGCTATCAACTGACTCTACATATAAATTAACATCAGCAATTGCTCCTTCGGGAGTAACTGTTATAACTGGAGTGGTCTTGTGCGTTAGTGAAAAGAAAACAGTTCTACTAGACTCTCCATTGAAATCTGCTAAAATACCTTCAATAACAATCAAGTGGACCTCTTTACAGCAACTAAGTGAGCTGTACCAGTAAATGCTGCGCTAGAGCTTATAGTAACTGAGGTTTTAGAAATTGAAGATATAAACAAATTTACATTGTTATCTGTTCCTGCTGCTACCACTGTCACTACGGGATAGCCTTCATTATAAACGCCACTAAAAGTATAAGATACTTCGCTATCTCCTGAAAAAGTTAAGATAGCTGTTTCTACACTACAGTCGCCACTTCCCAACGAAGCATAGACCGGGCGTTTTCTTATTCTGGGATAAATTTTTCGATATTGATTTTTATTTATTATTTTGGCCATTTAATTTTCCCTAGTTATAACTATCTCACTCACAGAATTTTTGATGCTGCAGATGCAAGTTCTGACCTCTGTCCTCTAGCTAAATGAACATGCGAGTGTAGCGGGCTATTCTTAAATTTACTGATTACAATGCTTAAGCCGTTAGAATTCTTTCCAATATAAGGAGTGTCTATTTGATCTGTATCTCCAAGAAGAACGACTTTAGAATTTGTGCCAATTCTAGTTATGATAGTTTTTAATTCATGAATAGTAGCATTTTGAGCTTCATCGACAATCACGAAACAATCGTTAAAAGTTCTTCCGCGAATGTAAGAAAGCGGAGCTATTTCTATTTCGCCTCTTTCTATCATCATGTCAAAATAAGTCACATCTTTAAATACATGTCTAAAGTTATCTACTATTGGAGCTAACCAAGGAGCCATTTTTTCTTTAATGTCTCCTGGCAAATAACCCATATCTTTACCGACACTTTGAATAGACCTTGTAAATACAATTCTAGAGTAAGTCCCATGATTCTTAGCTTCTAGTGCTGCCATTAAAGTTAAAAACGTTTTTCCAGAACCCGCTAAGCCAGTTAAAGTAACTAGTGGAATATCATCGTGTAATAAAGACTCTATAGCAAATTTTTGCTCTTTATTTTTTGGTTCTATTTTAGAAATAGATTCAATTTTGCAATTTAATTTATTAAACTTTCCATTTCTATGCTGGGCTATAAAAGAACTACTTCCAGATTTTGCAACAACAAATTCATTTTCTATTAAAGCTAAATCTTTGGGAGCTTCAAAATTAGAAGAATAAAATCTATCTATTTGTTCTGGCATAAGAGCTATCTCTCTCCATCCAGTATACTCTCCCTCAGATTCAATATCGATATGATCTGCGAAATAATCTTCCGCCTGTATTCCTAGCGCATCGCATTTTACTCTAAGGTTAATATCTTTGGTTATAACCTTTACTGGAAAATCTGGATTTTCGTTCTTAAGACCAAGAGCAACAGAAATTATCCTGTTATCTCCCTTGTCTTGATCCCAATCGTTCAGAATGTCATAACTGGGGGTCTTCAGAGCTACTCTGATGGTCTGGTCGAACTCTGGTATGGTAATACCTTGATCTAACTTTCCGTGTTCTCTGAGGTTATCTAAGAATCGATTAATGTATCTAGCAGATTCGCCCAAGAGCCCGGGCTTTTCTTTAAATCTATCTAATTCATCCAGCACAATCAATGGTATAACAACATCATTACCAGGAAAAGAATGAATAGACTTCATATCATAAAGTAGAACGCTTGTGTCTACTACTAACATTTTTCTATTGTTCATGCAATATTCCTCTGTACATATTTCAAACCGAATATTATGTTTGTTAACATAAATATGATCTTAAGGATTAGTTCATGGAAGAGAAAAAAAATAAAATATGCTTTGAAGAATACGAAAAGCAATGCTTTACTTGCGAAAAAGTGTCTTGTAAATATTGGATATCGTCTAGTAAGAACTATAATTGCACTATTATAGCTTCTAAAAAAGGCCCGCACACCCTTCAAGAAATTGGAGATATTTTTAATGTAACAAGAATGAGAATATGTCAAATTGAAAAATCTATTTTCCAAAAATTGAAAACTATAGCTACGCTTAATCAAATTTAAGAATTTCTTAAAGCTCTAGATTTAACAGCAAATTCTACTTCTTCTGTTGGCAAATCGTAAGCTGTCTTTAGTTCGTACAGAGATTTAATAATTTCATCAGTTATTTCTTCGTCTTCTTCTAGCTCAACTTCTACGATGTTAGTACTGATTCTAGCTTTTAAGGCTTCTATAAACTTTATTTTCATTTTATAATCCGCCAAGAAGTGTGATAGCTATAAGTCCAGGAATTCCTTCTTTTACATATACACCGGAGAATAAAGTAGAAGCTCTACCACCGACGTAAGAAAAAGCAGATTCAAGTCTACGACTTACGTCCGGGTCCGAAGCCATATTATTATCTACAACCAAAAGAAGAGTTCCTGTTTTTGCGTTACCAGATGGAGTGGGACATGGAGAAGATCTTAAGCACCCTTGGTAGACCAAAGATCCTAAATCATTTCTATTAACGTCTCGCACTACAGTGCTACCCACTACTATTCTTCCATTAGCACTTAAACATTTTTCTAAATCTTTAGAATCAAACGTTTGTATTTCGGTGTGCTCGTCTGCTAATTTAAGAACTTGAGCTATTAATTTAGCAAAGTTTTTATTTGCAGCAGGGAACATGTTCATCATTCCAACTTTACCTCTTAAGAGCTGGAGCTGCTTTTCATTATCAATAATAATGTGAGGAGTATCAGATATATCACTTGCTAGAGATTTATAGTTTTTTGAAATTGTTGGATTAAGCATTTCTTGCGCCGTTGGTTTCGAAACAATATAAACCACTTTTCCTGAGGCTTCGATCGAAGATAGATATCGAGTTAAAGAATCATGCAGTTCGTAAGAAGCACTCCCCGTGCCACCACCACCGCCCGCACAAACAAACAACCAGTCTAACTGCCCCAATCTCGTACGTACTGCGTCTTCTACAAATGCACTGTTTTCTTGAAGAACCTTTTTACCAAGATCTATATCTTTCCCCACGCCGTCAGCGCCCGGAACTAAAACAAAATTATTCTCGTCTAATCCACCAGGCTGATCTTTTTTAGTGGTGTTGACTAAAAGAGTTTTATTAAACCCTAAATCTAAAAAAGCTTTAGCCAGCTTTCCACCGCCTCCACCGACTCCAATAAAACCGCAAGAAATAGCGCTGCGCGCTAAGTTATCTTGAAGAAGTCGCTCATCGGCTTCTGCGGGATCATCATCATAAGCCATGACAAAATCGAAATCGTCCCCAGCATCTGGTGTATTGATGTAATCATCGTTAGAATCTTCAATATTTGGATCTTTGGGATCGGTTGTCATAATTGTATCCTTTTTTTTCTTTTTTTTCTTATTTATATCTCTTCCAAACAGGTTATTAGTTCTAGAAGCCACATTTTACCCCTAATTTTATTACCTTTGGACAATAGTAAATATTAACAAAAGAAAACAATTGACTAATTGGGCAAAACCCACGTTGATTCTGGGTTAGTACTTAAGTCATTACATGTACAGCTCCATGCAGTTACTTCTTTTATTCCTTGAGCTACTCCGCAAGCATTTTCACACGTTTCGATAGCATCAGCATCTACTTTACAGTTTGAGAAAAACATTCCTGCAATGATGCATAAGCTTATATAAAAAGCAATTTTAGATATAGAGCTAGCTATAGCTGATATTAGAATTCTATCTTCTTTTGCTGGATCTTCCATAATCTATTCGCTCTCTGATATAGCAGATTCGTATTCTCCAGATCCATTATGTTCACTCAATATTTTCTTGAGATCTGCATCTTTTATTATGCAATGCTCATCAGGCTGAAAAATCATAAAGAATCCGCCATCAACTATTTTCCTTAAAGATAAGAGTCCAAAAACTCTTTTTTTGCTTTTGTGCAAATAGACATATCTTAAAGATAATTCTATTTTTTCGTCATGCGGTGGATGGGTACAGATTTCTCCAACTATTGGCATTATAGAATTATCATTAATAACATGTCCTGCTATTCCATCTAAACCACCATCTGACCAACCCAGCAAATCTGTCATCCCTTTGTTTGCTTTTATAATGTTAAATGTTGGGCCCATTACAAATGAGGGTTGATTTAATTTATTGCATAAATCTTTTGCGCCCTCCCAACTATCGAATGGCCCGGCCGAGAGTTGAGATTGTTTGAGAAAATAAAGAAGTTCTTGAATTTCGCATTCTCTTTTTCGAGAAAAACCGTCAAGCGCTTGTTGCATTTCGTTTTGAACCTTTGTTAGGAACACAGATTCACTCATCATGACAAACCATATAGATCCCGCCATAAGAGCTATACCAACAGATCTCCCCATTTCATTGTGCCAGCCTCCCATAATAAGAATTAAGGCGCCGGCATGAAACAAAAGAAAACTTATAAGCTGAACTTGATTCCTTGGAAGGTTAAGCATATTTTTAATATATCATGTCTACGTAACATATAAAATGGTGGACCCGGCGGGAGTCGAACCCGCGTCCGCAATAGCTTCAAAGTCAAGTCATTCACAGGTTTGTCTAATTTATTCCCAAATTAGAAAGGTAGCTACAAACGTTCCCTTTTCCTATGTAGCCTTGGAAATCCACCTGTTACAAAAGGTATTCACTTATCTCTAAGTGGTACTAGTTTGTACCAGGGAACCATTGTGATTTTTTGTTTTCGCAGGGATCTACCTGTTATCTTAAGTTGGGTATCAAGGTCTTAAGAAACCCCGCGAATTAGGCCGCTAAGCGGTCAGCTTCGAAGTGATAATTGTTATTGGCAATTAAAGTTTTGAAACCGATTTTAAGGTCACCTGTTTCGTGAGACCACCTGCACTCTCTTTCTCTACTACCCCGTCGAAGCCGTTTCGGGCCCGCTATATTTTTACTTATTAGACTTTTTTTCTTTTTCATGGGTAAGAGATAATTTAACAAGCTCAGCTGTAGTGCTTTTTAGAAGTCTTAATCCTCTTCTAGCTCTTACGCCAGCGGATGAATTTCCGTTTGCGTGCTTGTGAACATCAAGCTCTAAACTTTCTACTGTTACTTTAAGCTCTCGCCACTTTTCAAGAATATCGTTGTTAGCCATTACTTTCTCCTTTAAGAAATAATGATATTTGAATTTTTATCATTTTCTTCTGATAGTAAAGGCTTTATTGCCTCGCTCACATCAGATAATACATTTCTATCTTCTAGCTCTAAAGATAGCAAATATATAATTTTAGCTATTTGAAATTGCGATACCCCATGTTGGATTATCTTCTGCGATATTTCGCGTGCTTCAATAGCATTCTCAAGCTTTTCTTCTTCTTCAGTTTTTCCATAAATTTTATTAGACATCGTTATCCTCTTGAAAACTTTCCATTCTAAATTGAATAGGCGAAACAAAAGTTAGTATTTTACCCTGAACACTTGATTCATCTTCTTCTCTTTGAATTATTATTTTTTCTCCCCACCTCTGATGCCTCAGAATAAACTGAGCATGTTGCCATATGGTTATATCCGATTTATAAGAAACTAACAATTCAGACAAGGAATCTGGGAATTCTAGCTTAATATCTGTAATGGTTGGCAAACTTGCTAGTTGCTCTTTACCTTTTACAATTTCAGAATTGCATAAGTCTATAATTTTATGAACTATAGAACAATTATTACATTGTGCATATGACGGTACAACATTATCGTCGTCGTCTATTATTGAAAAGACGACAAATTTATGAAATAGGGGGTTTGTAGATTTTTTAAATTGCGGTAAAATGCAATGACAATTTATTAGATGCCTTATTCCGTGCATAATTTTGCGCTAAGATTTAAAAATAGAGACTACTTGTCTTAAAGCTTTATCTTGAGTTCTTACAGTAATAGCATCTACTAACTCGCACACTTTCTGTAATTGGTCGCGATTTAAACTATACGCTTCCGGATTACCTACTAGCTCTTCTTTTAAATACTGACCGTGGAGCTCGATGACGTCTCTAGTCATTCTTCCAACAACGCCTTCTTTTATTTGGGGCGGCTGTGGTGTTGATTTTATTGTTGTTTTCTTACTTCTAGGCATGACAAACCTCCATAGATCAAACTAATCAATTTTGACTCTAAGTAAAATCAGCTAATTGATTTTGCGTGCTTGTCAGCTACAGAGCTGGCAGCCCAACTATCAGGCTTAGCCACAGTAGTGAAACCCATAGCTCTAGAATAACTAGTGATCCTGTTTAGGAATTCAAAACTAGCATTTCTAGGATCGCTACTACAGTCCGCATGAATTATTATTTTATCTCTTCCAGTTTCTTTTCTTAGCACAGTTGCAACTACAATTGAGTCCGCTACTTCTAGCTCTAGCCGATGCCCTAAATTAAAAAATTTATTTGACTCTATATATCTTCGAGACCAATAATAGTTTGCACCATTGCCCGGATATCTTATTACAACACCAGTTACGAAAGCAACTTTTTTTCTACTGGGATCTGAATCCGTTCCAACATATATTTCTGCTGAAGGGTCTGAATTTATAATTTCATCTAATATTTGACAAAAAGCAGCCGGTTTTCCACCTCCACAAAACCACTTTGAGTCTCGAGGGGTTATCATTGATTATCCAGCAAAAGCATATAACTTCCATTTTTTACTTGGTTTGCTGTCTTAAAACCATTCAGGGTGCCATGAATAAAACACGCTGCAGGGACTAATTCCATATTAGAATCCGTCAGAAAGTTAACAATACTCCGAAGATTAATCAAATTCTCTCCTTCTATTTCTTTTAAATTAAGTATTCCATGCCGGCTTATTGTGTTTAAAATACCGATAGTAGAAAGTATTCTGTCTCTAGTTATTCCTTTTGCGTTTCTTAAATGCTGCCCTAAATAAATTGTTGTTTTTCTCCCATTTAATGAAGCCACTCTTTTTCGAAGAATTTCCTTTTTTTCTTCTATATCAGTCGCTTCTATTTTTTTGTTTATTTGAAAGACTAAAGATAAAACGCGACTAGAAGTTCTAGAGTTTCGCATGGCACATTTTAAGTGGTCGATTTCTATGTGGTGAATAGATCTTAATTCTTTAAAATCTAAACTAGATATGGATTTTCCGCTTGTTGAATCTACAAATTCTGCGTCTGCTGCAACGGAAAAATCTTTAAGAGAGTTTATGCTCTCTAGTGAAAAAAGTAGTCTCGCAGGAATGACTCTTAGAGATTTTCTATTATAATTTACAGCCAAAGTATTGATTACATCATCTGAAAACCCTCTTGCAACTAATATTAAATCTAATTTATTTTCAGAAAAATAGCTTAAAACATGATGAATTTCTCCCACACTTTCTATTACTCCATCGTAAACAATAGCTTTAGAATCAAAAATAGAAATATTTGAAACATTGATTCCGTGAAGAAATTCAACGGGTGCTGCTATTGGAAAATCATACGAAGAAGAAACAATAAACCTAGAATTAAACTGCGGTGTTTCTTTTAAAGAAAAAGAGCAATTAAAACCAGCTTGATTGATAATAAAATCTACGAAGCTTTTTATGAATTCGTCTTCATTTAAGTTGATGCTAGCTTTAAGCTCAGAAAGATCTGCTCTTTTCGCAAGTTTAGAAATAGAGTGGATTTCTTCATAATAGCAATCGTTAGAATTATACATTAGCCCCTGTAGAAAAGCGATTAAATAAAAATATCCCGATCCCGGATGCATTTTTTCTACTGAGATAAAACCTTCTGCTACAATATCTCTAATGATCTTGTTATCTTCTTCGAAGCACTCTAATATTAATCTAAGTCCGTCTATCCAAGAAGCTTTAACAACCGTATCTTTAAGAAAAAATTCTATTTTTCCACTAGACAACTTTTTAAAATTTCTAGCAAAATTCTTGATCGTAGGTTTAGATTTAATTAAAAAAGATTCAGTGTCTTCAACTCTATAAAAATTAGTGAAGTTTACCGTCATTCTTGCTTCCAAACACCTGACCAAATGCAGCTAGTTCTGCAACTGTTTTTCCAAAGTTTTCAACTTTATCAACTACTTCTTTTTGTTTTTCTTCAGCTACTTTTGCTTTCTGTATTTCTAAGCTAAATCTCATAAATGCTCCAAACATACCGAGCACAAAAATAGACCACCCCTGCCAAGTTAAGCCAGAAACTAAAAGCAAAAAAGATCCAGCCACTAGAACTTCTGGCATGCCAAAAACTACTTTATTATTCATATAAGCCTCCATTAAAAAAATAATAAATAGAAGCTAATTGTACATTAACTATCTCGCCAAAGATTATTACTGGCGTAAGTTAAAACTTCTTCGGCAGAATCTGGGGAATATCCATATTCATCGACCATAGTTTGAACCATGTCACTATATTTTTTCTTTTGGTCGTCATCACGAGTTTTTGACTTAGTAACGATTCGCGCCATATCTTTAACAGATCCAACTAAATAACTTTCAATTGCTTCTTTTAGTGGCTCATAAGAAGTATAGTTGACTTTTTCGCCTCTTCTCATTTTAGCAAACATATAAGCGGTTACGTCAGATCGAAATCCGTCTCTTGAAGATCCAGTAATCCCAATTTGCTCTTCGATCGCTCTCATATACTTCTCATCTGGCTCGCGTTCTTCTTTAGTGATCTTGTCCTTGATCCTAGCATGAGTTGTATGAGCTTCAGCATTATCAAGATACGTATCAAATAAAGCTTGAGCTTGTTCTTCATAGGCGGTGACGAACGCTTTGGCTATTTCGTTTTCAAGAATTTTAAGGTATTCTTCTCTAACAATTCCGCCAATAATTTCTTGACATCTTTCTCTAAAATCTTCGTCAATTAGCTGTTCGTTAACTTGCTTTTTAATTGATTCCATAACGGAAATAGGAGTAATGTACCCAGAATCAGAATCGGTAAGCGCTGCATCAATGCATTTCATGATGAATCGAGTAGAAATTCCTTTCATACCCTCCCCTCTAGATTCTTCTCTTAAGTCTCTAATATCAATCTTTTTGACTCTTCCTTTTTCAATTACTTCTTCGCCATTGTAAATTTTCATCTTCGTAAGAAGATCACATTTTTGAGAACTTTTTAATCTCGACATGATTGAAAACATAGAAGCTATCTTAATAGTGTGGGGCGCTATATGTGCTTTAAAGTCTGATCTTCCCAATATTTTCTCGTAAATCTTTATTTCTTTATTCAGCTCTAAAACATACGGTACATTAATTTTAACAATTCTATCTAGAATAGCTTCGTTAGTATGCTCTGATCTGAATCTATTCCACTCTGCTTCGTTACAGTGTGCTAAAATAACACCGTCAAAAAACACCATGTCATGCTTCCCTGGAGACGGAACTCTTTTTTCCTGGGTCGCTGTAATAATAGTGTGAAGAAATTCGATCTCATTCTTAAAGACTTCAACAAGTTCAACAATGCCTCTATTTCCAACGTTGAATGCACCGTTGAGCGATAAAATCCGGGGGTCGTCTTCTGAATATTTGTCTAGCTTAGATATATCTTCTGAGCCTATTAAGACCGAAACGTCTTGACTGTTAGCATCCATTGGAGGAACGACAGCAATCCCGCGGCGACCCCTTTGAGAATACGATGATTGTACTATGGGGAACTGTTCGTACTTACCGCCATGTTCTTCTAAGAGCTTATATCTTGCCACGGGACTGATGTCGCCTTCGATTTTTACACCGATCATGCTTTCAAATTGTTCCCTAAGCGCTCTTGGCACTAGTTGAAGCGGTTCTCCTCTTTGAGGATCTCCCGCTAAGTGGTAATAATTTGGAGCATGCTCCATAGCTCTTTTTATATGTTCAACTAGAGCAGATTTACCAGCTCCAACTGGACCCATCAAGAGCAATACTTGTCTACTTTCTTCTCCCTTGAGAGAAGCAGCTTTTAAAAATCTCATTAATCTAGAAAGAACTTGCTCCATACCAAAAAATTCGCTCTTGAAATAATCATAAATCTTTATATTTTCACCATCAAATATTTTTCGTTTTCGAGGATCTTCATCAGATAAAACCTCGAATCCAAAATTAGCAATAGTGTCATAAAGTTTTTTATGAGCGTGATCCGCTATAGAGGGATTGTTCTGAACTTCTTCTAGATATTCTAAAAAAGTTCCATTGAAACGTTCTTCTTTTTTTGTATTTCTCTGATTTTCTATTATTTTAAGAAAGTCTTCTGTTTTCTTTTTTGGCATGTTCCCCTCTAAATTTCAAATGGTTCATCTTCAATGATTGTTAATAATTTAACTGGATTTTTCCAGAGCGTAGTTATATGATCCACTACTTTTTCTGCATGGTCTATTTCTAGATCTCTTCCGTCGTGTTCGTGATGTAAAACTAACATGTTCCCTAAGTCTATTGAATCAACATAAATTACTGGTATGTTGTTGGTTCCCGTTCTTTTAATTAAATCATCTCTCACTATTTTCCAACTTTCTTTATCAGAAACATCAGTTATTTTAATTTTATCCCCAAAATTAGCATAAGAAAATAAATTTAAATCTCGACAATCTTCCTCAGTTAGATATTGGCGAATGAAAGATTCATCGTGATGAATTTCTCTAGCTAAAAAACATTCTTCAATTCCATCGCGTTCTTCAATTCTTCTAAATATTTCAAACCCCAAATGATAAGGATTAATAGCACCTATATGAGGCTTAATAACTTGGTTGTGGCTTTTTAGAAATGGCAAATGATATTTTTGCGGTAAATCTAATTTATGAAGAATAGTATAATGCCAATAAGAAGCCCATCCCTCATTCATAATTTTAGTTTTAATTTGTGGTAAAAAGTAATTAGATTCTACTTTAACTATTTCTAATATATCTCTTTCCCACTCTTCTAGAGAGTCAGAATATTCTAATAAAAAGCCCAATATATCATATTCGGGTTCGAGAGGTGTGTTGTCTAAAACAGAAAAATCTACATCTTTTCCTGCTTCGCTCTGAGATTTTAAATAAAGTTTTAGCTCTTCTTTTTTCTTTTTATTGGAAATATATTCTTTTGGATATCTGTAGGTTTGAAACTGCAGGGTGTGAGCCGCATCTATTATTTTTTCTACTTCTTCTATTCCAATGCTGGGATCTTCAATATAAGACTGAATTCTCTTTTTGGCGTTCCTTAAAGAAGAAACAATAGTGTCTGCATGTGTAAGCTCAAAAGTTCTATTATTTTTAAAGAAATCTGAATGCCCTACGCAGTGTGCCATTATAAGAATTTGTAAATATAGAGGGTTTTCTCTCATGAGATAAGATATAGAAGGATTTGAATTAATAATCAATTCATAGGGCAAGCCTTCCATACCAAGATTATACATTTGATGAGTTCTTTCGAAACTTTTGCCAAAAGACCAATGGTTATAATGCGATGGCATGCCGTGATATGACATGTGCCCTATCATCTCATAGTAGTCGCATGTTTCATAAGTGATAGGATACCAGTCTAAATTACACTCTTCTGCAATTTTGCATATCTTTTCATCCCAGAATTCTAAATCTTTAAGACTCCAATCAGACATCTAAACTCCTACCTCCGAAAAATGATTTAAAAGCAGGCCAAATATCTTCGGGAGAACTAATATCTGCAACTTTTAGATTAAAACCACTCAACGGCTTAAACACCATAGCCCCCAATCCTTTGCTATCATCAGCCCATCTAAGCCTGTCGTCAGATGGCACTATTTCGCAATATCCGTAAAGCTGAACCATCGGTATTAATTTTATTATATGGTCAGCTAATTTCTCATTGTCTGACGGCCAGTTGTCTCCGTCGCTACACTGGAACAAGTAGATATTCCAGCTGCTTGGGTGGTACCTTTTGCTGACAATGTCTAAAACCATCTCTGTAGAAGAAGAAACTATAGTTCCTCCAGAAGACCCTCTTTTAAAAAATTGGTCTTCGCTCACTTCATAAGCTTGCGAATCGTGGGCAATAAAAACTAATTCTGTATTTTCGTATTTAGATCTTACAAAATGATATAAAAGAAAGAAAAAGCTTCTAGCTAAATATTTTTTGTTTTCCGTCATCGACCCTGAAATATCCATTACAAAGAATATCACTGCATTTGAATGCTGATTAAACTTCTTTTTAATGTGTTTATATCTTAAGTCTCTTTGGTTAAAAGAAAAATCATCTTCTTCTTCGATTTCTTTATGCCTTTTAGACATATTTTTTCTTCGAAGCATTCTTTTTACTGTTTCTTTTTTGTCTAGCCGCGGACGGATCCCCTTGTTTCGATATCCATGTCGCTTTGGTTTTTCAGAAAGAATTTTCTTCATTTGCTTCTTTTCAAGCTCTGGCAACTCAAGATTATCAAACAAGTAAGAAGCTAATTCTTCTAGAGTTATTTCTACCTCATAGTATTCTTCGCCCTTTTCATTTCCTGGCTTATTTCCCTGCCCGGGTCCTTGGTCGCTGGAATCTTTTTTTCCTATTGTTTGACCTTTTCTAATATTTTTTCCAGGCGCAGCTCCAACTTTTTTACTAGAGTTTTTTCCATATACAAAGCGATATTCTTTTATCCCTCTAACAGGAATCTTAAATTTCTTTTTTCCATCCTGGCCAATGATGCTTTCTTCAGCAACAATGTGGTGGATGCCTTCTTTTATAGCTTTCTCTATTTTTCCTTTATGACGAGAGCGATCTGAAGCTGATCTATCGCCAGAGGATTTATGGTGCTTGAATATCGACATATTTCTAATTATGTTAATTTTAGATTAGAAATAAACTAAATTAGCATTCTACTTTTCTGTTTGCGTTAATTTTAGTAGAGCATTCCAGTGCGACCTATTAACAAACGTCGGTGGGCCCTGAGAAGAATCTGATATATCCCTAACAGCTTTTCCATATTTGACTATTTGCCTGGGCGACGGGTTATCAGAAAGGTTGTGGAGCATATCAGCGAGCTTAACAATTACTGCGTCTGGATCATTCATTATACCACGTATATAAAAATCATAGGGGGCATTTTTTCTTTTAGTGAGTAAGCTTACCACTTCTATTACTCTACTAGAAACCTTATCATCCGATATCGCGTCTAGTATAAAAGCTATTAGCTCATCTTCATCTTCAAAGTTGCCTAAATCTAATCCATCCTCCATTGAATCATGGAGAAGCGCAGAATAATAAGCTACTTTATTTCCCGGGTAATATTTTTTTACTATGTTAGAAACTTCTTGCGGGTGTAAAAAATAGGGTTCTCCAGTTCTTCTTTTTTGGTCTCTATGCGCGTATTGTGAAAGAATATTAACAGAGTCGATTCCTCCTACATCTTCTTGTATGAATCTAATATATTCTCTTAGAATATCAGTCGTTTTTTTATTTCTTTTTATCTTTTTTGAGTCTAATGTTTTCATATTGCCGCACCAGCTCTGAAGAGCTTTGAACCTTTTCTTTTCCCCCTATGTCAAAAAGCACTTCGCAACCAATTTTATCGCATGTCGAGAATTCTGGTACACTCTCTGGATCGCATCTGTCGCCGCCCTTTAAAAAGAATTGAGGTTTCAGTATTTCTAATGCGCCTATTACTGTTTGAGTGCCATCATCCCAGCAAGTAACAAAATCGACGCCTTCAATAGAGGAGATTATTTCCATTCTTTCTTCTAAGGGCATAAACGAATATCCTTTCTTTCTCTTTAGAAAACCATCGCTATTAACAATAACCACCAACACCCCCGGGTTCCAGAAACCAGTATCGGGAGATCCTACTTGAGCAGCCTCTGCTGCGGAAGTTATATATCTAATATGACCCACGTGAATAGGATCAAAACCACCAGATATTGTAAAGATAGAATATCCCCAGTTATCTAACTCTTTCTTGAGCTCGTGTATATTTTTGTAAACTAAGCCTGGCATCGTTATGTCCTATTGAAGAATGCAAGAAGAAAAATCTGTAGGTAAGTATGCAGAATTTCTTTTATAAAAATAATTCCAATCCGAATCTAAGATATAAGTTGCGGCATAATCTTCTTTATTTCTTATGCTTCTACCAACAGATTGAACTATAGTCTTAGCTGTTTGCATTGGATACCACCAATTCCATTTATTCATTTTCTTTTTGATTAGCTTATCTCCAAGATACGGATAAGGCACCTTACACAAAATTTGGAATCTACTCATATCGCCTTTTAAATCTACTCCTTCCGTCATAGATGGGCTTAGTAGTATGGTTGGTTTTTTTGATTTCATATGTTTTTCAAGAATCATATCCCTATTTGAAGAATCGTGAATTAAAAACCTGTTAGATTTAATATTTTTTTTCAAATAATTTGCTATTTTGTAAGAGTGGCAATGAATAATCCCCTTTTCATCTTCATGGTTATCAATAATTTCTTTGATAGCAATGGCCAACTTTGGCAGAGTTTGATCAATAGAAGACGAACTCATTTTTCCAATAGGGCTGACTATAATAGGGCGATTGTCTTTTGGGAATGGAGATGGAATAGAAATAAAAGCAGCTTCTTCTTTTTTTATCCCCATCAGCTCGCAGAATGCATCTTTATTTAATATTGTTGCAGACATCATCAAAACTTGTTTGCCATATTTGAGAAGATATTCTTGAGCAAACTTAGATATATCCACAGGTTTAAACTCTAGTCTTGCGCTGTCTCCCTCTTTTTCGTAATTAAAGACCCAATTTTCTTCAGAGTAGTGAGATAGAAATCTTCTAAGTTTGCATGCATGTTTATCTAACATCTCAAATTTATTAGCTATATTAGCAAATTCTTTAATCTTTTCTTTTAATCCAACATATTTCTCTAGCATATTTTCGATATGCTTTACGTGCGAAGACAACCTTGGTTCATAAACTTGCTCTACCCAGTTTATAGCTTGTTTTTGGCTAGAAAAATCTGGCATTGTAAGCTTAAGCACTCTAACACAAAATCTTTTAGAGATTCCAATTTCAATAAATTTACTTAATTCTAATTCTGAATTATGAGCTTCATCGACAACTAAGAGTTGGTGCGGTTTAATTTTTCCGACATATTGAGTCTCTGCTAAAAAATAAGAAAAATTAGTAATTCCATAACTGCTTCCAACAAATTTTTCTTTTGCTTTTTTATATGTGCACCGGAAAGCACAAGTTTTAAAAAACTGAGATTTTTTATCAGCAGCCTTAAGTGCTCTCAAACCTTCTGCACACGAACTCCCGCGGAGGTGACGGCATGAATAATTTGCAGATGACTTAATTGTCTCCATCAAGCCCTTGGCTGCAGAATAGTCTTTAATGTATTGATCTTGCAGAATTTTTTGAGTGGTTAAAAATAGCCCGCCGCACTTATAAGAATCTTCAACAGCAACTTCATTGGCTAAGTATCTTGCAATCGCAATTCCGATTGCACTCTTGCCCACTCCTGTTCCAGCTTCGAGTATAACATATTTCTTTCCAGCGGCAAATGAAGAAATAGCAAAATCAATCGCTTGCTGCTGAGATTCTCTAACTTCTGGATGAGGAAAATACTTTTTTAATTGTTCAGTTTTCATATGAATATTTTAACTATATAATTTGATTTTTTCACAAATACTTAATAGTCAATAGGAGCAAAAATGCCTAGAAAAACATCCATTACTGGAGATGGAATCAGAGACGAATCAGTAGATTCAGTAGATATAGCTTCAGGCTCTATTAGAGCTGGAGAGCTTAATGCTCAAGCTGTGTCTGGCCAGGCAACAATAACGACAACCGATACTACCAACGATAGACTTCTTATTTGGGATGCTACCGACTCTGCGCTTAAACAGGTATCAATCGGAAATTTAGGAATTACAGCTGCCCCCGCTGGCTCCGATGCCCAAATTCAGTATAACAACGGGGGTGCCACCGGTGGTGCTGCTAATTTTTATTGGGATGATGTTAACAATAGAGTCGGAATCGGAACGTCCCAGCCAGACAACACCCTCCATGTTGAAAGCGCGGGTACCACACATATAAAAATTGCAAGTGAAGCTGGGTATGAAGCAGCTCTTAAGCTTAAATCCGGTACCGAAGCTTCTGCATATGTATGGCAACCTGGTAATACATCTGACTTGCGGTTTTACGTAAATGGTGCCGATCGAATGCACATAGACAATAATGGGAATGTAGGAATTGGAACAACTGCACCTGACAGCACTTTTCACGTTGCTGGTACAACCCACTTGTCTAGTTCTGCTGGAACAGAGGTGCTGAGAATTGCTAAGGCTGACGGAGATTCAAGAGAAATTGTTCTTGAAAATGAAGGAGTAGATGCGGCAAGTATTTATCTAAATTCTGCTGAGCACTTATTTATTCGACAAGAAAATGCAAGTAACGATTTATGCCTAAGAGTTGGATCAACTAACGCTTTAAGAGTAGATGGTTCTGCATCAACAGTCGGTATCTGGACAGATAGTCCAAAAACTGGTCTAGATGTACATCACGACCCTACTTCTTTAGGCGATGATTCTGGTGGCGGAGAATGTGTTACATTCGGTACGGGCACAACAGTGGCTGGTAAGTTATACTACCTTAATGGAACAGCTTGGGCAGAAATTGATGCATCAGCTCCTGCTACCGGTGCCGATCAAATGGTCGGCATTGCACTAGGTACAAGCTCAGCAGACGGTATACTAATTCGTGGATTTTTTGACGCAACAACTTACTTATCCTCTTTTTCTGGAGGTAAAGCTGTTTATATGAGTGAAACGGCGGCATCAATGACAACAGTCGCTCCCACCACGGCTGGAGCAGTTGTTCGTATTGTGGGATACTGTACAGACACCGCGAATGTTATCTATTTTAATCCAAGCAACAACTGGATTGAATTAGCATAATGGCTATTATTGATAAGCGAAATGGTAAAGCTCTTACAGATATTGTCAAGCTCACCGGTAAAAACAAGGAAGATATAGCCAAGGTTGACAGCATAACTCTCGAAGCGGGACCAGCTCATGATCCACTTTGGGTTGCTATCGGTAGAGATGGCACTGTTTGTCACTCAACAGATGCTGTTAGTTGGAGCGAGTATCGTGTACCAGTTGGCACGTCAGTAGATTATTGGGATCTATCATTCGGAAAGGACGGTAACAACGATGATATGTGGGTAATATCAACAGGCATTGCTGATCCGGAGCTGTATGTTGCGTCTGATCCCACTACCGATGCAGATGACTGGTCAGCAGTTAATTTTACTACTACGCATAAAACTCGAGCCACAGAATACGGAGCTAATGGAACATGGATAGCGTCAAGAAACAAAAACCCAAGTGGCACAGTTCAGAGATCAACTAATGGGGGTGTAACTTGGACTGAAATAAGTACTGGGCTAACTGGCGTTGGCGTTAACCTAAGCGTAGCTACGGACGGCGCCGGCCTGTGGTTAATCGGTGGCGCTTCTAAAACTATAAAATCCCATGACGACGGACTTACGTGGTATGTCTCCCATGAAGAGAGAGGGAATAGAATCGAATATAATAACGGTGTCTGGTTAAAAACTAACAATGGCACCCACCCCCATTATGCTACCTCTATCTCAGACAGCGATACTCTAGATACGTGGAACTCTATTACTATCAGCAACCAGTCGACGTGGGCAGTTTGCCACGTGTCTGGAAACGACTGGTTACTTTCAAGAGCGTCTGACGTTTGGAAATCTACAGACAACTGTGCTTCATGGTCAAAAGTTACAAGACCCACAGGCGTAGGGCAAGTAATGGGTATTGCCACAGATGGAACTATAGCAGTAGTGTGTGGAAAAGATTCAGGAATTTCATATACTTCGAACCTCGGCACAAGCTGGACTAGCGCTCATGATGCCGATAGACAGCTTTTGTCTATCGAGTATAATAAGGTTAAACCATTTTAATATGCGCTAAAAACAAAATTTTGCTCCTTAAGCATCTAAGTTGATATTTAATTTTATGAAGTCTCTTACACGCATCTTATGGCTGACTACGATTTTTATGATGACCGGCATTATATGGATGCACGGAAAACAACTTAGAAGTTTAAAAAAACTAGATGCTGCTTATCTGCCAGTAGATGCTTTTGCGCAAGTAGAAACAGAAGTTTTATTATTTGCAGAAAACAACTCCAACACTATTGGAGCTGTGGGTTCAGGAATAGTGTTTCATGTCGACAACTCTTATACTTATGTGTTAACCGCTAATCATGTTTGTATACCACCTTTTTACGACAGCGTAATACAGCTTTATGGAGATGAAACTCTATTAGTAAATTCAATAATAGACTACTTTGGAGAAACTAGGGCTGCTGACATGATTTATAACGACCCAGCTAAAGATTTGTGTATTTTAAAAGTTGAGGGTTCTTGGACTTCTCCAGTAGAGATCTCGTCAACTCCTCCAGAAATTGGAGACCGAGCTTATTCTTTAGCTGCACCCGGTGGATTCTTTTCTCCTGGGATGGTTCCTATTTTTGAAGGTGTATATTCTGGAAAGATTAACGATGTTTTAGATAGAGATGATATATACACAATTCCAACTCAAAGTGGGTCATCGGGCGCAGCTATTCTTAATGAAAACTTTGAAATAATAGGGTTGATTCATTCAGCCGTCTATGGAAACGACAATATCGGGATAGCAACTACGCATGAAGAGGTTGCTGAATTCTTATACGGCTGGGAAGTTCTATTTGGCTTCAGAGTTCATTAAAACTCGATGCAATTGGTCATATTGACCTCTTATCCAAGCCATAGCTGTGGTCTCATCAGCAAAGTTTCTAGTGGGTGTCGATAGCTCTGGTCTTTTTTCAACGCTTACAGAAGCCCAATAAGTGCCATCCGGATCTGCAGATATATCGAAATTTAGCCCAGGATAATTTTCCCAAGTGATAGGTTTTGGATCTAAAGTGTGGTAGTTTTTTCCAAACCCGACTTCCTGCTCGGGCCCGATAACTTCTTTTAAAATAAAAGAAATATAATCTCTCACCAATAATAAAGAGTTAGACATTTATTCTTTATCTTCGACTTCTTCGACTTCTTCGACTTCTTCGACTTCTTCGACTTCTTCGACTTCTTTGTTGTTTTCTATAGCATGAGTTTTCTTAAAATCTTTTACCATGTCTTCAATAGCTGCTTTTGCATCGGTGCCATTACCAACTCCAGGTTTAGTGCTGAGGGTTTTTGTAAATTGCTGGTCTATCCAACTTCTATATTGCGCTGGTATAAGTTTAGATCTCCAAAACACCGCCATTTTAAAATCCCCCAAACCCGAGTCCGCCAATAATTCCGCCCCTGTTGGGACTAGAAACATAACCTTTACTTCTGGTTGGTTCAAAATCTTTTTGTTTATTAGATTGATATTGATTTAATAGAGAATTAACAAACTGATTTACTTCTTCTTGGCTATACCCAGCCGCATGTAATTGGTTTGCGGTGGCTATAGGGCACGGAGCTTCATGAGATTCTTTTATAAACTGCATTGATTCTCGAATTATTTTCTTTAATTTTTTCTTTTTGATAAGCATAGAATAAAACTCCGTGTGGTTCTTCTTTATTAAATATCTATGTTAAACTTTATTTATACTTTCGCTTAGTAAGTCTTGAATTTTTCCTTTAATAAAAATTCCATATAGCTCTGATTTCTTTTCAGACGGAAAAATTCTAGTCGGTTTAATATTAACTACAATTCCAAATCCACCTTCTTTATTAGGTAAAAGTGGTGCTATAGCACTATTTTCTTGACTTTTCACATACACTAAATCGCCCACTTGAAGGGCTTTGTTGAGAGACATATTTTCACCGCTGTACCGTAACTAAGTATACAGCGGCTCAACATGCTAAAATATAGTTCTTCTTATAGAATCATGATTAATATTATCGTTTAAGCCGAACTCACTTTTTATGCCATAATCTATGAATAATTCTTCGCCAGCTTCAATATCTTTTCTTGTATAAAAATTCAAGCAGTTAAACGGCCCGAGTTCTGATATGCCGTCCTTAACTAATTTTCCTTCTGTTACAGTGTATGTCCATTTAGCGTTGGCCTCTTCGGAATGATTAAACATTCCGCCATACCCCATTGCCAAAGCTACATTTCTTCCACCGGGCCATCTAAAAATATATTCACTTAAAATATGGCCGTGTTCTCTACTTTGTTCATAAAGCTGAAAAATCCATCTATCAAATAGTATTACCGGACACCTTTCAATAAGTTGGCGTTTTTTTATTTTTTCTTTAGCAAAAACACCAAAACCAGCACCTTCAATAGTGCTGGTTTTGATTTCAATTGGACCCATATAGTAGCTTTTACGGGATAATTTTTCAGTAAAAATCTTCATAATTGCAATTATAATACAAGAATATGAATTTTAAACTTTACGCAAAATCTCCATTATCTAACATCAAGCTATATTCTTGCATAGTTTCTAAAGCTATTTTACGAACTCTATCTGTTAACGCAGCCTCCATGTCTATCATGGCGTTTTCTACTTGAGAATTCCACCACTCTTTAGCTTCAGCGGCTGTCAACTCTCCGTTTTTTGTCATCGAAGGGTCACCTTTATCAAAAGACTTTTCTTCCATGTCAGCCCATTTATCTGCTAAATCAGCAGCATCGTTCCATTCCACCCTTGGCCAATGTCTCTCTTGCGCTGCCTGCATTTCAGCAGCTTGTTCTCCCGATATGGGCTGCTCTTTCAAGATTTTACTTTCTCGAATAATTCTTCTCAGTTGTTTTCTTGTGATTTTCATTTTTTCAACTTATCCTGCAGTCTATAAAGCTCTAATAGAGTCGTTGGCTGTGGTGGGATTCCTTTTCTCTGGGCTATTTCTAGCTGTTTTACTACTTTATTTAAACCCTCAGAAATTTTCATAGTTTCTGGTTCTTTAGTGGTCGGCTCAGATCCGGAAGCTTCAGACTGATCTACATCAATAGAAAGATTATCCCCGCCAGACCAAACATTTTCTCTCGCTTCGACATCTTCAATCGATCCTGGGCCCTCTTCATCTATTTCACCAGATGGAATAGTCTTACGATCAGCTTCAAGCTCTTCACGAATAATGCGAACTAAGTCTTTTTGGGTGAACATATTATCCTCTAATGCGTTTTACTTCTTTTCTAATAAAACGTCTTAACGATTCATCTTTGCGTTCTTTTTCTAATTCAGCCCTGTGCTCTTCTTCTTTTTCATCTTTGATATCATCTTTAAGATCTTTGATGTGATCGATATCATTTCCAATGTTTTTATGAAGATTATCTAATTCATCATCTATGCTGTCTTCATAGAGTCTTCTTCTAAGCTTTCTCTTTTCTTCTCTAATCATCTTTCGTGCGAGTCTACGAGTGCGAATGCGTCGTTCTAAAGCCAGCGCTAGGTCGCCATCAGAAGCTGCGGGATCTAAATCTTTACCGTCAACATCCATATCCATGCTTACTCCAGCCGATGCGGCCAGGTCTTGAATCGCTGCAACTGCGGCTTTTGCTTTGTGGTGTACATCGTCATAATCTTTATGGCCAGGGTCTGTTTTTGAATCATCGCCTGCATCACCGCCCCAGTCGCCCTCATAATCTTTATAGTGGCCAGCTACATCTCCCGTGCGGTGACCATCATCCCGCTTATATTCGTGAGCTCCACCGCCAAACTCGTGTGATTCTTCTCTAATAATTCTTCTTAATTGTCTTTTTGTGATTTTCACAACACTACCTCGATTTAAATGTGTCTATCATATCAGCCTCAGAAACTCCGACGGCAACACATTCGTCTACTGCACGCCGCAAATTAATTAATGCCAACTGTTGCGCGTCGGTTAGATCAGCATACAGTTCTTGACCAGACTGACGGTCAATACCAAGTTCGCTTAAGCGAGCTTTCTCTTCTCTAATAATTCTTTTAAGCTGTCTCTTTGAAATTTTCATTGTTTTACATAAACCCTGGACCGTTGAACCCAAGCGTAACGCCAGCTCTCCTTGGAGTCTCTTCCATTGCATCTGCCACAATTTCAGCAGCATCTCCAACAGCGTCCAAAAGAGGGGTATCTTCAGCAGACTCTGCAACAACTAGTGTCTGTGCCTCAAGAGTTTCTTGAAGCGCTACAGCTTGTGCAACCATTGCTTCCATTAGCGGCGCTTGAGCTGCGACTTCAGGAACACAATCATGGCACAAGTGAGCAGCATTTTGAACAGATTCTACAACTTGCTCTAGCGCTCTTTGCGCGACTTCCATCTCGACCATTAAGTCTTGTTCTGGAGCTGTAGATTCTACTACGGCTGGAGTTGGCTCTAGGGCTAAATCTAAAGCAACTGGCTCTGTAGCTGCGTCGACAACATCGCCGCAAGCTTCTTTAATTAATTTTCTTAATTGTCTTTTAGAAAGTTTCATTTAACACCTCTGAGACTATATATCAAGTCTCTTTATCGTTATTATTTTTTTAGTTTAAATTGAACACCGATTTAGAACAATGCGATATTCTAGATATCGTTTTTATAAATATACTTTTTTAGCGGAACTATCCACAGAATATCCTTATAGTTTAACAGAATGTCTTTCGTTGTTCTCCGCTATTATAAATGTAAGTCTCATCAATTAAAATAAAGAATATATCGAGTAGCTTCTGACGGCTTTATTCTGCAGTCTCAAAAGCGGCTTTTTCTATCCCATCAGAAATATCATAGCTGGTGCCCTGGTCTAAATGGGATGGAGTATCTAACTCTACATGACCTGTCTTGTTGTGAAATGTAGCAGTTAATTGAATCTCGTTTTCAGAATTAAAGTAGTCAAGAATTCTGTTGACATCATCTACTCTAAATCCAGCTTCACCCTCTTCTGGTCCACCGTAAAATGTCCATGGCTCATAAATCTCTCCCCAAGGAAGTATTATAGTCCAAATCTTTAAAAGTCTAGGGTTGACACCCAGGGTGTTGATAATCATCCTGGCTTGATCTCTGTTAGAATACCCTCCAGCTTCATCACTCCACCAAAGCAGTTCAATTTTTCGAAGCTCATCAGCTGTAGCATTTTCTAATAAGGTTTTTCTGACGATTCCTCGAAGCTGTCTTTTAGTAATTTTCATCTGTATCTCAATCGTAGTATGGCGCCGGTGATCTCTTGTATGGCTTGCGCCTTCCGAGCTGTCCACCTGTACGTGTAGTTAAAAAGTCTATAAAGTCATCGTAAGCACCTGGATATAGAGCATTAATATTTTCTTTTGAAACATTGATCTCTCCAACACCATGAGATATAGAACGGGGCGGCTTAAGTCGAATGTACTTTTTGTACTCTTTCCACTTGATGTCTGACAAGTCATTGGGTTCGATCATGCTAGTCCACTCGTTACCTAAGAATTCCAAGAACTCCTTGTCTGGATCACCAGCAATGGCTGCCTTCGCCTGCTTGTTGTATACTTTCCAAGCTGCATCCTCCAGATCTCTTAAGAACTTGTACGCCTTTTGGCTGTCCCAACCTTCTGGTGCCGGCATCTCATCGTACTCTCCAACGTTTTCGAACCACCCACCGGCTTCATCAGATATCCACCCCACTTCATTCTTTTCAACATAAGGTTTTATTTCAGGGTCGGCAAGCGCGCCTTGAATATCATTGACGAGAGCATAATTTGCAAGAATGTTGTATATCTCTACATCTTCGTACGAGTTGACGATAATATCTTGCATTTCGCCTTCGGTAAGAAGAGATTCTCTAATAATATTTCTAAGCTGGCATTTTGTAATTTTCATGACTTAAATCCTTTCATGTAATCATAGTAATTGCCACGATCACTTAGGCTCCATTCGTCTTCTTCTACATCAAAATCAACTTCATCTTCTTCTAGCATTTGGTCTAATACAGAAAATATGTCATTTTGTGCTGGGGGTGAAGCCCAATTATACCCTCCTTGAACTGCAGAAACTAACTCCATTCCAGATATTGTACCAAGTTCCCAGAGCTGGTGTGCGATGGAATCTCTTATAGCTTCCCAATTCTCAAAAGCGCCGACAGGTGTTTCTTTTAAAAGAGATTCTCTAATATCTTCTCCAGCTGCAAGTTGATTAATAAGTTGTTCATATTGAGAAGGATCTTCGCTGTATCCAACATTGTCCATGAAATCGTCCATTAAAAGCATTTTTATAGATGCAAAATCTAGTGAAGGATCTTTATGATATTCTGCTGCGTTAGCGCGAAGATAATTTTCAACATCAACTGAATAAAATTCTCTTATGATTCTTTTTATTTGTTTTTTAGTTATTTTCACGAGAATATCCTAATAAGTGGTTCTTCTAACAAGTGAGTCACGATCTAAAAGATCGGATGGCGTTCCTGCAACCTGCAGAATCTCGCGGTCATCTAGTCCATCGACGGACAATGCAAAATTACGAACAGCGGCAAGGAATGAGCCCGGGTCACGCTTAGATAAACGATCAGGGGTTATACTGGCATCCATATCTCTGAAATCTTGAAACCCTAAGTCGTAAGCAATTTCATCTAGATCGAGTACACCGATATCCAACGCATCTGCAAACCCGCGCCAGTTAGATTGTTTTGAGGGTGGACTATTACTTGAATAGCCGCTTCCATATTCCTTGATAATTCTTTTAAGCTGTCGTCTTGTGATTCTCATTTTTACCCCGCAGTAGTTGCGTATACGCTATAAACATCATAGCTGTCTAGTGGCCCCATCGATTTTGGTGCGCCTGACTGGAGAGCTTTTAAAATTTCTGGATCATCGATTTCTAAAAGTGTCACTGATCTAAACATGTCTTCTGGCGTTAGGGGATCTGACCCCCGAGGGACAAATTCAAGCCACGCTCTATCTCGAGAGATTATTCTTCGCCCGCCATATCCAGTTCCTCGATAAGGGAGTTTAAAACTCGGATTTCTGGAATATGGTGTCCCTTTGGTCACCATGGCTTCATGAACGATTCTTCTAAGCTGTCTCTTTGTGATTCTCATTTATCCCATCCCTGGATGCCATGACCAAATATCATATAAGTCTTCGAGTTCTACTACAAGAGCATATTCCAAGTCTTCTAATATTAAATCTAAATATTTCATTGTTATCCTGCAATCCTGTCCGCAATAAAAGTTAGAAGCTCGTCTTCGCTGTTATCAAAGTGCCAAATAAGTTCATCCCACTCATCTTCTCTAAATTCATACTTGGCGCCTGCAGCAAGATCCCAAGCTATATCTTGCATATCTACTTCTGGGTTGTCGGCTCCATAATCACCACTAGCATCCATTGCCCACTGGTCTGCTCTTGCAAGAAGATTATCAATATCCAAACGTTCCTGCTCTCTCTTATTTTTGCGATAGCGTCGTTTGCCGCGCAGCTCCACATCTATCAGCGCCCAGTCATCGGGAGTAACCTCGATTGTCTCAACCCCATCCTCCCGGCCCCAGTTCGATGGAAGCTCGGTTATATTCAAGCGCTTCATTATGTCTCTAGCAGCAGCCTCTGGTGCGTCAGCACTGCCATCCTGCCAGTCATCTTCAAATACCAGAAGCTCGCCGGTCTCGGAGTTCAAGATATCAATACCTTCCTTGATAATCTGTTTAAGTTGTCTTTTTGTGATTTTCATTATTTAATTGCTCCGCTTCCACGAATCAATCCGCCTAAAGCTTCAGCATCTCTATAAAGCTGCTCTAATTTTTCGGCTACACCATCAGCAATAGCATTTCCTTCGTTCTCACCACTAAACAACCAGGCACTTGTAACATACTTGTCAGCAGCCATGTCTAACATCTCCGAAATATCGTCTACTTGGTCTGATAAATCTAGCCACGAAGGATAGTCAGAATATTCTTTAAGGAGTGTCTGCCTCTCTTCTTTAATAATTCTTCTAAGTTGGCGTTTGGTGATTTTCATTCTACGACCTTCGAAAAGCTTTGCTGCTTCTGCGTCATTTTTAACAATAATTTTCTTTACAATTGATTTTTGCTTTGCACTCAAACCTCGGCCTTTTTTGAGTTGTTTTAATATAGAAGTTAGAAAATTGTTTGGCTTAACAGCTATAGCAGCTTCTACAGCTGCAATTTGATCTGCGTTAGAATCAGCGCCAACATACGAAGTTTTTCTTGTAGACTTATATTTGCTTCTTCCGCTCCATGGAGGTCGAGTTCCAGTGTATGTTTGACCACCATATTGTCTTCCAAAGCTCCGGCCTCGACGACTTACATTGCCCTCGTCATCGTAGACATTGCCATCTTCATCGACATACTGTTCATATTCTACTAAGCGCTGATTTTTTATAGCTTCTATAGTTTCTGAGTTAGCTCTAGATTTCATTGGCGAAGGACGAGCATGTACCATTCGAACTTCTTTGATTATTTGCTTTAATTTGTTTTTATTAATTTTCATAATTCACCCGTATGCTCCAGTTTCACCGCCGGTATCATATTCACCGTCGTGAAGTTGAGTTTCGATTCTTTGTATAACTTCTTCGATTGCTGCGGTTATGCCGGTCTCAATTTCTTGTATAGCATAAACGACTTGTTCTTCCCACTCCAGTCTATTCGTACGACCCTCGAAAGCTTCGGGAGTCTCTTCGAATAGTGCCATCATATCTTTATAGAAAAGATCGGCTACTTTAGCTGCCGACTGTTCTGCCGCGGCTTCGTAGGGAATTGTATCTGTCACAGATTCTTTAATGATTTTTCTAAGTTGTCTTTTTGTGATTTTCATTTTATTCTTCCTTCATGTACTGAAGCCAGTCTTGGGCCCAGGGTAATGCATCTTGGATTGCGCCTTTTTGTAACGCATCGTCTCCACCGGTAACGATGAGTTGTCGTCCCGCGTCACTATCAAAAATATCATTTATTGCTTGAAGGTGCTCAACAATCTTTTCCCAAAGCTCAATGCTAAGGGTCATATCATCGGGGTCATCAAGACGCGGATCATTATCACCACTCGTCATGCGATCGATACCAAGCTCGGTAATAATGTTTCTAAGCTGACGTTTGGTGATTTTCATGAATACTGTTCCTCAAATTTGTTTGTGCCATCATCTTCGTACTCAGGCTCTGGAGGGTTGTTTTGTTCCCGCCAAGCAACGTCTGATGGCATCTCACCATCTTCGCCGAGCCAATGCACGGGCCGGAGCTTTTTATTGTAAGCATAACGATTAACGAGCTTGACGAGATTTACGCCATAATACTGCTCGAATACATCCGAGTCCCACTTTCGTGCGCCTCCCTGAACTCCTTCGTTGTCTCGAGACAGGATCTTCTCGAGATTTTCCGGGTCGAGCCCATCATCAGTATCAAAAAATGCGGTGTCACCAGCGTCAACAAGATGTAATAACATTTCTCCTATACCAATATGTTCCCCATCTGATGTCTCCACATACATGCCGCCATACGCCATGGGCTTAGCAAACAACCCACTCGTTAAATTTGTTGCTTCTTTAATGATTTTGCAGAGTTGGCGTCTTGTGATTTTCATCTATCTATCTCCAGCCGCCATAGCATCAGCTTCAACTTCTGCATCGCCTTCTTCATAAATACTTTGAGCATATTCCAATGCTTCAACGATTTGTTGGTAATCATCTGAATCGTCAAGGTATAAACGCCCAATCCTTTCCATTGCCATGTCAATGGCGTTTGGGTTTTGTTCATATACAGTCTCTCGAAAGTTTTCACTATCAGGACCGCCCCCATTAACGTAGGCTGCAACAACAGCATCTACTTGTGATTGTACAGCATCTCCCAGGCCAGCATAAGCATTTGCAAAATCAATTAGTGGAAGGCCCGTTTCAGGACGTGATCCCCACTCATTAAGCATTTTTTGCTTCTCTTCTTTAATAATTCTTCTAAGCTGACTTCTTGTGATTCTGATAGATTCGTTCTTCTCTTTTCTCTCTTCTTCTTCGCGCTGCTCTCGGTCTTCAACAGTCTTATCAATAATACCCTTTTGAAGTCCATCAGGTAACTTACTTTGGCCGCCCTTCAGAGCAGAGTCATCGTCATATTTCTTGGTAGAGCCTTCGGCTTCTCGAATGCGCCGTGCTGGGCGAAAGTCGTCGGGTGGGGGCTTACCTTCTTCTACATCAGCAACTCCCTTTTCGTATCCTCTACGATACTCAGCGCCGCCGCCGCGGCGTTTAAACCCGGGCCCACGATAGGCATCATTGTAACCTTGGCGATATGCAGCCGCCATACCACGAGCTTCGGCGTCGTGTTCGGTCCGGCCGGCTTCTCGAATAATTCTTCTAAGCTGTCTCTTTGTAATTTTCATTTTATTCATCCCAAGGGTTGCCATGTTGTTCGGCATACTGTTGATCGGCATAATCCTGATCGGCTTCATCCCATCCACCAGCATCATATCCGGAGCCCAAATACTCTTTAAACCCAGCAACTTCTTCTTCTATTATCTCTAGTGCTTGAAGAGGAATATCTTCAGGATCTACGCGCTGATCCGCATTGTTTTCTAAATGGTCTAAAATAGCAATCATGGCATTATTTAGATTCTCTATTAACCCTTGCGGAACGCTCTGCTCAGTAATAAGCATGAGTTTCTCTTCTTTAATAATCTTTCTAAGTTGTCGTTTCGTGATTTTCATTACCAGCTCCATACTCCATTTTCATACTTAACTTCAAGCTCTACATAGCCATCGGCCATTGATTCTTCTAGTGCGAATATTAAATTATCTGCATCTATATCGCTCATTGGAAAACCCATTAGCTCCAATTGCATTGGGACATCTTGAATGTAGGTTTCTTTTCCGTCAACCAAAACTGAATCTCCATTAGGGCTCATGACAATCACATCCCTGAAATGACTGCCGTCGTCTTTAGAGTCAGCGCCGTAAGAACGACCTGATCTTCCGACAACATCCGGACCCATGCCCCAATCATCAATTGATTCTCGAATGATTCTTCTAAGTTGTCGTCTTGGGATCTTCATTATTGGCCTCGAAGCTTATTCATGATCTCTAGTGCCTGTTCAAGTATATTACTTTCAGCGTCTGTAAAAATGTGATAATTCATGTCAAGAAGCGACTCGAGATCAAGGAGGATGCTGTCAGCATTTTGGCTGGGGAGAGCTTTTTCTTCATGAGAGCTCATATATCTCGACTCTTTAATCGATTTTGCCTTCTCTTCTTTGATAATTCTCTTTAACTGTCGTTTCGTGATTTTCATATTGTTTACCTATCTATATTTTTGACTTCTTCTATCGTAAATAATATCACCACTCTCTTCAAAGCTGTCAATATATCTATCTAATTCTTCATCAGAAGCGCCTGGGTAATCGCTAAGTAGTGTAGCCAATAATTCTTGATGAGTCTTCGGACCTTGTTTGCTGAGAGTTCGCATGACGACTTTATAAACATCGGTGCCCATCTTCTCTTGGAGGATTTGCTCTTTAATAATGCTTCGAAGTTGTCTTTTCGTAACTCTCATTTTTTATCCTGCAAAATGCGTTCTAAATTTTCTTGTGCCCCAGTCTGCACCTATCATAGCGACATCTTCTGCGGTTTGGGCTGTAGAAAGTAAATCAGCTAGTTCTTCTTCGTCTCCTGGCGCGGTGTCGTCTATCATTAGCGAATCCATAACTGCATCAGCAGCCGCCACAAAATCACCGGCGCTAATTGCATTCATGGCGATATCCATAAAGGCGACCCCGCTAAGAACGCTCTTGCCCATCAGCGAATTATGAACGTATTTAGGAGTCATTGGCTCCTGCAGCGCCGTGGCTTGTTCAATAATTCTTTTTAATTGTCTCTTTGTAACTTTCACAATAACCTCGTTTTTCGATTAATATTTTTGCTTTATCCGGACCAATTGGTTTTTATGAGCGGTCCAAGAAACTGCCGGGAGGCAGTTTCGGCCCGCCTCGTTCGGAAAAAACAGGCCCCCAAAATTAAAAAAATGCGACCGGTCTTCCGGTCGCGGATCGCGACTATCATCCCGGTCCACTAAATAATGATTCCAGGCCCGATTTCCTTTAACAGCGATCAATCCGTAATCTCTCATGGTACTTTGGTCTACTATATGATAGAACATATAAGCCGCTCGGTGTGATATAACAGAAGCCCACGCGCGTAATGTGCGAATTATAAAAGGCATTGCTATTCTCCTCCCTAGACAAAACTATAGATATGTATATCGTCGATAGTACCAATAACTATACTCGCGAGCACAATAAATTAAAATGAATACGGAAGAAAACCGCGTTAGGCCCACCGATCTAAGAATACACCGACCATCGATGGCTGAGTCACTTTATTTTCAGAATTAGTTAATTGCCGTTCAGTCTTATATTCTTTTAACGGTGTATGTCGCGGATAACGGTCGTCTCTCGTTGGTGAACCATCGGAGTGACTAACGGGATGAACTCGATAAGAGTTATAACGAGATACACTATTCACCGACATAATCAGCCTCATTAAAGGGTACAGTACCCGCATACTCACCTGCCCAAAGGTCTAATAGGCGATTACGTACATAAGCCTCTACCAAGCCGAGTACCTCGGCCACTTGGGCTTCATATGAATCTAGGCCTCCTAACCTCTTTGGCACGGTGGGGTCTTCGTCGTATACATGCATTAACTCGATAGCCACGTCTTCTAGAAACTCGCCAAGCAGCACGTCGGAGACAGGGTCTCCGACTGGATTGAGGGATTGTGCTTGCGCCTCGGAAAGTTCGCTCCGAGCATCCGCCACCAATTCCTGTAATTGCTTAACCGTTACTCTCATCCTTGTTAATCCTATTCTTTACTTGTACTGTGTACACCCTGTGTCCACTCGATCCACATGAGGTATGCGGTTATGACCGTAGGGTTCTGTAGGAGTTCGGTACCGACTTTGCTGACAATGGCACTGCCCTTAGCTTTTACCCTTTCCTTGATTCGTTTCTTGAGTTTATTGAGCATTCATTAACGTCCTTACTCTTTTTAAATATTAACCGCGCTCACAAACCGGTTTAGTTCTCAGATTTTCTCGGGAAGTTTTTTTCACTTGGGGGTACTTTCTATTTTTAACTGCGCTGAGAAAAAAGGCGTTTGGTTTCAAAAAATTTCTAGAAAAAAAAATACACGACCTTAGGCAACCGCCCGGCGGAGAAGCCCGATTGAGCCGCAGAGGGGCCTCAGATGGGGCCCTCAGAAGCAAAAATGGGGGCCTTCGATGGGGCCCCAGCAGGGGTGAAATGAGGCCCCCATATATGGGCCCCCATCTGATACATTTATAGTGTTACATTAAATAAAATAATAAAGTAACAGTAACAGAATAGTCTGTATTAAGTAACAGTAACCTCTATTCAGCTTCCTTTAATAACTCATAGCAGTTCCCGAGCAGGGAATGATGTAGCCATTTAGTCTGCTTATTAGCTTCACTGATCTGTACGTGTTCGCCCTCCGTATCTACTACTAAAAACCATTGTTCTGGTCTGAGTCTGTTTCTCCAGACTTGCCCTTCTTGATATAGGTGCATGGGTTACCTCCGAAAGCTGTTATGTCATGTCTGTATTAGACAGTTATAAGTATGCAGCTAACGGAGTTATTTCTATTTTATGCCGCCCGCGAAACCTTGGGCTCCTTCATCGGAATGACGAAGTTCCGGGTACCCTGCATCCAGGGCTCGGTAGTTCCGCTGGGAGTGATAACCCAACCAACCTTCAGGCGGCAGGGCTTCGGTGCCGGAGCGTAACCATCGGTAAGGATGAGGATACCGTCGAAGCGGTGCTTGTTCTTGTTGGCATGCTTAACTACTGCGTTGAAGCAGGTTCCGCCGCACCGTGTCCGGTGTGCCTGGGGAGTGCGACCCTTCTTCCATACTGTCTCGCTATCTGTATCGATAGAGGTATCGAAGTGGAAGGTGGTAAACTCAGTCTTCTTAGCCAGCCCACCCAATTCAGCGAACAGCATCTCCAACTCATCGTTACCAACCGAACCCGACTGATCGATGTAGACTGCGATTGAAGCGGTCATCGAACGCTTACTTCCTGGTGTCAGCATAGGATTCTTTTTATTAATCTTGCTCCAGGATGTCCGGCGAACCGAACGGCGGCTCATTCCGACGAACTTCTTAAGGACCGACTGCCATGGAATCTCGTTGGCAATCATCCGACGGATTTCAGCGCGGGTCTCTGCAGGGACCGAACCCCAGGAACCCTTTTGATCGCATTCCTTAGCTGCATCAGCCATGGCCTGCTTGACTTCCGCTTCTGCTACTGCGCGGTCCTCTTCAGACATGTCGCCCCAAGCGTCGTGGTCATCCATTCCACCGGGCATTCCGGAACCGAATCCATCATCACCAGAACCATCACCAGGAGCACCTTCACCGGGACGACCGGTTCCGCCTTGTCCTTCCCCAGGCTCGCCTTCAATAGCATCCTGGAGGTCCTTGTCCTGCATGAGGAGAGAATAATATTCTTCCATGGAGAGAAAGAGGGGAAGATCTTCGATGAACTTCGACAGCTTATCAAACTTGTCTGCGCGCTTGTCACCGATCTTCTCTCGAATCTCATCCGACACCGGTTCGAAAGTCTTGCCAGGCCAGATGCCGCAGGAAGGAAGCTTTTCCACTGGGATCTGGCAGTTAATCGCCAGGTCAGCAGCGTAGTTGCTAATCCGAGGATGGTCCTTGTAGCGCCGCGTGGTGCAGTGACCGTATGCAAGGTGGAGGCATTCGTGAATCCCGAGGCCGATAATCTTCTCAGGGCCTTCGTCCTTCTCCAAGCTGGCAACGAAGCGGGGATTCCAGTAGTAGTAAGTACGTCCGTCCTGGACGCCGACTCCTGCAGTGGGGATCTCCATTGAACGCTTCTTATTGATACCTCGAAGAACCTTGGCGTAGAACGGCTCGTCCCACATCAGGCGGACCATGTATCGGTCCATGTCGAATGCATCAGCCTCAGCTTGAGTCGCGCTATAGCGCTCGTTGGTGGGGACGTCTGCGGAAGTGGTGTTTTTTGCTTTCGCGGCCATTGAACTGCTCCTTACCTTATAGTACTATTATACCATAAATAGGGTGAAATTTTACAGAATCAACAATTATTTTTTTACATACTGGCAAAAATTGCGTCTAGAGCAAACGCGAAGTACACCATAGTGATAACTGCGCTTGTAAGAAACAGTGCTGCGAGTGCATCCTTGGCGTAATCGAGCTTAGTATACTTGTAGTTAACTGCCCTGTACATGGATTCCCTCTCACGGAGGGTTTGTTCTTGCGGGACAAAATTAGGATCGATGTTCATGTTTGTTTCCATTAAAGAAAAGGCCGAGGGATAGAGAAGAGAATCGTTAATGTGTTGGTCCCAGCGAGCGATTATCACTACTCAGCGCTCCCCGTCTCATGTCTCTCATAATGTTCGGCGCGGCAGTTTTTCTCCCCTATCCCTCGGCGAAATCGATAATACTATTATAGTAATGATATAGACGATGTTTAAACGAAATATACGTTATTTTCAACCTTTCCCTTGACGAGGCAGATCAGCCAAGATCCAGCCATCCTGGCTTCTTCGCGAGCGTGATCTGTAGCTTCACGAATGCAGTTGGCCGAAGTGTTAAAAGACAATACTAGTTCATTTGCACAAATTGCTGTCCAAACCATGTGGGACTCCGTTGATTGGTTTTGGGGAGAACCTAGCCCTTCGGCTCCAGACGGCTGTGTTAACAGCGCGAACAGTGTTCTCCCCAGTTGGGATTACTTAAGGTTGCGAGAAGCTTGGACGATCTGCACCACCTCGGCACCCATCAGCTTGTGGAGCTTCTGAATGTTGGGGAGGTTGTTAGAGCTGGAAATCTTGTTCCAGAGCTGAACGGTGTTCTCACCGCCGATGTTCTTACCAAAGGCAGCAACGTTATCAGCCTGCTCCATGCTCCACTCGTTGTTCTTGCAGTGGTCGGAAACCTTATCGATTACCGAGTTCTTCGTACCAGCAGGGAGGTCCATGAACTCAGAGGGGTGAATGCGTCCTTCGACGATGTCCTCTGCAGAGATCTGCCGCTCGTAATCCTTGATGAAGCCCTTGAAGGCGATGGCAGCCTCGACTCCAACGAAGCCGAGCAGGGTACCGTAGAAACCGGCAGGGGTGTCCTTACCAGCGAACTTCGAAGGTCCCCAACCCATGTGGGAGAGAGAAGTATCCAGACGGTGCCAGGATGCGGGAGTCGGAGTAACCGTTCCCGGCTCGACAGCCGAAGGATCAACTCGCCAGTGGGCAGAGTTCTGACGGATGAAGTCGATCAGAATCTCATCCAAGCCTTCGGTCGAAGCCCACTCAATCCAATCTTCAGCAGAAGGAGCAAGGTCAGCAACGAAGAACCGACGGAGGAGTGCGGGATCCATATCGTTTACATCGTACTCAGCGCCCCAGTTGACAGCCGCGATAACGCGGGTTTCGGGGTGAAGGCGGAGTGCCTCACCGTCTGCGAGGTTACCAAGCTCACGGTCCAGAACGATCTGGAAGAAGCTCTGCATAACCTGCGGCATCGAGCGGTTCAATTCGTCCAGCATGAGGACAACCGGCTCTTGGCAAGCCCGGAGGTACCAGGTGGGAACCATCTTGGTGTAAGCGCCTACCTCAGCAGACTTCGCCATATCAGGGATACCCATATCCGACTCATCCATGGTCGAACCGCGGACGTCGATATAGGGGAGTTCGAGCTTCTTAGCCAGACCTCGGGCGACATGGGACTTACCAACTCCGGTGGGACCGCGCATCAGGATGGCGATCTCTGCAGGAAGATTGGGGGCGATGGAGTTGAAAGTTTTGATGTCCATGTGAGAGACTCCGGGGAGTTGGGGGTTTGAGATTGAAAAGTGGGGTTCCTTGTTCCTTCCACCTTATAGTAATATTATACCATAAATAGGTGGATTTTTTACAGAACTCCCATCTTTTTTTATCTTTTTTTTTAAATTCCTGGCATCGTTCGCCGTGTACACTTTACGTGCACGATATCAACATTGGCTTCGAGATCGTCAATATATCCCTTCATCCGAGTTTCGCAGTCTGACAGCGATTCTCCCTTATTGGGGCAAAGCCATTCAGTCTTTACTCCACCGCCGCTGTACGTAATAATAATCTTGTAAATGTACATCACTTACCTCCACGCGTCTTGTGGGCCCGGATCATCTTCCTGATAGCGCTCTCAATCTGATCGTGCGACCTGCCGGCTAGAAACAATTCAATTGTCGCATTCTTAACATTTTCGTTATAGTGAACGGATGACGTCTTCTTGCTCATTTTCCCTCCTTAGGAAATCTTTGTAAGCATACCTAGCGGAATATCCCACCGTTGTGATTTATCGGGTCGACCATTGAGGTCTGCCCAGACAAGCGCTTTCTTTCGCTTAACTCTATCGATAGTACCAGTCATGACGATTCCACCACGACCAAGCCATTCAACGCGCATGCCGCTAATGAGAGCATATTTGTTCTTAATAGCGATTCCTTCCTCACGCTTCTTGTGCTCTTCGTAAAGAATACGCCAGCCTCGCGCAAGATCGCTATCAGACATAGTCGATGCTAGAGTTTTACAGAGTTCAACGCTCATCCTGCCACCGCTGCGATAGAGTAAGTCTTAAGCATAACTGATCGGAGCTCCAACAGTTCGATTTCTCTTTTGAGTGATTCGATCTGCGTTTTCTTCTGAGCGGCTGCCCGTTCAAATTGCGCGCAGCGGCTGTGGTTCAATCCCATCAGCTCGGAAGGGCAACCCTCACGTTCGAAGGTTGCGTTGGCTTCGTCCTTGTTTTCGAAGGTGGCGCCAAGATTAATCTTAGCAGTCATCACCGCCATATCAGAATTTTCAGCGTAGACCTTCATCTCGTTGTTGCGAGAGTTGTATCCATGACCGAAGTTGACGCTGTAAATACCGGGGCGTCCTGCCCGCATAATTCGACGATACGCTCCCTCAGTCCGTGCGGAGAGTCGCCGTGACCGACGAGTAACACCGTTCTTTCCAAGTTCGGGCCAGTACTTCCGGACGACATGTCGCCAATCCCATTCACTAGCGTCGATATTCAGTGCGCAGCACCAGCGATAGATAAGCAAATCATTATAGCCACAGTTTTCTTCGTGGCTTCCGTGATTACGGACTTCTTCGTCGACGAGCCGCGGATGTCCAGAGTAGTGACTACGATAATCGCTTAGAGTAAGCTTACAATTTGCGCCGCGTGGATATTTGCGGAGCAAGTCGATCATCAAGTGCTCAGTGTGTCGCTTGTGATCTTTGTGCGTAGTGTCGGAAACCGCTTCAAGTGTAATGAGTTTCGGGCGACGGGCCATATGTTTTTCTCCGGGCGGGAGTTGATTAATTTGCTGTCCTTATAGTAGTATTATACCAAATCTGAGGCCTTTTTTTACAGATTGCGCAAAAAAAACAAAAAAGAAACCGGGCCAACCCCTGTCAACCCGGCTTCATTTCTAATCTAATCCACCAGGACTAGATAACGCCGGAGTCATCCGAAATATCTACGCTAGCTAGCTCAGTGTTGAGGAAGCTCTGAAGAGCGCGTGCTTCACGGACCGTCATGCGGAGCTGGGTCTGGCCAACGCTGTACTGGCTGTCCTCGTAAGGAAGAGTGGCGATGGTGAGACTGTTTGCGCCGGCCTTGTGGCTGGTGTCGTTGCGGCTGATACCGAAGCTGAAGCGCTTGGTGGACTTAGTGTTAGAGTATGGCATGCTTTTTTCTCCTGTTTTGAAAGCAATTGGCTGCATTTCCTGCAACCTGATAGAATAATATACCCGAACCATAGGGTGTTCAAGCGTTTATAAACTATTTTTCACTCCAGCCCACGCGAAACTAAATCTCAGCTTTCAGCTGGGATATTTTCCAAGTGGCGCATCTGTGTCTCGATATCGCGAATGTAAGCTTCCCATGTGTTAATCATCGAAGAATCGTCGGCTTTTAGTGCTTCACTCAACTGCACCAGTGCGTCGTCGTATTTTACCTCTAGGGTCTCACGGGCTGTTAATAGCCCGACTTGAATGTGTTCCAAAGTTTTCACCTCCTATTTAAAATCTAAACTTGCCGGGTCGGATGTATAGAAAAAAATTCACTCCAGCCCACGTGAAACTGAATCTCAGCGAAGCTGATGATACATTTATATGTTACACAACGTGATACAAATAGTGTTACAGTGTTACAATTAATTAAATGATACAAATGATACATTAATATGTTACAGTAACACAGCAGAATAATAAATACAGTTACAGATAGGGTACTCCTACGCGTGGGTAGGCTAAGGCAGAGTACTTTTAGATTTTGCTCGGTTTTGCCCCTGAAAAAAGAAACGATAGGATTCCAGGACGTCGATCGGCTGGGCATTGTGCCTCTGCTGCACCGTCTGCCATATACATTTTGACCTCACTCGCGAACCGACAGATAAAAAGAACCCAGCAAAAAAGAAAAATCGAGAACAGGGACCGAGAGATGAGATACTTATAGGTTAATGTTGTACCATGACGACCCGCTATACCGCTTGATAGATTGGCTGTGGTCTACGACTCCGTACTTTAAAGAGTTGCACGATGACACTAAGGCGATTGTGAGTTACTTGCTCTTTCAGCTGATCTTCTGTTCTACAACGATCTTGGCGATGTGGTGGTGGGTGGGGATTCTATAGTTTTAGATTTGTGTTGCACTCGAATGTGGTTTGAAATTCGTTCAAGATCTGAGTCTCTGAATATATTTAGTGTAGTGGAGATATGACATGAGTAGTAAGAGTGTGGAAAAGTTTAGCCGACCCGAATTGATGACAACTCGTCGAAAAGAAGTGCGAGGAATCTTAAAGACTTGCCGCGATATGATCGGAGCTAGAGAATTCATCGAAACCGGTACTTACGATGGAGCTACTGTAGAAATGATGATCCGAGAGTTTGATCGCATCATGTCTGTAGAGTTGTCTGAAAAATGTTTAGAAGTAGCAAGAGTTCGAATTGACAGACAAAATGGTTTTGGAAGACTCCAGGGTAAGCTGCCTGCTGAAGTCGAGCTGGTATGTGGAAATAGTTTGGATGTCCTTCCAAGTTTTTTAAACTCCCTTGAAGGTCCTTGCGTGTTTTGGTTAGATGCCCACTATTCAAAAGGAGACACTACTCGGCTGCCATACCGAGACTGTGTAGCTTTCCAAGAGCTTCAGATGATTCTTCGACACCCATCAAATATTCCAGCTTCTGGAGATGGCGAATCGATGGTACATGCAATTATTATCGATGACGCAAGATCAATGGGCACTAGAGATTATCCCACCATTGGTGAGCTAGTGAAAGAAGTCCGTGATGTAAAAGGCCGAGCTCGCGTAAAAGTCGTTCAAGACACAGTTCAGATATTACCGATTATAGACACCAAATAATTCTGCAGACTTCTCCGATCGCGAAACCAGCTCCGACTAAAGAAATTACTTCAACGTAATCAATTATTTTCATTTTATCCACGCACCAAAGCATTTGCCATTGCAACTCCAGCGACTGTCCAAAGCCCGACGAGGACTCCTGCTGCCATGAATTCTACCATTGTATGTTCCCTTATAATGTGAGGCACCTGTAACCCCGTGCCTCCCTGCGGATTCGGATCAGCCTTCTTCGCCCGTAAAGACAACACGATTCCGAAGGTTATGTTTTGAAGACCCATTCTCTACAAAAGCATAAAGCTTTTCAGCTACATGAATAACATCTTCAGTTGCGTAGGGGGTGACCGCTTCACGATCAACTTCTTCTTTCAACATTTCGTTATCGAATTGCCGCGAATTACGACTTTCCAATATGCCAATTGCCATTCCAAGAATGTCTGCGCGGATGGCATACCCGCTTCTTTTTGAATCACTCATTTTTTATCTCCTTTATGTGTGTGTGTTGAGTGTGAGGCATCTATAATCCCATGCCTCCCTGCGGATTTCGACTACTCGACTGATTCGCTGGTATCGACAACCTCTGCGGTATCGGCACCAGTATCAGCATCATCTTTATCACCACATGCAGCAAGAAAACCGCACGCAATAATTGTAATGAGATACTTCATTTTATCTCCTCCCTTTAAATTGTTCAACTTAAAAACAAGAGGTACCCTTCAAGGTACCTCTTATCGTTAGGCTATTATATATCACCCAACATTTTGTACATCTATTTTTTGTCTGTGGCCGATAAATCCCAAACGTCTACTGTCTGCGATTCTGAGCTTGCTCTTTGCCATGGTCGAGTTTCTTCTGACATCCATTCTAGGAATCTGCGAAATCCATATCGACTCATTGATATTTTCTCACCTTCAAATTTATCGCAAATTATAACTTCGTTTTCTTTTACTTCGACTTCATAAACTCTTTTTTGGTCTCTAAACATCATTTTCATTCTTCATTCTCCTTAATAACAGAAATTAACCCAAGGGGAACTTTAATTCTTCTGCTATCTACCCAAATCTCCACTAAAGCTCCAATAAAATTTTCATAACGTGGAGCAGACATTACTAGAGCTTTCCCATCGAGATAGTTAACTAAGCTTCCAGGCTCTGGAGCCGTTTTTACTGCATCGCGGATTTTGCTTTTTCGTCCATCAGCAAAAACATCGTCTCTGCTAATCTTCATTTTTACGCCCTCGGAATTTTTCGATCAACGGAATAGCAAACATAACTACCACGCACCCCAGCATCACCCCAAAAGTCATTCCGTGCATCGAAGGGTCGATCGCAGCCGCGGCTCCATCAGAAATAGCGTTAAATCCAGTTGCTCCTATCACTGCTCCAAGCAGAGGATTAGATTTCTTGCCCATCTTTTTAGCTACCCACCCTTCGATGTCGACCCCCATATACATACCAACAAGTACGATACCGTTATCCACAGCGCCAAACGTGAACCCGTCTGGGATATATTCAAGCACAGTTTATAACCTCCAGCTCACATTCGCACTGTTCAAAAACTATGTTAGCTTTTATCCACCAAACGACAAATTTTTCGTTATAACAATCACAATATGAAGGTGGAACTCTCATGTTTTCAGTGTTTTCATCGCCAATAATAAGACCGAGGTTGCGATCTACACACCAAGAATATTTAGACTTCTTAATATCTGGATCGCAAACCAAATCTCCAACTTCCATAATTTAATCTAGAGTTAGTGTACCGTTTTCAGTGGATACTTTGGTTGTCCAGCAGCCAATGTAGGGAGCGTGTTCTAAAAGATTCGCCAATGGAATTTGAACTCTAGCAGACAAAGTACAAAATCCTCGCTTGTAGTCGTACTTTTCGATTGAATAATCTACCATTTCTAGATCGTAAAAATTATCAGTAATCGTCTCAGCAAGATATTCTTCAAAACCAAAACTCCCTCTTTCGTAATCCTCAAGCAAGTCTTGGCTTCTCATCTCTTCTAAAAGCTCGGATCCCCAATTAGAATACACTTTGACTCCTGGCGTAGAAAGCAAGCTAGCTAAAGTAGCCACTACGTCAGTTTGAGACAGAGCGGTCTCTACTTCGGATTCGTTGTGCACGAAAACATCACAACCCTCTTCGAAAGAAAGAGACACCATAGTTTCTGGTGGAAGATTTAAGCTGTTTAATTTTTTCAAAATTGACATATCTTCTCCTTTAAAGATGTTTAATATTATACCCTGTGCGTATAGTTTATAAAAAAAAATTAACAATAATCAACTTTTCTTAAATGGCACACATGAAACTTCAGTATTTCTTGGTTGTGAAATAAAACATTGGCGCAGTCTGCAACGTTTTGACTGGGGTTTATCAGCATTTCTACGATTATGCCAGTTCTGTTTTCTGGAAGACCTGGCTCGCCAATATTATTGATCACTCTTACCAGATCCCCCGTACCAAACTCATCTCTATTTACGGGTTTCATTATTTCCCCATTTTTCTAGAAATTCTTCCTTTTGTTTTCTGCTTAATTTTTTAAATGCAGCTTCAGCTTTCTGAGCAGCAGACCGGTCCGGATAGCTTTCAATATACACAATGCTCACTGGTAAACGAGCCCTCGTGTATTTTGCTCCTTTTCCTTGGTTGTGCTCATAAACTCTTCTGATTATGTCTGTAGTGGACCCTGAGTAGAAAGATCCATCAGAGCACTTTAAAACATAATGTCTCCATTTATTCGTCATTCCATGTAGTAGTCGGGATCGTTCATTCTGTCGACGGCTGCTTGCGCTCCCTTTTTTGTAACAGCTGCGCCATAACAAACGGGCTTGTCTTTATATTTCCAATACTTTTCGCAAAGAAATACGCCCCATTTTCCTTTATCGGCGCCTTCTTTGATTTTTCTTACTTCCCACTCTAATCTTTTCTTAGACATCTATTTTACCTTTTGTACGCTCAGCTTTACGGTTCGAACAGCCGTGATTGAATAACCTTGGTACCTGTATTCAAAACGATCAGTAGTTTCTTCTCCAGCTGCTGCGCTTGTGTTTGGGTGCGTATTAGTCTTGTCTCTCACAAGCGAAACTAATTCATCGCTTACACCCACCTCAGATATTTCAAGTGCAAATCGCTTTAAAAGGGTGCTATATTTTTCTTTATTCATTTCCATGAGCTTCTTCCGCGCCATAACCCGCTTCTAAATCTTGGCCTAAGATTCGATGAATAGCTGGGAGCTCAATGTTCGCTAACTCTTCCCAACCCTCTTCAAAAGGGAACGCGACTGAAAATATCATGGCTTGATTCGGAGCTACAGAATCTTCGCCATAGCGTTGATGAACCTCTGTTACGAAACCGCAATAGCCTAAGCAGTGTTCGGCTAGGTCTAGATTATAATCGGGGTCATCGTTAGGTTCTGCTATTACGAGCCTTACCAAATTTCCCTTGCGAAGAATAGGATCTTCGCCCTTGATTTCTACAATTTTAATAATGTTGTCCATTTTCCCTCAATTTAAAATTCCAAATTTTTCTTTATGTTCTTCCGCAAATATAAACTCGCGTACTCCGTGGAAATCTCCGCTCGTCTTAACTCTAAATTGAAAACCTTCGTCTACAATGCAGTAGACTACTTCTCCAACAGGTAAAAGACTGTTTTCTTTTATGACTTTTAGCCAAAGATTAGTAAAATCCATCACTGCAAACCAAGATTGATTATTTGTTCTAGTTCTGCACCGCAAATACCCAATCCACCTCTCCGGCCTCCGCCCTTGTTGAAAGCTTGGGTGCTATTAAAGTGTGTCTTCAATTCAGTAAACCAATTAAAAATTGCAGCGGGGATGTTTCTTTCATCTTCCAAAATAAGATTTACTGCTTGGGCAAACTCTAAGTGAACTTTTCCAAACTCTGTCCTAAATGGATCGTTTAATTCTGAGCACAGACTAGCAACATGCAAAAGTCTGTGATCTCTCCAGTTTTCCAAAGCTTCTGTCAAAGTAACAGAATGTTTTACCTGCCTTGGAAGCGATGCTTTTGTTTGATAATATTCGTTCATTGTTACTCGTCTAAATGCTTTAGTTCAAAATCATAATAATCTTTAATCTCTCCGTTTTTGCACAAAACAGAAAAGATAACTTCTCCACTCTTGTCAGAGGATAGTTTTCTGATTATTACTCCAACTTCACTAGGTTCCATGGGGATTGTTTCAAATGATTTTGTTGCTGTTATCCAAGAAGCCCGAGGATAAAGTACAGCATCTCCTTCATTCATTCTCGCTTTCAAGTTGTGTTATTGCGTCTTTTACTCTGAGGCGCAAAACCTTTAGACTCTTAAGCTTCATTTTTTCAGTAGCAGAAAGATAGTTTTGAGATGACAATGCATCTGCTTCATCATCCAGCGATTGGTGGCGCTCTTTTAAAATGTCTAAACGCGTAGTTCTTGTTGGGGTTTCCATAAGTTTCCTCCTAATAAACTATATTTTTATGATAAGAAATTTACAAGCAAAAGTTAAATTCGTATATCTATTAATAGGGAACAAATTATGCTTACTGTCGCGATCGTCCTTGGGTCTTTATTATACGCAAACTTTGTTGAATTGTTAGTTCATAAATACTTGTTTCACAAGCTGGGGAAAAAGAAAAACAGCGTTTTTGCTTTTCACTTAAGAGACCACCACGTAGCGGCAAAAAGAGAAAATTTTTCTGATCCTCGAACTACTGCTAGAGAAAAGTTTGGTATTTTATTTCTCGCAATTCTTCATCTCCCTCTTCTCAAAGTTTCAGTCGCTTCTTATGTTGCAATTTGTTTTTACGGGGCGCTGTTTTTATTAATACACAATCTTCAACATCGAAACCCTACCTTCACTAAAAAATATATGTGGTGGCACTGGAATCACCACATGGAAAACCCCAATGAAAATTGGGGCGTTGTTTCTCCAGTTGCTGATTTTCTTTGCGGGTCTCTCAAAAAATAAATCACCAATCCACAGGATCGGTTGATAGCCCGGGCCGGACGGTCATGTGGCGTGTGTTTAGAGTCTTCTTCTTCTCTTGCCATTCTTCATGAATGCGAATCGACTCTAAGATTGCTTCGAGCTTTTTGACTCGTGAACGTGTGTTTTTACGATCTCCCTGAGTTTGCTCGCGAATTAGTTCGTCTTTTACAAGTTTCTTTACAATAACAATGTGGTCAGTGTCAAGTATCATTTTCGATTACTCCAATCTTCTTTCCGTCAGAAAAAGCCTTGAGGGCTTGTACCAAATCCAAAAGCTCTCCGCACGCATCGAGGCCGATGAGCTGAAGTTTCGACAAGACTTTCATTTGCATTTCTTCTAAATCCAGTTCAACATCGCCTTCTCCCATATTAACTACAAGCTTTTTAATGCGCGGGCCGACGATAATAGTCATACCCTCCCTGGCCTGTTGGGGATAGTTAGCGCCAAACTTTTCGTGTTGAAGCTTTTCAATTGCCCATTTAGCTTCTTTAAGTCCAAGGCGTGCTTCTGCTCGCAAAAGCTTAATAGCTGCGATTTTGCCCGGGCTTGGCGAATCAAGATGATTCTCAATCTTTCTCATCACTATTTGTGAAATAGAAATTACATTCATCAGTATCGATCGCCCCACTTGTTTTTACGCTTATAATATGTTCTAACTCGAGTGACCAAATGCAAGCCACCATTCCAGCGGCACGCTTCTCCACCCTTTTCGAAATATTCTTTACGAGCAATCGCGCGATCTGCTTTGATTTGATTCCAAATCTGCTGTTCGCGTTTACTTTGCTTGGACTTCTTTTTCATCGTTTCTTTCTGCTATAATATGAGAGACCACTGCTTTTTTCAGTAGCCAAGAGGGAATTGTATGCGACGTACCAGATAAGTGAAGAGGAGTAACAACTTTGCACTTTACCCAACACGACCGACCCTTAGAGCGCTTGGAATATTCTTCTCCATCTTCGTCAGTTTTCTTTCGGCTCTTCCACCGAGATGTGGTTCGGAAGATGAGTTCTTCGACTTCCATCATAGTACCTAGAGGCAAATGCATCCAATCCCAATGAGTTGCGAGGTTTTTCTTCTCTCGATAATCCATAAAGTTTTGAAAATGCATCTCGTTAATAAGTACTATGTCTTCAGGCTTTACGTATGCCATATTATTTTTGCCTCTTGCGTTTGCGTGGAACGGATTCACCCTTAAGCTTTCCGCTATAGTCGGTCCAGATAATGAAGTCGTATTTCATCTTAGTATCCCATTGCTTCGGCTCTCGCCTCGTAGATTTCCCATTCCTCCAGCTCTACCTCTTCGCCGCACGACATTGTGTCCGTCAGGCCAAGCGCGATCTGGTCACGCTCCATCTGCTTCTGCTCAGCGAGCCATTCAGCTTCTAGCTCTGCAGCACGAGCTTCGCTTTCACAAATCTCTTCAATCTTAGCCTCGATTTCGCTAAGGGTCCAGTCGCTAAGGTCAATGTGAGGGCGCATGAAATATGCATCCTTGTACACGTCGCTGTAAGTTCCCCACGCAAGCCGGTGCTCTAGCTCGTAGACGTTGGCGTGCTCATCCGCCAGGCTCTCAGCCATGAGGGTCCAGAACTGCCAGCCCTCAGCCTTCGCCTGCGCGTCGCGCTTGGCGTTCTCCGCCTGGATGTAACCCAGGACGTCAGTGTTGGTGAGGAGGGCCTGTTCGCGAGTGGTGAGAGTCATTAGAGCTCCGAGGTGTGAGGGTTATTCCTTGTTCCTTATAATAGTATTATACCATAATACGCAAGGTTTTTTACAAAAACAACACTTTTTTATTGAACATTTATCACATCTACATCGGAGCTATATTCATAAGAAAATCCGACGTCTGGCCAGCAGATTAAAAGACGATGTCGAATCCCATCTTTTGTCGGCGCAATAATATTAACCATGTTTGGTCGAATACACTTGCCACGATCTACTTTTGAAACTTTAAATGCTTGTCGAGCGCCGTAGAAATCTTTATCGATTTTTACGATGACGCCTGGCGGAGAGTGCCCTTTTTTCATTTTTACCAAATCACCGACTTTCATTGATTACCTTTATGTAAGTTATAGGCAACCCTTTAGCTATCTTTCCACTTTCTAGCAAAACATCAAATCGATATTCAGCGTGTAGAATATATCTTTCAATGAGAACGCCCATTTCTAGTTTGCTAGTTTTGACTATTTGGACTAGATCACCGACTTTCATTTTACTGTCTCTACTTTGCTAATATCAAACCTCTGCTCCCAGAGTTCCACAAGGCCGAACTTAGCATGATAAAATGTGTACATCTCGTCTATTAATCCAAGGTAGAGGACGGTTTGTCCGGACGCTCTAAATTTTACCAAATCACCGATTTGCATCGTTTTCAATCTCCTCTTCTAGCCAATCAGGAACTGCAGCTCCTTCTTTTTGCAACAAATATTTCAAGTGTCTCCTTTCAAAAGCTTCTTGTTCTTCTAAAGTGCAGTAATAATAAGAGGGGTCATCGATCAAACCTTCAGCTGGGTGAACAACTCGGAAGATTGGCCAACAATATTCTGTCCAACCATGGTCTGATTCGTCGTAGCTTTCTTCCGATTTGAATATCTCTACTAAGGTACAAAAGCCACCCGGTCGCCGGGTCTGAGATATCAGATCACCTTTTTTCACTAATCACCTCGTATTCGTAATGAGAATCTAGTGGCCACGTTTCAATACCGGTGGCTGTCAAGACCGTGCCAACGCGTCGGTTATTATGTCGTCTACCGATTCTAACTAGCAGTCCAAGACGGTTCAGGTCATTTCGGTAGGATGTTGCCATCTTAATCATATCACCAACTTTCATTTTTTCCTGCCTCCAGCCAGTCTTCGTGAAAATTTTCAATAGTTCCCGTATCACTACGCAAGACATAAAACCAAGTCCGATTTTTTACGTCGATACCGTCGTTCTCGCGGACGACTTTCTTGTCTACAATCACGCCGTGACATGACTCTGGGTGGACGGTGTTCCAGTCGATAGGCACATTAACAATTACCAAATCACCGACTTTCATTGAGTCCTCGCATGTCATCTTCATGAACAACGTAAGGATGGAGCTTCTGGTTTACTAGCACCACCCACGCCTGCGGAGTGTGTGTCCACATAAGCATAGCGATTTTATCCTTGTATTGAGGATAATTGTTTGAGCAGAGTCTGACTACATCACCGACTTTCATTGATAGCCTCCGCGTCTCTTGGAAATCCAATTGTATTCAAGACTTTATCAACGCAAGCCTTGTGAACCGCGAGTGTAATCTCGTCGGCTTCATTGTCACAACATCTATTAAGGCATTCATTCCACAAGCGCAGAACCTCGTTGCCCTCTGCTTCGTTAATTGCCTTGATCCAATCGGCGGCTGTCATGCTACACGCTCCAAGCGCCAAGAGGGAAATTGTTGAACTGGCATCGGCGCGGAAGCCGATGGTCCATCACCGACAAGGCGAACAAATGTTCCTCTTTCGGGAAGAACTTCGATTTCTATTATCAGGTACGCACGGTCAAAATGCGCCTTGTTGCATCTGAACTTTACCAAATCTCCGACTTTCATGACGCTACCTCTCCCGCGGGTTCGACGACCTCAAACTCTTTAGCTTCTTCCCAGCCATCATAAACCTCACGATAATCAGCTTCCGCGAAATCAGGAGAAAGAACAAACAACTGAACGGCTGGAGAGCCAGGATAATCCGAGGCTTCATCTTCCCAATAAGACCAACCAGCGAAAACCTCAGTACCTGCGGCCGAATCCGTAAAATACGTACGACCACAAAGAACAAACGAAACTTCTCGACCAGCAAAATCTACAACTGAAACCGAATCTGGAGGAGAGTCTCCAAAAACCGAGAGAGGAACCAGAACAGCGCCATCACCTTGAGAGGTAGCTGCTGGAGAAGAAACGTCTGCGAGAAAAGATTGATCAGAAAATTGAAGAGCCATTTTTTTTCCTAGAAGAGAAGAGCCGCGGCGAATATTCCGCCAAAAACCAGAGACCAGAGTAGTATTTCTGCAATGAGACAAACAAGGAGCCAAATCACCGACTTTCATGCTACCGCCTCGCGCTGTGCGCTGTTAACTTTACGTCCCATCCCTTCCATGTTAAGCTCGGGTTGGATGAGTTGGAGGAGCTCCCTCTCTCGATTGTGAGCGTTCTGCTTTCCTCGAACAATTTCTAAAACTTCACGTGAGAAGTTCGAAGCACCATGCTCACGGATTGCAACGCTCAAGAGATTTTGACGATCGTAATCGAGAGCATTTCGAACGTGGGCTTCCCATCGAATCTTAGCAGATCGTTTCCAAGCTCGTCCTCGTGCGAAGGTAACTCCCACGTATCTCTGACCGGTGGGACCGGTGAGGAGGTAGATGACGTGATTTCTGTCGTTGCGTCGTTTGCGCGCCATTGATTCTTTCCTTACCTTATAGTAGTATTATACCATATTACGCAAGGTTTTTTACAGAATAAATTATTTTTATTTGAATAACAGGGCTTTTAGTCTATTCAAGAACTTCTAAAAGTCTAGAGTCAACAATATGAATTTTTTTACCATCGTCTAGTAAAACGACAATATGAGATATATACACAGAGCAGCTACCGGCAGAGCTAATATAATGAACATGTTCCACAGTTCCTCTTTCGAAAGTATTTAAAATCTTAACTCTTGCGCCTTTTTTCATCTCAGTGTCTCTGTTCTCAAGCACCCTGCAGGAACTAACCACCTCAAAGCTTCTTTGTCATCATCTCCTACGAATCGCAGTCCAGCTCGGTGTCCTAAATCTAGCCAATCTTTCCACCAAGCAAATGCTAAATCACAATTTCTCGTAGAATCAAAAAACTTACCATTAACGAAAAGAAGATATGTCAATAGTTACCACCCGTGTTTCTCAGCTTCCGAGCAATTTATTGGATTAGTTTCTCTAATCGATATGTGTAAATCTTCTAGAATATTAGTTAGCCATTCTTCTGTGCTGGAGTTGCTTTTTGGATAAACGACTCCTACCCTAAATGGCGTATTCAAAATTAGCTTGTTATATTTTTCTATTGAAATTTCTTCAAAAGCTTTCCGAGCTGTGTTGGGGTATCTTAAGCCTTGGGTTCGCCACATGAGATCATGAAAGAATACTATGAAATCTTCTTCTAGTAGCTTTTCTAAGTTATTCCAGTCTTTGCGTGTTTGTTCATAAGAATGATCTCCATCGATGAAAGCAACATTAAATTTTTGGGCTGATTTTTTATTTAATAGTTTTTCTCTAAACCACTGATTTGAGCCAACGTCTGAATGATTCCAGTTTTTTAGTTTGATACGCTTTTGAAGATTTTTTATGTTGGTTTGTCGAGATGGTGCCTGGCCCCTTGACCCTGGTATTAAACAGCGCGCAAAATCGACTGTTTGAAATACTATTTTCGGCGCACTGGGGTTTTCATGAGCAGACTCTCTACGTTTTAAAGCGCCAGCAAACGAAACAGTAGAAATACCATACCCAACGCCAACCTCTAATACACTAGTCCACTTGGGGTTGGAGCATGCAGAAGTAATGAGAGAAACTTCTTGCATTCTTCCGAGTCCGTATTTTTTTGAACCTATAACTAAATCTCTTTTAAGGGTTTTTTCACTGATTTTACATGGTCCATCTAATATGACTTGCAAAGCATCTCGGTTTAATTCTTCATATTCTTCAAAAAGTCTGTCGAGTAGTAGTTGGATTTCTCTGCTCATCGATTTCGTCCAGTTCTTCTTCTTCGAGCTTTATCTGCTAGACGCTTGAGCTTTTTATTTAAATGCTGCAGTTCTGCATCTTTTTTTCTTTCTAGTTCTTTTAGTTCTTTCTTTGACGCTACCCACATGACTGCAGATATCGAGAAATACACTAAAGACAAAACAATGGCTACGGTTATGAGATCCATAAGGCGCCTCCCGGGGGACAAAAGAGACCACTATAAATTACATATAACGTTTATTGAGAATCGTTCACAGAAAAAACTTCATCTGAATATGCTGTCTCAAACTCTCCATCGGACCATAGCAGCTTTACTCCAGAGGGAATCATCTCTTCTCCCCACATATCTATATTAGTCTCTACAACCAAAGCAGTCTCGCCACTCCTATCAAGGTTATAGGCCGCTTCAGGTGTATACATTACCAGGTCACCGACCCTCAAATCTTCGTTGCCAATATTTTTCAAATCCATAGTTAGCCCCAGTTAGTAAAATATGCAAAAATATAGTGAAACCCGTAGCAGATTTAATATCGCCAGTTAGTCCAAACATCACAGCTAGAGTGATCAAAATAGAGATTAATCTCCAAACTACCACCTTAAGAAGAAGTTCAATCGCACACCTCAAAGCTATCCCACCCGAAATCTGATATGGTGGTATATCTATCAAAATATTTCACAGGCTCAAGCCACCGAACACGGCAACTTCTTTTTCCTGGCGTAGCTTTTTCAACGATAGCCATCTTCCCAAAGAACCACTTAGCATATGTGCCCTCGTCAATAAACATTACAAGATCTCCCGCTTTCATTATTTTTTCTCCAATTTAATTATTTCTTCAACGTTAACTTCTCTAGCTGTGGCGCCATCATAAACCTCTATAGCGGCCAGATGATTCGGGCCAGGATAAAACCCTATGCAATAGATTGGCTTATATATTTCTCCACAAACTTCACGCCAAATATTTTCTCCTCGAATCATTATCATATCACCGCACTTCATTGACCACCTCTAGCTTGTGGCTTTTTTCTGTACTGATCTCTGTTGACCATGCCACCTTGACATCTTTCCTTCCAACGTAAACGCCAGATTCGATGACGATACCAATCTCACCGTCTGTCTTTGTTGGATTGTGTTCTATAGTATCCCATTTTTTTCTAACTACTAGATCGCCGACTTTCATGGAATTGCATCCGTGCCCAATCCAATCCCTTCTCTAATCATCAGCAACATCAATGTCGAACCAAGAACCATTGCAAATGCGCTGCAAAGGCACAATTTAAACCTTTCCGCAATATCCTTTTCATCAATAAACCAGTGAATAAATGGAAAATTCATAATTGGCAAGAAAAACCCCAACACCGCTTGTAGCACTATCCAATCGTGAACAATAGCATAGGAATACCAGTTTGCCCAAAAGTCAATGATGACTCCAGATCCAAAAACTGAAAAATATTTGTGCTCGTTCATCCAAGCCCAGATTTTATTAAGCGTGCTCATTAATCACCTGGATTTTATCCGCTTGCTTCTTCGTATAATGCCATTCACCATTCACCCCGTCCCAAGAAACCACAGTGTATTCTTTCGTTATCTTAATAATATTCCCCCGAGCTTCTTCGTACTTCCACATAGGAGCTATTTTTACTCGGTCACCGACTTTCACTCAACACCTCTAATTTAGATATATGACACGGGGCGGTAGAAATTAGCTTTCCACGCTGCCACCAAGCGACATTCACTACGCCTTTGGGTGTATCATACCACCCAACGATCAAACCAACCGTAAATGGCGCGATGCGATTATCAGTAACCAAATCACCCACCTTCATGCAATGCCTCTATCGCGTAAAATGTTTGCAGCAATAATATAACCCGCGGAGTCAAGCAAGCGAATACCTTTTCGTTCAGCCACGGGTTCTTTTTCTGAATTTGTAAGAATATGTCCGAGCTCATGAGCTTCGATTGCTAAGAGGTGATTATCGGTAAACCAATCTTCGTTTCGAAGTCTTCCATCAATTACTGCTATCGGCAACTCTACGTTGTCGCCAAAAACTGCATAGCCATTCTTTTTAATATTCAACAAATCTACTGCTTCTCCCGTGTCTCCATTTTCAATTTCAACAACGATAGTCTGATTATCTAAAATAGAGTTTCTAATTTTCATCTAGTAAAGCCTCCGCCAAAATTGCTGATTGCTCTATGTTCATGTTAAATGGCGGCATCGTGCCTGCTATAACTTCGCCGTGTTTAATCATGAGCGCTTTCACTACACCAACAGGCACCCAGCCATAAACTGTTTCTGTCGGCTCACTTTTATTTTCAGCATATTTGATAATTAAAGAGTCCTCAGCGCTTGGAAAACCGAGCTCCACCGCGGTGTAGGGACCCTCGTCGTTTCGAGGCTCGCAATAGTTACTAGAGTTAGCTTGAATGCTAACTCCAAAACCAGATTTAAATTCTACAAATTTATAGTTTTTCTTCACTAATCACCTCCAGCCAATCTCTGGGCTCATAATCCACACGTCCACTGCCGTCTGTCCACATGATACCGATTCTTGACTTCTTTCGACCAGCAACGCGACTAGGCGCAACTTTGTCATAATCATCAGCAACAACAAGCCCTATGCTATGTTTTCCGGAAACCTTTGCAAGTGTTTCTCCTGGCATTATGACTAGATCACCGACTTTCATTGATTACCTCCAGCTCTTTACACAGGCGCCAAGTTTTATCGACGCTTCCATCTGGCCAAAAGACTCTACAAATAGCTTTTCCAGGAGGGTAAGGTGGATCTCTTTGAGGGAAATGCTCTACGATAATTCCGACCACGTCTATCAGATTCTGCTGATAAAGCTTTGGCTTTGTTATTTTTACTGCATCACCGAGTCTCATATGATAACCTCAAGTTGGGATTCTGGCCAGACAACCATCTGTCCATCAGAATCCAGAATAGACCACCAACCATCAGAAAACGCGCCGTATTCGAGTAATACGCCAGTTCTTTTCTCCAGGTCCTTAAACCTAACCATGTCACCGATTTTCATTGATCACCTCGAGTTGTCCTGTTCTGAAGTATTCAACACTCCAGTCAGGCATGATACTCACATACCATGGGTAACTGGCTTTGCTAGAGTCATCCCAGTTTGGGTAGTACTTGTCAATAATGCCAAGCTTACCCTCCGGGGTGCGAACCAAATCACCGATTTTCATTGATCACCTTAATCTACACTGAATGGTACATCTTCACCACACAACTCAAACATCTTATCATATTCATATTCGGACTGATCTGAGTTATGAATTACCACTTTATACTTCTCACCATTAGGCTTGGTATAGCCTAGAATGATTGGGTATTCGATTGATCCCCATTCTTTTTCTTCCATTGTTTCTTCCTTGATTATATTATTATTATACCATATCGGAAGCACTTTTTTACAGAATTAACTCAATCTTCTCTTTTTTTGTTCTTTGGTAGTTGTTGCTGACCTTCGCTAATCACTTCGATTTGTGAAACGTGAAATTTAAGAAAAGCTCCATTGGAGAACATAACCATCACTTGATCTGGATCTCTATTCCACCCATATTGACCTACCATTTCTACAATTAGCCCATCTCGGCGCTTATTGGGCATTTGATCATCATGGACTCCTTCGCGGACTTGAACATAATCGCCGGTCTTCATCGATCCTCCACTATCAACCTGCCTGGATTGTCAATAGCGTCTCTCGCCGAAAGATTGAACTTTGCCACTGCGAAACGAACAATCCTTTTCATTCTAGAGGATTGTCCTGTTATCACCACAAAAGGAATATCGTACTTAGAACACGCATCAATCATAACGCTTGTAACATCTTCGTGCTTTATTCCGTGAAGGTCGATTATCGCATTCATTGATTTTCTCTCGTGGCTCTACAAACCCACCACATCTTAGTAAAAGTCTCTATTTTTCCATCAACTAAAACTTTCCACCCGCCATCGGGCTCTTCGTATTCCCAGTCGACGAGGATGCCAGTGTGTAGCACTGTATTAGCTAATTCTGCGTCGTGAGGAGAATAAGCGTAAAGATTAACTAAGTCGCCTAGATTCATTTTTTTCACCGCTGATTTTAATCCACCATTTCCACGTTAAGGGCACCATCAACCAATGAAGGCAGAGTAGCCATGCTGCCGGCGCGCCAGTATAAAAAACAGGGTGAACGTGGTTTCCAAGAAATATAAAAAGCAGTGGAAATCCAACATCTTCAATAATTTCCCACCCAACTATGATGACAACAAGAGCCAATCCATGCTCTTTAAAAGTTTTCTTAATTGATGACCAGCTCACATGCTGCAACTTATGCATTAGTCGATGTTTAATCCACTTAAACATTATCCCGACCGCCGCCAATTGTCTATGCACAGCCAACAGAACGCGCCGCTTAAAAAAGCCCAACCCCACTGGCTATGGTTTAGAGATTGAATGCAAAAATAACCATTTAGCAAAGCTAAACCAGCACTAAAGTGCTTAGAATAAATAAAATCTCTCATTTTAATCTCCTTTTTTACTAACAACGTGGAAATATTTAGGGGAGCACCAGCTACTAAACCTATTTCCGTTTGTAGAAACTACTTGAGCTTGAATCGGGATTTCTTCTCCCACCCACATAACCCTAATTCTTTTATGATATTCTGAATCTTCTGCACGAGTCTGGACCACTATTGCCAAAGGGTCGCGACTTCGTGAAACATGCTCGAAACTAGCATTATGAGACCAGCCTCTGTATTTAACTAAATCTCCTACTTTCACTCATCTTCCTCTGGCTCATCAATCTCTACTCTTTTAAAATCGCCAACCTTTTTAAAATATATCGATAGCTCAGTGCCGTCTATGTCTTGATAGTTCATTTTCTCATCATAATCTTCAACGGTCGCTAGTTCATATGGACCCTCTTCGACTGGCTTTTTCTTTTTCTGGTTTTTAATCCCCCCAGTTTTCCAATCACGAGACATGATTTTTGTTATCTTTGTAAAAGTTTCATCTTCTTCTTTTCTAAAACCAACAATAACTTCTTCTCTCTTATACGGTCCAGCACGGTGGATATTTTTTCTAGACATTCACTCTCCTTTATTAAACGCATATCAATGTCTTTGAGGCATTCGCCACGGTCATAATCATTATATACAAAACAAGCGGGCTTTTTAAACCCGCTTGCAATTTAAACCAGAGAAAAGATTACTAAAAAATCTTAATTTTAACCGGTTGCGTTTCGGGTCTACGGGGAACAACGATCGACAGCAACCCGTTTTCAAACGTAGCTTCAGCGCTCGTGAGATCTAGATCATCATCATAATTCACAAAAGTTTTCGTGAAAGATCGACGAGCGATGCGCCGACCAGACGGACTCGAGCTATCACCTTCGGCTTGCGCTGAAATAGTAATGCTGCGAACTTCTGGTTTAACTTCTACGTTAAGTTCGCTCCGCGAGAATCCAGCCAAGGCAAATTCCATTACTGTCATCCCATCTTCATTAGTATAGATGTCAGCAACAGGGTAACCTTGGGTAGACTGCCGTACATATTGTGGCATGTCAGTGACGAAGCTGTCAAAAATTGTATCAAAAACGTTGCTGCCCAAAAGTCCCGGGCCAACGCGTGTAATTGCAGTAGTCATGCTTTCCTCCTTTTTTTGTAAGCGAGTAACTGCGCTGTTAGAATCCCATTAGGCAATTCTTCCAGCTATTAAAAGATAATCACGAATGCCCAGGTGTACATGGTTAAATTTAAGATTTACTAATTATTTTTAGTTCTTCTACTTGATACCACGCGGGTTTTCCTTTCTCGGGAGAGACTAAACGAAATGATTCTCGCTCTTTTATGATTAGCCCGATTCTAAAGTCTGCATCGTGCTCTTCGTAAATAGCTTTGATGTGTTCATCTTTACTGCCGAAAGGGTGGTGCTGAACTAGATCTCCGGTTTTCATGATTAATAGACCTTATATTCAAAATTCATAGAAACAACGTTTACTGCCAGTTCAATAGCTCCATTTCTCAAATGAAAGTTTCTAGCCATTTCGGTTCTAGGAGATAGTGTCACCACTCTTTCGATTCCAGAATTTTCTTCACGCGCTAAACCGAGCAGCGCATTGATAATCGCCTTTCCAGCTCCTTTTCGTAAGCTCCAAACTGTATAAGGTACATAGATTGTACCTTCTACTGAAGTTAAATTGCTGAGAGACATAATGTCTTGAGGTATCCCCTTTGTTCGTGCAACGCAACAAAAGGAAACGTATTCTCCGTTTTCGTCCTTCAAACCATAGACATAACGACCCGGCTTAGTTTTATATATGACGTTGAGCTCTGGGCGAACTGGGTCTCCATCTTTCCAAAGTTCGGGCTTGTCAGCCACAGACTCAATACAATATTTCATTTTAACTCCTTTTCATTGATTGTCTTTATTTCATTTTCTTTAAACCCGTACACTTTTTCATCGATTAAAATACAAATACCATATATGGGATCTTGATATTTTTCAGATAATACAACTGTTCCGATTTTTCCATCTAAAAAGCTGTTGCTTGGGAGCGTAACTTTTACCAAATCACCGACCTTCATTGGCGACCTCAAGTTGATTTTCGGAACATTTTTTAATAATACCAGAATCCCAAAGCACTTCAAATAGAACATATGGGTGATCTCTCGTCTCGCCATCTTTCCATTCGACATACTTGGTAATAATACCAGTCTCTTGTGGTGGATACCCACTGTCACAACTGTTGCGAACCAAGTCACCTACTTTCATTAATCACCCTCACTCTTCCGTTAGCTTCGTCAAAGGCATCAAGCCTACAGTCTCCGATGTCGAACATAACCACCCAACCATTTCGAGTCGCAACGTCAAGAACACATCCTATGCGGTTTGAGTTTCCCTTGCAAAAGAAACAATTACAGTCCCAATCAAGATCTCTTGTTTTTTCGTTTCCACAATCAGAAACTTGCACCAAATCACCGATTTTCACGAAACCACCTCAATCAAATTAGTTTGGATTGTCCCGACGGCGTATTTTCCAGAACGCTCTGGCCAATAAACTTCAGCGCAAGTGTAGTCTTCTGCGCCTGGATTTGAGGGAGCGTTGTGTTTAAACGTACGCATGCCTATGAAGATCCCAAGTTCTCCGCCTTCAGAGTTTTTATTTCTTACAAGATCACCTGGATTCATTAATCACCTTACAAAACTGCATGACCCACTTTTCTATCACTCCATGCTCTGTTAACACTTCAATTTTTTGAAATTCTTTAGGGTGAGAAGCTGCTGGAAAGCTCAAAACAGTCCCAACTACATCTGGGTGTTTTGGCTCGTGCGCAGCTCCCCACTGGTATATTACTAAATCACCGATTTTCACGAAACCACCTCAAACCAGCTGCCTTGTGGATGAGAACATATGTCACCCGGGGTTGGTTTTGATGCATCCCAGCCTCTTGAACACGCTCTAGGCATATATCGCGCTACTCGTAGCCACTGAATCGTAGCCGTGGGTTCATTAAATAGCCATCCAGGCTTCAGCTCGATAACAAGCCCAAGAGTTTTATTACGAGAATCGGCAGCGTTATACCGAATCAGGTCACCGACTTTCATTTTTTGCTCTCGTAACATAGTGGCTTGTTCTTGTTTCTAGTTCACCAGTAAAGTGACCGGTCCCAGTGATAACATATGTTTTTGCACTAAACGGACCGCGAATATCCAATATGATTCCGTTCTTCCATTCATTGCTATCGTAATCTCTGTATTTGCATTTATCACCGACTTTCATTGATCACCTCAACTGCGTTGACTAGCCTTGGGATAATTTTACCTTCCCATAAAATATCAACTGACTGAACTCTGTTCTTATGAGCTATAGTCCAAACATTCACAACAACGCCAGCATTCACAACAGATGCGGCCCCGGCAGTAAACTTTACCAAATCACCGACTTTCATTGACTGCCTCGATAAGTCCCCATTGGACCTTTGCTATTCTACCATCATCCCACAAGACAAAGGGTGTTTTGCTTTCAGTATGCTTCCATGACACGATTTCTACAATGACCCCCGTCATGCCGCGTTCTGAATATAGATGTTTCACCAAATCACCGACTTTCATTGACCACCTCAAGCTCTACCGCTGGAACCGACAAAATGTTTTCGTTGATCAAAACTTCTGCATGCAGCTCAGGTTCAATTATATTCCAATCAATCTTTCGGCCGTACTCGGAAGTGCGCCAGCACTTCTTTTTAAACGTTTTCAAAACGACTCCAGTGTTTATCGGGCCTGTTTGCCCAGACACCGGCACCGCAAGTCTGACTATATCACCGACTTTCATTGACCACCTCGCAGCTTTTGCTGTTCCAGCGGAGTATGTTACCTTTCACCAAAACATCGACTACAATAGTGCCAACAGAATCGTTATAATGAGTGACGTCCATGACAAGCCCATCTCCACTATGCGAATAATAGTCTGGATTGAACTCGTTAGTCCACTTTACCAAATCACCGATTTTCATTGATCACCTCACAATCTTCTGCCCCAGCAATAATCATCCGAGGGTGGTCAGATGGCTGGATAAAATATCCATCCATTCCGTGCTTGACAACCAAGCCGATTTTTGTGCCATAAAACTTTGTTTGTACTTTTACCAAATCGCCGACTTTCATTATGCAATCACCTCGACACCGTCTGTGACCCGACCCATCGTAGTGCGGGTTCCATTAACCGGAGGAATAATGGTTGGTGGATATTCTTGAGCCGGCAGTTCCTTACCGCCAGATACGCAGCGGTCAACTGCGATGATGTAACGATCGCATCCTCGAATCTTTTCGATTCCGGTGACGATACCCTCCATGTAGCAGCTGCGGGGACCTTCAAGGTCGCGCATGTAGTGAAAGTCAAAAGAACGAACCTTAGTGCCAATGACGATTTCCATAATCATCCTCCTTACCTTATAGTAGTATTATACCATATTACGCAAGGTTTTTTACAGAATCAACCATTATTTATTGCATTAACTTTCCACATCTCAAACCTCTCAGAACTCATCCCCCCTATAACATTTTCTAGTTGATCCATGCTCAGTTCGCGATCTACGAGTTCAATACGAGACGCGTCTATCCATTCCGGACCGGTGTCCCAGAGTACTTCCGCGATTCTCATTCTAGAATCGCTGCTATCTGGGTGGTGCCAATCTAATTTGAGTACGATTCCCGTTGTTCTTTCCATTTTGTCAGAATCATTGTCTTTAATCTTTACTAAATCATTTAGCTTCATCGATCGGATCCTTTTTTACCTGACATTTTAAAGAACAATAAATTTGGCTCGAATCTCCTGGAGGTAAATCACAGCCACATGAAGAACACTTTCTATTTTCCATCTTCTCTCTCGCAAGAGATAATCGGAAAATCTTGGTTCTCTTCTTTTATTACGTAAATAGTTTTGCCTATTTCTACTGCACAAGGAATAGCAGAATTTGGCAACACCGCGATAGATGGCCCTCCATTAGTCTGAGGGTTAAGATTAAACTCAACAGTAGAGAAAAGAGTGTCGTGAGACATGATAATTCCCACCAATACAAAAGTTTCTAATGGGGTCATGCTAAATATCTCCTTCCGTATTTCTGCACGTTGCGTGCTGCTAATCTTAAAATCTCATCGTTATATAAAATCGTAGCTATCTTTTCCCACTTATGATACTCGACAAGTAGTCCAACAAGCCACGGACGTTCTTCTTCTTGGAGGCCTGCTCCGCCCAACCAGTGTGGCGCGCGAAACCTGACTAAATCTCCAGATTTCAAAATTATTTCTTGACTTTTTTCAAAGCGTGAGAAATATGTCGAGAGCAGTGCATAGATTCTTCCCACCTAACAAGAAAAAATGGCAAAGAAGCTTGCCACCTGCTGGTCTTCGCTACTACGACTCCAGGCTTATTTGGATAATCAACATGAGTTACCTTATCTCCAATCTTGTGTTCCAAAATAATCTCCTACTTTTTATAGTGTTTCTTTAGTCTTGGATCGCAGTCTCTGCCAGTGGCAAATTCTGGACGATCTGTACCGCCCGTACAGTAATCAAGCTCTTTTTCTAAACCGTCAGTATTCTTATTCTTTTTCTTCCATCGACGAATCTTAGATTCTAGTCGCTTAACATGCTGGTTTTGTCTTTGAAGTTTTGACCCCATTTAAATCTCCCTATATTAAAATCATAATCTTGATATTAAGATTGTATTTCAGTTTGCAAAATAATCTTCAACTACTGTGAGCTGCTCTTTGTACTCAATTTCTTTTGGAAATTTTTCATTCCAGTACACCACAGGCTCTCCTCGTTGATAGTCTATAACGATCCCAACCCAACTTCCTTCTTCTGTCTCCTTCCAAGAAGGGCTGGCTCCACCGACTTTCCACGGTGACCTGAGCTTTACTAAGTCGCCAATCTTCATACGTTCGATGCTAGCCAGTCAATAATCCAGAAGTCAGGATCTCCGTCTCGAGCTTTTGCAGTAAGGTACGGCATTTCACCTGTTTCCATCACAAAATACGCATAGAGCTTTTCGTATGCTGAAGTTCCATAAAAGTCGACTTCTTCTTCTATGTAAGCCGGCATAAGACTGACTTCTTCTGGAGTGAGTCCAGCGAGCTCAAAAATTTCTTGGTTAGTTTCCATTTGTTCCTACCTCTTTTAGAATAATACCTTTTAGAAAACCGCCTCTATCTTTTCGTTTTTTATCAGCAGCATCAATAACTATGTTAAAATCAAGTTCGTGAAGGTGAAAAAATGCGCGCAAAACCTCTAACATATCTGCAGCCTCTTCATAAGATGGCTCTTTAATAAACTCGTCAGTTTCTTCTATTATCTTTTCTCTGAGCATGATTATATGTTCGTCTACACCATGGACGTGTCTCGTTAGACACCAGTTTCCAGCCGCATCTATTATTTCAGGTATATGGTCTCTTACTAGTTTCATCAATCCCTCTTTAGAGTTGAACTTGGGAGATCGGAGTCCGGTTCTTGTAGGTTGTAGAAAAAGCACCCAATTCTATAAGATGGAACACCGATCCAATATACTACCCGGTCTTTCCAAGTAGGCTCATAAACTTTTTGCTCGAGATCAGATCCGTCATCCATTATACTCCACCAACGAAACGACGCCTCGCAAAAAACATATCCGATGAAGTCGAGCACTTCCCACTTAACCCTAGATAGAATCATCAATTGCCTCTTGCAGAATCTTAACAGTCACAACAATTCCGCCGTATTCTTTATTAATCCAGTCTGTCTTTAATTCGCCGTTAGTCGTAAGATATGAAACAGCAGTGATCGTATCGAAGACGGGACTCGGCGGTTCGTCCTTCTTTACATCTACCACTATTCCTTTTCCCATCGGACCAAGCGGAATATTTCCCGCTTCATAACGAGGAAGATGATGATAAACTTCGATGAAGTCACCGACTTTCACTAACTACCTCGCACATCCAGCGATTGTTAATCGTTCTTGTTTCAGTACCAAAAAGTACATTCCAACGATATTCAAGCGTGAAATCACCATTAGGGTTACCGTCAGGAATAGACTTACGGTATTTTTTGACAACGATACCAACCTCGTTGGTACGTTTCAACCTAACTGCATCACCTACATTCATCAATCACCTTCAAATCTTTTGTATCAGCGCCAAGGATCTCGCCACCATCTTGGAGAATAGCCCATTCCCACGCAATGTCGCGATGCGAATCATGAGCCGCTTCGGAGTCTGAGCCCGCTGGCTCAACCCATGGGCCACCGACTATGACGCCATTTCTACCGAGAGCCCAATCATAGATATAGTCACCGACTTTCATTCTGCCACCTCAAAAATTTCGTCAAAGAGAGAGTTCCAGTGCTTCCAAGGGAAGACAGCCAGAGCGAGAACGCCAAGGGTCGGCAAAAGCCACAGACCCTGGTCCAGTAGTGCAATTTGCCAATCGTGCAACATTAGCTCACAACCTCCAAAAGTTCGCGTTTAATGTAAATGTTTCGTCCAGTGTTGGTGCAGAGAACCAGGGCAAGACCACCCTCGCGTCGGTAGTTGCGAACCGCAGCGGTCCGAGCTCGAAGGACTTGGTAAACATAATCTCTCTTCAGCTTAGCAAGCCCCTCGCTAGGGACGAGCTTTGACTCTCCGCCGCTGTCGATTCCGTCATATCGACCCGATGCCCGGAGTCGAGCCCGGTCTTCTTGAGTCAGCTTGAAGAAACCCTCGACAGTACCTTCTTCGTCGTTAAATCCATTCGTGAGCGGGAAAGTTCGCTTGCCCCCGTACTTCATCGTGAAACACTTTGCAACGTTGAGCTTGACTAGATCGTTCTTTCGCATGGAATCTCCTTTCCTTGTTTATAGTACTATTATACCATACAGAGAGGCTTTTTTTACAGAATCGACAAATTATTTATTGAAATTATTGTGAACTTGAATCCAGCCTTCTGGTACTAGCATGACTAATGATCGGGTCCCTGAATATTCTGTAGTTAAGTGTTTCAAGATTCTTTTACCATCTTCGTGATCTTCTATTCTAACGACGATATGACTTCCGCCATCGTCAGATTCTATCTCGACGTCGAAGGGTCCTTCGGTCAAGTCTGGAATATCACACCTGATTATTTCTGCAACGTCTTTTAGCTTCATCACAGCTAATAAATAGCAACTTAGACTGCAAATGATCAACTATAAGCTGCTTTACTCGTCGACGTCTCCATCAAGGTTGTTATGTAGTGTGCCTTCGTGTACGCTCAAGATTTCTCCAGTAGCTAGCAAATGAATAATCCAACCAGTTTCTGTTACTGGGACAGTGTCATCTAGAGCAGCATCAACAATAGAAATTGGGTCTTCGACTTCACATTCTTCTAGCAGTACTGCTGGCCCTTGATCCAGCCACATCTTCACTTCACCAGGTTGCATTATTTTTTCTCCTTGTTTTTCCAGTCAATAAAAGCCCAATAGGCAGTTTCAAGCAAGTAATTGAGAACGTGGCCAGCAACAAAGAGTCCAGCCAAAGCTGCTATTACCGCAGCTCCCGGTTGCAATTCAATTAAAAAATCAAACATTATTCCACTTCCTATCTTGAGCTTCAATCCAAGCCAAGATTTGAACTTGGTCTGCTCGATGCATCAACTCTGAGCGTTTCGTGGGGGCGATATTTGGATACTTATTTCCTTGACGAAACCACCGACCTGGTTTTTCTTCTACGTAATCTTCAACGACCATGTTGTGTACTGCCATTCGCAGCTTACTCATCTCGTAAGGACATTGAAAATCTGCCAGTAGCGCTCGAAGGCGTTTATTTTCTTGTTCTCCGCGTGTCCAGACTCGATGATCATCGCTATACGCGTAATACCAGTCGTGGTTACGGAGTTGCTCCATAAGATTTCGTGTGTTGTTCATTGTGTTTCCTCCAAGTTAACTTTTGAGATTCCCTCTATGGTCAGCATGTATCCCGTCTTTCCGTCCGGACGTATCATTCGAGTCCAGTATCTGCCGCACGGATTACGCGGCCAAGATGAACCTCCAATCCAGCCACTGCAAAAATATGTTGTATATTGCCCTCTCATTTCAGTGGGGGTAGTCCACTCTACGCCGTTTTGCTGGCAAAGCGCCTGCCGGATTTCCCCTTGCCTCGCGCCAGGATTATCAAACAGATATTTAGCGATGAAAGAGATATTCTCTCCAGACCTAACTTTCTTGCGGCGCATATTATTTCCATCCCATGAGATCACGTACTTCCTGAAAGAAGCTATCTGAATAACCAGGGTAGTTGTATTCTCGGCAAGTTGGCTGGTTGTCACCTGGCCAGTCATCCGGAACAAAGCCAAGTGAACCGCCGTCACGCCCTTCGGCCATTTCAGCATATTGCCACTTCACTTCGCGAAGCATAGAGCCGCCGAAGCGCTCCATCATCTTGTAGTTCATTACTACTTCTGCTACACTTTTCATTTATGCTCCTTTCGGCTTGCGCTTGGCAATCTGTTGGTTTGTGACCATAATGAGCCCGAGAACTGGGTTGAGCACCGGATAGACGACCTCTCCCTTTTCAGAGATTTCAGGGCTTCCGCAGACTGGAGCGCGGAACCACTGGTACGGTTCATTCCAGAGCGCTCCTGGGTCGCGATACCGGGTCCAGACCAGGTCGCCCATAACAACGTACGGCTTCTCGCGGAGTTCGCGAATCCGGCCAGCCATAGCCTTCTTCGCCTTGTTGATGCACCACTCATCGAGTGCAATGGGGGCCAATTCAACCCGGGCTTCTAGGGTTCCTTTATCCAGGACCTCGAGGTAAGCTCGAATCTTCTCCACAGCTCGCCAAGTGCCGCCATGCGTAGACCAGTATACCGAATTGTATCCACGAGACAGTGCGGCGATATCGCGCATGTCTTGGAGCTGCTCTTCGTTCGGAGTCCATGGACCTTCGATTCGGAGAGTCTCAGCATCAGCAATCATCGAACTGAGCCACTGAGTCTGCTTGGGAGAGAGATTCCAACCATTGAACACCTTCCGACGGAAATCGGAGAGGATGTCGCGTCGACGCTCCATTCCCGGAGTTTCAATCGCTTGGTCGATTTTGGCGAGCAGCACCTGGTCACCCTTGGGCTGGGGGACTCCTTCTTCGATGAGGCTATCAAGCCAGTTTCGCTGTCCCTTAGAGAGACCACGGCCTCGAGAGAGACGAGCAATCATGTCACGAATGAAGCGACCACCTTTGGATTCGGTCATTCCCTCATCGCTATAACTCTTGTAGAGCTCTTCAGCTTGAGAGAGTCGAAGTTTAGCTGACTTGCGAGGCATGTGTTCTCCTGGATTGAGAGGTTCCTTCCTTATATTAGTATTATACCAAATCTGAGGCCTTTTTTTACAGAACGAACCAAAAAACTTAAGTTATTTTTGGCACTCGAATTCTTCTTTACCATTTTCAGGAGGATCGATTCGATCTTCTAGCTTAATCCAGCCCAGCATTCCGTAAGATAGATCTCCCAAGTCTACTTCTACGCTCTCTGGGTGCACCCGAGTAGAAAGACACTTATCACCTACGTACATGCAAGATATATGGTAACCCCAAGTATCTTCACGGTAGGTGCCGTGAACCCACTCTGGGTCACAGGGAGGCGTAATATATTGGTCTTGTAGCTCCCACGTTCCCTTGGTATGATAGAGCCAACCCACAATTTCATCGTCTTCAAGCCAGAGCTGCGTGTGGATCTGAGTGTTCACATCGATCAAGCCTGTAATCTCTTGATTTACCCAAGTGCTCCACGAACCAGGGAGCGTCTCTTCTGGTGCGGCGCTCTGAAAACACCCCATCAATAATCCCATTGCTAAGACCACATCTCCTCCTTCCACACTACCAATTTTTCTATCGGAAGCATTAGCTGCAAGATATAAAATCGTTTACCGTGCATCACTTCAATATGATCGCCGACCCTATTAATAACCAGTCCAGTACGAGTCTCTCTATAAGTCACTTGTGTCAGCTCATGGGCTCCCATCTCTCCAGATAGTCGACCAGACATCAGGTAACATTCTCCCGTCCAGCTCACTAGATCTCCAGTAGCAAATTCTTCGGCCGGAGGATTAATTTTGTGCATTTCGGCCCAACTGGCGCTTGAGCGCAACTCTGTTACGTTTTTTTGTTACATAAATTTTACAAGTCACTGTTAATCCTTGCGTATACTCTCTTGAATCCGCTGTTTTTCAGCCTGGTACTCTCTTGACCGAAGCCCGGTGGAGTCGTGTCCAATCTCAGCATAGTCGGCATTCATAACGTGTAAGTACCTGTTATAGTGGGCCCACCCCAGGGCATGCCCCAGCTCGTGCTCAAGCAGTAATTCTTTTCCGACAGTCGCAGGAAAGACCCAGATTCTTGCTCGAATCATCTCATGCGTATGCCGGTTGTGGAAATTCTGCGTCACGGCCAGGTTGTTCCCAACCGGCACGTCCGAGTTGACGATCGCAATCGTAATTTCGCCGCTCACGCCTGGTCCAGTGCAGAGCGCCGATCCATCGTCGTACCACACTCGATCTAGATTATATCCAAGCCGGCGCCAATAATCCAGGGCGCGATTCATCCTGGCTTCAGAGACTCCACTCGATGCGCACACCCGCACCGCGGGTGTTTCGGCCCACCACGCAGATAAAATTGGCCGCCTACGAAACCGGATCGCCTCTTGAGTATCTGGGTGCATCGACACTAGATCTTCAGCGTCGTAAATCATGGGCGCAGGGACCGGTCCATTTGCCATGCATAGCAGCGCTATCGCGGACATGCATATCCAGCGAACGCACTGGCGCATAATCTACTCGATGTCCTCTCCCTCAGCTCCGGTGTCGCCTGCTTCTGGCAGGTCGTCTAATTCGAATTCATCATCTTCGAGGAATTCTACGCTGTATCGCTCGTGAACGAGCGAGGCGGGATCTTCCACGCGTTGATTTTTTCCGAAGCACCCCGCCAGCGCAGCACTGGCGAGGAGCAGGGGAATCGAGACATGAGGACGGAGAGAGGGGCGCATTGGGTACACTCATTAATTACATATGCACCCAGCGCATGATCCGTCACAGATCTCTAAAAAAAATTATTATTGGTCACGAATACTTAGCGTTCCAGACGGATCGACGCATACTGGCGTATACCCCGGCAGGGGTTCGATTCCGGCGGGGGTGAAGAGCCACCATGATTGAGACCATGGACCCTCTATTTCGTCTTCGCATCGAAGCTCGAGCCACGTGTTATTGATTATTGAAGTGTTCACTGTGCTGCATCCCTCGGCGACAGTATTAATCTGTAACGCATCGGTACATGGCGATCCAGTAGACTGCCACCACGCGGAAGGATGCATCTCTAGGGCCTGAGTTGTTCGGTGCTTGGCACAACCTATGGAACATAATACCACTATTATCGGTATAATACGGGTCATATCTGGGCCCCCTGTGTTGACGGAGCCGTGGGATGGAGGAAACCACCATCGTGGTTTACGACTATCACATCGCTTAAATTAAAAACCAGGTGGGTCGAACGGCCTCCGGCCTGAAAGAATATATTTTTTTTCATTGTTTTCTCTCTTTTAAAAAGTAGGTGGGTCGAATCCAAACTAGAGTTTAATAAATTTAATCTTCACGCGGGGTGTGTTCCTCATCGTAAATTTTCAAATCTATGCACCACTTAGGAATATCCGGCGTCCAAGCAAGACTGTATAAATCTTCTTCATCTTGAATATCTTTTCGATATTCGCTATACGGAGGCCAAACTGTAGAAAAGTAAAAACCTTCAGAAGATATTGAACTGTAATAATCTTCTGGATAAACTGGACAAGAATCAAGATTCGGAGAAAGACTGAGGCGTGCCATTATTTCTTCGAGTTCTTCGCGCAAGAGCTCAATTTCTTCTTCAGTTTTAATTTTTTCTTCAGCTTCTTTTTTAAGACGATATTCTTCTAAATCTACTAATTCTCCCATTTGGCCTCCATTGATTAAATTTAATCAACTGATTCTGATTTTAAATCTTCTAGATTTAATTCTTCATAAGAAAGTTGCTCATGTAATAAAAACAAATTTACATCTTCAGGCACTAAACATTTTTTCATAAAAAAAAGAGAAAACAATGCTCCTGCCAACATTGAAACTATTGATAATTCTATACACTCTTCTATGGATTCCACAAAAATAAGTATAACGTTAGAACTTATAACCGAACTTTTCTATTGTTTTAGGAAATCTCATGTATACTGCTTCTTGAGTTGTTTTGTTGTAATAGTTTTTGTAGGACATCTCTATTTTTCTATATCGCGTTTTGAATCGTGGCAATTTTGTAGTTGGAATAGAGAGTTTATCACAAAGCTCGATATAGTCTTCTTGAATGTTTTCAAACGATAAATAAAAATCTATATTATCATCTATAAAGGCTTCGCTTATTGTTGATGCGTAATTTATTGGCGAATCATTAGTGTATACTGCTCCTGGAAATATGCTGTCCATTTTAGATAATAATGTCAAAAAACTTTCGAACTTCCACTTTATCTGGTCGGGAGAATCATCTTCTTTTATATCTAGCCATTGATTACAGTTTGCGCGTTGATGTCTAAAGTGCCAATAATAAGACACTAGCATGTCCCATGGGTTTCTTACTATAGTAATTTTCTTATATTCTTCCCAAATAGACTGATCAGCAATTCTTTCATAAAATAAAGCTGGCCAGGTGTGTGAATGAAATCTATATTTTAATTCTTCGCCTTCATAAAAAACGTTATTTCGTTGAACAAAGCCGCGGTCTGTTTCATCATCGATTCCACCAGTGCACAAAGCTTCTTCACCACAATTCTGATAAAGCGCAAACTCCACTGAAGAACCAGCGCATTTCATTGGTTTAAAAAAGATAAATTTATGGTTAGGAGAAATCAACATGGTTATAGCTGCGAACTTTAATTTTATAAGTGGTCGGGGCGGCAGGATTCGAACCTACGACCCTCTGCTCCCAAAGCAGATGCGCTGCCAGACTGCGCTACGCCCCGACATGATTTTCTTTTCTACGAGAAAATAAAGCTAATAATCCAAATAAGAGACCAGCTCTATTAGTTGAGCTGGTAGAACAAGAACACCCACTAGATGATTTGCTCCCCGGCTCTTGCGAGCTATCTCCGAACTCAAACGATGATGCCGTATCTTTGTCAGAGTTTTGCTCTACTCCGGTGTCTTGATATCCCGCGGAGGATCCCGTATCTTCTTCATTAGAATCCGGATCTTCTGTATCAGCCACTGGCTCATAATAAGGCTGGCTAATTGTCATCCCCTCTAATGAAATTCCAAGCTCGTGTCGAAATGGATCATACCAACCAGTATCAAAATTACTTATAAAGTTAAATTGATCTATAGTGAATGGTTGGCCTGATTCTACTTGCACCGCTAAAAAATATTCGTGATAAGCAGATTGCGTTTCTCTAGCTCCAAGGTTAAGATACATATCCCAAGCCATCAAATCAGCTCTTCCGTCTACAAAAACATCCCATTCATATAGTGTCACTTCGTATTGGGTTTGTACACTGTATTCTGAGGAGTGATATCCTTTTACTTGCACGCTTCCTTCGGCTTTCATTTCACCATCTTCGTTCATTTGGTATTCGCCATGAGCCATGGCAGCACCCTCAGAAGTAGAACCAATTCCATATATGCTTTGAAATGTTACTTGCCCATAAGCATCAATACCATAACTTTCAAATGGTACTGACCAGTCCCATCGAAAAGCGCCTTGCTCGCGCTCTACGTCAGTCATAGCTTCGACGCTTAGAACCGGATACTCACCCCAATCTGACCACTCATCTGCCCAAAGTTTGCACTGTGCTCCACGTGCCCAATCCCAGGGCGCATAGTAACAGTCGTGTCCTGGAGTGGCGCGTGTCTTGATGACGGCAACATAAAAATCTGTACCTCTATCAATCGAAGATTGGAACCAGAAAAACTCCACGATGGCATCAACTGTATTCTCATAAATATCGGAATTACCAACATAGAGCGTGTTGCCTTCAAAGAAAGCATATGGAAACGTATCATCACTGTCAGCAATTGCAACGCTTTCCTGGAAAGTTACATCCCAGTCTCCCTCTAAAATAGTCGCACCGGTATAAGATGTTTCACTAGAACTAAGCTCTTGGGCTGATGCATTTCCTGCTAAAGCTAATCCTAAAATAATAGATTTAATTTTCATATCTATATTTTATTTCAAATTTATTTCTTGTACAAAACTGGATTTAGAAGACGGCCGCTAGCGTCTAATAATCGTACTTCTCCATTTTTCTTTCTTTCTACTTTACCTTTCCAAAAACAAACTTTAGATAATTTTCGATCCCAATTAGCTCTAGAAGATGTAAGACTGTTTGAACACCACGCTTGTGATGAAGCTCCCGGAACCGAGCTATTCAAAGACCAATTAATCGATCCTTTGCAAAGTGGACATTTGTAATAAGAAAACTCGTACTGCATAAAAATACATATACGAGAATAAAATTTAAATGGAGCCGAGAACAGGAGTCGAACCTGCGACCATCTGATTACAAATCAGAAGCTCTGCCAGCTGAGCTATCTCGGCAAAAAAATGGTGGGACCGGTGGGGCTCGAACCCACGACTCTCGGCTTAAAAGGCCGGTGCTCTGCCAACTGAGCTACGGTCCCGTATGATAGAGTTCCCAGCTTCTCTATCTAGACACAGCCTGTAAAGTCAGTACTTCGACCACGCTTACGCAACCACGAGATGGCTTACTGCTCGTAAGACTTACCCACCATCTACTCTGGCCTGTGTCTCCCACATAAAAGGTAGAGGGGGTGGGGATCCGTCGTACGGTACGAAGTATGCAGTTGGTGTACATACCTCTCATTCCCTGCGGACTTCTTGCGACCACCAATGCGTCGCTCACCGTCAGTTTTTTGGTCACTACGACCGGTATCCCCACCGGCTCCTCGGACCGCTAAATCCAAGGCCTCAATATAAAATTTCAAAGATTGTAATAGAGTTGTTACTAAAGAGGATTCATCTCTCGTTCACTTAGCTTAACTTAAAATACTGCGCACTATATTCTACAACGCAGTATATTCTTGATGATCCAAGAAATGGTAGCTGAGGCGGGACTCGAACCCGCAAGGCCTGTGGCCGGGAGATTTTAAGTCTCCTGTGTATACCGATTCCACCACTCAGCCAAAAAATTTAATTAAATTCAGAATCCATAATTTCAGCAATGTACACTTTGTCTAGCCAAGTTGATTCTTTCGAAGAGCTGGCTTCACTAGTGTCGATATAAGCTTGAAGCTGTACGCAATTATCTAACGCAAGCCCGAAATGAAACGCTCTCAAAGCAGCTTCTTCAAATGGAGTAAGTTTGCTAAGTTGAGATCCAGAAGTTGTAAGTTGAGTTTCCATCAATCCTTCCTTTACTGTCTTATTATAACACATTGGGGTGCTTTTTTTACAGAATCTAAAATTAATTCTTGTTAATATGAGTTGAGCTTTCCAGCTGTCCAGCTGATGTTTGCTCTATAAACGTAGACTTGCTTTGAAGCTCTAAAATATTTTTTGCTCCAGTGTAAGATAGACCAGAGCGGATTCCAGTTTCAAGCTCTCTTAACACATCTTCTGCGCTTCCTCTACACGGAACTGCTGAGGATACACCCTCAACAGAAGCAAAATGGCCGCGCCACTGGATTTGTGCTTCTTTACTAGCCATGCCACGATAAACCTTATACCTTTCTCCGTTTTTATGGAACATTTCTCCCGGGGATTCATTTGAACCAGCCAAAAGAGATCCAATCATTACCGCGTCAGCTCCGGCTGCAAGAGCTTTAACAATATCTCCAGAGTTTCTAATTCCGCCATCGGCAATAAGAAGAGCATTACGATCAGAATAAGAACAGTCAATAATAGATTGAAGTGTTGGAACTCCGTGGCCCGTCTGAATTCTTGTAGAACAAATCGAGCCGCCCCCTATTCCTACACGGATTGAATCTGCGCCCCAGTCTGAAAGATCATTAAATCCATCTAGCGTCGCAACATTGCCAGCCATCAAGTGAATATCTTGACCAAACGTGTTTCTTAATACTTTTAAAGCATGCCTCATTAGTGCATGGTGGCCATGCGCAATGTCCAAACAAAGAACTGACACGCCCGATTTTACTAGCATTCGTGCTCTTTCAAGATAATCGCCAGTAACACCTACTGCTGCCGCCACGTAAAAACTTTCCTTTAGAGAATCTTCCACCACTTTTCGCTGTTCTTTTGGAGAATTATATCGGTGAATGATACCAAGTCCACCACGATTCGACATAGCTACAGCCATTTGGTCTTCTGTGACTGTGTCCATCGGAGAAGAAATAATTGGAATTTTTAAATTAATCTCTTTAGTTAAAGCAACACTGAGATCTATTTCTTTCCTCGACATAATATCAGAATATTGAGGTGTTAATAGAACGTCTTCAAAAGAAATCGTCTTCTTCATGTAGTTAATCTCCATCGTTAAATAGATTATATTACTAAGCAAGAAGATTTATAAATTGTTGTCTAAAGAATTTGAGATTAAGCTGTAAAGGGTTCCTGGACTGATATCTTTTTTCTCATATATTTTAAGCTTTTTCCACGGAATAATATCTGCAGCTCTTAAAGCGTGAGCTATCCACTCACTACAATACCATTTTTTAGTGCTTTTAATTCTCCAGCTAAAAGGCATCAACTGAGATCCTATCATTCCAACCCAGTCATATTTCAAGCCTTTCGTAGCGTCGTAAAAGTCTTCTAGTTCATGATATTCTTTTTCAGAGATGAAAAAATCAATAAAATCCCACTGATTTTCATCCCACTCTTTTTTCTCTCTTGCTGCTACTTTAGAAGCGAGAAATGGACTAATGCTTATCCAAGTGGTTTCATTGGGCATAACTAATTCAGCGTGGCTATATGGACTTTCAGTCCACCACCTCACTACCCAGTTCCAAAAATTACCTTTGCCCTTAAAAAAAGCCACTCTAATACGCATCTCAACGACCAATAAAAAAAGCTTTCGCCCTATATTATAAAGTATAAATTAAGAAGACGTTATTCAACAGCTAAGTTGCTAAATTAGCATTTTTGCGAATAAAATTTACTGAGAAGCTAGAGAAAACACCAAACTATAAGCCATTACGCCAGTCACTGCAATTATTAAACCCAAACAAAAAACAGAATAAACTATATCTTTAAAAGTAATTCCTCGCCACTTAAGCTTCTCTATTATCTTTTTCATATTTTTAATTTTCTCCACGCCCATCTCTTTCTAGCAATAAAATAATAGGGGTTGTCTTCGTTTTTATAAGCTTCTTGCTCAAAAGGAATCTGATAATACGCTTTATTGCCGTCTCTATATTTAATTAAACCAGCTATCCAATAAGCAAAGTATAAAATAGGGAATCCGAGAATCGCGAGGTCAATGTATTGTTGCCAATGTATAGTCTCGTGAGCTCTTGTGATTTCGGATATTTTCCCCCTCGATAAAACGAATGGTCCGAGAGTAATAGCGTTTATAGTAATAGGAGAAAAATGAGAAAGCCACACTGGGATCCTACTGTTTTCAATAAAGATTGGTCTTGAAAGCGCTAACGTCATTTTTCACCATACACAGATAAATATCTTTCTCCGCGATCGCAAAGCATCGTTATAATTATGCCAGCAATTTCATTATCTGCAGCAAATCTTTCTGAAGCTAGAATATTCGCGCCGGAACTTATGCCCACAAATAAACCAGTTTCTTCAGCAAAATTCTTTGCTCTTTCGATCGCATCTTGAGTTTTTATAACGACTACATCGTCCATAACATCTGGATCAGCGAGGAAATCTCGACCGTCTCCGATTCCCTGTATTCCGTGGGGCGACTCAGCGGGCACAGCCATCACTATTTTAGTGCGTGGTAAATTTTCAGCGCAAAACTGACGTACGCCTTCAATAGTCCCTCCAGTCCCCGAACCATGAACGAATACCGACCACTTTAATCCAATGCTGTTAACTTGCTTGAGTATTTCTAAAGCTGTAGTCTGCTTGTGGCACTCCACATTTGCTGGATTACTAAACTGCATTGGCGACCAAGCATTGGGATTTTTTGACATGAATTCATCTCTCATCTCAATTGCTCGCTCAAAATCATCAGCAGGAGCGTCAACAAATGTCGCTCCAAAAGCTGACATCATTTGTTTTCTCTCTATAGACATATTGCCGGGCATAAAAATACGGCACTCTAATCCGAGGTTAGCAGCCACTGAGCTTAATGCAATGCCAGTGTTCCCGCTAGTCGCTTCGCAAAGAATCGTTTCGTCAGTTATTAAACCTCCGCAAATAGCTTGATCAACAACGTACGAAATCATTCGATCTTTAACTGAACCTGTTGGATTATAAGTCTCTAGCTTTCCATAGATCTTATCGCTAATTTTGATAAGCGGCGTTTTACCGCATAGCTGCTTATATTCATCTAAGTTCATTAGTAATTTACCGCTCCGATTGTTTTGACATCCGGGTATTTTTTTACCATCTTATCTTTAAGGTGGCCAATTCCCGGATGCATCATTTTACCAAAATGGACATGATCACCCGGCTTTACAACGGTTTCATAAAAGTTGTCAACCAACTTGCTAGCAACGCCAGCGCCCCGAGAGTCGGTGCGAGTTTTCATGTAATCGATATACCACATGGTATTTTTCCCATCTATGGTCTGGCCCTGAACGTGGTAGTCTAAAAACCCAATAATACATGCGTCGCTAACGCCTGGGATGATTTCTTCAAGCTTTGGCTTTTTGAGTAGTTTACCTCTACTCGTACGCTTTCGCCACCTTTCAATCTCATCAAAATACGTGTCATGTTTACCAGGAAGCTCGGTCACACCAGAATCGCAATACGCAATTCGTTTGACGTTTGAAGAGCGACTGTATTTCAGCGGGGAATCAACTTCGCGAAACTCAACACCTTCACTCAATAGCTCTCTTATATATTCTCGTAAAATTTTCATACGTATACCTCCCAACCGTCGTCTTTAAGCTCAGCTACTAAAGTAGAGTTAGTAATAGCTGAAGGGTTCCAAACACAGCCTGAGGGGACATCGATACCGGCGTACCAAACATTTTTAACAGAAATATCCATACCGCCAACCGGATAGGGGCAAAACTCTACGCCAGCAAATTCTTTAGACGCAAGTGACCAATCTACAATTTTAACTACAGGGTTTTTCAAATATTCATCAGTGTTTCTATATTTCCAAGAGAATCGTGAGATCTCTTTTGAAGTTGTTAAAGATTTGACTTTCGACATATCAATTTTGAGAGCCCAAACCTGATATTCTTCAGCGGATGGTCCTCCCATTTCTGTCTGCAGAAAATCTAACCAATCAGTTCCGCACGCATACCAAATCCCTTCTGGCTTCAAACCTTGACCTGGGTTGTGAGATTGTTCTAGCATGAGCGGAGAATTCGTTAAGGTTATCTTTGCTTTACCAAAATGTCTGGAAAGATGAGCTCGCATCTCGTCAAAGCTCAATCCATGGACGACATCCTGTTCTATTGGCGGATCATATCTTTTTTCAGATATTAGCTCTCTTATGTATTCACGTAGCAGGTTCATATTTCTGTCCATCTATCCATGGCCTTGATGGCACCAATATTAGAAGCGCCTTTCCATACACCCATCTTCGAGAGAGGACTTCGTTGCAGCACGTCTTTGCCATACGGATCCCATGGGGTCTCTTGATTGTCTTCATCCCAAAACGTTCCGCCCTCAAGTCCTCTTTCGTATGCTAGTGTCATCGCGCAGTTATCTTCTTTTGTGCCGGGCGTAAGGCGGTTCGATAAATCATCCATCTGGACCATTTCAACATCGCTGCGATTAGCAAGGTAATAATCCCATACCCTGTTGGCTTCATATGAAACACTTTCTCGATCTGGCGTTAAGCCGGAGCCTTTGGACGTAGCTAGCTCCATTGCCAAATCGTAAAGTAGCGGACCCCAGCCGCCTTCTGCACTTACCCACGTAATAGTAAATCCGTCCAAACACGGACCATTGTCTGTACTTGCTTCTTTCATAGCTGAAATTATGCCAAGAGCGCCATCTGGAAAATTAGAACTGGGAGCTGGGCTTGCCACGTCAGGTGTCCCCGGCTCGCGGTATGTCGGATCGAAATCATATAGCTTTATCTCAAATGCATCACCCGAATCTTCTATGGCAATATGCATTCCACGCTCTTCAAATTCAGATAAGCCCTTTGCTGCTTCTGCCAAAAGCTCTCTTATGTATTCGCGGAGTAGGTTCATTTCATAACCCTATAAAGATAACCATGCCAGAAGATGTGTATTCTCTTCCTAATGATTTCCAAACACGCTGGGCATCTTCAGACGACCCAGACCCCATTACACATCGATGAGCGCCAACGAAAACGCCGCCGTAACTCTTTGAGTATTCAACAGCTTGATTGATAAAAGCCTTGTAGATTTCTTTGCCGTGCCCCTTACCTCTGTTTTCTGGGTTGGAGATCCAAGCGTTCTCAACATCATAAAATCTCGGCCTAAACGCTGCTGGTCCGACTTCGACTTCTTCCCACTCGCCTGTTTCTTCGTTACGAACGATATCAGTGCTTGGCTTCGCTGTTTCTTGATGCTTCTTTTCTGCAGCTAAATATTCAGGAGTTTTCATGATAGCATCAACGTCTGATTGACACTCTTTGAAGCGTAAATGTTGGCTTCCTTCAGCATATCCAATACCGGGTAGTTCAACACGGAACCAATCAGAAGATCCCTTGTTCATAAATGTAGACCTTTCTGATAACAACTCTCTTATGTATTCACGGAGCAGGTTCATGCTTTCACACTCCCAAGACTAAAAGCAACAGGTTTGAATTTCATCCAGTTCTTGCCACCTTTTTTATCGGCAATAAAAACTGCAACATTTGAAATGAAAATTTCTTCACCTTTCGGTATCCGGACTTCACTCTCATCTTCGAACATCGGTGGTTCTTCACCTGTTGTTGTGGGATCATAACCAAACTCATTTGGAATCTTACCAGTAAACATCACGTGAAGAGTGCTGCCTCGATTTGTAGCTTCCCAAACGTCTGCAAAACTGGCCGCAACGTCCATGCTTGTAGTCCAAGACTCACCAATCTCTTCGTTTTGCAGTTTCCCCATAATAAAACGGCCGGCTTCTTGATCAGATATTCCTGCAGGTTTCTTTTGCGCCACTTTTCTAATTTGAGATGCCAGGCCTGCAGAGCCCAAGTCAATCTTCATACCGCGATAGATATAACGTTCACCTGGTCCGGCAGAATTGTCTTTCTCAATCAATAATTCTCTTATGTATTTACGAAGAGCAGACTCATTCACGACTTCTTGTTCTAGCGTATCAAGAATGTCAGCGCTTACAGGAACGTTCTGCGCGTTGAATTGCGTAAAGATTTCTGGCTTTTTTTTCATAATCCACTTTCTGTTTCAAGATCCCACGGGCCCCAATGACCGTAATCCAATATCTTTGTGCGGGCTTCTTCCCACGGATACTCAATAACATTATCGATTCTATCAATCTGCCCGATCGCGTAATAAAGCTGCGCTGGCATTGAGATGTCTCTTCCGTTTGATCTGTCAATGACAGTCGAACCATCGAGCACCCAAGCATGTCCAAACGGTATTCCAGCGATGGGACCTTGACCCATAACTTCACCATGGACAAGAATATATTGACAGTCATCCACACCCCCAAGCATACATTCTTCCATTATGAACTTGCCTGCTGCTTCATAGCAATCGCCACCTGAACTCATTCCGGACTCCATAACACTTCACGCTCTTCATCGTATATAGGAACGCCGAATGCAAGAGCTGTCAACATTATCTGCTTGGTCACGCCAAGAGCAAACTCTTCAATGTCTTCTTTTGTTCCCTCAATATAATCCAGGCCTGATATCGCGTTTATCTCATCACCGCGGGTGAGAATAATACCAACCGGGCTCCAGTTATCAACTAAAGCTTCGTTTGTACCTGGCACGTTATTATCCCATGTGGATTGATCTAAAACATAAGGAATATTCCTCGCCATTTTTTCGCCAAACTCACTACCACGCTTAAGTTTTCCATAGCGACTATAATCTTTTGACGTTGTCGGTAACTTGTTGATTCCAGAAGACTTCTTCCGTTGTTCATATTCTTTTTCTGACACGGTACTCGTCAAACCCGGGATATAATCCTCCCAGTGACCACTATAAAGCTGGTCCATGTCATTAGTTGCCAGAGTAATCCGGCCCTTTACCCACAAGCCATAGTCCATCAAGCCATCAAAGTTTTCTCCTGAAAGTGTCATAGTAGTAGAAAGTTCATCTTTTCCTTTACCAGCCAGCGCTTCCATGTCATAGATCTCACCAGTCCAGTGAACGGTGTCTAGAGTAGAAAGCCATTGATGGTCTGCATTTGCGCTAAATGCGCGCTTAATCGCTTTTCCACCACCTTTTCCAGGATCACCGCCGAAAAAAGTTTCACCTTCTTCGCCGAATTCGCTCGATGCAGCGGCAAGATCATGTACAAATCCCATTGGATCTTCTTTAAGTAAAGCCCTTACATACTCACGTACCCGAGACTCTTTCATCCATGCATCGCGATCTTGCATCTGGGCGTATAGGTCATCATTCCATGGACCCTCGCCGCCTTCCCACATGCACTTCATCAGAGCTTTTTCCGCTGTGAACTCTTCAACAACTTCTGGCTGGTACATATCGTAATAGACATCTTTCGGAATGCCGTCGGGTTTCGTGTGTTTCGTTTG